GAGACTATTATGGGTTTGGGGCTTGTTTTTCTTTAGACGGTACTATTTTAGTGCTGCGAGCCATACTATTTCTTTTCAGTGCTTATGTACAGATGGTTAATTGGTTATTCTACCTAACCCCCCCCCCACACTTCGGGTTTTGGGTCGTAATAACCCTTAAATTCAAAAGTACACTCAAGGACAAAATGAAAACATCTAGACATAATGTGGTGTTGCAAAGTCTGGTGTCTAAACTTAGAATTAAGATAGATCAAATTAGTGTCAAGTGTAATACAATACACACCGCACTTGATCAGTGCAGAGACAACCCAGATGTGTATGCTGCAATAGAATCCTTGCCAGACTCTGTTAGAGAGATACAGGCAGAAATAGGAAAAGTGTCCTTCGTGGTAAACGACTTTGATTCGTCTGCCATTTCAGACTGTTACCCATCATCGGAGATAGACCAGTTGAACAAACAAATGAAACTATCGTCTATTAGGACGGCCCATGTCTTTTCCAATTTTATGAAGTCCCAATACCAACTTTCTGAAGCAGCAGTAACCGAATTCATACACCAGGATGTTTTTAAAACTATACCAGATTTTGTAGCTGCAATGCCTACAGCGGTGAGGTCTTTACACGTGGTTGAAAATGAGTAATTGTGTATGGCATCGTTATGTTGTGTTAGATAACAATAGGACGGGTGGACGTTAAATATGCAAGTTACATCTAGACTCCCTGGTCACGTAGAAGTACGAGAAAGTACGAATAACCTAGCCGGTGTGTTTGAGCTTCTTTTAACGGATAAATTTAAAGTCCCACTACCAACAGATGGGGACTTAGTAGCTCTAGAGTGGTATTTAGCCGACACCTTCTCTGATTTTGTCCCAGAGCATCTTGGACAAGTAAAATCTAATAGACAGGTGTGTTACAAATTTGACCCCGACACATTTACAGCGGGGGCTGATGCCATAAATGTATACATTGCCGACAGCACTGCCTTTTTTGCTTCTGTTCGTAGAGCGGCTGTAGGCGCTGGGGACCCCGGAGAGGCTTCTCCGTTGGTATTAATAATACCAACCATTACAACCTCAGTCACAGATGCTGGCTCAATACCGATAGTTCTTAAAGGAACAGCCGGAAATGCCACCTGGGTCCGGTGTCCACTGCCTAGACAAACGAGTATGGTTGAGATAAAGAATACTGGTGGCGTAAATGCCCTACGGGTGGCATACACAGAGCCTCTGTCGGATAAATTTAGTAGTTACGAAACTGTAGCCACCAGTGGGAGTATTAGCAATTCTTCTTCACCTAAACAAATTTGGTTGTATGGTGTAGCCGGAACTACAACCGTAGAAGTGGTGGCAACACTATGATGTACGATTTTTGTTGCACTAAGTGTAACACTACTCAGTGCCTAAGTATGACTTACAAGCAGCGTAAAGACGAGGAAGAATTGGCATCAATTGGGATGCATTCCATCAAGTGTAAGTGTGGGTCTCCGTGCGAATATAACTTTGTACCTACTGATGCCTCTGTAAGCCTTAAGGGTGTTGGCTGGGTTTCTAGGGACACAGTGGAATCTAAAAACAGAGCAGCACGAGTCGCTGCTGTTGGTAAAAAACAAAGAGACCACGTAAAACCACTGGAACTAGTACCAAACTACAAGGGCGACGAAGCCCACACCTGGAGAGATGTACAAGACCATGTTAGGTCCACAAAGGGGGACCTAGCAGCTAGTACGTATCAACCCATGGTGTCTAAAGAAACGTCGCGTTGATAGTTTTATGGTTTAACTGAATCTAAGAGGTAAAACCATGGCAAACAGAATCAGAGTACACCACACCCAGCTTGATGCTAACGATGCATCTCAAACTAACTATCTTATTTTAAGTGACCTTAACAATGGCGTAACAATGCCCGGAACCTCTGGTGAGGGTAATTACACCAGACAGAGGGTTACTGTGGTGGGTGATGATCTGGTGGATAGCAGGTTGTCCACCATTGTCAAATACAACACTACTACTGCTACCAGATTCAGCTTGGACGGTGGCGACCCTACTACCGAGTCGTTGTCTGGATATTTGGACTTTGCAGCTAACAGTGATGTACTGATGTCCGCAGACCGTGGAGTAATCAGAAAATTTGCTGCAGCTGGAATTGTAGGGTCAACCACCTATGATGCCACTGCCATAACCCCACTGACTGCCCCTGTGATGGGCGTTCAGGTAGCTGCTGTGGATGTTCAGGGTGCATACCTAAATGGTGACGGAGACATCGTCATTAATGGTACTAATCTACGCAGTATTTCACCGTTTACTACACATGTAAGAATTGGGATAGCAGCCCGAGAGGCTGGGACTGAAATTGCCGGCGGTTTCCCATTTGACCCTGCTGGTGCTGTGTCTGTAGACTTAAAAACAGTTGCAGCTGATGACAGCACGAGAATCACCATAGCAGACGAGGCCTACGCCACTAGGACCGCACTACTGGCCGCACTAAATGCTGAATTGGCTGATAGTGGATTGGATATTGTGGCAGTAGCCGGTGAGGCCCACGCCACTGCTGTTGATTTAGTGCACAAATTCCCAGGGCCCAGCACCACTCTTACAATCACGGCAGTAGCCGGGGCTGATTTGGCAGCCTTACTAGGGTGGGCGGCAGGCGAGCATACAGGTGGTGTTCTGCGTGGCACAGGAGAGGTTTCTTCGGAAGCTGAGGATGGCACTCAGGTGATTATCACAGCAGCAGATAAAGCGGCCAATTTTAACGGTACTATAGCCTCTGACACTGTGTACATAAACGCAAATGGGATTGATTCTGTTACTGGTAGAGTAATCACTGTTTCACCCTAAGTAAGGAACTAATACAATGGCTCATTTGCTTCAGAAATATTCCGCTGCCCTGGGTCCCCTTTTTGTTGGGGATCTTGAGCCTCGGTCCAACCACGTCCCATACCTCCAGCACCCTCAGTCCCAGTTTGTTGGGTACCCCACCCAAGCTAATTGTCTAAAGGGTGCTGACGCAGCCGGTGTCACTATAACAGCAGCAAATGCTGATAGTATGGTGGCGCTAGCACTTGCGGGTGACATGAGACTTGCGTCGTACCAGGGCGTTGTCGGCATGACGGATGAGCAGACGTTAGTTTTGTTAGACTATCTTGCCCCTAGGATTGTGGAAACCGACGCATTTAGACTCTCATTTACTGAGGGTGTAATTGCTGGTTTTGCAACTTCTAGAGAGTGGGTTGCAGGTGGCGCGACTGCCGTTGCACTTACTGTGTTGGCTGATAATGCCAACAACTCGGCATTCGCTCTTTAAATCTTAGTCCATGCGGACATATGTGAATGGAAGAATTTGTTACGAATGATACCAATTATGCAGCGACTTTGCTGGCTGCTGGGTTTGTGTTGTTTGATTGTCGCATAGACAACAACAAGCACTACTTTTGTTTTAACGTACCCAGTATCCCCGACCTAAAAAGTAAACATGTAAACAACAGCCTTTTGATCAGTGCCATGCGCACTCTTAAATCATACACACTTGGTGACTTTTGTTTAGACTTTTGTAATCCTAAAACGTCAGATTTGTTTTTTGCTGCATTTTTACGTGCCAATAATGTGGAACTCACTGGTACGTCTAAAGTAGGTAACAGATTCTATTTTCATTTCCGTCCGTTCAACTCTGAAAAAGAGATTAAAAAACTTAGAATTGAGTTTATAAGTGGGTCTTTTGTAAACTCCGGCAATTTTATCTCGTGTGTTAAGAGACTTAAACCACTGGTTCACGGGGTATAAAATGATTTTTGTACTAAGGGGGTCTACAAACTACCTGTCTTGTTTATTCAAGAGTTCCGCCGGCAACACACCCATGTCACCCGTAGAAGCCACTGTGAGGATAGTAAGGTACGTGGATAACGCAGTAACTGACGTTATATCCACTACAGAAATGACATACAGCGGATACACAGGTAGATTTCATTATAGATGGGACGTTTCTGCTGAGTTACCTCCGTATACTGTGTGCTATATAGAATTTAAGGGTTTAGACTCGGATGACAACGATTTAAGCTTAGAAGACGCAGCCACTGTATTGGACTTTGGTGGGTTTGGTGGCGGATTGAGGGCATTCAGTAGCACATGAATTCATTCAAGATAGGGGACCACATTGGTGTTGGTGATTTAGACATACTGCTGTATGACAGCGGAAACGTGCCTGTAGACCCTTTTTGGATCACATACACAATATACGATTGTACTACTGGCAACAAAATAGCAAAACCACTGGTTGGGGCACCAAGCAGGGCAGGTGTTGGTGAATATTTTGTGTTTTTGTTTTTTATGGCTGGACAATGGAACATAGGGAGTCATATAATAGAGTGGAAGTACAAATCCACTCAACAATCCAACGTGGTAAAATCGATACAGAGATTTGATGTAGTGAGGGACGTGTGCAGGCAAGCCACACTAGATAAAATGCCTGCACAAAAGCTTGGAAGTATTCCAAACCCTAATGATTTTGAGTGGGATGATAGCATGCTAGCATACGGGATTCATTCTAAACCAGTTTGGAACAGGACTGGGTCTAGTATAGCAGCCGGAACAATGGTGTATATAAAGCAAGACGGGTCTATGGCCCCAGCTATAGCCACGGCACTACTAACATCTGATGTAGTAGGTTCTTTGCCTACCACAGTAGTAAATAACGCACAGGGAAGATTTGTATTTAACGGGTTTAGTATATGTATTAAAGAAGAGGGCAGTCCAGAACCGCAAAGCAACCAGCAGCTATTTTTGTCTAATACTCAGGCCGGTACAGTCACTACTATGTCACCAGTCACTGGTGTTATAACAGTGGTTGGTAAGTTTTTTAAGGGCGGCGTGCTGGTGCATGTAGAACGACCAATTGAGCTAAACTAAGTGGCTTTAAAGACCAACAACCTACTGTTAGGAACCGTGCTAGAATTTTCTGGTACAAAAAGAGTCTCCATAGAGCGTGGGGACAGATTCCAAACTATGGTGTACGACACTGGCTCCAATGCCATAGAACTATCTAAGTCTAAAATGTTATTACACTTAACTCAACTTGTTACTGAACTTGAAAACATGGACACAAACTCAGTAACAAGTTTTGAATCAATTTTAGACAATTCAGTACTTTCGTTGTTGTTAAAAAAGCACAAACAAATTCGTGATGCCGTGTTTATAGCAAGGAGTAACGCAAATGAGTAGTATCCGTGGACAGATTAAGCAACTTCGACACCGTAGGGAGTTGCTAAACCAAGAGGCCTTAAAAATTAAGGAAGAGTTTGAAGCGTGGAGAGACCGGGTCAACTCCAAAATTGAAGAAAGACTCAAAGTAGACCAAGAAAGAATCAATGTTATAAACACTGACATTGGAACTCTACTGGTTGACATTAACAACTTAGTCACAAAATTGGTAGAGGAAGAGGAAGACCCCGATACGCTGGCGGCCTCTCCCTCAAACAAAACCCCGGCACTAGATGAAGAAGACTTGGGTATTTAACGGTAGGTCTTCTATCTGAAGCTTAAGCTAAGCCTCACATCTAATTCCTCACATCTAATTCCTCACATCTAATTCCTCACATCTAATTCCTCACATCTAATTCCTTTGTATCAAAAAATTGGAGAGACAAAATGGCACAAATTTTAGTACTGGACGGTGGCGTACGTAAAACGTCGTCGTTGAGTCTAGGCCTCGATGGTACGTCCTTTGATTTGGGCGCTGCAGCTGGTGTTATCACCCTAGGTGGTGGTGCTGGCAACTCCACGTTGTCGCTGGGCGGAGACCTTGCCCTGAACAGTAAGTCCTTTACAGGGGCTGCTGTGTTTGCAGATGGTGTCACCATTACTGGTAATTTAACCGTAAACGGGACTACTACTACGGTTAATAGCACGATCATGGAGGTCGACGACAACATTGCGCTGGTGAACGCGGGGCCGTCCGGATCCGCGAATGCCGGGTATGCCGCGCAGCGGTATCAGGCCGCGAATGATGTCGGCACCGGTGATGTGGTGACAGACGCGAACGCGCTCGTCGCGACGATTGCCGATATTGGCGATCAGACGGGCATGACGAACGTCCAGGTGAAGCTCGCGGGCGGCAGCGCCACGAACGACTACTACACCGGCATGTGGCTGAAGAGCGCGGGCGACAACGTCCGGCTCGTCACCGAGTACAACGGGATCTCGAATATCGCGACGGTCGCTTCTGCCTGGACCACGCAGCCCGCGGACACCGAGGCGGTCTCGATCTACTCGCCGTTCCACGGTCTCGTGTACGACGAGACGAACGACGTGTGGGTGGTCGCGCACCTGACCGGCCGCCTTGGCGGCGATGCCGTCCTTGACGCGCTTCCGCTGCGCGTCGGAACGCTGGCCGCCGACGATCTCGCGACGCTCACGGGCGGCGCGATGCTGCCGGATTCGGTGAGCATCACGATTGGCACCGGATCCGACTTCGCGATCCAGCACGACGGCACGAATACGGTCGCGACATCGGCGACGGGCGAGCTGCGGTTCGACAACGTCGCCGTCGCTTCCGACATCGTGATGATGCTCGGCGCCGACACGACCGCGACCGGGTTCGTGGTCAAGAACAACTCCGGCAACGAACTGCTCCGCGTCAATGGTGACGGCACGATGATCCCCAAGGGCGGGGCCACGATGATCACCGGCGGTGGAGACTTCTCCATCGGTGGCGGCATGGCTGGCGGCCTACTGCACCTGTTCGCGAACAACGCCGATCAAGTGATCGTCGGCAACGGCAGCATGTACCCGAGTGCGGACTCGACCGTCACGCTCGGCACGTCGGCGGCAGCGTTCTCGGCTGCCTACGTCGACACGATCACCAGCCTGGATGCGAATGACCGCGTGAAGCTTGGCACCGACGCCCAGGTGCTTTTGAGTCTGCCGGTTTTCACGACCCAGGAGATCACCGACAACATCGCGGTCCCCGCAGCCGGTGACCTCCTTTACGACTCCACTACTTCGACCCTGAAGTACCGGACGGGTGCAGCTTGGGTGAGCTTGGAAGCAAGTGGTGGGGCTACACTTGATGGGGCCTACAACGGTGGTGTCGGTATCACTGTAGACAACGGTGCAGTTGCACTGACGCAAGCCAAGACGACTGAAAACGTTGGCACCCTGAGTATTGTGTATGCGGCCTCGGCCTTCACGGGTACGTCGAATGGCATCGTGGTTGACCTGAGTAATGCAACCTCGTTCAACAATGCCGGGGACATCTACGGTGTGAAGCTGACCGGCGCGACGAATGCGGGTGCGGGTGCTTCGGTAGGTCTGTCCATCTCGGGCTTCGACGCGGGTATCGAGAATGCCGGGACACTGGCCCAGAGTGGTGTGACGACCTTCACGGGCAACGTCGGACAGACGACGGGTACGTTCACGTATAACGTGGGGGCCTCGGCCTTCTCGGTGGATGGGGCCTCGTTCTCCATTGACAGCACAAGCGCCTCAAACGTCTCCGTCACAGGTGGTAACCTGACGCTTTCGACGCTTACCTCGGGCACCCTAGTCCTGGATAGCGTTGGCCTCGTGGACTTGAATGCGGGCGCCAACCTGGACATTGATGTGACGGGCACTGTAGACATTCTGTCTTCAGGCGTGTTTAGCATCGACGGTACAGGCAACTCGAACGTCAGCGCTACCAGCGGCAGTCTTACCCTAAGCACCATTACTTCTGGTACTTTGGCGCTCACCTCTGCCGGTGCACTTAACCTGAGTGCTGCTGCTGCTTCGACCTACGGGATCGTAGACAACTCTGCCACCTCGTTGGTGATTGGCGAGAGCACAAATGCATACCTGACCCTTGACACCACCGATGGTGCTGAGGTCATCTCGTTCGGCAATGCAACCACCAACCAGAAAGTTAAGATCGTAGGTTCAGGTGGTTTGGTTGTTGGCCAGACTGGTGCTGCAGCGGCTCCGTTCGCCGTGCACTTTGACACACCCGCTGTACATGCTGCCGTGGATGTTGGCAGTGTTGTGTACATCGATGCTGATGGCAAGGTGCAGCTTGCTGATGCTGATGCAGCTGCCAACTCGCAGGTAGCTGGTGTTGCGCTGGACGCTTCTGCGCTGGACACGGCAAGCACCATCCGCGTTGCACTCTTCGGCAAGATCGCATCGGGAGCCGGTGGTGGAGCTTGGACTTCTGGTGCGACACTATACCTGTCCACCACAGACGGGCAGATCACTGCCACCGCCCCCAGCGGCAGTGGCGATGTAGTTTTGCCCATGGGTATTGCCATTGGCGCTTCTTCTCTTCTCTTAAGAGTTGGCGAGCCCATCATCCTGCCGTAATCGTCTTTTTGTGCGGACTAACTTAGTATGAGTCATTCCGCACAAAACAAAGCAAAAGACGGTGTTTCTTCTTTAGGGCTAGGTGATGCGGTTCGTCGCCTAGCCCTACTTGTATCTTATACCAACATTAGAAAAATTAATAACGTTCGTTTATCCACCGAAATAGAATCGTTGGTGGAGGCTTTGAATCAGCACAGAGTTGAGGTGAGTTTTGCGTGTGACATTGATTTTGACAGACCAAAGGGTAATGATGCTTTAGCAATCATAAAAGAGTCTTCCACTACAAATTGTTGTACAGTGATTACAACTGTTGATGGCCATCATGCCAAAGTATTGGCCACTCCTAAAAAGTCTGTGCCCACTAGTAAGACAAAAAAGGCTAATGTATGACCTACGTGGATTTTGCTTTAACGGTTGTTGGCATTGTTTACACACTTACTAGGTCTAAAATTGGGCATCCCTTTAGACTCTTATTAACAAGAATAAAGTTAGAATACTTCTCCACCTGCCCATTTTGTGTGGGTTTTTCGGCAGGCGTTTTAGTAAGGCTTTCTCACTCTTCTAATTTTAGTAACACAGACTGCCTAGATTTGATAAGATTTGGTTTTGTTGGGTGTGTTTTTGCCCTTGCAGGTACACTGGTACTGGACATTTTGATTGTCGCCCACCAGTTTCTAGTCATTCAGAACGAAAGATTTACTCAATCAGAAGAGGAATAAATGTCTGTCTCGTTTTATAGAGGTCAAGAACTAGGTAGAAGTGACCTCAGCATTTTTCTGAAAGATGAGGATAACAACTCGTCTGACGCAGCAGAAATAGTATACAATGTATGTGATTTTACAACTGGCATAGAGGTCCTGGTAGGGAACGAAAACAGGCTGCCTGTACACCCGGATGTAGGGGAGTATTATGCCTCATTTATTGTACCTCCTAACTCTAACCTAGGAGAATTTAGAATTCACTGGTACTTTAAACAGTATGTTGGTTCTGAAGCGATAGAAATAGTACAAGAATTTAGTGTAGTGGACTCAAATGTTCAGGTGTCTGCCCCGTTATACAATGATGCCAGGGCCACTATGATAAGACGTGTAAGAATCCTCGTACGAGACAATGCCCCAGATAAAAATTACCGTTGGAGGCCTCCTACATCGGAAGGCACACTGACTCAATTTAATAGAGTATTCGGGTTTATATGGGAAGACGAGGAAATATCAGAATATTTGGATTTTGCAGTAGATGCCATAAATCTAGCACCCCCAGCTACGGACGGCATGTTTGGGGATTTTGATGCCATGGTAGCTCAGAAACCAGCCTGGAGAGCACTGATATTAAATCACACTATTGCCTCTGCAGCACGGGCCATACAATTCAACTGGGTGGCTGATGAATTTGACTATTCAATCGGTGGTATATCATTAAGTATTGAGAAATCTTCCAAGTATGAGGGGCTAGCCTCGGCCTCTGAACAACAGTTTAACACACAACTAGAACTTGCAAAGAGGACACTAAAATTCTCTTTAGGCCTCCGACAGTCTAGGTTTAATGGCGGTATTCGGGGAGGCCACAAACTGGGACCAACAACCCGTGATGGTGTACAGTCCCCCCGCAATTGGATGTCGTGGTAAATTAACAACAGTCCCTTAGTAATAGAAAAGCTACATGGTAAATCCAGAACACATAAAGCAATTTGAGAGTGTACTAAACACATTCAACACACCGACCCAGTGTGTTGCACACCATGCAATAAGAGACCTTTTAGGTAGGGTGGCTAACAGTCCGTTTCAGGATAGAAACAACACTGAAACCTGGACCCAAATTGGATCTATCGCTTTTGTGGAATTTAGCACACTGTCCTCTAGCTCTGTAGATACTGTTGCTGAACTCTCCGTGTTTTTATCTAAAAAGCGCCATGACTATGGTGTTAAGAACATTGTTGAGTTTGGTGAATTTGGTATTAAGGTGAGAACAGTGGACAAGCTGGCCAGGATAGAAAACATGCTGGCTCGCAGTGGTGCCACTGCGGTGGGTGAGCCCATGGTAGACGCCTGGAGAGACATTGTTGGATACTCCGCTGTTGCTATTTTGCTTATATCCGAACACTATGTTTAAATAACATTTTTATGCGTACTATTTAGTACGCAATGTCCGTTAAAAACTACATAACACTTCGCGATGCAATAAAGGCTACGGGGGACCATAGATACGGCCACGGGCAGTCGTCTGTATGGTTTGTAAAAAAAGAGCATTCTGCTTCGTTTTTACAGGGATTCAGACATTTAAAAAACCAATCCCCAAGTCTGCTGCTCAATTTGTCCAATCCGGATGAAACTTTGTTGACGACGCATGCCAAAATTGGATATGTGGACGAAATAACACCTGAGCACATACTGGAAATGATGCAACGTTCAGTTTGGTGTCCCGATGGCCAAGCTGATCAAATGCTAAAGTTGAAGCACACAAACCACAGTAGCATGACTGTGGGTGACCTTATCAAACTTAAAAATGGTAAGGTGATAATGGTAGATTCTGTTGGATTCGTTGATTTGGAAACTCAAAAGAAGTACACAGGGATAAGGGATGAGCACATGAAGTTTAGAACCTTGGCAGCTAGTCTCCGCAAAGTAGCCGCAGTTGACCTACAGGAGTCTGGCTTTTCGACTCCTGCCCGTTCATTAATGGTAGACATAATGAACGAAATTAGAACACTCAGGAGTGGGTACAACAGTCTAACTCCGGAAGATAAAATGGAGATTGCAGCAGACACTCTTCAGGATGCTGTCTTGCTATTTATGTCTGCTAGAAAAGAACTTCCGGAAGGACTGGAGTCCACGGAACAGACAGAGCAGCTTAAGAAAGTACTGATGCGAGCACAACGCATCATCTCAGAGATTAAGTCACTCTAAGGTATGGACTTGTGCTCAAACTAAGTGCTCACCTACGTAAAATAGCCTACGATGTTGGCGTCGTAGATAAGCACTTGGCCTTATGCATAGTCCATGGCTCTGATGCTTATGACATAACTGCGTACAATTATGACGTAGTTAAATCCTCGATAGAAAAATTTGAAAAAGAAAAATTACAAAACCCGGATTGTATAGACGACTTTTTCGTTTCTTTAAAGTCTTCTGTGCTGGGAACCATCACCATGGAACCAGCTACAAGCGGGTGTGGTAGTAACTATGAAATCTCCTCCTCAGCAGCAATAGGTGGAAATGGCCCCTTACTGTATGATGTGGCCCTGTCCATAGCCAAAAACGAGGGTGTGGGGGTGATTCCAGACCGGGATGGGGTGTCTGGGAAAGCCCAGGGGGTTTGGGATTTTTACAAGTATAGAAGAAACGACATAATTACTCACCCACTTAGTGGCAAATGTCCAGAAAGTAAATCATCGCTCAGGAATGACGTGGGTGACGACATCTTAGAGTACGAATACTACATAAAATCCCCAATAAAATACGAAGAAGCTGTAAGTAGGCATACATCGCTTGTAACCATGGTCAAAAAAGCCGGAATTCCTGCGGACAGTTATATCAACACACTGAGCATTCAGTCTGCTGTGTTTTTTAGAACTAAATACAGGTCCACATGACCAAGTTAAGTGCAGTACTACGATGTGTAGCCTACAGCACAAGTAGCAATGTGGCTCTTCAGCATAACGATAATGGGGGCGACCACAGCTTCATTATGTACGACGCCCAGGTAGTTAACAACGCGGCAGACACATACGGCAAAGAGAAAGACACAAACCCGGATGTGATGACTAATTTTGTTGCTACTTTAAAAGAGTCTATAACTGGGATTTTAAGTATGGAATTAGCTACGGATGGGTGCGGCTACAACTACGAAATAAGCATTGTAGCAGCTAAGAAGGGATATGGCCCACTGTTGTATGACACAGCCCTTTCTGTAGCCAAGGAAGATGGTATGGGGGTGATTCCAGACCGAGATGGAGTTACTGGACCAGCCCAAAGTGTGTGGGAATATTACATACGAAATCGAGGGGATACAGTACACGAACGACTACCAAGTACGTGTCCTGAAAGTGATGCTCACAACCCAAACATGGAACATTCATTTAAAATCAAGTCCCCTATAAATTACAGTATAATGAAGTCTTTACACTCTGATGTAATGGAGACTGCAAAACAAGCAGGCATTCCCAACAGACTCTTCAGGTCGTATCTAAACGCCCACGCCACATCGTATTTCACCAAAAAGTACACATCCACATAACTTTCAACTGTAAAGTACATGTTGTGGTAGTAATTTTGTATGGGTGAGTAGTGTAAATCCCTGGATGGTAGTCTGAGGCAATATGGCTGGTGAAAAAAACTACGGTGCTTCAGTTACTAGATGGCTAGACCCCCGCGGGTATTCTTGGGAGGGTGTTGTTGGACAAACTGGCAAGATATTTTTAGACTCTGAGCACAATCTAGACAGTGACCTATCGTCTTACGGTATGGCAGGCATTAGAGCCAGTATACGCCCATCCGGGTTTATTGTAATGCATCCGTGCCATAGTAACGACACAACCGGTGACATACTAGGAAGTAGTTATACAGCCACTGCAAATACGATAACACTGGATGGAAGAGCACAGGGTATAAGGGCAGAAGTGAATGGGTGGGAAATAGTTGTTGTCCCACTGGGAGAGACTAGAAACGTAACCCTACCTGAGCCGTCTGAATTTCTTGGTGATAAGTGTATAGACTTTATATTTTTAGAAGTGTGGAGAGCAAAAATAGACAGCACAGCCACCAACAAGTCGGCTGGAGTACCAGACAAAATATTTAGATACGGGAATGTGGAGTCTCCACATGGGTCAAACTTATCCGACGATTTAATAGACCCACAGCAGAATGCCGAGTCTACCGTAAGGGTACAGATACAGCACAGAATTCGTGTGTACTCAATCTCTGGTTTTGGTCCTGAAGATCCGGTAACCAACCCCAAGTTTTTGGGGATGACGGAATTATTCGCACACGGGGCCAATTCTGGTGAGGGGTCGCGTACATTTAGCAACATATCCAGTGTGGACCCTGGGTTGTGGCAAGCAGGCTCGGGAGATGCACAAAGCAGAACAGACCTTGGGTCTATAGACGGGTATGTGTATGCAATACCCATCTGTGCAATTTTTAGAAGAAATGCTGCAGCATTTAATGTAAGTACAAACCAAAATGGTGGTGTTGCCAGCCCCGGAACTAGTGACAGACCAGACGGGCTGTTTAACAACATAATTGATATTAAAGACATTATGGACTTGAGGTCTCACACCTCTACCTCTACCAGCAGGGCCCACCTCCTAACGCAAGAAGCTCTTATAAATGGCAACCTTTGCACGCAATGGGAAGACACCCAATTTGCAGACGGTGCCACCGGCATCAAAACACTTAGAATTGATGAGTTGTCCACAGGAGACAACGCATTTGCCTACAAAATAGGTAATTTTGATTCCATACGTAGAAGGTTTTCTGACAAACCCACCATAGAAAACTACTGGATAACCCTAGACGGTCAAAGTTGGGCAGTAGACCCTGATGCGGTGTATGCACTTCCGGCCAACGCACAGAGCGCCGGGGCCATAATTACTGGTGTTTTGTATGCTAACTGGAAAGACCTTACAAGCAATGATCTAGACTACACCATAACCGGGTTGGGTACTGGCACCATAACATTTAATGTGGGTCCACTGGCTGGCGGTTTCAGTCCAGGGGACGAAGTAATAGTGCTATTGGAAGTGTCATACCCAGCTGGTCTTGGACTTAGAAGAAATCCAAGTCAAATGTTTAGTGCTAATAGGTCGTTGTTTACGTACGTAAGTAACGCGGCACACTTTTATGCCACGCAGGAAAGTACCTTTTTAAGTGACATTGGTACATACCACGTTCCAGATGGTATAGACTATTTTGAGTCATTTTTGTCTGCTTATTTTGAGGCTGACGTAGCCAGCAGTGGTTTTCAGCTAGTATACGAGAGAGTGTCTACCAATTATAATTGCGGTGCTATAGTGCAGGGAGATGATGTTTATGCTATAGTGCCTGACCGCATCTATGACGTGCTTAGTGTTACAATAGGGGCTGCTGCAGACATAAATAACTGGACATTTGTGGAAGATGGTGCTGGCAGCAGGATTACTTTTACATCTGACAAGCCCATTGCAGCTGACCAGATACACATACTTTATTCTCCCATAAGGCCACTTTCCCCAAGTGCCAATTCTTCAGTGTTGGTGGCATACGAAGCTAATGCGCCACAGACAGTGCCAGGAAATATACCAGGGGCTGCATTTCAGTTACAAAACATTTCCATACGCGTCATTGAGACAGCACCAATAGTCTATTCTTCTATTCACGGACCTAGCTGTTGGAGAATGTCATACCAATATCGCAACCCGGGTAAACACATACCTGTTGTGGTGGACGAACTTAGCAATTGGAATGGAGACCACGAACTCACCAGTTCAATAGACATGGACCTAGTGACTTTTTCCACTGATACTGGTCTAGCGAGTCTGCCAGTTCTTGTTAAGTCTGATTTGTCTCAAATAGACTTAGACGCGCAGTACACAGGTGTTGACGCAGAAGACCGGGTGTACTACAAGTTTATAGACAACAGAACCATCCGGCCTGTGGTGGCCTCTCACAATATGGGTTCTTTTATAAATCATCGAAATTGGTTTACCATGATCGGTGTTATAAATTCTGACATCGCTACAGTGGGTCCCAAGGGAACCGTAGTGGTCTTGGTCTTTTCAGGATGGTCTGTCGATAAATACAACAAAATAACTAACCCGGATACAGCGGCAGATTCATGGTCTTGTGTAGGCATATACAGACCCATTGGGCACCCATTGGTAAGGCTCTGAGATAACAAAATGCGATACTACGTAATAGACCAATTTACCCAGCGTGTGATGTATGCCACCGATGACATTTCTGGAGTTATATTGAATGGTGCGTTTGTAGTACCCGTTCATGACGAAATTGAGATTAATGAGTCTGACCTAACACTAGGCTTTACTCAGCCAAATACCGTGGTAAGTGATGGGCTGATAGACCAGATCAGAAAAGCAACTTGGTCTTGGGCACTCCCCCGTTACGGGTGGAGCGTAGGATCTGCTTCTACGTATATGTACCCGTTTTTAAGTTCTAGCGACGTGGACACGGGCAACTCGTCCAAGATAAACATAGGAAAGTGTGGTACGATAACCGTAAGACAAGGTGGTGTTTTAGTTACTACTGCTAGAGGGTTTATGTGGTCTGAGTGCGGTGACATAAGAACGGTAACCCCACTATTTTGCATGGGTAGGTGGGTGAGAAGTGAGAGTAATAAGGACTCTGTAAGTGGGTCTAGTATATCTGAATATACTACATCAAATATTGGTCCCGTTAAGTTTTGGCACCAATTTACTGCGCAGACATCAGACTATTGGTGCACAATAAGGGTTTCGGTGAATGGTGGTGCTGGTTACAGCACCTTAAGTGGCTCTGGGGTACCGGTGACAATACCAGTGGAAAATGATGGCGTTAGTTTAGTGATAAAGATAGAAAACAACACATCTAGGGACATAGACCTTAATTGGTTTTGTTTAGTTGCTCAGTAACACTTGACTGCGGTGTAACACATGGCCGACACAATAAATAGCCTGGGTGGTGTTGTTTCAAGAGTTGTTCCGTCAGACAACTATCAAATAACAGATGTTGTATTTCAAAAGTACAAAGCACCACTGGATTCAGAACTCAATTTAGTTGCTCAAAGTGCTCTGGATCATAACCGGGCATTGGTCAAGGCCACATTTCCTGCCTCAGGATGGGCCTGCGACTCTACGTCTCCTGGAGTTTACAACACAAATAAGTCGTATGTAAATCAGTTTACTTTTGGGTTTGAGGACAGACCACTAACCGCTATAATAGATGGGTATGTCATACCCATCGCTGGTACTGATAACCCGGTTAGTGGGAATTTTTTAAACTGGATTAAACTTCCGCCCCCACCTTCGGACGATACCAGAATAGACCTTGTGTTTTTGGAAGTGTGGAGGGCACTGGTGTCCCCTACACCGTCTACGTCAAACAAACCATCCTCCTCCACTATGTGGAAGTATGGTAACGTGTTGTTTGGTGGGACGAATTTAACGGATTATACCAAAGACAGTACGTACGGCGCACAAACTACTAAAAGAGTCCAGCTACAATACAGAATCAGAGTGGTGTCCGTAAACAAACTAGCCCTTTTAAATAACCCAGATGGTTTTTTGAATAGTTTAGTACTAGCACAAGCAAATTTGTCTTCCCCTCTAGAAAACTCTAGGTATTACATGTCTCCGTCTGACCACGGGCTTTGGCTGGCTGGTTGGAGCGGGGATGCCCCCGTAAACAATGTGCTCGATGTAGAAGTGGGAGCAGACCCAACCAATGGGCTTGGGACTGCTGACGGTTGGGTGAAAGCAATACCTATATGTGCAGTTTTTAGGAAAGTAAATGGTGGGTACTCTGTACTAGATGACGCTAAAAATCACAGTATAAATAGAATACCCACCATAAACTCTGCCTCGGGTGCTACAACAATAACTGACGTGGCTACGCTATTTAGTGACATAAGCAGCACCACTGTAACCAATATAAAATTAACTGCTACTACTTCAGCCGGTATCCCTACTTCTGGGAGCAGTTTGATAAAAATCGATGACGAAGTCCTGTCATTTAGTAGTATTTCCAACGGGTACTTAGTAGGTGTGACTAGAGGTGAGTTAAATACTGTTAAAAGGTCCCACTCTACGGGGGCAATAATAACTCTGTTGGCGGGTAGAGGGACCAGCGTAAGACCCGATGGTTTATTTGCGGACGAAATAACCCAAGATGACATACTAGACTTAAGACATACTGTAAACACGAATACCGACCGCAACTTATTGATAAGTACTTTTATGGATCTTATGGGTGGAAATTTGGATTCCACTTGGAAGATGGATCAACAAGATTCTTCTTGTGTTGGCCCTCTGTTAGTGTCTACCGACCGGTTTTCTGATGACGATCAAGACATGCCGGGTGCGTATTCTATAGGGGAAAGTGCCAATGGCTTGCGTACTGTTTGGTCCGATGCTGCAACTCCCTGGCGACACCATGTGGTGGCCCTAAAGCCGCATACTGCCATAGTAAATGTAGGGGACGATGTTAGCGCAGTAGACTCAAATTACACGTTAGATGCCCATGCCATAAATATCATAAAACAAACAGTGGCAAATAAGTTTTCCAACGGTGACGTTATAAGAGTTCGTATATATCCACACAATGTTGGGGGTGCTCAAAACAGGTTTGTGTTTCCAGGAGGCCCAACTCCCATCACTCTAGTTCCTCTTTCGGATAGTAGACAATATCCGGGGAGGGGCGTAAATGAAGAGCTAGTGTCCATTTGGACAGACGGGCTTACAACTGAGCACACACAAAACACATACTATGGTACTGGGTCCTCAGCGGATGCCACGCTATTAGCTTATAACATTGATGCCAGCACTGCCATAATAGATACGCCAATAAGCCCATCGAGCAGTTCCCCATTCGCCTATGATGAGGACATGTGTGTGTATATCAGTGGTGCACCTGCTCCCACAGGGGACGCCGTATTTGATTCTAGTTACAGATGCTACTTGAGGTACACGACCCTAACTACAGGGGGACATGGTTTAAGTAGAAGACCCGAAAAGATACTAAGTGTATCAATATTGGAAGGGCACAAAGATTTATTGTTGCCCCGAAATAACATTATAACTAAAACTCAGCCTATACAGATGCACCATAGTGTACACACCAATTATTATGAAAATGACCAACCCACTCTGACAGCTTGTTATGTGGACCCCGGGTCAAAGACCTTCATGCTTACGCCCTGGCAGCAAATAAAGTTATACCCATTACAGGTAATAACATATGCCACAATGCCTATAACTGAAGACCCGAGTACGGGGTCTTTTCCTAACAAGGATGCACACGACCCCCTTGGCATCTGGGACAATACTCGAAGTATAGAGATTCCGCCCGGTATTTTCCCGACTATAATACACACAAGCAAACCGTATGTGGGAATTGACGTTCCGGTGTATCCGGTACAGTACGGCACACGCTACCCCACTAATGATGGTAATTTTGTTTATTCAGGTGGTATCAATTGTTTTGTGCAAGCTAGAAGCAGCCAAACTGTAAACTCAGGCATCCTTGATTATGCCACCTCAGGCAGTACTTGGGTCACTTTTATGACTCATACTGTCGACGATGTCCCTGTAGCCACGGGATTTAATAGACAAGTTGGTGTAGACGTAGAGAATAAGAGAATTGGGTGCAGAGTTGTAACTGCTTCCCAAACTCCGTGGGGTAGGTCTGGTATTCAGTTCTCGACATTCCACGGTATTGCTAGGTTGTGGGCGGTATACGAGGTTGGAGACTTTAGAGACAACGGAACATCTACAGACGAGACTACAAGAGAGCCCCTTAGTAGCACCGTAGGAAAAGCCGTGAACTTGTTAAGGGACGACTGTGAGGGTGTCCCGCTCTGGTACTGGCTTGATGCCGAGGAAGATGGGACTTTCGTTTTAGATGAATCGATGGTAGACATTACTAGATCGCCAAATGCCATTGCTTCGTTTGATTCTGGTAAGTATGTAGTGGAAGCTACTTGTTTCGGTTTTAGCAGAGGATTCTTGGTGGGGTCCACAGAGGGTTATGCCACAAGTCAAAAGCTTGTAGTTAGACAAGGCGCCCCGGGTGGGGTTGTGGATAGTGATGTGTGGGCTGATAGACTTTTGGAAAACGGGGATGTGTACCTAGTCACCCCTGGACCGGTTAGAGGCTCTGCTGGGAATAAAGAAGCAGACATTGCTGTCACTTACACACGTAGGCCATACCAAGGAGACCCTATAACTGGCACGTATGACAAAGTGGACCGCAGAGGTGCTATCTCGGTAGCAGGTCGTACTGCTATCTCTACAACAGACACATACACAGACTTGGTTGAGCCTGTGTCGTTTGAGGTAATGGATTCTATTTGTTTTGCTACAACCTTGGGCACGGGAAGAATAGCTGGATTCAACGGCAATACCGTAGTAGAAAAATGGTCGATTCTGGATTCTGCATATGAGTATGACATCCAGAGTGAAGATTTGCCGATAAATTTTGTGGGGGTGGCTGGAGGTGATTATGGGTCGTTTATTCACCCAAGGTACGCTGGGGCTACAACCAGACTGCCCATGGGTCGTTTATTTTTAGACAAGAACTTTGTGGGACAAGACTATAAATTTGATGGAAAGTTGTCTAATTTTGCAATAAATGTGCTGAGCAGGATAGTGTCATCTCAAGCCCAAACCGACAGGGACAGTATTGACTTTAGCGACCCGCAGACCGTCATGGTTCCGGGTTTTGGGGCCACCATGGTCTTGTCTAAGGGTGTAAATACGGATACCATGGGTACCCAATTTCGTACTTATAGAGGTGACACTGGTTCTTTGATCAGAAGAAATGGTAATTATGGCCCCATAACTGTGGATGCAGCGACGCTGGAAACACCGAAAGAAACATACTCGTTATCCCCGGTTCTAGTAGGTATTGCATGCTTGGTGCGAACAGTAGAAGAACAACATGACGGAGTGGTTATACATCGGGGTGGTGAACTCCAACTTGTGGTGTCTACTAGCGTAGAATATAATACTGTATCTAGTTCTGTACTAAAGAACTTACACTCCAGAATCGGGCACAACGGTGTTGGGGAAGGATTTTCGGCTGTGGACAGGTACCGTATCAAAGGGCATCCATTGGTAGCTCTACCAAACCGAAACAATCAGTTGGCCTAATACTTTTATACCAAATTTGGTTAAAGGAGTTAATAATGGAATACCTAAAGATAATGCTGGACAACCTGCTTCCTGTAGTGGTGATGATTGTGGCAGGAGTTTTAACAGTTTTGGGACGCCAGCTGGTTAAAGTAATTGAGGCCAAGTTCCAGATCCAGATAGACTCTGAGATGGAGTCTAGACTTCTAGGTCTAATAAAGTCTGGTATTTCCAGTGCGGAAGAATACGCACACAAGAAGTTGAAGGTAGATAGTCCTACGTCAAGTGAAGAGAAGCTTCAGAAGGCCATCGAATACGTCAAGAAAGAGGCCAAGAAGGCCGGCATGGATGAGTGGGTGGACAGCCACGTACACAGCCTTGAAGCCGTCATAGAAGCCCAGTTAAATAAGGCTCGCGCCAAATGAGCACCAAAACAGCACTCACCCCCAATTCTGCCAAAGCCAAGGTTTCTGAAATTCTAGTTCAGCTAAAATCGTTGAAGCTAGGACTAGAGGAAGCTAAAAAGGGAAATGCAGGGGATTCCTTTTTGGGCAACGTGCATCGTGCTGTTGAAAATGCAGAGAACACACTTGAGGCAGCACAAAAGGTTTTACTTGAAAAGTACAAGATCGCCTCTGTTCCCACAAGCATTGATGTTTCGCTAAATAAACTTGCATCTGTATTAAACAGCATCAAGTGAATTGGAAGTACTAAAAAGACTACCTCGCTGGTTGGTAATGGCAGCGCCACTCGTATTATTCGTACTTGTGGCGCTGTTTTGTGTGGTATTAGGTCAATCTGACGTTTTAAATTTTGGCGGTATAATAAAGAAACTTTTAAAAATACGAGACTACACAGACCCACTAGACATAATTTTAGAATCCGAACCAGTTAGACCCGTGCCTGTGGGTGCTCCTGACGCCAAGTATTGGGTTGAAATCAAAACGCACCCAATAGAATTATCTAAAAATCCCCTAAGAGACAAAGAAAAGATCACTATTACAGACAATGGAAACAAAGTAGACATTGCGTTGCCAGTCGGTATAGAAGACAAGCATGTGTCTCAAGTGATTAGCATAAAACCACAAGTTTATGTAGTAAAAATTAAAGACGATAGTGGTATAAAAGTGGGAGACTTGTTAAGTAAGCTCCCCAAGTAGTGGTTTATCCCCGACGCATAGCCTCAAAATATAGCCTCCCAGACTGCAAAGCGTCACACCTTGGGTCGTGGATGGGCAGTTCAAGTGGCAGTCTAGGCTCTACACTTGTAGGATTTAACCCCTTAGCTAGTCTGATTGACCCCAAGTCAACAAGAGGGTGCATTATTGTATTTGTAACTGGAAAGTGTTGATGGCATTCTCGTAAAAAGTTTGTCTCCACCGGGTGTGGACAATCAGCCAAATACAAGATGTATCCGTATGGGTTCTGATTTAATACAAACGACTGCACTTCTCGTAAGGTTTGTTCGAACTTAGATGTCACTTCAAATAAAGAATTACACTTATATGGAAGTGGAGGTATATTGGTGGCAACCCATTCCTCGTCTGCAAAAGAATAAGTAGGTGGACACAACTTTGGGTCATAGGCTAGTATACCAGATGACAAGGCAGCACCCAAAGGTGAGAATAGCACCCAGCCTACAGCAAAAGATGGACCCCACAGCCCAACACTCTCTACATCAAAAGAAAATACATACTGGTTCTTCATACTGGTTCCTTGTCTTGAGATACTGGTTTCTTCCAAAATTCTTCCTGAAGCACCTCAACATAGTGGTCTAACACAAAATCGGTATCACACCCCAATTCGGCCATGACATGTCTGGCCACATGATCTCTTAGCATATCCTCTACGTCAAAGTTTGGCTTGTCGGGTATTGGGTCTGATTCGTAATAGCCATCTGGCTTGTCTCCTACCGGAGTTAACGGTCTGGAATGGGAAGAAACAACCTCGCCGTCCTCATCTATAAGCGTTATTCTGATCGCTACTTTCTCCAACCATCTAGGTTCGTCTAAAACAGACATAACAAACAAAGCACACGTCTCAAGTGCTGATGGGGTGTTGAAAATCTCGTTCTTCTCTTTGAGCCACACAACGATTGTAGCTGAGTCGTCCATGTGCGGACTGATACGTGCACGAATTTCTGGAGTGCTCATGGCACAGTGCAATACGCTATCCGACTTTATAGAATCAAGTATTTTGTCCAGCATACTCAAAATCCCAACTTTTTGTAAAACATCTTGTGTAATCTTACACACAAATTGTTGATAGCCACCATATCCGGCTCTAATGGAATTGGGGAATCCAAAGAGTCATAATTTATTTTTCTTACCATGTCATTGGCCCAAGTCATTACTTCCTCATAACTCCATGAGCCAGCACGGATAGCCAACAATTCCTCGAAATCTGGTCTGCGGACTGTTAACTTCCCTTGAGTTAAAATCTCATGCCCCGTTTTTAGTAGCCTAACAACATGTGAGGTGTGTTTAGTATCAAATCCATACTTTGCCTCTAATGCTGCCCTTTTTGCGTTTCTATTTTCCCAATGAAGCTGCTGACGTGTGTATGTAGTGGCGGCACTGGTATAAGCAGCCTCCCCATTTAGATTTGCAATAAAGTTTGGTGTACTTAAGTCCTTCTCGTACTCAGGGTACGTTACCAAAATTTTTAATGCTTGGTCTCTAGTGTACCCTCTGTCTGTCTGTTTTTTAATTGCAGCTTCAATTAGCCCGAGTTTGTGTTTCTTAATTGCAGGCTGGGTAGGTAGCCCAAAATCAGATCGGGTGGGCTTGTTTTTTATGGGGTTAAGCAAATACGACTTGTGCCGTTTAATATCTTCAAGTTGAGCCATTGCATATCTAACGTATTGGTGTCTAACAACTTGGGTTAAAAATAGACCTCTGTGCTCACGAAGAATCTCACCCTCCTCAGAGGTGTGTATTACATCTTCCTCTTCGCAAAACAGTACTTCCAGTATGTTTGGGTTTCCCTTGGCGGCTAAGAATAAGTATTTTACTAATGAATAAACAGACCCCTCAAGGCCATTGTCAACATACCTGAGACTATCTTGATTTAACAAGTGTCTAAACAGTTCTAAATCCTCGTTCTTATTGATGGTTTCACAATTTAGATAAAACCCTAGGGTATACTCTTCTGGGGGTATAAAAATACCCTTGATGTCTAAATCCGAGGTGGGCGTAGCCATTCCATAAGAGACAGACCCACCTCTCGTCATGACTATTGTGTGTTTTACTAGATCGAAATCTAAATTAGACATGTAACCCTCCAACAAATAATTTGTGTACCACACCTGCTTGTCAATCTGTATTTAGAAGTGCACCATAGGAGTTGTTATTTGGGGCCCACAAATGTAAAATTAATAGTGTCTACGCAACAAAGATGGAGAGAGCCCCGTGTCTAGTATAAATAAAATGGTTTCTATGCTCCGCATAAAGTCGAGTCAGCTGTCTGCCCTGGCGGACTCTATTGAACAAGCTGGACTCCCCGAAGGCGTGGCCGAAGTAGTTGGCCCGATTTTTGATGCTTTGGTACCCAATGTGAACGAAGCAGTATACACTGAACGATTGGTTGCACAAGTAAACAGCCTAAAAGATCTTGCTGCAGACGCACTGGCACAAGCAGCGAAGAGTTCTGTGGCAGTAGAAAGTGGACTGGTTTTTGTGCCCCCACTAACTAGCGGTGTGATTCAGTCAATACTGGAGGGGCACGAAAACATTGGTGCAATTACTGAGGGGCTAGTAATGTCAGCTAAGGTTTATGCTGGTGTGAGGAGGTTCGGTCGAGAAGACTTGGAAATTGAGACTCGACTCGACGTACTCAGAGCAGGTGGGATGGGAAGAATGTGGGGTGCGTGGCTTATAGTAGACAAAAACATTCCAACAGACCAAATTATATCTATCGGGATAGACGACAAAAATAACAGAAGCTTCTTCTCGCACACCAATGTGGCGGTAGTTTAATAAGGCTCTATTAATTATACTAACAAAATTATAAAATATCGGCAATGGCCATAAACAGTCTGTCTACCTGATCACAAAGTCTAGCCTTAACCTCTTCTTTGGTTGTTCCAGCCGCAAATGGTTGTACCATAAAGTTGTGGCCGCTCGTCTCAAGTTTTAACACCATGGGTATGCCCCCCACAGTGTTCTGCCCTGGATAAGTTAGACAAGCCACTACCTCCCCTTTGGCAAAAGAAAAGTTAATGTTGTGCGGTTGCATGATAGCATCGACAATGTCAAACTTATTCATTGTGTCTTCCTGTTGTGGGTCTGATGGTATTGTACAACCAAGTACGAAGTAATTTTTAATGTATAGCACCCTTGCCGTTAGTGCCACACTTTTGTGTATAATGCAGGTATGCACCAAGATGACTTGACTGTTGAGAAATACGGATATCGGTACAGTGACTTAGCGCCACAGTCTAAGAAACCTGTAGTGGTGCAATGCGATTTCTGTTTAGAAGTGTTTGAGAGGAAGAAATATCAGTTTTCCAAACCTGGACGCGTTCCGCCAGATGCCTGTTCGGGCTGCGATCAGTTAAAATCTCATTGGGTAAGGCAGAAACAAACAACACCTAGAGAGTACTATTTATTAAGTGTACTTAAACGGCCCGCTGGGGCAGACTCTTTGTTGACCATAGCCAAACATGGGTATGGCCTAGACACACTGTCTCCAAGGTCAGAAAAAGCTGTTGAAGCTGTATGTGAATTTTGCCTAGAGCAGTACACTACCAGTTTGCAAAGTCTATCCAGAAGCAACAAAGTAGTGTGCTGCAAACTGTGCAGTCCTGTGGCTGCTACTTGGATTCGCGAAGAATCCACACAAAGTAAGCATGACTTTTGGTTGTCGAAACGAAAGCCCCCAGACTATGCATGGGCTGATGACGATGCCACGTTTGTTAAATTTGGGTACAAGGCCACGAAAATATTCCCACTGTGTGAAAAGACCATAATTTATAAGTGTTATGTGTGTGACAATACCTCTGAAACCAAGATGTCGTATTACACCCAGGCCCACCCGTTAACCTGTGGGTCTGCCAAATGTAAAGCCATTAAACGCAGAACTACCTTACTGAAATTATACGGGTCAGAATCTGGTTTTGACATCCCGGGTGTCAAAGAGAAATTACAGAACCCTACTACAGAAAGGATAGTAGCCTCCATTTTGGAGTCCCACTATAAGGTTCCATTCGAACGCAGTTTCACGGTGGGCCCATACTCGTTTGATTTTTATGTACCATTATGCAATTTGTTGATAGAGACCCATGGTGATTATCTTCACAATTTTAAAGACAACGGGTACTCTGGAACACCCAGAGATAAGGCCAAAGCTACATACATAGAAAAGTATTCAAAGTATAAGTTAGTGTGGTTATGGGAGCATGAACTGCATCTGGGAAGACTTCGTAAAGTGTTGGACTATCACATTTTGCGAGCCATTGAAGAACCAATACAATTTCAGTTGTCGGACTTGGAGTTTAGACCTGTTCCGTTAAAAGAAGCCCACGTGTTTCTAACCACCAATCATTACTTGGGCACTTTGGGGACAGCAGCCTCTCCCTATGGGGCTTATTTTAAGGACACATTGGTGTGTTTGCTGGTATTTGGTGGTGTAACCCGACACGGAACTGTCAAAAAAACCGCAGAGCAACTGGGGCTGGGTAAGTTGAATCCAGGTAGTGTCAGAGAGATTAGACGGTTTTGCGTAAGGTCTGGACTGGATGTGAATAATCTATCTTCTTACTGTATGTCTAAGTTAATTGGTGCCTATAAATCAGAAAGCCCAAAGCTAAAGTTACTGGTTTCATTTTCTGACCCCAATGTTGGTGATTCTGGTGGCTTGTACAAAGCCTGTAGTTTTATTGAAGCGGGCCAGACCGGGGAATCGTATCATTATTTTGACCCAGTCACAGTGAGATACATACACAAACGTACTGTGTATGATCAAGCACTGTCAAACCATATGACAGAACGACAGTTTGTAGAGTATACCGGTCTCTGTACAGTATCAGAGGTGCCAAAAACCAAGTGGGTTAGGAGAGTTTAGTCATGCAGCCTGGAAAGTTCAATGTTGTCCTCGACCAAGCCTGGGGTAGCTCAGGTAAGGGAGCTTTGTCGTCTCGTTTGGTGGATATTTTCAATGTCCGAAATGTGTCTTCTGCCAACTATCCCAATGCAGGCCACTGTCAAACTTTTGACGCCATAATCCCCACTGACCGGGGATTAAAAAAGCTTGGGGATATTGTCACTCAGAACCAAAAGGGTCTGCAGCTTCTCAACATGGACGGCTGTTGGGAGTCGCCTACAGATTTGGTTGATGACGGGGTTAGAGTAGTCAACAAAATCAAACTCAAGAATGGCATTGAGTACAAATGTACTGACATACATCAGTACTATGTTTGGGACCCCACTGAAAACGCCCCACAGTGGATACGGTCAATGGATTTAGTACCTGGAGTACACCAGTTTTTATTTCCTAAAAAGACTAACTGGGTGGGAACCAGTCTACCTATAGACATGTTATCCCTGATACACAGAGCGAATGGAACCGCACTGACAAATAAACCAGACGAATTATTAATGGCTGAATACCTGGGGCTGTTGGTTGGTGATGGGTGTTACAGTCCCAAAAAGGCAAATGTTAGCATAGCGTTCCACTCTGACCAGATGGATGTTTGCTGCAAGACTCAAAAATTTTACGATGGCATCGGCATCCCATGGAATGTTTACAAGGTAAAAGACAAACAGTGCCACGTTCTGGAAACCTGCAGTATTTCCGAACTTCGCCAGATCTTTGAACAAGTGGGGTTGAAGCTAGCTACTAAAGCCGAAAAAGAGATACCGACTGCTGTCACTGTGGGCACCCCTGAAATAATTGGAGCATTTCTGCGGGGTCTGTTTGACTCGGATGGGTCGGCCAAAAAGCGAAGGGTTTCTTTTGGCAACATTTCAAAAGATGTGGTGCTGATGGCCCAACAGTTATTATTGTTGTTGGGTATTAATTCCACTTACCGGTCCTACCAGGACAAGCGACCTTCTCGCAGTCGATCACATCAAATTGAGATGGCGGGTTTGGAAAATTTAACCCTTTTTCGTGAGCGAGTAGGTTTTCTTTCAGAGGTCAAGTCGGCTAGATTAAATGTGGAAATAGCCACATACGATGCTGATTGGTCTCAAGGCTCTCTCATCAATCTCAATTATAACCGTTTGATTCAAATACGCAAAGCTGCACACAGCACGAATTCAACTGAGAATGGAGCCATCGCAGGTGCGTATGTTTTACGCAATGCCGCCACACTCCGAGCGGCTGGATTTACCGGCTTAGTTAAATTGGCCGAGGACTATCATGTAGTAGACATCAAAGAAGTCAATTTGGCAATTGGGGAAGAACGGGTTTTTGATGTAACCATGCCCCAAACCCACAGTTATCTAGCCAATGGTGCTATTTCACACAACACTATTGCTCACCCGAATTTGAAAGATGGGAAGTTTGTAGCCAAGGCTCTGCCCACCGCATGCGGTCTGAAGAAAGCACTTGGCCGTGAGGTTGCTGGATGGATTTCTCCCGGTTCATCTTTTCGTTGGGAACAGTTCATCAAGGAGTATGAGGAGTGTGGTGGACCAGACCTTTATGTTCATGATCGTGCAGGTATTGTAACCGAGGACCACGCTGCACGAGAGCGTGAGGGAGCAGAAAGCACCAAGCACCTAGCCTCCACTATGCAGGGTTCCGGGACCGCCCTGGCTGATAAGGTTTTACGGAAGCAGAATGTGCCCCTGGTTGGTAACACACCAGCACCAATAGACCTCCCTGGAAACATTCAAATCACCAACGGCATGGCATTTCGTGATGCCACCCACAAAATCATCAGTAAGGGTGACTACTGGCTCCATGAAGGAAGCCAGGGCTATGCACTGAGTATTGACCACGGCTCACACTATCCAAACTGCACTTCTAGAAACTGCACAGTTCAGGCAGCCATGGACTATATGGCCATTCCCCCAAACATGGTGGGCGACGTCTACTTAAACTTAAGGTCGCACCCAATTAGGGTTGGAAACGTGTATGACGAGTCTGGCAAAGAACTGGGGAATTCTGGAGGGTGGTACCCCGACCAACAGGAATTGACCTGGGATGAGATAGCAAAGAGAGCCAACATGCCAGAGGAAGAGGCAAAAATGTTGGCGGAACGCGAGCGAACCACGGTTACTAAGCGCATTCGACGCGTAGGGACATTCTCCCAAATTGGGCTTAAGGACGCTGCTAGAACCTGCGGTGCAACCAAGCTTGTACTGAATTTTGTGAATCAAATCAACCACATCGACGTCGGTCTGCGCGGGGGCAAAGAGGCATTAGTCAAGTTTAGCTCTGAAACCAGAGCGTTTATTGATATGCTGGAAAATTGCTCAGGACTTCCCGTGGTGATGGTTGGTACCAGCGCTCTCCATGATGACTACGTGTACTTGGGTTAGATGTAACTGCGAAAGCGTATAGTTACGGTTGTATAGTTATATATGGATATAGCAACACTGTACGCACAAATTTCCGACCAAGAGCACAACGAAATAGACTTTGGGTATAGATTACCCACCCCTAAACAAAGAGGGTGGGTAGTCTATCAGTGTTGTGGTAGGTCTGTATGCAATCAGAGGTCTATTGTAAATAGAACTCTGAGAAAACGCGGGGAATACTGGTGTTCCCCGTGCAGAGCTAAGAGTCCTCAAGGAAAAGCTCAGAGGTCTAAGCAATCCAAGCAAGCCTGGGCGAATCCAGAGTACGTCAGCAACCAGTCAAAAATATTGGGTGCCATAGCCAATTCTGAAGATGGCAGAGCCCAAAGGTCTAAGCAAGCTAAACAGGCTTGGGAAGACCCAGATTTTAGGGAGTTTCAGCAAGACCGCATTACCAAGATGTTTCAGTCAGACCAGCATAAACAGCTGGTGTCGGAACGAAACAAGGCGGATTATAAAGCCGACCCAGACAAATACTTCAGGGAAAAAGTGTCAGTAATGCACACGCCTGAGGCGAGAGCTAACCATGACTTGGCAATCCAGAACCCAGAATACAAAAAGATACACAGTGAATTGGCAAAAGAAAGATTTAAAAATCCAGAGTACAGGGCTAAAATAGCTGCTGGTATAGAGGCCTTTTCTAGGTCAGGCAGACAGTCTAAACCTGAAAAAGTGGTTTCTGATGTATTAGACCTGCTTGAGATAAAATACACCAGAGAAAAATCTGTGGGTCCGTATAATTTTGACCTGTATTTATCGGATTTTAATATATACATTGAAGTACAAGGTGATTATTGGCACAACCTTCCGAATAACCAAAGGCGGGACGTTGCTAAATCAGCATATCTTAGAATTGCAAACCCTGATTCACTACTTTTGTGTATAGAAGAGCATGAGACTTTAATACCTGATTTGGTTCAAGATAAAATTCAGTCTGTAATTGGTGTCAGCGAGTCCAAAATAACTGAATTCGAGTTTAACCAATTAATTGTCAAGCCTATAGAGCACTCTGAGGGTAACAGATTTTTAAGAGCTTGGCACTATGCCCAGTGTGGTCGTAAAGCAAAGTTTATGTTTGGGGCTTACTTGGATGGCCAATTAATAGCAGTGGCAAAGTTCGCTCCTGTTGTTAGAAAAGAGGTGTCCACCTCAGTAGGACTTACTCCAAAAACAGTGTCGGAGTTGGATAGACTTTGTATCAGAACAGACTGCCACAAGCCTAATTTCGGGTCTTGGTTTTTAGCAAGATCGGCCAAACACTTCTGGGACCAATTTCCAGAAACCAAGGCAATAGTTTCGTTTGCCGATACTACCGTGGGCCATGAGGGCATCGTCTACCAAGCTTCAAATTGGGAACATGTTTCCACTACCAAGCCTGATTATGTGTACGTAGACACGACTGGTTGGATGATGCACAAAAAGACTTTATACAACCATGCCGTTGGATGCCATATGACAGAGAAGGAGTTTGCTGAATCAAAAGGGTACGTAAAAGTGTTTGGTAAAGAAAAGAAAAAGTTTGTGTTATTTAGACAGTAACACGCTCGTGTGGCCAAATGTCAAGGCGGGTCGACTCTAAATCGATCAGGTCAGGGTTCGAGTCCCTGGGCGAGCACCGAAAGGACTATGTATGACACACATGCAAAAGATAGACACCCTTTGTGAGCGCATGCTCACAGTTGAGGGTAAAACTAAACTTTATTTTAGTTTGGCTTGGGCTATGCAAACCAGGATGAATTTTGCTGGGTATTGCGGCCTACTAGAAGAAATAGTTATACCAGAAGAAGAGTTCTGGACTTTAGTTGACAAAACATCAGAAACTCAACACTTAAGCCACGCAGAAGCCATCTTATGGCTAAATGACACGGTGATAGTGCCTACCAAAAACCCAATACACCCGCTGGCTAAGTCGGACATTACCGTAAGGATTATTATATGACGGATCACAAGCTTCTCACTTCCAAAAATTTTGGTAAATGTGAGCATTGTGGCAGTAAGAAAGGTAGAACAGCACACGTTCTAGTCCAAACCAAGGGTGCAAAATCGGACAGGCCACTTACTATCCACAATGCGAGTCACTTTTTCGTGTACGACCATTTATACGAATCTGAAGTGTGGCTAAATCCAACATTTGGTGGACTAAATGTTGTAGTAGAATTTGACAACGCTGGTAAGGCTGTTTCATTGGTCCCGTATGACCCCTACACAGTAGGCAAACTAATAGAGCAGCGCGTGCCAGTTATACGAATAGAGAGAACAGAAATAGACTTTATCGAAGCTACCAAAATTAAGTCCGCATCCACGTAAAGAATTTTCGCACTGAGGGTTAAATGAGACGGTGGCGCAAGAAACTAAAGGACTACCAAACCTCCCTTAGGAAGTACATAGAGCAATTATCAATTGTGTACTGTTCTGTGTGCGGTACCCTGAACTCCGAGTATAAGGGTGGCAATAAGTGCACCCACTGCGGTCACATCTTCTCTGGTGGCTACAGGAGAACTCACAGAGGTGAGGTTGTACTGATTAGGGGCTGGTATGCAGTAACCGCAGAAATGCAACAAAACGAAGATAAACGGTTTTTTGGTGCTATAGACTCTGTCTAAATTACGTGACATTTTGTTTGTTGCTGCCTACTACGATGTTACTGATTTAAATCTAATAAATCAGGTTTTAGCAGTTTGTGACTAACAGTGTATAATTAACAAAGTTCTCAACTAATTTAGGAGCAGCAACAGTGGCCAACCCCTCAGCAAGTCTATTGGTGGTTTTAGATGGGGAATACAACCCGGATTCTGCACAGGCAATTGCAGGGGCAATAAAAATGATCAAAGGAGTGTTATCTGTTGACGCGGTACCGACCAATATGACACACTATGTTGCAAAGCAGATGGCCAAATCTGAGATTCGTCAACAAATGCAAGAACTGCTTAACACCAACAAATGACTTATACACACGAACAAAAAGTGGACATGCTTGTTAAAATGCTGTCCCTCCCAGACGGGGCAAAAAGACTAGAAGAACTACTTACTAAACATTTTAATGAGTCAGATGCGCCTACGGTTGTAGGGCTTGTTCAGAAAGTGGCACTCTTGATGCAGGGTAAATATCAACACTGACACCGAATACTCAGTTATACCCTTGGAGTCAGTGGCCATAGGTTATTCCCTTAAAAAGATTGGGACCGGTTATGTACTGCAATCAAAAAGGAAATTCACCCCTTGAAACTGCTGATTGTTTCTGATCTCCACGCAGAATTCCACCGGGACCACGGTGAAAGCCTCGTTGCTGATTTGGCAGACGCGGACATTGCTGTTCTCGCGGGAGACGTGGGCGTCCTTCAAGGTGGGTCTTTGAAGACGATCCTGACCACGTTCTCGAAGAAATATGCAAATGTAGTATACACCCTCGGCAATCATGAATTCTATGGGTCCGTGGCTGCAGTCGCCGAGGCCGAGATTGCTGCCATGTGTTCCCAATTTGGGAACATCTATCTTCTCCGGGACGAACCTGTAACTATCAGTGGGCGGCGATTTATTGGTGGTACACTTTGGTTCCCTGAACCTGAGCAGTACACCAAGAAGTTTGGGCGCGACTCAATGGCTGATTTCACAACTATTCGCAAATTCGAACCGTGGGTCTATGAACGTGGACGCCGAGACGTGGACATGATCCAAAAGAATGTCATGGAAACAGACGTGGTTGTTACCCATATGATCCCGCACAACGATCTGGTGACTGAACGTTGGCAGGGTAGCAAACTTAATGCGTTTTTCGTCGGAGGAATCGATGACTGTACTTTGGTGACTCCGAAGCTCTGGGTCTACGGGCATACACACGACTCGACAGATAAAACGCTAGGGCTGACCCGGTTCGTATGTAACCCGTTCGGGTATGCCCGTCAATCAGAAAACCCAAAATTCAACCCAAAATTGTTGATAGAGGTGTGAGTTATACCACAGCCCGCTGACCGCACCAAAGATGAACAACAGCTACTTGACAATGACCAATGGGGTGATTAAATTAAAAGTATGAGAATCAATTATCCCACTTCCGAAATGTAGCTGCACCTAGCCCGTGGTCCTCCTTGATGATTTAGAAAAGATGTTGCGTTTCTTTCTAAATCATCAAACAAAAGGAATTGGACCATGGATAAGATAGCACTCAAGTCGTCCCTAAAAGAAAAAATCTGCACGCGTAGACTTCTGAAAACAGAAATCTACGCTCTGAAACACACTATACGTGGTTGTCGTAAACAACTAAAACAACCAAATGGAGCTGCAGAGGTTGCACGTCTTCAACGTAGGTTGGACAAATCTAAAAATAAATCTCACGGTTTAAGATCCAGAATTCCCAATTCTTCTCTTCTCCGAGAACACCATCTAGCACTAGCTTTTTTAAACAATACCCCATACAAAGCGTGTGAATCTAAACTTAAGGCCGGTGAAGACAAACCGAATGTTAAGTCCTTGTCCAAACTTATTGGTACGTGTTTAGACAAAGATTACAGAACACTTCTTGAGGGTGCTATCAGTTTATGGCTGAATTCCGCAGCCATAAATTCCAAAGAAAATGTTGTAGGAGAGGCGTCTAGGCTAGTCCAAGAGAGTATCAACAAGTCTAGACGTATAATCCAGTCCCTAGAGGACTCCTTAAATAAATACTCAGACGTGGTATTGATTCACAAATGTAATTCAATGTCTGCGGGCATAGTAGGCTACAGACTTGACAGAGAAACCAAATACAAAGACGAAACCAAAAATTTGGAAAATTTGGAAAACCAACTTATTGCAATAAATAGTCCTGACGTCAAGTGGTTTGGTTTATGAGTAGACTATACTTTGTGACAAGAAAAGACCTGTCAGAGGGTAAAAGAGCAGCACAACTTCTTCATGCTATGGACCACTGGGCACTAAACCATGGGCCGCACCTGGGTACAGTGATAGTGTATGGTGTGCCGAAAGAACAAGATTTGATCTCGGCAGTCCCCGCCAATGGTAAGTGTGTTCTGTGGCACGAACCTGACTTAAACAATCAATTGACTGCCTTTGCCACAGACCAGCCCATGGAGTCACTTAAATTGTTGTGACATAACCGGTCCATCTTTAATGTTGACGAATGTTAAAGATGGAAGGACACCTTTCTGTATGATGACATTGAGTACTAAACTTAGGCTTATTGTTTCTAAATCTACCGATTTCAGCAACGAAATTGATGCATTTCAAAAAGAATGTGGCAAAAACGATTTAGAAGTGCCTCCCCTGCAGTTGCAGACTAGGGGGATTTACCTGACTATAGCTTATGGCAAACCTGTCGTCCTGGCACCCTCAAACGCCCATTTCAAGCCATCCGGATGGCGGTATGGTGGTGTTGAGTATGCAAATGTGCCAGAAGTGGTCGAGGCGATCAAAAATCAACGACAAAAAGTACTTGCATACATAGCAACTTTAGACAGTTTACTTCCTGTAGATAAGGAAATTAAGGTCAAACTCAGTGAGCACCTCGAAACACACAGCAACAATATAGACTCTGTGCTGAAACTGCTGGACCATACCAAACACACATTTTACTTGATAAGCTCTTCAGACTGGAAAACAGACCGTCCAAATAGTAAATTTTTGCATGTTATGGACACCATAAGTAAAAACTCATCTAAGTTTAGAGTGTTCAACCATAGAGACCAAGCACTTATAGTCCCCAGCGATTTAAGCATTGAGGACTTAGAAAGTGCTTCGTCCAGAATTCACATCGGGAGTTTGATTCGCAAAATAAGTTCTTTTATAAGAAAAATGTCCTCTATAGTCACGGAGGACCCCAACAAAGAAATCAGTCTGGTGCTAGATGGGGTACAACACGCACGTGGAGATACAGAGATATACCTTAAGAACCTAAGTGAAGACCAGTTAAACAAAATCCAGTGGACCAAAGTACCATTGGGTGGATTTATGTTCCCAAATAGTGGCGTAGACTCCAGGGTGCATTTAGACGAGAATGGAAAAATAACAGGTAACTTCGAGAAAATTAGACAGAACCCAAATAGTTATGTGAAATTTAAAAACTCTAAGTCTAATACGTACGTATTTGCCAAAAATGTTAGTTTACAAACACTGCAAAAACTCGTGGCTGCAAACATACTGTAGTACTTGTGTGGCGTAATACGTTGTTGTATAGTGTATTACGCCATGAAGAAAATATTCTCAATAAGAATAGAACAAGAAGACCTTGATTGGTTGGTAACCCACGCACGTGAGACCAACCAGCAACCCACAACACTGGTGTCAAATTGGATACACGTAATCCGTGTGCGTAATTTGACAACTACACTTACTGAGTCCTCGCTCTGGGGTACACAGTACAACCCAGCCCTTTGGGCTAAATGAGGAGTCTACGATGGACTTGAAAATAAGCATCAATTTAGATGGCAAAGAACTACCTGTCATCGTGCATAACAAAAACCTTTATTCTGAAGTTCCTTTATCTGGAGAGTATAAGATCAGAATTAGCAACCAAGTCAATAAAAGAAGACTTGTAGTTGTCTCTGTCGATGGTGTGAACGTAGTGAATGGAAAAGAAGCTTCACCCGATGGCCTTGGTTATGTGGTTGGGCCCTGGCAGACCATTGACATACCTGGGTTTCTTAGAACCAACCAGGAAGTGGCTGCATTCACATTTTCTTCTGAAGAAGAAAGCTTTACCAACCAAAGCGGTATGGGCACGTCTAATAATGGAGTTATTGGGGTTGCCATCTTTGAAGAAAAAGTCAAGCCCAACGTGTTCATAACAAACATGACACTGTCTTCTGGGCCTAATGCGTTTTCTGAACACACAAGAGGTTATAACCAGGAAACAACGATTGGTGGTACTGTTCAGTGTTGTGCAACATTTGATAGCACCACAATCGAAGCAACGGAAAAAGCGCCTGTAGTTAGTACGGCATACGGGGCCAAAAAGGAGTTTGTTACAATGGAGACAGACTTCGAAAGGGCAACCTCAATGCCATGCAAAGTATTCTCTTTGTACTACGGAGTGCGTGCTAGACTTAAGGCGTGGGGTGTACCGATTATAGAGGTTCGGGCCCTCCCCAAGGCGTTTCCAAATAGTACGGCCTCAGTACCCGCGCCTCCTGGATGGCAGGGCTAATCTTCCAAGATCGTCTTGCACAGAGCATGGAATGGGCCTCTCTCTGTGCAAGACGATTCCAAAGCGACCAACATTTTCAAAAAGATCGGGTCGTGCTTAGTGCCTGTGGGTGCGACATTCAGCCTATTAGTCATCATCTGAAGGTTTATGGAAACTGCAGCAAATTTGCCCTCCAGTGTGCGCAACTCTGCTGATTTCTCTTCCAATTCAGTTTTTGCAGCTTTGAGGGCCTCTTCCCCCTCGTGCCACTTACTGAAGACTTCGTCGTACTCGACGGCAGAGTACTGTCTGTCTGGAACAACAGTCTCAGTGGCACTAGTAGTCTCAACAGTAGTACCCGGAGTTTTAGCAATGGCGGCTCTGATCCCCTGTGTAAATCCAGACAGTGTGGATTCGGGGTGTAGCACGCCAGAATTGTATAAAATGCGAAATGTGTCTATCCATGAGTTGGTAGCCTTAATCCGTAATACCTCCGGTACTAGGTTTGGGTAGAATTCTGGGTCAATCTTCGTTTTTGGCTGTGACCTGTTGGGCGGGTTTTTGGGTATACTTAGACAGTTTGCTTTGGCGCACTTGGTGACTTGTTCAACAAATGGAGTTTGTTCCACATTTACTTTCGACTCCAGCACCAGCTTGGTGTGCAATCGTGACCAACTCGTACCACTGGCGATGGCGTGCACCAACTCATTTATGTCAGTACCAAACACAATGTTGTCCACCTTGTCCACCTTGTCCTCTTTAGAGTGTGTACTAGTAAGTCCTAGGCTACTTATACCCATAATCTCAAAAGCCTTGATTAATCCCGGTCTTGTTCTGTCTGAGTACACAAGTGTACATCCGGTTCCAGTGCACTTAATAATCTCGTTTTTGAATCTATGGTCGATTAAATCTTTTAATACCAGTACATAAGAGTTGATGATCTTACGACCAAAAGAAAAGCGGCCTTGTTCACACACTCTGATTTTAGTACCGGTGTTTTTGGAGAGATACTCGACAATCCATTGCCATCGCTTCTGCGGCCCACCGACTACCAGACAGATTTCTTGGTTATGTTCCACAATGGTACTTCGTGGTGTCTGTGCTATTGTCAATGACTAGGATTTTTGTGTTTTAGTGTGAGTATGGCTTCAACACCAGATAGAAAACCGTCTCCATTTGAAATACAAAGACCATCCTTACCCATACCCCCTATAAATGCTATGGTCTTACCACCGTACCAAAAAGGTATGGTGGACCTAAGGTGGGACGACCCGTCTACGTTTACGGCTAACTCCAAATTCACTATCCTGGGTGTAAATATATACAGGTCTGATGCTGGAGAGTACTATAAACTAAATGACGACCCAATTGGCGCCCTGTTTTATAGGGACCAAACAATAGACGTATCCGTTGTAGACGAAAATGTGTCTAACAGGTTTAAGACCAGTTGGAGTATGCACCACGAGTGCATACTGGTGCCAGCACACACGCCAATAACAAAACCTAGTACAAATGGGGCGCTGGCAGACTCTCCTAACGATGTTATATTTAAAATAAACGGAACGCCACTAAAGGTGGCTAGGGTTACTGGTTATACTGGCGACATAGAATTGAACACAAGACGGTCTCACAACATAAAAACGGGTAAGTTTGTGGAACCAATACTACCAAGTATCGGTGTAGACACGTGTACGTTGTCATATAGTTATACCCGATCCGTTCTACCTACTTCTACTTCTACTCGTAGAACCACCTACAAAGTAACTACGGTTGCTGTAGACCCATTTGATTCTAATGAGACAGTGGAGTCTAGACTTGAAGACTGTAATGTACTAACAGTAGACAGAATTGAAGAAACCGATTGGATTTGGTCAGAAGCAGTAAAGCGAAATGCATGGATCTTAGACCAAGGCGGAGAAAGAGTAAAAGTATTTTTAAGAAAATTTTATGGCACTAGGTGCCTGTGTTGGAATCCTAGTCACAAACAAGCCGAGAACGATTGCCAGACATGCCTCGGAACTGGTTGGGTAGGTGGGTATGACGGCCCGTACAACATCATAATTGCTCCGTCAGATGGGGCGAAAACTGTAACGCGTGACCCAAGGGGCTTGGTAACCACTCATCAGTATGAAGTGTTCATGGGCCCATCACCGCTACTATCCCAAAGAGACTTTATTGTTAGACAAAATGGGGATAGGTACACCGTGGGGGGCATAACATTACCTTCTGCAAGAGGGATGATTCTTCAGCAACAGTTCTCTTTGTCAGTAATACCAGAATCTGACATTAGATACAGGGCGAGTGTTTCTGATACTGTGGACAGGTACCCAGAAACACGGGAAGTAATGCCAATGATAACCGACAACCCTGGGGTGGACCCTAATGTGCAGAGAAGAGGGCGAACTCCCACATTTGGTAAACAAAATTGAACGAATTAATTAAACTATCACAATCAGATTTACTTAAGTCTGCCCAGGGTTTCATATCCGGTGTAAGAAAGTCAATTAGGCCCCAAAACTTAAAGGCCCCTACTGGTAATTTTACTAGGTCTTTTAAAGTCCAGATGTTGGGTGATAAAGTCTCTATAGTGTGCACACACGAAGCCGCTCGTGAAGCAGGGGACCAAGCTAACCGTGTCAAGTTGAACATACAGGGGATTAAGTACGCAGTGCACAGGGGGGATGTTACATTCCAATTGCCAAATTCAAATGTAACCATTAGAACAGCTAGGTCAATACAAAGTATTATTAAAGGTATAAGCCCCAATGCTACATTTGGCAAGACACCGGTTGCACTGTTGGCCGCACTCAATGCACAGAAACTCAATGCAACCAACAGCACCACGAGCAAGCAAGGTATTGATAAATCTAGTCTGCCTGTTAAAATAGACGGAAATACTGTAGTATACTCCATACCTAAGAATGAAAAAAAGCAGTGGACACCACAAAAAATAGAAAACAAAAATAATTTCATTCAACGCAGTATTAAGGCTGGTGTCCATGAATTCAAAAAACACTTACAAGAGAAAGCAAGAGTGACTATAACTAAAACAATTAAGAAATCCATTATGGACCTTTTATGACTCTGAAAATATTATGCTAGCTGTGTGCCTACGGTCTACTCGGCCACTTAAATACAATGATATACAATTTAAGGCCGGTAGGAAGTTATACTTTAATTTAGAAAGTATACCTATTGAGATTTTGCACCTGACTCGTGTAAAGTCGTTGGTACCTTCCAAAAGTACTAGCAACTTTTTGGTTAAACAATTGCATAGACTGCTGTCGGAGTTAAATGACATGGAAAAGAAACTAAAGCAAAGTGGTGGTGCATGGATTCTGGAAGTGAAGAACTCTAGAGTATACAGCGCTCCTGTCCGTGCTCAGGCGTGTGAAACCCCAGTTGCACTTCCTGAGAAATTGGAAGCAATCAGTCCTGTTGTCCCCGAGGTCCCTATTGTCCCCGAGGTAGTGGCAGCAGTAGCATCCGAGGTTCCCACTGTCCCTGAAATAGTGGAGACAATAGTAGTAGCACCTGTTACTATGGAGGCTGTGGAAACACCAGTCGAAACGACCCTGGAGACCCTGGAGACCCTGGAGGAAAACCCTTCCACGGTAGACCTCTCTGAGGAACCGGATGGGGTTGCTTATGACTTGCTAACTGTGGTCCCCAACGAGGGAATGAAGTTGGACACACTAATGAAAATAGCTGCTGCAAGAGGCATAGCAACAAAACGCGGTATGTCAAAAAAGGCAGTTGTAGACCGGATTTTAGACCCTAAGTAAGGATGCCCCATGTATTATAAGCTGCTATCATCAGTAAAAGAGCGCCTGATAAGAGAGATAAAACGGCACCTACTAGACCACCCCAAGTTTGTTAAAATGGTGCCGTTCGTTCAGGGCAAGTGGGCTTTTGAAGACCGACCTCAAATGGCTGTAGTGGTGTCCAACAACTCTGCAAGCCCATTGAAACTGTCTTCAGATAATTTCTTGGGTACTGTACTTTCCTACTCCATGCTCTCTAAGATGCCAGACAAGCCCGGAACTTCCGTGGAATGGATTAAGGACGACCTTTACGCCATAGACCGCAATGGTGGTCATTTCCCCACAAACCCGGGTGTGTACATTTTAGACATCAGCGGGTCACATATAGAAAAACAGGGCACTTTTACAATTACCCCCTGGTACTACGAGAACAGAGAACCACTTATAAAATTTGTTACGGGCAACGAAAATGCCATAACTCTGGCTCACGTACCGTTACAGGGGTCGCTAAGAATAATACAAAATGACAACATCCAACTAATAGAGTCAGAGTACTCTGTGGACTATGACACTGGAGAGATTTCCATTCTTAGAGATTTCTCCCCGGGAGATTATATTTGGGCTGAGTATGTGCACTTGGGTAATGCGATGGGGCCATTCTCATGGCAAGAAAACACGTCAAATACTACTGCACTGCCTGGAGTGTTTATAGCCTTCGGGAACAGGGTACAAAACGGGGATCAGCACGCCATAGTGATAACAGAAGGCAGAGTCGCTACCAGTTTGAATTATGGCGGTCAATGGAACATGAACATGAGTATTGATATTATTACCAGAGACAGTATCCAGTTTGAAGAGTTGATAGACTATCTAGGGGTTTTGTTGTGGGGCCCATCGAGAAACCAATTGAGTTACGAGGGCATAGAAATAACAGAGATGGATTTCAGTGGAGAAGCTGAAGAAGCCTACGACGAGAGTGGAGAGGACACTTACATCATAGGTTCTATAAGTCTCACCATGCTGTCTGACTATCACATGTCATTTCCGCTGCCTCAGTTGGTACGGGTAGTTAGAGACTATGACGACACCATCGCTGAGGAACTGGCACAGATGTCTAACCTGGACTCAATAACTGTAAAATCAACATTGAAATTGATGAAGTCTTTGGGGTTGTTCTTCACCAATGACCCATCCATACCGAGTAGTAATCGAAATTCACATCAGCCAATGATTTAAGGTGGCCCATGCCGTTGTACGAGTATAAGTGTGCACATTGTAACTTAAAATTTGAAGTTTTACGGCCTAATTCCAAAAAAGACGACCCTACGAAATGCACTGAATGTAAGAAGGAGGCCAGAAGGACACTATCTGCCCCTGAAGCTCAGTTCAATGCACCGGGGTTTGTAGCTAGCGATTTTCAGGATGTAGACAAGGTAGTCGGGGCTGACGCCGAAAAAAGATGGATTAGTGTGGAGCACAGACGCTCAGACATGATGAACGTAATTTCAAAGGAAAAAGCTACAAATGTAGCCAGAACTTCCGATGGAAAGTACGTGCCAATACACTATAGCCAAGCTGTAACACACGTACAAAATCAAAGATTTGGAGAAAGTGTGGCCCCGCCTACTTCACTCCCTAGTATAGCCCAAAAAGATTAGTCAAACACCTTCGAGCAGTGCTCCCACATCGCGTAGTTTGTACCCGGCATGTAGTATGTGTTACAAAAATCGTGATGCTCAGACACGTACATTTCTAAAAGCTTCGGATTGTCTTTCATACATTTTTTAATATTTACAAGCCTGTCAGCCAACTTAACTCTAACCCCTATTGTTGTAGACACTGAATCGTATGCACTGCAGGCAGCTATAACACTTTTAATTCTGGCATATGTGAGGCGCTTTCTGGTTTTGCGGTTAACCCCGGGCTCATCAGTACAAAAAAGAACACCATCCACCACAACAATAGGGACTCCGATCCTAATTAGTTTTTCTGAGGTGAGATCAGTGTCCTCTACGGTGTCGTGTAGCAGTCCAACGGCTTTATCTTCAAATGAATCAAAGCCGAATTCGCCAAGCATAGAGACTACCGCGTCCAGATGAACTGAGTACGGGTCTTCTCCGTATTTTTGGGTCCCGTGGGCGCGTATGGCAATATCTCTTATCTGCTCTATTGTAAGTGTTCTCATTTTTACTCTCTTATGTAGTCAGGCTACTTTTCACACATAGGCTCAATTAGTCAATTGACATACAACACGCCATTGTGTAAGTAACGGAGTAGATGGACAGTTACATAATGACAAAACTTGGGTTTCAAAGCCTAAACTGGCAAAAAGTGCAGTGGAACTGGGAAGATTTTTGCCAGTTTGGCAACTTCTTCTGCAATCATTTTGTTGTCATACCTAGCCGAAAAGTGTACCAGTATTACTGCTTTGTTGTGAAACAGATGGGACCTTTCGGCTATTTGACGCACGTGGGTGTGTCCCCGCTCTTCTACAAACTCGTTGGTCAAGTCCCCTAAGAACGTGGATTCAGTGATCAGGACATCGGCATTTACAGCTTCAGAATTAGTGTCAAATATGCTGGCCCTAGTGTCCCCTGTATAAGCTATTCTCTTGTGCTCTATGATGTCTATAACTTCAACCCCGGACCGGCTAATCCTGCCTATTTCGTCTCCGGGTAAATAAGCAAACTCTTTCTTTAGTTTCTTTCTTTCTTCAGAAATTAAGTAACCCTGACTGGGAATTCTATGGTTTGTAGCAAACGCTGTTATTTTGTGTCGATTTAACGTGACCGACTTACCAGCTTCAAGTGCGATAACTGTCACATTTGGACCGCTGTTTTCTTCTTGTAGTTTTGCCCAAATACTGAACAAGCTATGGACCTGGGGTTCGAGCCACGGTGGCACTACGTAAGTGGTTGTCTTATTGCCCTGCATGGCCCGAATGTTGGCATGCAAAACGAGACCTGACATGTGGTCAATGTGACCATGGGTTATTAGTACTACATTGCACTTTAGAGAAGCAGGGGTGACAGTACCGATGTCTAAACAAATACCAACATTGGTAATTGAAATAGCAGACCCGACCCCGCTTACAGCTATCCCATCGAACTCTAGCCCATCTGCTATTATAACTGCCACTTGTTTTCCTACACTTGTTTTTAGGGCTTAATGTATTATTTTTATAGGTTTGTAGTCTATAACCGCATCTTCTGAGATAACCCCCTGGCACTCGCTGGACTTAAAATTATAAACATACCACTCACCCGCTAGAAGCTGACGAGCTTCCATCAAAGGTAGTATGGACCTAGTCCACTCAGTGAACCTGCATTTGCGAAATTTAATTTGACTTGCCATAACCGTCATTGTACCACCCACCACCCTTCAAGTAAAAGCTCGATTTAGATACCAGTTTTACAGTATCACAACCACACTGAGTACCCTCATTTTGTTTTGGACATGGCGGGTTCGGACTATCCATTTTGTTTGTTTGTTCAAATTCGTGTTCGCACTTGGTACATCGGTATTCGTACAGTGGCATTTGACCTGCTTTAGTTGTGTTGGTCTAAGCTTTTGGTGTAACTTGCAACGGCTGCTACCTGTTTATCAGTCAGGTAATTCTTCCTGTCGTAGAAACTTTGAACACCATCTAAAAACGCTGTAGCCTTAATTTTTATTTGCCAGTTAGTACATGAGTTGACTTTGTTGCTAAAGTCTAACAACAATGTCTTTATTTGCTCATCCCCAATGTCAGATTTGGGCTTAGGTGGCTGGCTTGAGTGTTCTTTTTGTATTCCATACAACCTAAGCTGCAAAACCTCTATAGCCTCTATTAAGTCCGTCTCGGGTATCAATTCAAGCACTTTGTTGAGCAACTTATTTTGCGACATTGTTTGGTCTTGTCTTGCCATGTATAACAATACACCTCTTCATTGGTGCGGTGTGTTACGTTAATCCTTAAATTATGTTTGGTGATGTAAATAGGCTTGAACACTTGTGTGGAACCCCATATAAGTTTGAGAGGTAAACATGGCCGGGCCCTTTGAAGGTTATTCCCCTCCTGGTAACTATTCCAGAACAAACGTTGAAGAGCCCCAGCCTGTTGTAGCCGCTTCGGCTAGGGTTCCTATTTTCATCGGTACTGGGTCCGAAACATTACAGCGAAAATCTTTCGAGGTAATACGCGGGTCTTCTGCCACGGTTGACACGGCAGTTTATTCCGAGAATGTTTCGTCAAGATTTTTAACAAACAACGACACCGACAACCCCGTCTATGGGGAAGCAGACGGCACTATAGTGAAATTTCGGGTACAGAAGTACCCTATAGTCACTGGGTCTGGTAGCGGTTCATCGTCTTCCAACCCTGCACACGTGTCCGTGGTTGTGAATGACGAAGCCGTCGTAGTTACCGAGGTTGACGGTGCCAATGGGTACATAACTCTGTCTGTGGGTCCCGACGTAGACACCGTAACAAAGGTCACGTACTTCTACCGCAGGTCTGACACACAAATAACCGAAACCCTAAGCTCTCAGGTGACCTTAGGGTCAGCTGTACTTGAGTCCAGTGCTGAGACCTTTGATGTGGTTGCGGACACCAACGATTCCTTAATTTTAATCGTAGATGGAGTCTCTTCAACAATACCTCTGACAGCCGGTTTAGGTAGAACAGCAGCCCAAATCAAGACCGATATTGATACAGTGGGCCCGGTAGGACTTACGACATCAACTGATGTACGTCCCAATGGTTCAACGGTGCTGAGACTTACTGCAGACCAGGAAGTCGCTGTTGGGGCAGGTACTGCAAATGCTATTCTTGGCTGGAATGCCACCTCGACCAGTGGTAGAAACTGTGTATTCAAGGTTGCTCACTTCCCCATCGTTGACGGAAGAGACGGCGCCATCACTACTACTGACCCCTCCCATGTAACGGTCACTGTCGATGACGACGAGGTTATTGTTAGTGAAGTTGATGGGGCCAATGGTTTAGTAACTGTGTCTCTTCCGCCAAAAGCCGGGACTGTTGTAACAGTTACCCACTATTTCTCAAATTGGCAAGATACTGGCGACACCCTTCCTGATGCGGGCATTGTAAGCATCGACAGAATTGGTAACACAGAGGGGTCTTCGGACTACACTCAAGATACATCATTTGTACTAGACTCTGAGAATTCCAAGATTCTCTGGGGTGCAGCATACAGAGTGGTGTCAAACACCCACACAAGTGGGTCTGAATACTTAGACACTACCCAAATAAGTCCCACGTTAATTGACAATAGACTGTATTTGACCGAGTGCACTCGGTCTGGCTCGTCTCGGAAAGAGTTCATCCTGCCCATTGCTCCCACTACCGGAAATGGGTATGACACCCCACTTGGCAGTTCGGTGTTTCAGGATATAACAAATAGTCGAAGAGATTTGCCTAACGACCGACCTGACTTAGTGAGTGTGTATCACGGTGTTGATGTTAGGGATGCCCTGAATAGACCAGCAATAACTGTTTCTAAAGTAGAGTCATCAAGTAGAAAAGTTACTCTGTCCAGTCCTATCCCTCCTGATCATAAGGCATACGCAACCTTTTGGTACAACAGACTTGCAGATGCGTATGACACGTCTGCTTACAACTTAGCCGTTGTGGCTGCAGGCGGTTCTGGAACGGGAACCTACACTGTTACAGGTCAAAATAGTACTATACTACGACAGGTAAGATTTTCAAAACCTGGGTTGGCTGGAAACGCCCCTGCGGTTTCGGTGGCTTGGCCGTCTGGTTCTGAAAGCCAGCCCGATGCCATCCACTACGGCGGAACTTCTCTTGATGAGATAGTTACTGTAGTTTTCAAGAATTACTTGAAAGAACCCGCACAGTATGTAGTTGGCAATTCCGAATCGTATGACTTGAGAGTTGGGTTTAGCGACCAGTTCCGTCCGGTTCCGTCCAACACGGCAGTTGCTCCAATTGAACTGGCCACCTCTATAGTCAAGGCTCACTTAGTAGGTGGGTATGTAAACGGAGCATACCAAGCAGCTTGGCTTGGAAAAAAGGTAGCTTTTGACATTGATGGAACGAGCATAGAAACTGCTGCCATAGAAGCAGACGATACAATTGCCGACATTGTCGTTAAGATAAATGCCCAACTAGCTGATTGCGCCACATTTAGAGTTGACGCGAATCAGGCTGGATATGGTCACCTCGTTATCAAGGGTTCGGCTGCTCCCGGGGTTCTTGAGGATGAGGCAGGGGTTGACACTGCCATTGGTGACATGTCTACTACTTCTAAATACATAGAAGTGATAGGTACAGCGGTCTCGGGAGACCAGCTTGATGTAACCGACCTTGGTTTGGTTATGGGTACCAAGGTATATGGTGTTTCTAGAGCCACCACAATGCCGGCTTGGCAACGTGGGTCTGTTGCTGGTCCATACGCGATAGCAGCTGACACCGATTTCTCGTTTAGCGTAGATGGTGTAGACATTGTAGTTACACTGCCTGATGGTGGGGCTATCACTACTGCAGCTGTTGCTGTGGCAATTAATGCTGTTACCAGCGTGGATGCCACCCTTGTTGCCGTGTACGGCGCAGGCGAAGTGCCTGATGTGGCATACATTTCCGACTGGCAGGCTGGTGGTGACCGATTGATGTTGCTCTCCCCCTCGGAAGGAGACACGTCAAACATTACCATTGGAGCAAACGTTGTAGCCAATGGGCTGTTGGGCTTCACGGCAGCAGTAGTTGCAAACTCGACCATGGTTTCGGCAATTGATTTAGCAACTGTGCTAAACGCACACGATGGCGGAAACTTCACTGCACCTGTTGCTAACACTTTCCGGTCAAATTTTGTAGCAGACACGGTCACGGACCCCACTGAGGGGGCCAGCGGAACCTTCCTTAGAATCAGAACCAGAAGCTCTGGCACTTCAACAGCGGTCACGTTTGCATCGGCAGAGGACGACGCCCAGGTGTTGAACGCGTGGGAAGTTCTTGGTGTTTCAGCAGGTGATACTGATTCAGGTCAAGGTTCCCAGCAAGGTTTTTACGTTTACAGCAATCAGGCTAGTGGTACTGGGTCTGCTGATGACTCTGTTCTTAGTGACGATGGGACTGGTTCGGATGGCTTTGTTGGTGTAACTTACACCGATAGCGTGACTGGCTTACGGTTTACGGTTTTGCCATCTGAAGCTGATTACGATGAGGACTCCTCTTTCCGACTCACTGTAACCAGAACGCATACAGCCAGTGCTAACACCCCGACATATTCCATCCCAGGGTTGAGCGTAGTAGTGGCCAATACTTTGAGTGTGGCCGTTGGAGACAGTGCAAAGGTTGAAACCTTCGACCGTTCTAGTGGAGAGGCCGAGCCCGCGATTGGTGACAGTTACTACGTCGATTGGTCTTACACCAAAACTGACATAACCCCAAAAATTTTCACGGACATGAATGACGTAGTTCGTGAGTACGGGCCGGTAAACCCAGCCAATAGGTTGTCGCTAGCAGCTTGGCTTGCTATTCGAAATGGGGCCTCGGCAGTGGCTTGTAAGCAGGTATTTAAATCGTCGGGTGCGGCTGATGCCTCGGCCTCTGTTTACATTGCTGCACTGAATGACCTAAAAGTAGCCCTCCCGAATGGGACCAATCCTGCTGTGGTAGTCCCGTTAACGGGCAGCGCTGATGTACATCAATCGGTACGAGAACACTGCCAGATGATGAGCAGCATTCGTAACCGAAAAGAACGTACAGGTATTGTTGGTTTCCCGTCCGGAACCACTCCTACAGCGGCTCAATTGAGAGCCCGAGCTATAGGAAACGAACTGGTTCAGGTAGTTTACCCTGATACTGCGTCCATGGACTTAGTGGATGAGTTAGGTAGAACTACAACCGTTTTGGTGGATGGACCCATCGTTGCTGCTGCTTATGCTGGCAGGTTTGTAAGCCTGTCTTACGATGAGGCTACAGATTTCACTTCTAAGCCCATAGTTGGCTTCAAGAAGATGATGCGCACGATGGATGAAGTTACAATGAATCAGGTGGCCAGCGCTGGTATCACCCTGGTCCATACTGTAGGCTCCAGAATAGAAGTACGCCATTCGGTTACTACCGATATGTCCTCGGTGTTGACCAGAACTCCGTCTGTGATTCAGGTTAAACACCGAATTCAGCGAGGCGTCCGCACCGCGTTGAACAAGTACATCGGGCAGAAAAATGTAGGCTCTCTAGTTGGAGATGCCGAGAAGACTGTAAAAGATTATTTGGGCCAAGAAGTTGGGGTTCAAATCATTGGGGCCTACGACAAGGTGAAAATTAAGCCTAACGACAATGACCCTACCATTTGGGAAGTCTCAGCTGCATACCAAACCATACTCCCGGTCTTGTGGATTGTTACAACCTTTACTTTAAGAGTGAAGCTGTAATCAATAATCTTTTTGTTAACAGATTCAACTGAACACTGTCAGTACGTTGTAACGGAGAAAATAAAGATGGAAACTAAGATCGCCTCTGCTGTAGCTACTCTCGAAAGTGCCATTGCCGCTCGCCTTGCCGCTCGTCGCAGTGCAACCGAGGATAAGCCTGAGGGTAACAACAAGACGGCTGCGCATACTGAGGCTAAGGCCCGAGTAGCCGCTGTTGTGGCCCACATGGCGAATGTTGCCGAAATTTTTGAAAATGCGGCTGAGTATGGTGTGAACACCACAGCTGCTATGGACACTCTCAAGGCCACGATTGCTGATGTTGCCAACGCGGTTGAGCCCCTTGAGGACGAGCCTGCGGAAACTGTAACTGCCGCTGTTGAGCGGATTGAGAACTCAGTTTTCCAGCTTTACCCGAAGCTTGTCTAATTGTTTTGTGCTGGGTGTAGCCTGAAAATCAGTGATGGAGTGTAAGTCATGGCACTAAATGCAGGCTATATCTACCGAGAAGGGGCAACACCCAACACAAATGTTGCTGTTTCTCAAAAAGTAAAAATATACACGGTGTCATACGGTGAGGCTACAGCCAGTCAGATAGGCGTCTCTTCTGAGTTTACTCAGGAAGCCGAGAGCCGAGAGATGGTTGCTGTCAGAGGTATCGGTTATGGCGACCGAGTGCAGGAAATCGTACCCGGCAATACCGCTGAGGCAACCATCTCGATAACTCGTCGCTTGCTGTATGTGCTTAACTTGCACCAGCAATTGGGCTACAGAGGTGGTGTTGCCGGTGCTGTAAGGTCCATCAGGTACCATAGATGGCCATTCGATCTCAAGCAGGAAATGGTGTTCTCCGAACTAGCACACAGAAATGTGATGGACAATGGCGGCGGCGATGGCATGACAACCCGAGCCGCAGACGCCGATTTTGACGCCAGAGTTAATGGTGTTACAAGTGCTGTGGTCACTTGGTATGAGGGCTGTTGGGTTGAAAGTTATGGCCAAACTGGCATAGCTGCTGACGGCAATGCCATAGACGAACAGGTTTCTGCAAAGGTCACTGACATAGTGAGCCATCATGGGTTCCAAGGTGTAGACACATTCTATGCCATGAATACCGGTAACAACCCGTTTAGAGATGTAGGCGGCGGAAGTGCTTTGTATGGCGCCGCTCACCCGGCGTCTGCCCCTCGCCCCGACCGGTAATTTAGTGTTGTAAAATATTAAATGAGCATAAAAGAATCTCTAGACAAATTCAAAGCCTTAGGTAGAAAAACACTCAAATTTAGTGCCATGGACGGTGCTATCACGGGTGTTTTCCGCGTTTATACACGAAATAGAGACGCAGAAATAATGGAGTGGGCCGGAGAAATGGACGGTCTGCTCTACACTCGTAGATATAAAATAGGAATGCTGTCTAATGCCATTATAGAACTTAATGGTATAAGCTTTAGAGAATTAAAAAATATAGAAATAGACGCAGACACTAAAGTCCCCGTAAACATCTATTTAAGAGACAACATCATTGGCCATGACGATGAGGGGTGGGACGAGTCTCTTATCAACGCTTTGATCAAACAATACCAAGTTTTACAAGCAAAAGTAGAACTTGAGGCTATAGCTGGTGTGGAGTATGAGAACTTAGGCATCCCAGAACAAATCTCTGTACTAGAGTCTAAATTGGAAGCTTTAAGGGCTATTCAAGAACGAGTACCGGGACAGGGTGCCACTAGTGAACCAACTGCACCAACAGAGACTGCTTCAGAGAGCGGAGAGACTCAGTCAAGTAGCAACCCTGATTCAGCAGGGGTTCCTGACAGCACCAAGTAAATTTGGTGATTCTAGAGTAGTATGGAAAACTATCAATTCTTTTGAGCGAGGTGTAATACAATCTCTAAAAAATCAAGAACTTGCTTTTTTAGCATATTCTATATTTGTAATCGACGATATAAACATACTTCCAATAAGACCCAAATTACATAAAGTAATCAAGTCTTTAAGTTATTGGCCTCCTCACGCAATAAATATAGCATTACGCCAGCTAATAGAACTAAACAAGAAAGCAAATGACCTGGGTACAGACGTAGAAGCGTACTCGTACACGGGGACGTCAAGCATGCACTGGACCGGGTTGATGGGACACCTACCCAACGACCCGAAAATAACCGGGATGGCAGGCACAGACCTTATAGGCTTAAACGACTATCAATACATATGGATAAGCATTATGTCTCGCGAGGATAAAGAATTCCAGCGACACCTGCACAACGAGGCAGCTAAACTAGTAGCTGCCACTAATAGCCCCAAGTTTGTCGAAAAATTAGAAAAACACGAGAGAAGTATAGAAAAAGACAGAGATAAGAAAAGACAGAGACTCGTGGAAGGTATAGAAACAACAGAAGACGGGTATGAATTAAAAATAGCCAGAACAACAGATGAACTTAGTACTCAGCTTCAGCAGCAGATAAAGGGTGAAAAGGATGAACACGACTTATCCATCGAAATGCACGAAAAAAAGATTGAAGACGACAATAGAGACTTTGAAGAATTTGTGAAAGACCGCACTATTCAACAGGCTAGGGTTAGTAGGCCGAGTATTCCAGATGGAGCCGTAAAATTGGACGAAGAGTCGTTCGGACTTACTTTGTCTCAAATGAATGAGTATCGTAGGTTATCAGACGAGAAAGCCAAATTTGAGAGGGAAAGTCTCGTTTCCCCTTCGGTCATCATGGAAGCTTGGCGTCAACGCCAGCGGAAGTGAGTTTGCATGGCCAGCACAGAGACAATCAAATTTCTACTTGATATCGACACAAAAACCAATAAGTTGCAATCAGTTATAAGTGACGCAGAAGACGACATAAAAAAGTTCCAATCGCGTATAGAAAAATCTTTAAGGATAGACCTGGAATTTGGCATAAATTCTGACAAGGCTCTGAGCAAAGCAACCAAAGCACTCAAAACCTTAAATAAAAAGGTATCAAAAGACTTATCACAACTATCCAATGAACTTAAAATCAGTGTAGACACCTCTGGGTTGGAAAAACTTGATCAGTTATACTCAAAACTCTCAAAGAAAAAGAAACAGTATGATAAAGCTGCGGGAAATGCCCCCAAACAAGACAAAATTGCTGTGGAGATGGGCGATATAAAAGATGACATTGCCCAAATAACCAGTGGTATTGAGGACGCCAGAGAGAAATTATTAAAACAAGCAGAGATAGAGATTAAGTTAAAAATTGATGCAGAATTTAAAGGCAAACTAGCAAAAGACGTATTTGGCGCCATCAAGGGTGGCATAGGGAAATTTGCGTCCAAAGACTTATTTGGTGCCATTGCTACTACAGGCGGTGGACTGGGGAAAGCTGGATTAGCGCACCTAGAACATAAAGAAAAAAAGGCGGGTGGCTCTGGACTGAAAGCAGCCAAATTTGGTATGTATATGGGTGGAGCCGCAGGTGTCATAGGTGCTCTCATAGGTTTGTTGTCTGCTGCAGACACTCAATTTAAAGAGTTCTCCAAATCGGCTGTTGAAGCTGGCGGTGGACTCCAATTCCTAAAGGATACCTCTGGTGCAACTGCTGGTGGGATGTCCTCAAATTCTAAAGACATTTTTGACGGACTAGAAAAGTACAATGACGCCATTGTGAAGTTTGACTTTAATAGGATGTGGCGTGTAGACCCAAAACAACATATGGAATTTTTAAATGCTATACAGGGGGCGAACGTATCTGTCAAAGATCTACAAAACATAGCTGGTGAAACATTCACCTCATTTGAAAATGACTTGATGAAAAACGCCGTCATGTTACATCTGAACTTGGGAGTACCACTAAGCGAAATCGGTGATGCCCTGGGTACCTGGGTTACAAACCTTGGGATGAGCTTAGACGACGTAAAAATGTCGATGGCTGCACTGTCTCAGGACGCACTGTCATCTGGAATGCAGACCAAAAGGTTTTTTGATATAGTTAAAAATACCACTAAGGGTATGGGACTTTATGGGATTAAGGTAGAAGAAACATCCTCTTTATTAAAAGAACTGTCTATGGCCCTAGGCCCCGATGAAGCAGAGCGGGCTATGGCTGGGATAGCCAGTTTTTACCATAACGAAAGTATGCAAGGTTCAATACGTGCTTTGGCTATAGGTGGCAGACGTGGTACTAAAGCCGTGGAGGGTTCTGTAAACAGAAGTGTAGACAGAGCTATAGGTGATGGGGACACTACTACCAAAGAAAATAGGTCTGAGAGAATTAAAACGTTGAAGGGTATTAGGGACGCACTGATCCCAAAAATGCAAAAGAAAACTGCCACCGTAGAGGAACAAGGAAAGTATAGACAAGCAACTGCAGCACTGTCTCAAGCCACTCAGTTTGGGAAGGGTGGCATTATGAATGCTGCCATGGCTCTGCCAGCCACAGACCTTCAAGGAAAGCTTGAGACAAAAATGGCAGAAATCGGTCGTATGACGGGCATATACGACATAGGTGACATGGATAAAATGACCTCCAGGAGCAAATTAGCTGCTGAGGGTGCTGGTGTCATGAACGACGAGCAATTTAGACAACTAAGTGCACTTGGATCTTATGTAAAGGACATAGGTGGTGGGAGTTTAGAAAAGGCCATAGCCACCATGTCTGACGAACAGAAGAAAGCACTTATGGGCACCATGGCTGGTCCTGCCAAAGAGACGGCCGAAAATACCACAACCATGGCCGATGCTTTGAGCCAAGTTATACCTGCAATTTTAAATCAAATATCTGGCGGTATTTATGACATTGTTGATTACTTTGCCAACAGTCGAATGTTCGGCGGTACCAACAAAGATAAGTTGACTTCACAATACAGAAAAGAAGAAAAAGCAGTAAAGGCAGACTTAAAAAATGAGCAAAGAAAAAAAGAAAAAATGCTCGAAGTGGGCGATAAAGAAGGTGCTGAAAAACAAGACGGTGCAATTGCATACCAAAAAAAGAGGTTAAAGGAAGTTAGAGATAAAAGTGAGACATTGAATGCCATTACTGGCAACAGTGTGGCCGAAGATGCCTCTATAGAAGTTATGCAAACTTATGTTAATACACTAATGGACGCTAAAGCCAAACAAGAATTTGAAATTGAAAATAAGAAAGCTGAAAAAGACAAAGCTGAAAAAGACAAAGCACGTAAGGAGAAAGAGGCAACAATAACCAAATTACCCCCAAAAGAAAGACAGAAAGCCCAAGAGAAGCTAGCCCAAGAAGATGCAAACGCAAAAAAGGAGGAAGAGACCCGAGTTACAGAACTTAACAAGAAGTATGGTCACAGATTTGACAAAGGTTCAGAACCAGTACTTACACAAAACGAACCTGTGATTCCTCTCCCTGGCGTGTTAACTGAGGACCCACTTAAAAATGTTGTAGAAACTATATCTGAAGGAAATAAGTTATACGCAGAAATGGATGAAAAGATGAAAGGTACAGAAGACATACTAAAAAGGGTGGAAAGTGGGGGGTCTTTAAACACATTGGGCGAATTGGGCAAAGATACGGTTAAAGGACTTGGAGATGACATATCCAACAAAGTAAATAAGGGTAATATACTAAACAGCCTAGCTGACTCGTCGCTTACCCCTGACCAATTGGCTGAAGTCTCAGAGTATGTGGGTGGGTCCGGAGAGATTAGCAGTGCAACCAAATTGGCTATGAATGCAGACCCGGGTCAGGCTAACAGACTTAAGTTACTTACAATGCATGATGCAAAAATTACTCGTGGTGGTTTGGCCCAGATAATGCCGGGAGAGATATATAAGCCTGCTCAAGCTGAACAAATGAAAACTGGGGCCCTGGCTAATAACGGGGGTGGTTCGGGTGCTAACATTACTATAAACATACATGGTGGTGACATCAACGCTGTAAAACAAACAGTGTTGGGTATTTTGTATGACCACGACCGAAGAAGGGCTACAGCTTAAAAATGCCCATCGGTAGACATGGTATAAGGGGAGCCCCCCGACAGTCTCTCTCCACTCAGTATGAGGGTGGACTTGATCAACCTGTCAACGGGGACTGGATTCCCTTTGTATTTTGGGTGATAGGTCCAGATTTAACTACAGTGGTAAGTCCCCCGCTTTATATGAGGGTGAACCCGTCTGGGTTTAGTACTCAGATGTCTAAAGTTGTAGACTCATTCAACACCAAAGGCGCATGGATCGAGCAGTCCTGGGGCGAATCTCTACAAATCTTTCAAATAGAGAGCGGTACGGGAGCATTTATTTCGGTAGAGCACGGGTTGGTGTCTGCCCACACATTTAACAATGAATCTGCCCCACTTAGACACAAAACTTTGTCAAACTATCAATTTAAAAGGTTGTTGGACTTATACAGAAACAATGGCCTGATTCGTGATGAAAATGGCTCTGTTTATATGGCAGGCAGAATTAGAGTGGCTTTTGACCAGGGTGTATACGACGGATTCTTTAATGAGTTTACATGGACCGAGGATGCTTCTAGGCCTTATATGTTTACATTTTCTATTTCTTTTCAAGTTGAGGAAATAGTTATACAAACCGTGTACTCGAATAGTCAGGTTTAGGACATGGCAGACAGTACATCATTTACTTTAGAAAATGTCCCGGTTCCTGAGAATTCTGGGATAAAATGGCTCAATACAGCCATGAGGCCCGTGGCCGCTTCCAGAACTGAAAGTGCCGCTATGGCTTTCAAATTGGTGCCCCCGCCCAGGTCTACAGTATCCGAGTCAACTGTTGGTATAAATAAAGCTGCCATCAATAGTGGATTTGGCAGGAAATCTATGCCAAAAAATCCCAGGGCTGAAAACCTAGAGGCTGTCAACACAGGGAACAACAACACAGTCCCCGCTAACATGAATGATGTTATAGACGCCATAGAAGCACTGCCCACTTTGGTGTTGTTGATAAACCCATCCACCCTGGATTTTGCTTTATCAAAAGTTAGAACTGAGGGTCAAATGACCCGCACAAGAAAATACAAAATAGAACACTGGGGCGAAAACCTAGACGAGATTAAGATATCCGGTCAAACTGGTGGTTTCGTGTGTGTCGACCCAGATGGGTATGGTGGTTTGACCCGATCACATAGAAATGGATCAGCTGCCTGGAGAAATTTACAAAGCTTGGTGGCAGTATACCGGTCTAACGGAAATGTTTATGTGGATGGTTCTGTACCTTCCAACAATTCTGCTGGAGATTCGAGAATCCCGTATAAAATTGGTTATGTAAACATGTTTTATGATGGTGTTATGTACAGTGGTAGATTTTCAGAGTTCCAGATAAATGAGACAGCAGACATGCCACATGTTGTCGACTATAGTGCAAGTTTTACAGTGCATCGAACCACGAGGCTGGATCAATCGATTAGGGTGCCTAATTCTTTCAAGACTTCTGGTATTGGAAACACAGTAAATGAATTAGGCGGTATCATTGGTAGGGGTGTGGTTGCTGTTGGGAACCTCTAAAGAGAATACGGCATGGACGTTTAGGATACTGCAGTATGTCTAGCCCATGGAGTGGCAGTTGGGTCGAAAACGCCAGACCCGTTATAAGGATGGCCCCAGACTGCATCGTGTACATAAATGGCCTCGTTGAGGTTACATCTTGTCTGGATTGTCACCGTAAAATAGACATAAACAATTATGTAACAGGCATAACCACAGATTTGTCTGTAGAGAATGCCCCGGGGTCTGCTTCTATATCACTATGTATACCTATACACGATTTTGATAACTTTCGTAAAGACGGCGTTTTCATAATAAATTCCATGATGGAAATAGAGATACACTCTAAAGGTGCTTATCACATAAACGGAGAATGTAAATATTACCCCATATTTTGGGGCGTTGTCACCACCATTCAAACAGGGTGGAGTGGTGGTGAGCACACTGTATCAATAAACTGCGCAGACATAACAAAATGGTGGGAACTGACACGGGTCACCACCCAGCGAGGTGTGGTTACTAGTAACTATGGTGGGTCTATCCAAGGTGCTACCGGAGCAGCGGGCCATGCATTTGAAGGATGGAGCGTTTTCCAAATATTTTATTTTATAGCTTTAAACGTAGCAGGCGACAACGCCCTTTTGTCCGGACAGTTGGAAAGTTATGCCCAGTCTACCCCATCTGAAAAGTTTGTAGACGTGGCCGACGTGATGTCATATTGGGTGGAAAGATTTAAAAAACAAATATTTAATATTCGGGTGTACGGATTAGGGGTCAAGAAAAATGCAGACGGTACCTCAGAAGACACCTTCATGCCCGACCTTAAGGCCATGCAACAAATGGTGCTTTATGGTAAAAGGACTAAACCAAAAGATAGAGGGAATCGGAACACTACAAAATTTGATGCCGTTAGAATGGATGTGTCTAAAGTACTATTAGCCAAGCAGCTCCAGTTCCAGCCAGGGCCAGTGTTTGAGGCTGAACAAATGTCTAGGTTGGAGTTAGCCAACCAAATAAAAGACCTTATAGGGTACGAATTCTACATGGACTCTGACGGCGGTATAACCTTCAAACCACCATGGTACAATATGAATGTTATGAATTTGCCAACCCAAATAATAACAGACAAAGACATTATAAGTTGGTCTGAATCAGATGACGAGAGCAGGGTATACACCGTACTAAAGGTAGCAGGTAGCTTCATCAGGAGTGATATAGCGGTGGGGGGCGAGGGGTGGTTGGTACCACAGGGTATTGTGGTGGATCACAGATTGGCAAAACGGTATGGGTACAGAATGGGTCCTGAAACCCGTATGGAGTATTATTCAGACCCATACAGTTTGTGGATTTACGCCGTGGATAGACTGGACGTTTTGAATTCTAAAAGACGGTCTGCCAACGTAGAAATTCCACATAGACCTGAAATTCGCATGGGAATACCAGTGTATATAGAGCCGTCTGACACATTTTGGTATGTACTGTCCGTGAATCATAGCCTTACATTTAGCGGCAGAGCTACTACAAGTCTAACCCTTACAGCCCCGCGATCAAGCTTTACCATGGACAGGGACATGAATCTGGACGCCAAAACCTCCGGAACCATGACTGCTAACCTAGTCGCAAAAAGAAACGAAATCCGAGCCACCAATTCTGCCAATCGCGGCATACCTAATGTTGTATTGATGCCAAATTTCGAAAAACTAAAAGAGTTTAGAGAAAGTGGAAAGAAGCTTGGCGCGAGCAGACTTGATAAGAAGATCCAAAAGCAAATTGAAGCAGCTAAGACCAGAGCAGCATCAGCTGAAGCTAAACTAGTCTTAGAAAGTAGAATTGCGTCAGTTGTTGATAAAAATTTAAATCAATTTGAAAACGCCGCTGATGTTGTCAACCTCGTGACGGATGTGGCAAGAATGGCAAGAATGGCATCGAGAGATATACTCTCTTTACCCGGTGTAAATGCCATTTTGAGTGCTAGCGGAAAAGTCCAAACAGACTCAGAAGAGTATAACCAAGACAACGCCAACAGTGAAATGTATACAGGCGAGTACGCCGAATTGAATGCATCAATAAACGCTTTTGCTCACGGAGCTACCGAAGCTTGGGGGTATTACAAATATGCGTTGCAAGACGAGGCTCTATTAAAGATAAACGATGGTGTGCCTGACAATGAGCAGCTAAAGAAAATAGAATACATATCAGTAGCATCTGTATCTGAGACTTCAAGTAAAGGTAAAGCCATATTTCGCCACCACCTTGTACAACCAATCTCAGATGAATTTGGCTACGAAGTATACGGGAACTGGCCCTACGGTAGAGGTTGGCGAGTCAATTCCATGGGCAAAATGACTCGTGTAGACGAGTCTATGGCTGCAGACACGATTGCAGAGTTGATCCCAGAAATAGATGACGGAACCTTGAATTTGAGGACTCCACCCAAGCCCTCTGTGGCAGACCAAAGTAGGTCTGTGCATCAAGTGGGGGTTTTGGATGCCAGCAAATCGTTATCAGAAATGCAGCCTCTGGAACTAAGTGGAAAGTGCTTGTGCTCCCTAAAAAAGGATGACCCCTTAATTAGGGCAGTGATCAACGCAGGTGTGGATCACATCGGGGCAACACAAGAGTCACTTAGGAAATCATCTGTGTCCGACATAGTATCTCAACTATTGTCAATTAACGAATTCGAATTCATTACGCACTCAGAAATAGAAAAAGAGTTGTCGGGTGAGTACATAACAGCCCCTGGCTTATTGCAGCAATCAGAAGGATTTTCACCACCCGGGGCCATGGTCCCTCCTCCAACTCAAAAAGAAATGGGGATGGCGGGGCCTAGTGGAGCAGAATACGACGAAGCTACAGAACTGTTGGCTCGCAGGAAAATAGCCGACGACGCCATAAGAGAACTGAGAGCCGAATTAGGGTATACCGAAAAGGCCAATGACGAGGTAGCCAAGATTCTTGAGTGGGCTGCTGACTTAGACATTGATAGCTTTCCTAGGGTGTAATTTGTTATGAGAAAGCCATCTTCTGCTAGTGCATCGAGGTCCCCTGGCCACGCTGGTGCTTATACTAACTCAGGTGAGAAGTTACCTTCTAACATTGATTTAAATAGTCCTCAAAACAGGGGCAAGCCTAAATTTGCTACAGTTACCTTTGTAGACGCAGAAAACCACACAGTGGACTTGGCCTGGATAGGTCAAACGGGGGGAAGGTCCGGAGTAAGAATGCCGGCATCCGGAGGTCCTAGGACACAATCCGGGATGACTTTAGAGTTTGGGACCAAAGTATTGTGTGGATTTTATGAGATAAATACGGGTTCTAACATTTACGAGCCATACATTATATCGGTGCACCCCACTCAAACAAAAGAGGGCCATGACGGGGGAGTAACCCAGGACGTAGACCCGGACCTTTTAGACCCTGAGACAGCCGAAAGAATGAGGGGGTACTTAGAGGTAACTCGCCATGTAAAACCCAGGTCGTACCCGGGTGAGTATGTAATTTCATCTAAAGATGGGTCTGACCTGTACCTAGACGATGGTGTAAGCTTACAAGATTCCACTGGGTGTGAGATAAGGCTTAGGCCTTCAGACCACGCCTTTATAGTTTCTGCAAATGAAAATTTTCAGTCATATGGCGGCGTCTCTATATTTTCTGGGCCTATCCAAAGAAATGATCTGTATTGCCCATCTGACGCCACAGTACCGGATTTTATAAAGGACTCTCCATATACGAACCCAATGATTGGCAATGTGTCCATTGCACCAGATGGAACCATACTGAATTATGTTGCCAGCCATTGGCAGACACTGGGGGGTTTGTACCCAATACTGGTAGAGCACAGAACTGAAATACGAAGAACCTCTAATTTAGCAGTTAACCCGGAGGCTGGTGAAAAAACACTAAATAGAAACCCTCCCGAAATAGAAATAATAGACGGCACCCTTGTAAGTAAATCTCTGGCTCTCAACGATTTGCCCGTGTACGGCAAACCACTTAAATTTATAATGTGGACCGAGGACCCGGCTCCCGGCTCTGGTAATCCGCAATTTGTAGGTGTCAACGATGCCCAAGGAGAGGCTTCGGAAACCTCTACGAGAGCAGTGAGCCACTTGTACCGCATGACTCGTGCTGATGGGCGTTCCGTATACCACGTCGTTGATTGGGATGGCAAGCACTCGTATCACATACCAAAACCGTCTGCAGCGAGCCTTGGCAGAAGCTTAGAAGCAAATCTTGAGGGTGGGGCCCTAGTGGTACTAGGGGGTGACAGCAACAACAACAGCTTTGCCCTAAAAACCTCCAACAAGATAGACATATCCGCTGGAACTGGTGAGGGTGGGAAAAGCCTAGAAGTAGTTGGGAAAGGTGGGGTGCACTTTTCTTTTGGGAAGGATTCCAACGGGTTAGCCTGGAGACAAGATGTAAATGGTGACTACGAAATAAACATTTCAGGGAAAATAACTGAGAATGTGAAGGGAAGTAGAATACTAAGCGGCAGCAACGTGAGCATAAATGCCGCCAGAGCGTCTACAATAACTGAAAACGACCAAACCAGAATGGTTGGTGGTGACGAAACCACTACCGTAGTAGGGGCCACCTCCGCCCAATTCGGGGGAGGCAGATCGGTAACAATAGCAAACGCCAACCCGCTTCGTCCAAGTCCTACTGCAGACGCCATCAGAATTTTACTTGGTAACAGAGAGAAAACTTTACTGGCTGGCAATGACGTGACCAGTGTGGTTGCTGGCTCCATTTCTAGAAATGTAGTGACTGGCGCCATAACTGATAACATAGCAACCGGGTCTTATACTGTTTCGGTAGGCGTAGGGGCTGTTGCTATTTCTACTGGTTCGGGGGCTGTTGCTATTTCTACTGGTTCGGGGGCAATCACGATGACCTGCACGGGGGCAATCATCCAAACTTCTGCCACACACATTGTAGCTTCCCCTATGGTGTTATTAGGCCCGTCTCCGATTTATGGTGCGGTGTGTGGTGGCATACCAATGCCGGGGCCGCATTTGGACTACATAACGGGGTTACCACTTTTTGGGTCCCCTTTTGTAAGAGTGTCATGATTGTAGCTAAAGTATTATCCTCCGCCCTTATTTCTAAATTCACTTCAGTGGGTATAGTTGGACAGAAAGCATCTGCGGAGGCACTAGCCATTTCTAGTGGCGTTTCCGATTTTTTAATGATGTTGAGTGCGAATGCAACTTGCACCGGACCTATGGGTACTGGGTCAGCTTCTGGCAATTTTATAATTCCTCCTGCACTGGGTCAAATCATGGTGGCTAGTTTTAGTTCTTACGGTTTGGTAGGGTCTGCTTCACAAAGTTTAGCCTATGCAATTGGGTCTACAATTTCTGAGTATGTAAGCAGCAGTGGGCTGATAACTGCTCCTACCATAGTTGGGAGCGGGTCTGGGACCGCGAATTTCACTGCAGTTCCATCAGTGACACTATATAATTTCCTATTAGGATATTTTAGCTCTTTAGTGGGTGATGGAGAAATGCTGAAGAGTATGTCCTTGGCAATAGCCGATGGTGTGTGCACCTCAGTTTTGGCTTCAGCAAGCCCTCTGACTGTTGTCGGAACCCCACAGTACCCGTTTTCTGTTGTACCATCTGTAAGCATCGGAATAGTGAGTTGACATGGCATTTAAATTTACTGGGTACACTTTAGAAAAACCAAGAGTCTCGTCTGCAAATAAGATTACAACTCTACCCCCAGACGTGTATGTTCCTACAGCAAAACTAAATGATTATGAGAGCGTTTGGGACCCGAATGACGAGAACCCGGGTAACAGAGCAGAGTACCTAGTTCAATCCAACAAAAATGCAAAACTACCATTAGCGTCTTTTCGTTGGACCAAGAATGAGCCAAACAGAGCCAGATTTGGGTGGAATGGCTCTGTGTCAAGGTGGGACCCACTACCCGGGTTACCCCCCACTGTGCTTACGTCCAATGCAGCCATAACAGTAGGTGATTCTGACCATTTAGACATCCAGATTAAGCCATCGCCTAATTACAACTTGGCAGAAGAGACTCCGGCGTCCATTAGACTAACCATAAATGATGTTGCTGTCACAATCAATATTGTAGACGATTTGTCCACCAGTGTAGTGGAAATCCCAGTCTCCGGGACAGTCTCTCTTTTTAAACAAGATAATGTAATAAGAATAAACTCTGTAGACTGTGAACCGCACCCTGTTATGTGGTTCGGAAATGTCTTCGCTTCTTTTAAAGACAGTACAGGTGTAATTGGTAAAGTTGGTGAAATTTTATACCTACAGCCAGTCCCCATCTCTGGTGAAAAATCAATAATTAGAATTGGTAATTACCCTCCTTTGCACCTAGGTGATAACACCCCCGTATCAGGTGAATTTTATGTATCAAACACGGGTGAAGTTACTATTTCGGATGCAGATATAACAGAGTACGGTGGTAGATATGTCTATTACTTAGGAGTAAACAACGGGCTAAACTCCCAAGCTCAGCCCGTGACTAGCCCTAGTACAGATTATTCAGACCCGGATGCATTTGAGAATGTAAGAAGTATTGGTACAATAAACAACCCAGAACTTGCAACTTTATATGGTAGCCCAGTGACTGAGGGTGGAGAAATCTTTGTGTATGCCAAGTCTGGGGATAACACATATGTTTTTTCTAAACCTCAGTGGGTTGATTATGACCCTAGCCCTGGAGACCTCAAAAGGGGCAGTATAGCCATACGCAGAACTACAGGTCAAATAACAACCTCAACCTCTGATAGGTCTAGCAAGGGGGACTGGGATTTATACTGGGTGACGGGTGACGTCCATATCGAGGACGGAATACACTGTAGATTCTTTAGAAACATAGCATACCCAACCACCTGGAATGAACCTGACGTATACGCTACAGGCTCATACACATCAGACGAGCCATTTGATGTTAAAATCGGGGGCTCTTCAACAATACCTCTATTTGTGACGCCTATACACAATAACAATCTAAGATTTGATGTAGTAGCACTATCTGGAGCTTTCCCTGCCGGCCAGTTAGCGGAAGATGGGATTACCCCATCAGGGAAAGATGGAGCCTATGTAATATCTGAGTCTGGAACTGAATTGGTGCTGCACAGACGGGTGAACAACCTTGAAGTAAGCTTGCCAGAAGACACATATGCCGTAAACCTACCACACTCAGTTTTATTGGGCAGAGAATACTCATTCGAGTATAAATACAGGGACGGTAAACCATGGGCGTCATTAGACTCTGACAGGTACATTCTTAGTTCTAGTGCTGGGTCTGTTACACTTAAGAGCATTGTAACAGAAGAGACACTAGCAGATAATGTTTTGTCTCCGTGTACTCTAAATTTACCGTTGCTGTCTGTACACCGTTTTTATAAAGCAGAAAGCACTGTTGGCAGTGCTCCTCAAATTAGAACCTCCTATTCTAGGGTACGGATCGATTTAGAATCCGATTTATTGGAAGTGAGCCCCATACTAGGGTACACCGGAGAGACTGTATTGGGCCAACCGTCTTGGTTCCAGGACACAGAATCCGAGTTGCCAATACACACCCTAGTAGAAGTTGGCAGCAGAATTTTGGTCCATGGTGTCACTACCAGTACCCATACTGTTACTGGCGTTTCCGCCCCGGTAGGAGACACACCCTCTAGAGTTATAGTAACACCAAACATAGCATACAGTGATTCCGATTTAAGGTACAGCATACATCTTAAGCCCCAGAGCATGGATGATTTAGAATACTCAGTGGACCCATGGTCTGGACACATAATTTTTAGTCAAAACATACTTGATAACTTTCCAGAAGAAGACGTGTGGGTGGGGTACCAATACCCACTTAACGAGGTGAACTTTTCACCGGATGGCTCTATATCTTTAAATCAGGGATTGCTGTCTGAAGATAAAGTACTGGCGGAGTATTATCAACCCATAGACCTGGATGAACCTGGAGTGCTGGTTGAGGAATTTCTAGAAATAGAACGGACAAGCACAGCCGTTGTACATAACAGCCTGTCCTATGCAACATTTAACCCAGAAGGGCACGAAGTAGTAGACGGCTCTGCCAGGGTATATATAAAGGGCAGGCCCATTAAAAGTCCTGACCAGTATACAATAGACGACAGTAAAATTATGTTCACTAATGCTAAAGTGGGTATTAGTGATAACGTAATAATAAAATTTAAGACCAAAACAGCCCTAGGAGGGGAGAAGGCATTTTCTACTTCTTTCACGCCGAGGGACACAAGACTCTCGTTGGTGTCAAACACAAACGAGTTTAGTGTAGTAGGCGACCGTTCAAGTTTAGCCGGTGTCATCGTGTTATTTGATGGTGATGCATACACCATCAACACAGCCGTTTTCAACCCGGGGCTGAATACCACTGTTATCACGCTTGCAGATGACGAATACCTTCGTCGTCAGTATACAGCACCCATTGTACTGGTATCTTCCAAAATTCTTGAAAGTAGTGACTACACACTTGTAGGCACATGCGATTTTGCTGTGGGGTCCGTCACTTTTACATCCAAAAATGACTTGGTTCAGAATTGGCAACCAGGACACATAGTGCGGGTAACGAGTACTAAGTCGTTCACTGCAATGGTGTCCGGAGCTAAACAGTCCGGGGACGACGTTGTGGTGTCATTCGTTGGTCCATCTCCGTGCACCACTGTATCTGGGAATGTGTATAGGTCAGACCTTCCTGTGGTTCCAACCGGGGAGGTAAATTTTAAACTTAGTAAAGAGATGATACCTACGGAATCAATTTCTGTTTGGGTTTGCCCTGTAAATGAGGACCCTTCAGACGAGTATACCTCTACAAGTTATAAAATAGAGGGGTCCCGTGTTTTGGTACTAAAAACACCAATACAAGAAGGTCAAAAGGTAGTCTCGTCCTATACAGCTAGAGACTACCTGCCAGCGGGATCGTCATTTAGGGCGTCATATACCAGAATGGTAGACACCACCGCTGACGGGTTTAAAAGTCAGTCTTTGTCTGGTGTGTTTGACTATTTTGCACCCGATTCTACCTATTTTAGAATAGAACATATTAGCACAACTTTGGGAGAAGTGAGTGCAGACCTGAAGTCGGATACCAGTTCTCAGGTGCCATCCCGTGGGGTCTCGTCTACACCATCTACGCCTGAAAATTGGGACTATGGGTCTGTTGGGTTTATAGCAAAAAGAGGCAAACTTGTTTCGTCCGACTATGTGGCAAAAAGATTTTTATCATATGTAAATGACGTGTGTATTTCATTTGAAGAGATACTGTCAAATGTGGATGGGAGAGTCGTGGGGGATGCTGATGGCACTTTTACACCAGAGGCTGACATCGATGCCTTGGTATGCATGCGCCTCAGGCCAAAAGAAATTGTTAGTAGTGGAACCATTGGGGAGCCCACTCCAGACAACCAGGATGCAATAAAGTCGTATACCAATTTCCCATTTGGTTACAGGATAGATTGGTTGGGGACCTGGGCCTATGCATGGGAAAGACACAAGTACAGCAGATTTTTCCCGACTTGGTCTGTAAAAGAGGGTATAACAGACCCCTCATTAGAATATGCCGACGATGATGATGTGTTTGACTTGGAAACTGAGCACCCGTCCAGGGTGCGAGGATGGAAAAAACCTGGGGTTTGCATTGTAACTTCAGGGGTTAATGACGGCGCGGTAATTATACCTGTAAACAATCCGATAAATGATTATGCAAACGGGGTTAGACAAATAATAGCTGGGGATGTAATAAGTATAGTACGGCTTGATGGCACTGTAGCAGCCCCGGGTTCTAAAGTTACCGATTCTACTACCACCAGCATCACGCTTCAAAATGGTGGTGCGCCTACTGAAGAAGAAATTGTACTGCTAGCAAAATTGAGACTTCCCATTGATGCATGGGGCACAGTAGAACATATCGTGTACGCTGGAGATACGGTCTACACATTGGACCCAAAGTGGAAAGAGGGCCCCAACTTTGACGTGACCGAAGATGGGGTTGTAACTCACGACCCGGGTGATTCTGCATACTACCCGGAACCAAACCAATTAGTAAAATTCAAATTTAAAACTGTATGGACAGACCCCAACCCTAGAAAAATACCTGCTCTGAATAGTGTGGGAACTGATGACAGAGAGTGCCTTTCTATACCTAGAATCCAGCCAAAACTACCTGTTTCGAGCACCACACCTGTTACAAGTTTAAACACAGAACCTTATTTGTTAAGTTTGGTGTTAGAATATTTACAGTCCATGTTAACAGATACACAAGAATCACTGACTGGTCTGGCAGGGGTTGTGTCTGGGGACGGAATGACACTCACTCAAGCGGGCGGGTTTAGCACGACCATAGTAGGAGATTTGGTTGTGATCCCTGAGGCATCAAACTCTGGCAGCGGTGGCATGCAAATGTGCCTGTCCAGTGATGCCGACTCTGTATACGTTGGGATGAAAATTGATGGGGTTGGAATTGATTACGAAATTGATTACGAAGAGGGCACTGGTGTTGTGTCCGACCCAACTATACTGTTGCTAGACGCCCCGAGCGGCATATCAGCACTGACTGGGGATGAGTATTTGGTTATAACCTCAGCAGTAAACGGTGGCATGTACAAAATTGCCTCCATGACCAATGTACCCAGCCCCAGATTTGTAATAGACGCAGGAGTGCCCTTTTCTAACATTGCTGGGGCGAACCACACTTATAGACTGGTTATCCGTAGAAGTGGGGCGGTTTCAACGTCAACCATTCTGACGCACGACCTGGGGGCTGATAACTTCCTGAGTATACCTGTTGGATCAAAACTTACGGTGGACGAGGGTGTCCCCGGAGTTGGGGTTTGTAATGGCGTGTGGGAAGTTTTGTCCTCCAACGGGACGACCATAACAGTAAAAGGGTGTTTCCCTTCTGGAAACGACAAACAATGGTTTATCGACAGAGGGTGTATGGATGTGGACGAATTTGTGATGGTGGACATTACATCCCTTTCAAGAATTACTTGCCGTAGCATAGATCTAACTGAAACATTTACTCCCGGTACTCAAATACTGATTTTGTATGGGCCAAACATTGGCCGATACTTGGTAGAAAGCAGCAATTTATCAACTGGGGACACCCTGGTGGTAGTTACCGGACTGGTGTACCCCGGGTATGATGCAGCCCACCCTTTTAGATGGTACGATTCGGCTTCTAATGACGAGGACACAAAAGCATACATAAGAAGGCCCAGGAGAGATTCAAATTTAATTAGAAATTATGCCGAGGCAATGGGCTCTCTGAGTGGAATATTTAAAACGAACCAAAGAAATAGGGTTTACGGAGAATGTCAAGTTGCAGATACTGTACTCACAGATTTCGTATCAAACCTGACAGGGGTGTCTGAGGGAGACTTGGTATTTATACCAGACAAAAGCCCTAATAGACTAATTAGAAAAGTTTCGTCTGTAGTCAACAATGACATAACACTATCAATTGGGACTGAATTAGAGACAAAGCGGGTACGGTACAGAATAGACAACAACACCCCCACAAACCAGATAGACAACTGGGACAATCTAAGAGAACAGGTTTTAAGTAGTTTGATAGTATCTGGGTCGGGTGCTGTCCAAAATAACAAACTGGACATAATCACCGCTGTTGACTTAACGGGGCTAACTAGTGGTGTCGTATACGTGTCGAGCGACACGAATCCGATGTTAAGCATTGGTGTTATAGACCCAGATAACAGCAAAATAACTGTGTCTCAAGAGTTTGTATCTGCAGGAAACATAGATTTTGAGGTGTGGGGCACTGTTCCGTTTATTGGCACAGAAGTGGTCGAGGTTGTATGTGAGGGGTGGACTAACTTACGGCAGTATATAGCATGGGACGACATAAACATACCAATCATCACGTATGACCCACCAAGGAACCCACCAAATCCTACTTATGGAGACGCAACTGACGGTGTTCTGACAGACAGATTGTCCGCCGTTCAAGGGAGAATAGACTATTTAAACGGCGTACTCAATGAGAGTGAAGGGTTGATAGACAAAATAGAGTCTATACTGAACTCAGGGCCAAACCTTAATGGGGTTAGATACACATGGATCAACTCAAGAATAAACCTGAAATCGGGGTTTTTGCAGAGAATACTGAGAATGGACTTGGAGAAAGAACAGCAGGAGAAAGAACTTCTGGAGTCCATCTTGAAAACACTGATACTGGAGAGCATGTAAACAAATTTATAAAAGTAGAGGCTAGTCAGTTCACTGGACCTCTAATAAAACACCTGACAAGTATAAGAGATGCTCTGGAAGTTGTAAAACAGAATTTGATTCAGAAGCGTAAAGAGGCAGAATGCCAGCGAAATGGAAAAGTATAGCCATAGAGGACCTTCTAGTAGCTAGAGAAGCTATAGAAACAGTAACTGATACATTTGATTCCATACTTGCTTTTACTGGCGCTGTACGAAATGTATTAAGAGTAATAAAGGCGTTCTTACTAGACTTAGGAAATCCGATAAGAACAGCCCTTCAAATAGCTGTGGCCGCTATAGAACAAATTTTAAATGACCTGGACCAAGCAGGTGTTTATTCCCTGTTGGTACTGCCAGAAGCCGGGGCTGATAACAGTTACTCGAATGTAAAAGGTGGCATAGACAACTTTTTAAACACTGTAATATTGTCACTTGAAGATGTGAATGACCCCAATAGGCCCCAGTTTTCGTCTAATGCAAACGTTGGTGGGTTCGTTCTAGTAGCGGACAGTGGAAACATTGCTACTGTGATGGAAGCCATACTGTCTCTATTAAAGCTGTTTGGTATAAACAAAAAACTAAGCCTGCCTGCTCCTAATCCGGTGACAGTGAAAATGCACAGGGGAGGGGTACCCATTCTCAGGTTACTTGACAGTTTTGACCCCAATCCAGAGGTTATGATCCAGTGGCAGGGGTTTGGTGGGATTACCGAGTGGCAGGTCGAGCGATCCAGGTACCCTAATGGCCTCCCGTACATTGTAACAAAAATAAGTGATAGTAAGTATACCTACGGACCCGCTGATAGCCCAGACGAGGTACCGGGCGCTAATATTAACCAGTGGGTGGGTACTGACAAATTTGGGTCTGTAGTAAGGTATTTTGACGTCATAGAAAACATTGCCCCAACCGGAGACGTAGACCAAGTAGACGTTTCCACGGGCATCATGGGTTTTTTAACAAATGCGTATACCTACGTGGACAAAGACGCAACTCTCTCCCCTGCAGACACAGAAGTAAAAACATATTACTACCGTGTTAGGGCCAAGTCTGGGTCCCCTATGTACACAGTGGACCCTAATGGAAAATTAACTATTGAGGGCGGAATCCTTGGTTCACCCTCGTACCCAGTGTCTATAACTATACCCTCTAAAAAAATAGCCGACATAAGAGTACTGGTATCCAGGATATTGTGGGCCGGATTTAATGTTTCTGCACCCTGTCTTTTAGAAGTGGAAGAAAAAGGTGGGCTAACAGGCAATTATAGAGGTTATCAGTATGCTGTAGCGGCTATTAATAATGTTACAGACAACAACACAAATGTCAGGTCGAGTATAGCCAAAACCAGTGCTTTACAGTGGAACACCAGTGTAGCTAATGGCATGGCTGCTGTAGTCAAAGCTGATAAAGGTCGTTTGGAAGCTGACATCATGGCCGCTTTGTACCGACTTCCAGGTACGTGGTCTATGATCGAAAAATTGTATACCGATTCTGCTGACAGCATAGAAAGGTGGCAAGGACCTGGAGATGAGGGGTCATTACTTGGTGGAAATTTGAGAGGTAGCCTAGGTATTTCAGACGACGCAGTAGGCGGTGTTGACAGGGTATTCATAGACACTGTTCTCAGAAAAATACTTAAGTATGGCGTGGTCTCCGGTGTTGAGCCGAATTGGAGTACCATAAGACCACTAAGAGAATTCTTACCACCAGTTTCTGAACTTTTAAATGCTCTTATTTCAGAATTAAAAGCTCTCATGGAGGCTTATGATTCCACTATTAAGGACATCATTGCTACAATAGACATGTTGGACCATAAAATAGAGAAACTCGAATCATTAATTAAAATGATTGAGAACATTATACTGGAAATTCTGAATTTAAGGGGCGGCTTTTACTTGGTGTATGTGGACCAAGCAAACAGCACAAATGACTTTCTAAATAAGGTGCAAGAGGGCGTGGGTGCACCATCGGACAACCCCGATGAAAGGTCAGATGCCATCCAACCCGACCCAAATGCATACACTGCTGGGATAACCATACTGTACGGCGGCCCAAGCTTTGCTGCTATTAAGCCTTTGTGGGATTTAATTTTGGGTGCGGCTGGATAAAGTATGTCGTCATCACTACACTTTTCCGGCGCATTTACTTTAGAAGAGTACCTGTTACTAAGAGCATACATTGGCAACAGAGAGATAGAACTAAATGGTATAATGATTTGGACTACTGTAGAACTGGCTGCAAACGGTACAATACTAAAAACGGAACGCGACCCCACCACGAAAAAGCTGTCACGTTTGGTCGTGGCCCCGGGCACCCGGCTTGCCCAACTGATAGAGCATTATAAACGAAATGGTGGCAACCCACTAGACCTTGATATACCTGCAATTTATGACCCCAAAATTCCACAGAGTTATACCCAGGGTGATGCTGACACGCCGGCTATGTTGGTAAATAAAGACGGCTCTGAAAAAGACGTTCGGGTGCACAATGACACGTATGCCGCTGTAGCAGTCTATGAACTCAAAGAATTTTTCTTGCCATCTATCAAGTCTAAATTGGGTAGATGGGAGTATAAAATACTCAAAGCAATAGACTATTCTGATAAACTTGTTTCTATACAATCGAAAATAAAAGACCTCACTAAAGTAGACGGTTCTAGGTCTATACAAAGTTTGGTGGCTCAAGTTGAAATCGTAATGAGTGACCCCTCATTTCCGAGGGCTGGTTCGGATTTAAATGCAGGCACCATTGCTGGCGACAGTACCTCAGGTATGGGTGGGAGTGTGGCATGAGCTTTGATTTTAACTTATTGAATGCCTGTCCACACTCAGTTTTTAGAGATGAACTTGAACTTGTAGATGGCACCGAGTGCTTGTTACCCTACCCGCCCTCTTCTGTCAACGATGTATACGTCAACGATGTACATGTGCCTCAGGGTGGTTTAATGCTACCTGCCAAATGGGACACAAACAAAACCTTCCCTATAACCATAAGCTCTTCTTCTGATTTGTCCCTAACAGTAAATGGGGAAGAATACACCCTTCGGTTGGTACTCGGTTCTTATGACTTGAATAAGTTAAGACAGTCATTGTTGTCAATACCTATCCACATTTCTGCACCAAATAACAAGTTGTGCATACGCTCCAGAGAGTTGGGTGCTGCAGCTTCCATAGGATTTGGAAGTTCTGCGGTTCACGAAGAATTGGGATTACCTAACAATAGAATGGTGACAGGTTCGGTTTGGTGTCCACCATGGAATGTGGTGGACGACGATTCTAGGTTATTCGACGAATACAGAAAAATTGTGTTTTTGCAAGATTTAAGAAACCTCTTTGGCCAAGGGGTAAAAGTAGAGTGTAGCTACGTTACTCCCGCAAAATCTTGCAGAAGGTGTTTTGGCCTTAGGCTGGAGAACGACTGGAGGTATAACGAAAGTGGAGAAATCGTAACTATAGAAGAAGAGGCACTGTTACTGCAAGAAGCCAGAAATGTTGTCTTGACTATGAGGGGGACCAACCGATTCCACTCGTGGTACGGCACTCAAATTATGTCTGTTATTGGAGAGAAATACCACGCTTCTTTAGACTTAAGACTTATGTCTGAGATCTCTCAGGTTTTACAAAAATTACAGTCTATAAAAAAACAGCAGGAAAGAGTGCAGTATGTGTCTGACGGAGAGTATCTTTTTAGAATAGAGGGTATATCAGTAAAACTTGATGCAAACGACCCCACCATTATCCGAATTGCCATAGGTTTGAAGAGCAGAAGAAACACTCCAGTGACATTCAAAACATCTTTAGTGAGGTCCATGCTGGAGTTGCCACTTTTGAGTGGCACTGATGGTGCTATGAGAATCGGGTAATTTCTCTATGGGACAGAATTAGCATGAGCATTGTCATAAATTCACCTAACAGTGGTGTCTTGTCACCACATTCTTTCACTACAAATAAAGAGTCCATCTCCATATCTGGAGCCGTACCTGCAGGTACGGCTCTGGTTCAGGTAAGTATAAACTCGTCGGGCTGGACCTCTTATGGGATGGTGTACTATGACGACCCCAATTTTGTAATACCAGACCCATCTTACTTACAAAGTGGTATACCTCTACAAAGTGGGCTGAACACACTAGAGATTAGAACCACTGATGGGCTTGGAAAAGTAAAATTTTCCACCACCTTAAACATACATCGGGTTAATCCGTCCAACTTGGGCGTTATTTTGTCCCCACCTACTGGGTTCAAAATTCGCAGACACAGAGACTCTGTTGACCTGTTAGTGTCCAAAAGTCCGGAGTCGGGAGTTATAGGGTATAATTTTTATGCATCCACAGACACTAAAGGAAAGTACCTAAAACTTAACAAAGACTTAGTCACTGAAGTATCTTTCCAAGAGTCTGTAGAGACAGAATTGGACACTGTCTCTTCTGTTATTACATCTACTGAGAGTGTATCTGTAAAAGTAGGACCATCCAACAGTAACGGAGACATTTCGGAAAATATTATAGACTCCACACTCGATGTTACAAATGTGGATGGTAGCATTAAAGCCACCCTGACCTTAGTGTCTGTGTTGACTACTGATGTGTTTTTGTTTAATCATAACAGATTGACAACGGTGTCAAATGGCACCTTAAACTCCGACATACTTAGTTTAGTACCACCCGGAAATCCGCTGTTTTATGTGTGTACTTCCGTAGCGTGGGATAGTGCCACCCACCAGTACATAGAAAGTCCCCTGTCTTACGAACTCTCAGGTATACCTATTGCAATTAGCAGCAACTACAGTCAAATAAGTGTAGACCAATTTGATGGCATAGTCAAATCCATAATAACAAACATAATGCAAAAACAGCCCGATGTATCACTCATACCCGGGTCTGTTAATAGAACAGTGCTTATAGACCCGTTTGCGTCAGAATTTGAAAGAATACATTTTCTAGCTGACTTCACGCATAGGTCCAAATCGTTTTCTACACTGTTGGGCATTGACGACACAGATGGTGACGGGGTGTCTGACCCCGTATCACTCAATGCTTACAAAATAGGACTAAAGGCCGCTTTAAAGTTAGAAACCGATTCTGATGTACAAAGAATAATAGACCTTTCGTTTGAGTCTCTGGCTTCTAACTATAATGTGACCAGACAGGGCCCCAAGTTTGCAAAGGGAAATGTCAGGGCATGGACCACCGCTAGGCCGGTCTCCCTAAATTCATTAACAGTGAGACCCGGGTCAAAGGTATATAGTGAGTCTTCGGTCGAGTCTTCGGCCACTGTTGAGTATACAGTTGTAGGTGGGTTTACTGCCACGGGTGAGGTAGACGATTACTACGACCCAAGCTCTGGTGTATGGCAAACAGGGTCTATACAAATTATCGCTAGAGTAAGTGGCAAAGTAGGAAATAAACCGCCCAACAGAGTAAATAAACCGGGGTATGGGTTTGGTTCATTAAGGGTAACCAATGACCTTGCTATAGCCTATGGTGAAGAAAATGAAAATAATTTAAGTTTAGCAGAACGGTCGCTGCTTGGGTTGGCAGTAGACTCAGGAACAAAGAATGGTTACGAGCAGACCGCTAGAATTTCTGGGGTTACTGACGTGGAAGTTGTGGATGCCCAACACCCGTCTATGTTTAGAGATTGGGACCCAATACGCGAAAAGCATGTTGGTGGTAAAGTAGATGTGTGGGTATGTGGGGAAGAATTAGATGTAGTAACAGAAACATTTGCATTTAACTTTGGGGAAGGAAGAAAAGTACTGGCCACATTTGTTGGGGAATCACAAGACCTGTTGTTTACTTTAAATGATAGTAGGCTGACCCAAAATAGCCCCATAAAACAAGTTATTGATGATGTGGACAGGGGTCTTGGGGCATACAATGTAACCACAGGCAAGAGATTTGTATTAACTGGGGTTTTAACTTACCCCGATGTGTTATACAACCAGATCAAGCTGAATCCGGATGCATTGAACCAAATTGATTACAATCCAGATGATGTAGTACGAATAGATTATGCGTTTCAGTTGAATTCTGCTTATGTGCTAAAAACCCAACCTGCTAGGTCAGTAGTGACCCTAGTTGGAGATGTTTCCGGGCTACTCGTAGAGGGTACACACTTTGACTTTATAGCAGACGCAGACCCACGCACCATTGGAAGGTCATCAGGGTCCAATGATAGGGTTCAGATTAATAGAATACTAAGTGGTAATACCTGGATGCCCAGTGGAGACCCGCTACTAGTAGCAAAAGAAAATCACACCCTGCTAGGTGTGATTCCACTAAGGCTTGATCAATTTGGTATAAACCCAAGTAGTGTAGCTGTATACGAGGACGCGGGTGGTGAAGTAGAATACACATTGGGGGAAGATTACACTATAACGAGCGCCGTGTCCGTGTCAGACTACACAACAATAACCAGGGTCGCATCTGGAAGCATACCAGATGGAGGAGTGGTTTATGTTGACTATGCCCACGACGAGAATTTTACTGTAACATACGTCACCAACAGAATAATTGATAGAATTAATGCCGCAACTAATTTAAAAAAGCATGCTACCGCTGACGTCATAATAAAAGAGAATCTAAGTGCGTGGGTGGACGTAGAGGCCACAGTGGTACTTGTGCCTAAATTTGATCCAGTGCAAGCAGACATAAACATAAGAACGGCTTTAGGGAGACTGCAGGAAAGTAAACGTCCAGGAGTCTCTTTAGACCAGTCTGATGTTATTACAGCCATAGGCTCTGCCATAGGCGTGGATAAAGTTGTGGTACCGCTCGCCAGACTGACCCGAGCCGATGGCACACTTGTAGTGGCAGAATTGGTGCATAGCAAAACTGACAGTACTGGGTTTGTGCACTTGGTGGAAGAGTCTACATACAACACTAGTGTGTACTTGTTTACATCACCTTTACAGTACCCAACCTCGGACCATGGTGGAAACTGGATAACCCAGCCAGTGGGGGTGTTTAAAGAGACACAGCCGATGACCACACACGGCATAGACTCGGCGACAGAAATCAGTGGAACCGTAAATGGGGCATTTATTATAGGGTCTGATGGGGCGTCATTGGCAGGCTATTCTGATGATGCCACTCTAACATTGGCTGGGTTTAGCACTGATGCAGACAGGCAGATAGAAAGAAAACTGAGGACTGCAAATAGAGTTTTGGTAGCAATACCAACCAACGAGATACCCACTGATTATATGTTTGAAGCAACCTATTCAGTTTATGGGTCTACAGGGGCCAGGGACATAGGAGTGTCCAGTATAGAGAGAGCGATGTTTTCTTTGATACGTATGGCGTGTGTAAATGAACAGACCTCTTAATCAAAAACAAAGGTCGTGTGAGGTCAACCGCATAGCTGTGTATAATCACAACGGGAATTTGTTCCCGTACCTACTTACCGGGGTATGGCAGGTATGGACCTAATAGAGTCAGGGCAAAAGTATGATATTCTGCTCAGAGACGAGTCCAAGATAGTACTCCAGTCTCTGATGGCGGTTTTGCCATCAGAGTATAGGTCTGCAATTCCATCCACAAACTATGGTTTGTACCTGTCCACTATAGCCAGAGAAATAGCTAGGATCAAAATAAAACTAGACAAGATTAGACAAGATAATAACCTTACTCAAGTGAGGCCTGAGTTTTTATGGCAATTTTTGGGGGTATACCTATTTAAGGGCGATGTACCAAATAAAGCAATGTCTGATGACGAATTTAATGCGTTTTTAATGTCATTATTCAAGTTGTTGCTACAAGGGTCTAAAAAAGAAAGTATTGGTTCTGGTCTGGAACTAATACTTTCTGGAAGTGTACAAATACGGGAGAGGTACAAAAATAGTACATACGACATTTCCGACCAGTTTACATTTGACATAGAGATTGACGGTGTAGAACTCTCAAACAGTCAAATAGACGACACTCTAAAACAGGTACTCACATTAATCAAACCGGCACACACTATATACAAACTTACATACCTGTTTGAAGAAGAAGTGGATTTACAAACAGAAGAAACTATAACATCTAACGTCCAGTGGTATTATTATGAGGACGGGAGAAAATTCTGGGAAGGTATAGAGGGTGTGCACAAGCTTGGGGGCCAAAAAGTACACCACAAAACAGACGAGCCAGCTAACATACACGGCAGTACAATAACCCCTAGGGGCCGCATACTTACGAATTCTGCGGGTACACAGTTAGCTCAATCTGCAGATGTTATAGTAACTGTCAACGGTGACGAAGTGGAAGTGTCTGATGTGTACCCCACCGTCCCTGGTATAGTGTTATCAGATGCACCACCTATAAACGCAGAAATTTTGGTGTCATACTACTGGGTACAATACACAAACATACCTTTTGCTAGGCTAAACGACCCAAATTTTGTGTTAAATTCTTTAAATGGGTCGGGGTATCCCAACCATCTAATAGACGTGACCGACACAGAAGAGGATTTTGGTGTAGTGCACACTGGTTCTGTAGAGGAACCGGAAGAGGTGTACCATGCATACCATATGGTGTGCAAAGAGAATTCTGCAGTATTAAATGACCCAACGTCACTCTTGCTAAATATGCGTTCCAAAGAGGACCCGTCCTCTTTGTGGGACGCTCCCGAGCACAGTGTAATACAATATGAAGGGGATGCTCTACCATCGAGTCCGTGGACTGACGGAGGTAGTGGGGGACTGATTACAGTAGGCAATGGGGCACTAACTCTAACCAGCACTCCATTGTCAAATAGATACTGGTCCGCGCCATTGCCTGACCAAGATTTCTCCACCAGTGTAGTATTTAGAATTAAACTCACAAATGTGGCGAGTAATGGGGCATTCTCTGGGTTTTCTGTAATAGTTACAAACGGGATAAAAGCTGCTGTCTGCAACATAAGAGAACTGCCCGCATTACTGACTACCGGGGACGAACTGTCAGAAGGATCGTGGACACACAACGGATTGGAAGTAGACACGTCTACTTTTCACACGTATAGGCTATCTTGGGATTACGAAGAGAGTGTGTCGTTGTATGTGGACGAAATGTTGGTAGCGACTCTTTTGTGGAGTGGTCTCCCAAAAGTATCAGAACTTAATTACACCAAACAGCACACCACCCCATGTGTAATGTTTGGGTCATTTGATTATGTAGCCAACGGAGTGTCTGAGTGGCAATTTGTAAGGGCCTACACCAAGCCTGAAGGCATTAGAACTCCTGTCAGATTTAAAAAATACCTATGGGACCCCACAACTACTTTAAGTGATGACTGGGCCGAATCGAATACATGGGGTGTCGAGTCAAACTCAGACGAAACATCCAGGATTTATTCATATGGTGACACAGGGCTGTCATCACCGTATCACTTTACTCGTACAGAAATTGGGTGTGGGGTTGTAGTAGTAGAGACTCAAATTGGTGTTATTGCATCGTCTGAAACTCAATTTCAGGTAGCGCACATTTCCAATGGTTTGTACAGCGTAGACTTGTTTTTAAAACTTGTGCGTCTAGAGGAAGTGAACACTAAGTGGGGATGGGTAGGAGACTCTCTACTGGAAGACGTAGGATGTACTTTACAAACTTTTGGGGGCGGCATAATATCCAACTTAGAAAATGAGTCACAGAGTGTGTACACACCATCCGGGTCAAGTTTTGGGTATACCATGGCTACCTGGAACCCTGCCTGGACTGAAGTGGTCTCATTCTGTCTAAGTATAAACGACGTGAGTACCAGTCCGAATGTGTACTTTGTCATATCCAATGCACTAGAAACACTAAGAGTAAAATTTGTATACGACAATGGGAAAAAAATACAGGTATACGTTCAGGACGTAATACTGGTTGGTGAGTACGCTGTAGACTGGAGTCTGCAGCACACCTATGACGTAATTTTTAAAGACAATAATGACATCCTGGTCCAAATAGACGGCAGCACTGCGTGTACAACGCAAGTCTCATCAGTCTCAAATGGCGAGTACATCCAGGTGGGGTGTGATGGTACAACCAATAGCGAGGGTATCACTGTTAACTTAAGTAGAATAACAGTGGTCCCCACACCACCCAGTACTGTTATACCGGGGATTAAAACAGGAGACTCTGAAATCTTATGGGCGTTAAATGAGATAAACTCTATTGGTGACATTTTGTTTAAAATAGGTATGGATTTTGAGGTCGCCACACTACACGTAAACGGCGGCTTGGTTGAATGGGAAAATGGGGATTTCTATTTAAACAACCTATTCATAGACTCCAGTCGTGTCAGCGTTGGGCTAGGTTCCTACGACACCGAGAATGTGTTGATATTGGATGTGAAATCTTTAAGGTATCTGCTACACCCTGGATTTGACTCTGAGGAATCCCCAGGGAAAAATGTACTGAATTCTTTCAACATCCAACCTGACCCTAGTCATTTGTACACTAAAACTGCACACACCCATCCGGTTAGCGATGAATTTTTGGCTTCCATGTCTACTAGTATGGATACATGGACGGTTCTAAATGGACGGTTCCCAATTGTCCCAGTTTCACAATCTGGTGGCGTTACACTGGAGGAATTGGATCTTGATCTTGATTATGCATTCAACAAAACTAGCAGCAAACAATACTTGGAAATAAGTGCAAATAAAATACTGATACATTCTTTCCCGAGTAGTGCCCTATACCTGGACGTAGACCATTACCATACGTCAGATGGGAAACTGGAAAATGTTTTGTTTCCAGCATCAGACTATTTTGGGATTATTAGTTTAAGCGTAGACAACCCCGTACAGACAGACACGTATGTATTTCCAACCCAGGGTTACGACTCGGAATACATGCTGTTTAATAGTGTTGGTACTTTTAATGCGGGTGCATTTGGACCTGTAAAAAATTTTGTGAAACATGTTTTGGACTTGTTATTTGAGGATGCTGTAACAAAAGACATAAGTGAGTCATTTGTGTCCTTTGTATCATTTAGACTGTTTAGTGTAGATGAATCTGTGTTTAACAACCAGCCTCAAGATGGGCTAGACAACCCCGGTGGGTATACCGAAGTAAGCCCAGGTTCACTTTTTAACACAAGTTTTAGGTTTAGTAGTCCCGCAGCTGTGTCTGAAACTGTTGACCTGATCGGGTACATTTCATAAACTAAGGGTGACAACGTGATAACCTCAAAGTACAGGAAAAATAGACTAAACGACGAAACCTCAGTTAAGTCTGTTTCCAAGTGGATACACAAAGAAACTTACTCAAGGAAGCCATCAGGCCACATTTCAATTAAAGAGATGGGCCCCGATGGTAATTGGACAGAGGTATACTCGGCTGCAAATGTAATCACTGGCGACCACTCTATTCTTATAGCTTGGCTTATGAAAAACTCAGGTGGGCCGGGCGGTGGGGCTGTTGCTCTAGCGGTAGGGTCAGGAGACCCAGCTTGGGATAAACAGGATCCGCCAGCACCAACATCGACTCAGCGCGCTCTTGTTGCTGAATTTTTCAGAAAAACATTTTCTGGAACTTCGTTTAGAGATGAAAATGGGGATGAACAAGCTGCCCCATCCAACATAGTGGACTTTACTACTACATTTGCCGAAGCCGAAGCCGTGGGGCCGTGGGTAGAAATGGGAATAGTGGGCGGAAACGCCCCCTCTGGCCCAGATGCTGGCATCAGTATAGTTACAGCAGGCGGGGATGCATCCCAAGAGGGTGTAGATATTTTAATCAACTATAAAACTATGAAAGTAATAAATAAGCCATCGGGTGCCACATACTCTTTGACCTGGAGGATAGTGTGGTAATTAAGTACGGCTATTCCGGGGAGGGTGAGCATCCGGGTGATTGGTCATTTGAGGACAGACTGTCTCCCATGCTTGGCACTTCAGGTGCGGGGACGGTGGACCTAAGGGACTATTCATCGCCCAGACACAACCAAAAAGGGTCAAACAGTTGTGTAGCTCAGGGCGTAATTAAAGCCCTGGAAATTAAAAGAATACTTACGTATGGAAAATCAAAGCACATAGACCTGTCTGTGTTAGCTTTGTATTACCTAGCCAGAGAATTGAGAGGTGGACCTGATGGTGGCAGGGTTGACAACGGGACTACCATCAGTGCAGCATGTGACGCCTTAAAAAGATTTGGTGTATGCGAAGATGTAGTGTGGCCATTTGATTTAAGTAAGGTCTCAGTTGCCCCATCGTGGGCAGCCATGCGCAGAGCCTATGTAAACAAAATTGATTCATACTATAGAATTCGAGGAATTGGGTCTTACAGGGTGGATGCATGCATTAAAGCCCTGCGCAACAATTGCCCTGTTGTAGTGGGAACCTTAATTGGCAACAACTGGGACGGTTATGGTAAAAAACCGGACATGGTAATTGGAAAGCCGAGCACTACTGAAGGTGGACATATTACAGTTTTGGTGGGGTGGGATGGGACGAACTTTATAGGAGAAAATTCCTGGGGCACCAAGTGGGGGTACGACGGATACTATTTTATGGACCCGGATGTGATTGCGGACTTTACCCTAACAGACGACCCCTTTGTAGTTTCGGCTCCTTGGGACCCCTTTGCACTAGGAAACAAAAAATGAAGATGCTTTCAGCAGTTTTCTTATTTATTCCAGGTTGTGTTCCAGCATATGTAGTGCAAGAAGTGGGTGGAGCAGAAGACTGTCCGCTTGCGTGTCAAAATTTAGTAAAATTAGGGTGCGAGGAAGGGAAACCACTGGAGGACGGCACTACTTGTGAAGTATTTTGTCGGCAGTCTTTGACTAATGGGCACAACTTAAAGCCCAAGTGTGTTTCTTCTATTTTGTCTTGTGATAAGATAGAAAGCTGTCAGTAAGCCATCACACAGACTGACTATAAAATGGGGACGGTATGTATGCAATGACCAAAATCTCTGTGGTCCACCAGTCGGTGTCCACATATAGGTCAGGCAAACGTCCGCCCAACACGTGTTCTGTGCCATCGTACAACTTTATTACAACTCCAGGAACGCAGTGTACACTTCCCTTAAATGTCAGGGATTCAAGCTGTTTTATCCTCTGGGTATAGGCCTCAAATTCAGCTTCTTCTTCGTCCGTCATCATCCCATCTTCATTTAAACAGCCAAATGGGAAACCCGGCCTATCGGTTAAGTCCCATAGAGTAGGGTCGTCTAGCCACACCCACTTAGAAAATGGAATTTTTGAATTCTCAGCCGTGCTGATGAGTCGTTCTGCCTCTTCTCTACATACCCGTTCTTCCCAATCAGCATCCAGGTCTGAACCACCCATACTACCCAGTATAGCCTTGGCGGCGTCTATATCGCACACTCTTTGCGAGTCCTTGTTAAGACAATGACCGAGGTGAACCCGAATCTCTTCTAGGCGGGCATTTAGTCTCATTAACTTGGAGCCTCTTAGTATGATGCCATGACAGTTGGGTATAGCACTGGTTCTCCAGACAGTCCCAATTCAGTTAGCGCCAAAAACAACTTAACCTTATACTCATGGATGGCACCTAACAGGTCAAAGTTTACCCTGCACCCCTCGTCGCTTCCAGTGCAAAAGTACATGCAAAAACCAAATGCTATTTGACCTTCACCCTTACACTCTATGTCGTAAATGGGGTTTACCTGAAATGCCGCCAGTTGACCGGGAATGGTTTCGTCCGGAAGCCAAGCCTTAGAAAGTGAAATACCACTTTTTCTACACCAGTCAGCAAAGTTCTCTGTGGGGACAAAGGTTTCTTTCAACTTAGCTGATTTGCCACACTCAGCGCAAAATTTCTTAATGGGTAGAACAACTAAATGCCCACACTGCAGTTTGCGACCTGACTTAACGAAGAACTGGTCCTTTGTTACTGCAACACCGAGTACTATTTTGTTGTAAATGTACACGTTAGGATTACTTTCTAGTGGATGTACAGTGTATTGCAACAGGAGAGCACATGGTCAATGACCCATTTCATGACAATGACCCAGGTGACGAGCGGTGGATTGTGGTACAAAAACATCGCTCTGGGGTTCCCAAATTATGTAAGTCTCTGTTAGGTATGGGTATAACACCCGAACAAATCATAAGTGCCAGATTTATGCCTGAATTTGGTGTGTTCTCTGACGTGGAGTCGGCACGGGACTATTTGAATAGTCTCGACATCGAGTTAAGAAGTAGTTTTGAAGTTAGGAGAATACTGATTTATATTGACCCAGAACAGATAAACTAAACTGGTTGTACTACATACCCCAAATTTTTAAGTCTTACCACTGACTTTCGTGCCAATTCAAATTTAATGTGACCCGCTTTTTTCTTTGCGTCGTCACTAGAAATAAACGCATCATCAAATGCCATACCCTCAGGGTCGTCTCTGTAGTCTAAAATAAATAGTTTGGAAATCGACCCATCGTCCTCTTCCACCACACCTAAAGCTAGCCCTAGCAGGTGGAAAAACTGTCTGTTCGCTTCCTGTAAGTATCCGGAGGATACTAAGTCCTGCGGTATTTTGTCAGTGTTTACCTCAGACATGGAGCCCTCCGGACAAGTCCTGATCTTTAACATACTGGGTGTACACAATAGCGCATTCAGATGTCAAAATCCCATGGACAGCAGAAATGGCATTAACCACAACATTTTGAGTTACAGCTGATGGGTCAATAACCCCGTCGATAAACAAGTCCCCGTATTCCTCTGTTGATGCGTTCCAACCAAATTTGGGGTCTACAGAGCTAGACACTACCCTATAAACAGTATCTGCATTTACTCCGCAATTTTTAGCGATGAGTCGTATAGGTTCTTGTATTGCTGTTCTTACAGCATTCCACCCGGCACACTCTTCTACGTCATGTTCCCCATAGTCATCCAAGTCACCCATGCTTGCGGAGATTTTAGCCAAAATTGAGCCACCACCAGCTACTACGCCATGCTTTATGGCAGACCTTGTGGCCCCAATTGCGTCCTCTACACGGGCCTTCCGCTCTCTCAGGGCTGCTTCTGTCATTTCCCCTATCTTTATCACACCAATACCGCCAGACAGCATACCGATTCTCTCTTGATACCTGTCTTTGTCAAAAAGAGATAGTGCACTGTCCCTTTGAGAGCGCAGCGATGTGATTCTGGCCGTAATGTTCTCATTCGAACCCTTACCACCAAATATAGTAGTGTGAGTTTTATTTATTACGGCTTTGTCGCATGTTCCTAGGTGTTCCGGTTTGATGTCGGACGGTTTGATGCCCTTATTTGTTGCAATAAGCGTTGCACCAGTAAAAATAGCCAAGTCCTCCATCATATCCCTCATTTTCTGACCAAATGAGGGACCAGGAACACAACAACAAATGAGTTGTTCTTTTTTGTGGTTAAGGATAAACGTGGACAAGGCGTCCAACGCTATATCATTTGCAATGAACAACAAGGGCCTGCCAGACTCCAAAATAAAATGAATAGTGTCTACAAAAGCATTGATTGCTTCTACTCTTTCGCCTATAATTAAGACATACGGATTTTCCAGTGTTGCTGTGCCCGAAATACCGCCAAAGGCTTGGTCCTTCCAGCCTTTTTCGTACCGGGCTCCCTCAATAAGTTCAAGCACATCTTTTACGGTGTTGGACTCTTCGACCATTATGACACCGTCTTTACCAACGGCGTCCATGGCTTCAGAAACTGTGTCACCTATAGTAGTGTCGCCATTGGCTGACAGTGTAGCAACTGCCTTTATTTCTTCAACAGAGGATATTTTTGTGGCAGTTTGGCCAATCTGGTCAGTTATGTATCTTTGTGCTATAAGCATGCCTTTGTGCAAGTTTATAGGCGACATCCCGCTCTCTACCAGTTTGTTTGCCTCAGTAATCAGCCTGCCCGCTATTACAGTAGCCGTCGTCGTGCCGTCTCCTGCGTCGTCGGAGGTCTTTTCCGACGCCTGACGCACGATAGTGGCACCCATGTCCTCTAACGGGTCAGAGAGCATCACCTCTTTCGCTACTGTGACACCATCCTTGGTTATTACAGGACCGAGCATGGCCCGGTCAATCATGACATTTCTACCCTTGGGGCCAAGTGTGACTCCCACAGTTCTGGCTAAGATCTGAGCCCCTCGTACCATTTTCTTGCGAACAATGGTGCCGTGGGTTATGGTTTTAGTTTGGTCCATTTATTTGGTGTCCTTTGATTCAAATGCACATTCATCGAAGTATGTTTCGTTGGGAACATCATAATTGGATATCCCCAAGTCTCTGAGACAATTGGCGTCCATAGAATAAAAATAATGCATAACTATCGGGTTTCTAATGAACATACCCTCTTTGGAGAGTATGAATGGTATCAAATTCCGTCTGGAAAGATAATCATAGGACTGAACCAGTACTGTCCTTAAGCCTTTATGCCTAGGCCAGCACTCTAGATACCACGACAACTCTGCTATCATGGCCAGGGTGTCTGCATCTTTTAGGGCTTCGTGTGGTGGGTCGACGGGAGTGTCCTCGCCATAAGCCCAACCCATGATACCGGCGTAGGCAGTATCTTCTATCTTATTTATTACTTCTCTTCCAACAACATTTTTAACCGGAACAACTATGTCACTTAAAAATGTTTCCGGCAAGTCATGCTGGTAACACGCCAGTACAAAGTCATGCCTCGGGCATGGGTCCACTCTGTCTTTAAACCATCTGTAATATCTGGCCCCTACCATTCCACAAATTATGAGGTGGGTAGAGATGTCAATGGCACACGGTACTGAAACAGTACTAAACCTACGCTGGGTAAATAACGACACAAAGTCTACAACCGAAATCTCAGAGCCTGTTTCCAGGTTCATCATTCTTCCAGTTGTAGTAATGGTGGTGTTTTTTATCATTTGTTTCCTGGTACCAATACTTTACACAAATGTACGTTCAAAGATGTAGTCCACGTGCTTGGTGTAGTCTTGGTGCCCATTGAATACTTTATCAACCAACACACTGGTTGCAATTTGTCGTTTAGACCATTCTTCCAGGCTCTCCCCAGACTTCAGGGCGTTTTGTATGTGGGTGTACGCCTCTTGTCTTGGTGTTCCACCTGTTGTAAGTGCGAGTAACAACTTTTGGCTGTGGATGTAGTCCATAGACTTATTCAAATTCTCCGCCATTTTGGCAGAGTTTACTCTCATATTTTTTAATAAAAACACAGTCTTTTTCAGCATATAATACAAAATAGACGTTGAGTCTGGCCCAATAAATCTTTCTACACTAGAGTGACTGATGTCTCTTTCGTGCCACAGGGCTACATTTTCCATGGCCGATTGGGCATACCCTCTGAGCATTCTAGCTAGTCCAGTCAGGTTCTCAGAAATAATAGGGTTGTGTTTGTGTGGCATTGCCGAGGAACCCTTTTGACGAGGCGAAAAAGGTTCCTCTACCTCCCCTACTTCACTTCTCTGCCAATGTCTTATTTGTAAAGCGAGTCTCTCAATGCTTGTACCAACTAAAGCAAGTACACTAAAATAATAAGCGTGTCTATCTCTATTTATAATCTGGGATGCAGCCGGCTCTGGGCTCATTCCAGACCTGAGACTTATTTCAACTTCTACTAGCGGGTCTATACTGGAAAAGTTGCCAACAGGGCCACTGAACTTACATACGTTTATACCCTCTTTTGCCTGATTTAGTCTTGCCTGATTTCTTTTAAATTCAGAATAAAAAGAAGCCATTATAAGTCCGAATGTTGTTGGTTCTGCGTGCATCCCGTGGCTTCGTCCAATAACCATAGTAAATTTATGCTTATAAGCCAATTCCCTGATTACGTCCAATAGCTCACACACCTGACCTTCAATTAAAGACAGTGCCTCGTCCAATAAAATTGAGAATGTTGTGTCAGTAATGTCTGAACTCGTAAGCCCTAAATGCAACCAACGGGAATGGTCTGCGTTTTGTTCTTCTATGTGGCTTAAAAATGCTATGACGTCGTGCCTCACTATAGACTCTAGTTCTAAAATTCTTTTTATATTTATTTTAGTGTTACTCTCTATGGCAGACGCAGTTCCAGGTGGAACAGTTCCTAGCTTTTCCATGGCCCTGCATACCTTAGTTTCTAGTTGAAACCATAGGTCGTATTTATGCTCATCCGACCACACCTTAACCATTTCTGGATAAGAGTATCTATCAATCATTTTGTAACCTTAATTTTATTTGTAACTATCAACGATACTAGTCACTAAACTTGGCCACTCCGGACCCGGGTCCCATTTATTGGTTGTTAAGTTTAGGTGTCCCATAACACCGGACCAGGAAGATTTGAATACCTCAGGAGATATTGTATCTTTGTGTGTAGGCGCTACAGGCTTGATGTTGTAGGTTCTCATCAAAGCGTGGCACAACGATTTGAGACATGCCTTCTGCTCTGGATAAAAGCCTAGTATAGTGCTTTTATCGCCGTGTACAGACCCGGTCACTACGGGTCTTGGTACTTTTAGTCTGGAGACATAGCTAGATTGAAACTGCATGTCTACTGCATTAGATATATCAATCCCTATGGTCCAACCATTTACAAACCCACCGTGGTGAGTAACCATGTCCGATGGGTCACCAAACTGATAAACCACAGGTATAAGTTTCTTACCGTCCCACTCTACGTCCACACAGAAATGTGTGGAAAAATTCCTTCTCAACAGAATGTTGAAACACGAGATGGCCGATAGTGCCGCATCCCAGTGCACCGTTATGGCAGTGATTTTGTTAACCCGCGACCTATAATTTTTTCTGTGTGGGTAAAATGAGTACCCGCCATTTTCATCAAATGAGATGACCTTAAAGTCCACTGGAACGTGTACTTTGTTTAGTACTATGTAGTCTCTCCCTACAGGATTTACAGAAGTGGACTTTAATACCGAGAATGTTTTATTCCCCATGACGCCATCACACACCAATGGTGACTCTGTGTGAGTGGCAGAAAATTCAGTTTGAAAATCAAAAATACTAATTGCTACTATGGGGTCGTCAACCAAAAGACCACATAACTTATCCAATGGAGGCGGTAGCGGTTTAACTACTACTTTCCCGTTTGTCTTTTCGCCCCAGCCGATGCTCTGAGAGTAATGTACATTCAGTTCACAGGCATACGCAGAATCTTTTTTAGGATTCGGTACGCCTTTGTAAGCATTGTTAGACATTGTTGGACCCACCTTTAATTAGGGTGCGAAGTAACTGTTTCACTTTGTCGTTGTGGTGGCATACTAAGACGACTTCTAATTCTTTGTCATCTTTGTACACCTTTACAATCTCTATCATCCCATCTTCCACCAAGTCTGACACCGCTGATCTACGCTCTTCTACTGAGTGTAAAATCGGTCTTCCAAAGTGGCCCAGCAGTGCCCCCAAACTAAGATAGTCCATACTCTGTAAAAGTTTGTGTACTAATACAAACATACGCTTTTTGGCTTCATCCCACTCTTGGTACACTTTAATTTCAATAGAATTAATTTCTGATGCCGAGTACCTGCTGCTGTTTATAAAGGATTGCATCACTAGCTGCCACACTAGTGATGCATCTGTTTCAGGCACGTCTATTACATATTGCATGGTTTTATATTATACAGTCTTGTGCAAGTTTATGTCATCAAACACAACCGGAACCAGTGTTTTAATCTGGTCGAGAAGTGGGGCCATAACCTCTCTCATCTGAGGGTGAGCCTGTTTTGATGTCCGTAGTTTGAATACATGGCGCCATTCTCTGTAATTGGCTGTCATAACCAATTCAGTTTTTGCACTATTTGGCAACACACTTCGGGCCTGTTGAGCCGTCCAACCTAGAGCACACAGGTCCCTGTAGGCATTCTCTGCACTTTGCATAGCAGTAAGCCACTGTACTGCCGAAAGGCTGTATGAGCCATTTTGAGCGGGAGTATAAAAATCCTTTTCTGTGTTTTCACCCTCAAACAATTCTGCGCTCAGCCAGCTGGGTATAATGAACTGACAGTGTCCACCACCCTTACGGCTGTAGTTCACATACCGTGTAGACTCTTGACTGAATGCTGCCAAACGATGGCGTACCAATTCGTGAGAAACACCCCGGTCCACAACGAATCTGACAGAGAAGCCTGCATGCTCTATCACAGATTCGTGCTGGCTATCGAGTATGCGTCTTACAAAAGCAGCTGACTCTCCCTTAGGCTCGCTTTTGTAACATGTCCTACCTGCACGTTCTATGATAGACAAGGCCTCATTGCCAAATGTCCCAGCCTCAATTATGGCTGTTGGCTTTACTAAAAGCATTTTGCGGTCCTACGTGTAATCAGGGGGGCTAGGGTAGGGATAATTCTAGCTTACGGATTTGGTTTTCTAACTCAGAATTGCCATAGAGTCCGTATTCTTCTAAAGGTACAAGAACTACATCCTCAGAATTTTCGGTGTTCAGTACACACCTGTACTTCCTACATAGTCCTTCGTACTCTAAAAGAAAATTTTTTAAACGCTCTCCAGCTTCTTCTCTCATGTCCTCTGTCTCTTAGTTAGTGATTACGAGTTTTCGTCTTCAATTTTTACTACAGTGTCTGCCATGCTCTGGTACTCTGGGGTCCAGAACCCAAATCTCTTTATATTTGATAAAAACCCCTCATAGTCATGGCCGATGGTAAACCAACGCATGTCACCTGTGTCTTCGTCTTCCTCGCCTTGGGCGTGGCACAATTCGTGATCAACCAGAGCTTTCTTCTTGTTATCGTCCAGAGCCTTCCAACATTCCCACGCAACCATCATTAAGAATACAAACTCTTCTCTTTTTGGCTTGTTGGACGGTGTATCCTCTTCAGAAGTCCCCTCGGCCACAATCTGAGCCGCTATGTCTGGTGTATACACTGACGCGCCCAACACTATCGCGTCTGGGCCACTAATTTTTTCTTCAGTAGAAGTCTCCGTCTCTCTGATGAGTGCAGCCATCATTGCAGACATCTTGGACATAGTCGCATACACTATTTTGCCACCCCTTTTGGTGGGTGTCTCGCGAAACATGTATACTATTTTTGCAGAGGCCAAATGCGAATGGTCAGTACCATCAGCAATCAAACCCTCAGCAATTGTTTTAACTTCGTCTGCAAGCCAAAATTCACATGCCATTTTGATTGTCCTTATCTCTCAAGTGCCACTCAACAAACCAGTTGGGACATCCAACAGTTTGCAATAAACGAATAGAATTTCCGAATATTATCGGTATTTGTTTTCCGGTTAAAAGCGGGTTGTCCAGGTATATTGCTTGTGTAACTTTTTGCAGGTGGTCCGCGATAAAATTGGTGTCATTTATGTCCGGATCACTCAATACAAAACAGCTATTACCTACTTGGTACACAAAAACATTTGTGTTGCAGCCGTCTATCTTTAACAAGCACGACTTGGGCTTGTCCTCTACACATTTCAGCGCCATTCTAGTTCCGTTGTTATCTATTACTAAAAACTTCGGAACTAAATTTGACACTATAATATTGTGACTACAGAATACATCAGCCAAATTTGACAAGGTGTCTGAGTCTACAGACGCAACTATTACCCCTACTGGCCTTTTTAGGTCAATAGGCAAATCTGGCATTTTAACTTCTGAATCAGTTACTATTATACTTTTTATGTGTGCCATCGTTTAGGCCGGTTTCACAAACGCCATTGGCGCTCTTACGGGACCCGGGCCTGCAGAACGTGTATGCTCATCCAGGTCAGATAAGTCTGGGGCATCATTACCGGTGTTGACACTCTTTTTGACTACAACAATGGTTTGAGCAGGAGACAGTATACTGTAGTCTGATTCTATAAGTTTCATTAATTGCTCTGCTTGAATAATCATGGTAACCATTGCACCATACTTAGACTTTTCACCTAAAGTAACAGACATAAATGGGGATAACCTGGACTTCAGGTGGTCTACTATAGCGGCCTCCCCAGTTTTGGCGGCCTCTTTAATCAAATCAGCCAGAATCGGATTGATGCTTGCCAATCTGGAAAACATCTCCTCTGCTTTTTGTTGAAGATCCATGTACTCAATTCACCTGCTTTGTGCGGGTTTTGTTGTGTCAACTATGGCTATTATACAGTCTATTGACGTATCAACAGCCATACAGTTTGTTGCTTGGTTTGACATCAGGCCTTACCCACAATTGGGTACAGCAGTCCCAACCTCATTGCACACAAGTTTGGGACTAACAAACAATGAAGCTGAAGATTGGGGGGGGGGATTAAAACGTAGATATGTAACGAGATATCTTGTACTAGTAAGGTTTAGTTGATGTAGCTTTCAGAACACCTAGCCTTGAGTTCTATCCTATCAGAACCCAAGCCCGCACTATTACTTACATCTATTAGTGCTCCACTTACTTTAATTACCACACTCACCCACAGTTCGTTGTGTTCTTTTTTATCGGAAAATGAGCACTTATACACCCTCGTGTTCAACTCTTTTTTGGGACGAGGTAGATTTATCGGGGCAGAGCCACACCCAGATAGGCCCATTGTGAAAATAGTGCATAGCCACATCCACATCCTCATAATTCTGGCACTTCGTCGAAGTACCTAGTAAATCTTTTGAACATAACTTTCCTCATTTCTTGGTTTTTACTTTTTTTGTTCCCAGCGTACACTACCGTGGCTGCATGTTCCAGATCTGGACTCATGTACTCCAAAACCTTGATTGCGGACACTGTTTGCAAAAACACAGACCAAGTGCTGGAACTGTCTATGTCCGAACATTTTAGGCCATGCAACATAGGGTCTGCTTTTCTCAGCACATGTAGCCACTTTTGACTACCCCAAGTTTCCTTATCCCCATCTTTGCACATAATGCTGTAAAGACCTCGTTGGTACTCGGTAGGGTCTTTTTTCCTGGCATACACCTCAGGGTCGTGTATTGTCTCTATAGCAGCCAAGGCCTGTAATTGAGACCGCTTAACTTTGGTCCCAGTATACCTGATAGCCATGTCTATAGGTAACGACCACAACTTGGCTCTTTCTGGGCACCATCTGTGGGTTGCCGCAGAACATTTAGGAAGGCTTTCTTCTGGCGTTCCTAGGAAGGCTTTTATTAGTGTGGCCATGATCAGTATTGTCATTGCAACCACCTACTAATAACAAGCTTTAGTATGTATTGGTTTGTCTCACCACAAACCAGAGTCTTTTTACTATCTCCTTCAAAATTTTTGGTATTACTAGTTACTACAATCTTTTTACAGGTCATTTACCTGTTGATTTACAAAAGACGCGGGTACCCGCGTCTATAAATACAATGGGGGTGAGCCCAACAGGTCCATTGACAGATAATGAGTTTGTGTACTTATATATTTCTGACCACGTAACCGAATTAAAGACTTTCATTTTAGTCATCCTTTGATTTGAGTTTATGTACCTTCTCGCATCCTCCCAAGCGAGATTCTATTCTGAGGACACCTCAGTTTTTGATGGGATTTAAAGACTATCAGTTTCGTTCGTCTCAAGCGAAAATGTATATGAACGCCATTTGTCTCTTGAGGTTCTCCTGCGCTGATCATACACCAGCAAAACAACAAACAATACAGCAGAAATGGCCCAAAGGGACATCGATGTATTGGAATATCCCATGTATCCTGCTACACTGTTTAAAAGGCACGCAAGCACTAGTATGCCGCACAACAGCATGGACACCCGTACATGCTGGCTATACTGCGTCCACAACTCGTCAGCTACTTTTTGATTGTATCTCATTTTACCACTTTCGGGGTACTATGTATGGCCTCAGTTTTTCCATCATCTCAGGGACTGGACTGGTTACTTCCCCAATTTCAAATGCGACAAATGCCATAAATGCAATAAACTGCGGGGTGTCAAAGGTCCTGTTGTTTATTCTAAATGTTCCTGGGGCGCCCCCGGCGTGAAGCCACACGTTGTTGTCAGACCCCAGCGACCAAGATTCTCTGTCAATCATAAACGGGTTTTCGCTTCTGATACGCGTAAGCCTGTGTGCCAGACTCTCTAAAGACCAATGGGTGAGTCTAGGAGTAAGTGTAAACATTGCGCAACCTTTCTTATGGAATGTACAAGTTGTTAATGGCTATTTTTAGTTCAGAAAGCACCTTTTCTGGTGGCATCACGTCATGCACTAACAAGGCCGCCGTACCATCTAACAATTTTAGCAAAGAGCCATCTAAAGTCGGGCCCATCTTTTTTAACGAAAAAGTCAGGATGGTAGCCACAACATTGCATAAGGATTCTTGGTCGCTTCTTTTGGCTATGTGACACTGGTGTACAAACGCTGTCAATACTGTGTCAATGGATACTGATTGTTCCAATTTCCGTTCTCCCATTTGCGGTACTCATGCGGGTACAAATCCCTAAATGCTGCTCTAGCTGTGTTTTGGCTTAATAACTTTTGAGTTACGGTGTCATACTCAGGTTTAGTTAGTCTACCCTCAGCAAAAGCCGCTAGAGTTTCGTCATCGATCTCTTCAAGCAAGCTCGTACTCCATTTGGTTTATATCAGACAAAGTGCACAGCAACCGGTACTGACAGTGCCCCAGGATCATTTTTAAAATTACTTTGGAGGTTTTCTTTTCAAAATAAATTCGGTCTATGACCAAAATTGACTCTGCTGGTATAACAATAGGGGCGCATAGGTCAGATTGGTACCAAGGGTCCAAGTATTTTTCGCTAGGAATGGGCGGTTGAATGTCCATTAGTCTACCAATTCTGCGATTTGTTGGACAAAAATAAAAACTCAGCCTCCACAAAGAAAGCGTTTTTACTTTTGTACCCGGTGGGGCAATCAGCATCGGTACACTCCTAGTTGTTTTCTATACAGTTAGGGTGGGTTAATTGGAGGTTATCTCAAGTGACACCTGTATTTCAAACCACTTTCGGAGACGGTTCAGACGGCTCTGAACCGGGTAATTGTCAAGCAGCATGCATAGCAACTTTACTGGACTTATCGATCGAAGAAGTGCCCAATTTTGCAAAATTTGGGGTCAAATACTGGGACGAACAGGAAGCATTTTTAGCCAAACACGGGCTCTGGCTTATGTACACCAAAGAAGAGCCTTGCACCTCAAGTGTGGTCCATTACATTGGTTCAGGGATAAGTCCTAGAGGGTTGAGGCACGCTGTGATTATGTTGGACGAGGAAATAGTACACGACCCCCACCCATCCCAAGCTGGTTTGGTGGGGAAACCAGACAGATTTGGGATATTGTGTAAAATACTCTAATCTGCAGTACCGGGCGGGTAACGCTCAAGAAATAAGTCTCGTACTTCTATCGCAATGCCAGTTGCAGTATTTATACACATCCCACACGCCAACCACCGCTTTACCCGTATGGGTCCTTGTGTAATCTGTTCGCTCCAAACATTGGGCCCTTTGGGCTTAGGACTCCCTGCCGGTAGGTACCCTGTGTGAGTGAGCACACCTAGGGGCCAAGATTCCCCACATGGGCAACGGTAGCAGCTTGGTGCTGTAGTGTAAGTCTCGTCATAACCACCTACAGAGCCCTCTAAATTTGATGGAGACTGTGCCTTGATAAACACTCTCACTCCTCCGTATTCTTAGAAATGAGCTTATTCACACCTCTCAAAGTTTGCTTGTTAAACATGGTCAACATAGCTAAACTAAAACATACCTCCCACAGTGCCAAAGCGGATTGGTGAAGCGCGCCTGTAGTTTCAGACGGGGTCTTAACACCGGCTTTCTTAAAGGCTTTCTCCATCAGGGCGTCGTATACCGATGCATGTCTTTCAATGGAGTCTATAACAAAGTCTACTTTTTCTGCGGGTATTTCTTCACCAAACTTATTCTCAATTTGCATTATAAACAGAGACGTCAGGTACACGATCCCGTTGCCATCGGGGAATTCTTCAGGTTTGTTCATTGTAAGTATCACTCTTTAGTAAGGTTGATTTCAATTTTGTATCCCAAAGCCTGGGCCACCCTGTACATGGTTTTGAAAGTTAGGTTGTCGTCGTGGTCCAAAATTTTAGTAACCCTGGACCTGTGCAAACCCAAAACTCTGGACAAATCAGACCTGGACATACCCTGGGCAATCATTTGTTCAGTGATAAATTGTCTGAATTTGTTTAAAGAGTCGTGCTGCATATTATAATTACGTGCAGCGGGTTACTGGTTAATCCTAGTCTTTTTGCAGGCATAAACAATGCTCCCGACAACGGCTAGTAAGGGCATACCCCACCCGCTTATGACCAGCATGGCTCTAATCTGCCATGGTGGACCCGGTCGATGTCGGATTCTGAATTCTATTAAACCACTAATTACAACTCCTATGCCCCAGAAAATTGTCACAAGCAATGGCACAAAATTACTTGACAGCATTAGGGTTGTAACAGTTATAGCATGGGCAAAAGCAAAAGCCTTAAGTATTTCTAGTTTACCCATTCATAACAACTGTCAAAGACTGGGTTACCATCTTTTTGGCTATCACAATAATCTCTTCCCGCAGTTGGACCATGTCCATGGAGCCTAGCCTACTTGTAATGAAGTCATACCCATGGAAGATTTCGGGTATGAGTCCTACCTTTTCGAAGTAGAAGTAATCATCAACAAAAGTTTGAGCCCACCCCGAAGCGGTTTCGGACCGGGATGCACTGGCAAACAAACTGTTAGCTAGACTAATTTCTAAAAGGTCGTCGTCAAACTGGCCTAGGGCAAGCTCTTCTAAAACTGCTTTCATTTCTGTTACACCCCGAATCACATTCTCGGGACTCAAAAGAGCATAACACAAAAGAGACTGGTCGTCCCACGAGCCCATGGGTGAACATCCCGTGGCATAACAGAGACCACTTTGTTCTCGAAGTCTATTAAATAGAAGGCTGTGCATGCCCTCGCCGAGCATATTTGCCAAAACATGGCTAGCGAGGTTTTGGTCCTCGGCTGCTGAGACCCAGGGTGTAAATAGACATATACCAGCTTGACCGGCCACGTGGGTAATGGCTCTGCTGTGATCTTCTTCCCAGGGTTTGAAGTCCTTTTCTAGTGTAACTATATCATTTTTGCTAGAGTCGATAAGGTACCACCCATACCCTGCAATTGCGCTGTCTATTGGTTCAGAATCAATTGTGGTTCCACCAATAATAGCAATAGCCAAATTTTGTCTGGTATAGTTTTTGGACCTGAAATCCCTGAGGGTATTTGCAGTAATACTTTTTATTGAGTCTTCGGTTCCAATAACTGGTCGGCCATTACGATTGGGGGACACCAAGTTCACAGCGCTTTCTATCATAAAGCCCACCGGGTCGTCCTCGCCTGCCCTCCACTCTTCTAAAATTACACTCCGCTCTTTTTCTATCTCAGCAGGATCGAGTTTGGGTGTAAACAACATTTCAAGCAGAAGCTCTAGAGCCTCCAAGACTTTTCCTTCTACGGTATCTATGGTGAACACTGTTCGGTTGGGGCACGTGTACGCATTCGTATTGCCCATTCTGGCCGCAATACGGTTTATCTCTTCATAACCTCTCTTTTCGGAACCCTTGAAAAACATGTGCTCCAAAAAGTGAGCAGTACCAGGGACGTCCTCATGGGTACTACCCGCATTCACAATGACCCTTACAGATACCATCGGTGTGCCTGTGGTATTGAAAATAACAGGAATCCCCAGGACTTCGTGAATTGAGTAAGACACTTTTAACTCTCCTCGGTTTACAAATTAGGTTGCACTGAAGGTACGGAAAAACAAATTGGGGTCGTAAGATGTTATGATTTGAGTAGTGGATTCTGGGCTTAGCTCACTCCCCCACTCATCATGGACAGTCCTAAACACAATAACAGGAGCCCATTTCCCTATTTTGGGCTCGATGGCACAGCAAGCTGTCAAAGGGTCGTGTAGTGCTTTACCGATCTTGGAATTCATGACACGGGTGATCAGTCGCAAACCTTGACGGCTACGTTCCATGGTTCTTAACTTGTCGTGGAACTCTTGGGTGTAAGTAACCCCATGGCAAACATTTTTAGACACCATTTTACGTTCAGAGAACCTTTTAGATTCCAGAACTCTCAGTGCAGCCTTGGGGTCGCCGTTCAGATTGAAGGTGGGGCATGAAACCAAACCTTTGAATTTTGGCAATTGGTCGCACTCCGGAACCACTCCCTGCCCAGCAAAACCACCCTGGACAAAAATGCGTCCCAAGTTAGAATTTGCAGTATTCTCAAGAAGAGCACCCGGATTTTTGAGCGGAGCACCCGTTACTAAGGTTGTATCAGGGCCTAAAGTCCGCTCCAACAACTGCCACCCGACTTCAGTCTTCGAAATTGGTTCCATGGGGCCAAAAGCTTTATAATGCCAGTCGGAGACACAGGTCACATAATGTTCCTGTGGAGTCCCTCTGCCTTTTGTGTGGTTGATATTGAAGCTACCAACTGGTACACTTTCTTTTTCCAGTAACCACAACACATGAGAAACCACACCTATTTGGTGTGGAGTTCCGGGGGTGACGGTGACAGCAAGCAGGTCTACTTGTGGATGGTCCGCAAGCATAGCCAGGGTCAGCACATCATCCGGGTCCTGAGTCTCCATGTCTAGAATTATTTTAAGCATGTACTACAATACAATTTTCCTCAGGGTAGCCCACACTTGTGACTCGGTTAGTTCGGTTAGTAGAAGTTCTTGATGGTAGGTAAATTTGTACCAACCGGATTCCACTTTGTGAAAACCAATTTTACGACCAAACGAGTCTGTGCAACCAAATGGTAGGTCTGCGGCGTCCATTATCATGAACCACCACAGTTCAGTTGAGAACTCGTGGACGGCGTTTTCGCCCCACCCCTCCACAACATCAATTCCGCCGTCCTTGTCGACAAAAGTTATGTGGGTATTGCCGACTCGACCTGTCAAATATTTTAAAGATTCATAGCGGTGCTGGATGTAGGTACGGTCACCAAGCAAACCTTTGTAGGAGAAGTAAGGCGTGACTTTAGGTTCTAGCTCAAGGTTTCCTCTGAAATCATTTCCGAGGGCTATTACACCGGATTTAACCTCAAAATCAAATGACAGAGGTATAACTTCCTGATACGGACACTCAAATGGTTTTGCAAAATTCACCAAAAATGGGTCACTCCACGGAGTCACACTAGGAAATGGGTACATAGACTCGACAAAGAGATTCTTTTGAGAGTCCAATTCAAAATGTAAACAAGCGCCACAATTTTGGCACTCAGCCGAGATATCTACGTAATCTCTTCCTCTGTCAATATAAAATTTGAGTCTATTTGACACTAAGGCGTGATTTATAGTATGACCATACACGTTCATTTTGTAGACTAACCGTCTTTTTAAGGCGTGGGAAGTACCCATCCGCGAGACCCGCACGTTTCACAAACTGTAGTTACACCGTTGCATGCTGTACAAATCTCTGTTTCCGGAACCCAGATAACCTGCACAGGGTAGGTAAGGTTGTACGTTTCTACCTCTCTGCTAAAGTCAAAACCGAGCCAACAGTCACTTTGACGCACATGCACGACGACCCCTGTGTGGTCCCTTATGATGGTTCCCTCGGGTAGCGTGTCGAGCCGCTCGTCGTGCTGAGAATAACTTCTGCGGCTAGGGCGTTTGTCTATGCGGACCGGTTCAGGGACCGGATTTGGGTGCTGGTCTCTCTCAAGTTTGGTATTATAGCGCTCTGAATCAGATACAAATTCACGGGCTGTGGTTACAATCTGATAAATAGAATCGTTATAGGTGGGCTCTCCATCTTCCGGGGCTTCAGGGTCCGGTTTTAGTCCCAAAAAGATCGCATCCATTCGGCTGTAATTTGGTTTGGAGCCATAGCCTGATACCCAATGGACACCCTCGGTGGGCTGATTATAACGGGATTCGACAATCTCACCTATAAGATTCGACAGTTCACGGTCTTGTTCCACAGACAAGAATACCGGAATTGAGAATGAAACTTCAATCCCGATAATTGCGAGCTTCTCATTGGGTGGGGGACAAAGACGGTCATTAAGGCTCATTGTAACGCTCCAACGAGTAGTTTTTAGGCAAAGCTGGGATGTTAAAGTCCTGACCCATCTGTTCGCCTGCGATTTGGTACATGCGTAAAATGACCTGTGCTGCATAAGGTCCGCAAAAATGCATACCAGAGCCATCAGGATTGTCGGAATACAAGTTTGCACACCCATCAAAGCGGATTGCCCCGTGGATCATCGGAAGCGGTGTTGACTCATTTTCCAGGTCACAGCCATCATAATACTCAAACATCACCACGTAAGCGTTATCAGGAAGCGTCCACCACCGAATAACGTTGGCAGAGTTGGCCGGAAACTTCTCATTACCCAAGGTTTGCAATTCATGGTCGGGTGTCAATGCTGCGACTCCAATGTTGCCATTGCAATGGTGTGGAATATTTCAAAAAACTTTGACGCCAGCTGGTCGTAGTCCGGAATGCCTCTGATCGGGAAACCGATAGCAGTGTCCAAGTACCCGGTTAATTCTTGGGTCTCAGAATGTATTTTTGAGTGCGCCTCAGGGTAAAAGCTGCCCGCCCCAAAACCATCGGGTAAACCGTAAAACGTAGCCACGTAAAAATTGCACAACTCGATGTGCCAAGTAGACTTGGCTGCAAAATCTACACACCCCCCAGCGTTGGCCTGGAGATACTGGTGTATGGCCCAGTTGCAGGCAACCCTGCATGCATTTTTAAACAGCTGGTTCTCAGGTGCAATAACCGCGAAGTTTGTCAAGTTCAGCCTCAATTTCGTCGCATGCGTCCGAGTCTCTCCTGTCTCCAGCCTGAGCAAGGTCCCGCTTAAGTTTTCTAATTCGTTGAGTTCTGTTATAATCTTCTGTGGGTTGGAGGTTTGCCACATCTGTGGACGTTTGCAAGAACTGTATGGCGTCCAGGATAGAAGTCTCAGGAGACCATCCAGCTACAATCATGTCTTCAAGGATACTGATAGCCATCAATTGTTTGCTCATTGTAAACTCTATTCCTTTGGTTGTGGGGGTATTTCAGTAGACCGAGCTTGTAGTCAATTATAATTACTGCGCCTTGTACTTATTCCCAATCGAGATTGATATAAGGAGTCGGGTCGTATTTGGCGCCGATTCCTCGCTTGGATTCGTACGGGACCGGAGGAAAAGCCCGTTGCGTAACCAAGCTTTTTCTAATAACCTGGACACCCCCGCTGGTGAGAAGTTTGGATTTCCCAGTGGCGTCTTCCGCAAGAAATGGTTCGAGTCTCACAACACAACAATTCGGGTCAAAGTCATATTTCGTCAGCTGAATCTGGGCTTTGGTCTGAAGTTCTCCGCCGTTCAACGGGACATAGACCCAGTCACCGACCTCGAACGGGAAATCACGTGAAGCTATTTTGGCATAAATGGCTCTCAACGTGTCGTTGAAATTGTTTTCCTCACCCTTGAAGTCGGACGAGGTCCTGTTATCAAACAAGCCGTCCCGGATGCCCTCTGCGTGCCGGAAGAAGTCTTTCATGATTACCTCGTCCTGATACTGATAGTTGGGCTCGCACGTCTTGTACTTGAATTCTCCGAGAGGCATTGTTTTGTACTCGGTTGGTTTGACCCGAAGCAAGGCGCGTCCTCTGCCCGCGGGGACAAACCATTTTGGAACCCAGCCCTTGGTATGACCCAAGTCTTTTAGTTTTTGGAAATTACACCAGAACGGGAATTCTAGTCCTCCCGTCCCGTCTGATTCACGGACAAAGACAACGACTCCTTGCTCACGGAGTATTCGGCTTCTGCCGGGTAAAAATCTAGATTCGTTCACGAAGGACACGTATCCCGGGTGACGAGGCAAGGTTTTAGAAAGGGCTACCAATTCAGACATGGCATTACGCTCCTCAGTTTTTGAGCAAACCAACGAGGGTCAAAACAACCCCCACAAGGACGGAAAAAGCAGCCAAAGCACTTACTGTCAACAGGATAATGTTTTGAGAAAACAAGTCGACCCACTGATCGCTGCTGAAGACTCTGCGTTTCATTTTGCTGAGTTCGATTACAGCCTCAAACAAAATTATGGCAATACCAGCTGAGCCGATGGTGATTAAAAATAAGCCAAGTGCAAGCATCTAATTACAATCTCCAATTTCTATCCTGACCGAATATTTGTACCTACTGCAGCCCAGATATAAATAATTTCCAAAACCAAAATAGTACTACAACCTTGAGGAGATAACAACCAACCCGGGTGCATACTGCAATACAGTATATTCACTATGGTATGTCTAGTATGACAGGAACCATGGTGATATCCAAGCCAGTCGGTTACAACCCATCTCCTGGGTAATTTTTCCAGGCTCGTCACTCAGAGAACCGAATTCTCCGAACGGGGACGAACCATAACCCAGCTTTCGGGCAGCGGCTAAGCACTCCTGTTTAGAAGCGAATAGCCGCCACTTGTCTAGGTAGGTAGTGGCTTTTTCATTGATGAGTAGGTAGACGAGCATGGTCACACACTCCTGTTTTTAATGGAACAACGAAACAACGTAGGTGCGACCAAAACAGCACTAACAAGTTATCAAACGTTTGTATCCGAATATTCGTCCAGGTACATTGGAGCACGCGCAAGATGATATATACCTCTGGAAATATATATCGATATATACATTTGACGGCCCCCGACCTTTCGGGAAATGGGGTATATTTCGGACTCCCCCGTTTCCTTCCGTGGGGTATTTCCACCTTCCCCGTGCTCTGTCAATTATCCACCTTTGCCCTGTTGTAATTTCTCGGACTCCCACTATTTTTCACCCCATCATGCGATTCGTCAATTACAACCTTCTGGAATCGCACGATTATGGTCTGTGATTGACCACGACTTCGGATAGTAGAACTACTTGGGGGACACAAAACTCTTGCTTTGCCCGTTGGGATGGCACCTGCCTAAACGGACATCTTCCCTCACTGCTGCTTTGACCAGTATTTTACCTACTGGACATCTGGACCCTGGTCTTAATCGGGAATCAGACACAACTCCACGGTCTACAGTCTCACATCGCGGACAAGTTTCAGCGTGTGCCACGTACTCTGTCGCCATGGGCCCTGCCGGGGTTGTCATTACAAGGACCTTTTGTGGGATGTGTGTGCCATGGATTACTTCAATCTCGGGTTGGACGGGTCAATCGCACGATAACCCGTGATGGACAATCACCAGGGGACTCATCGTGCGATTCTTTCTTTTCGGGGCGCATCGATTCTTGCGGGTGGTGGTTTCAACCTGGGGGTAGAAACCCAGAACCTCAACGCTTAAAAGGCGTGCGCCGATCTTAAGTCAGCGAGGAAGTTATTTTTCATTCTTAGAGACTCGTCACTTATCTGGGATTGACAGTGCCTTATTGCATGGCAATTATTGCAGAGCAAAGCACACTTGCTAATTTCATTTAGCACAGTGGCGAGAGACTGTCGTCTTAAACGGCTCCAGTCAAACTCTTTGCTGTTGGGGTCCGTGTGATGAAACTGCATGGCAGCATAATGGTACTGCTGCCCATAGTCATGACATTTTCCGCCCAAAAACTCAATTAAAGCCAGTTTTCTGGAAAGATAACGCTCACTGGTGTAGTTGCTGAAACACTTGGCACATAGTCTACTACGCCCACCTCTATTTTTGCCCGGAAAGTTGGTGTCTATGGTGATAGCACACTTTCGACACTTCCCGTCGCGTGAGACGGTGTTCTGGTTAGTCAGGGTTTGGCTCTGCCACAGACGAGAGTGCTCTACACAACAAAATTTCTTTTGTCTATTTCTGTACGGTGGGACAAACGAAACCTTGCAATGTAGGCATTCTTTGCTAACTGAGTTAGTGTCCCGCACCTTTGTTCAACCGATCGTGCGATTCGGTCAATTTCAACTTGGCCTTGTACACTTCTTCATCCACCTGTGTACACTCTTCACGCGATAACAAGCGTGAAAGCCACCTATCGGCAATGACCAGATCTTCTTGAACAGGACAGCCCTGGACTTCTCCACCAGGGTTGCATCCGAGGCGATGTGCACTCTTTACCGCCTCGATCATGCTTTCACCTTCCACGATGCAAGCACCCAAGAATTGAGAGCCCCTTGGTAGGGTTGCATCGCAGAATGAGAGCCACCATTTCATTTTACTTGACCCATTTTTCTACAGGATCTTGACCGGGTCAACCCACACGGCGAGCATTCTGACGTAGTTCACCTCGTAGGTGCTGACATCGTCACCCATCGTGGTTGAGGGAACCTCCGTGATTGTGGGGTCCTCATACCCGAAGATCGTGTTGCCCACCCGGAAGAACAACTCGTCCCGAAGCTTGAAGTCGCAGTCCTTCTCACTGTCCAGGATTCCGGCCGCATCGAGCCGCTGAATGAGGGTTTTCTGGGCCTGGATTTCTTGTGGTGTGCTCATATGTTCTTTCACCCATCGTGCGATTCGGTCAATCCCCCTACTGCCCGAACTTCGGCGTGTAGCTCTTCTGCTCTGTTGTCTGCCGGGTGGTTTCGGTCAGTCCACAGTGTTCGCAGGTGCGGACCCACTGCGGGGTTTCGGTCGGAGGGATGTACACCGTGGGAGCGTTGACGTGACCGTCCTGGCTCACCGTGAAATGACCCATGAGGTCCTGCTTTTCGTATCCCTTGGTCCTGATGGGATCGTATTGGGTGGGTCCCCACAGATGGGCACACTGCCGCCGTCCCTGCTCCAACTTCCGTTGTGCGGCTTCGAAAGCAGCCTTGGTCCGTTCGAATTCAGCAACCATGTCCCGAAAAGCGCTGATCATTGTAAATGGTCCTCTGTTGGTGGGGGGGGGGCGAAACTGCCCTCGGGATTCCTTCGCCCCTCAGAGGCTGCGGTCAATCGGCTCGGAAAGCTTGACGGGCGGGTCGGTCAGACGAAGGCCCGATCAGCCGGCGTTCGCGGCGTCCTGCTCGTCCGTGCTCTGCTCGGCTTCGTTCTGCTCCGCAGGAGCGGCCTCCAGCACGGGCTTCGACGAGGTCGAAGGGAGCTTCGCGGCGGCGGCCTCCGCCTTGCGGTTCCGGATCTGGCAGGCGGCGGTGATCTGCGCCTCCGAGAGGTTGTGAGGGGCCTCCTTCTGCTTCGCGACCGCCCGCTCGTTGGCGGCCAGGAAGCCCACCAGCCGGGCGTCATGGCCCTGGCGGAAGGTCCGCAGGTGGCTGCTCGTCTGCACGAGGCAGCCGCAGAGGCAGAGCGGGGCCTCGGGGACGACTCGGACCGCCTTTTCGGCCTTGACGGCCACGACCACCGGGATTTCGGGCTCGGGCGCCACGACGGGCTCGGGAGCGGCCTCCATGATGGCGGGGACCGGGAAACCGAGGGCGTCGAGGACCTCGGCCTGCTTGCGGGTGGCGCGGGGGGACTTGGTGGTGCTCTTGGTGGACTTGGTGGCCATGGGATGATCTCCTTCGTCTTGGGTTGATTCGCTGTCTCTGGGATTCTTCGTCTCGGCCCCGGGTCCGTCAATCCTTAGTCGGGGGACCGGGGCAGGAGGACCGAAACGAAACTATCTCGTCCTCTTATCCTTTTTCACCCGCTGCGACCCTCCGTCAATCGGCCAATCAGCCCGAAGAGCCGGATGCCTGTGAGGACGAATCTCTCAGAACTCAGGTACGGCTGTGCCCAGGCCACCTCTCGGCAGACTGGGCACAGCTTGACGACTCTCAGTCGAGGACGAAGGTCAGGTTAGCGAAGGTCGGCCAACACCTCGTCCCAGGTCGTGCAGACCCGAGAGGCCACGGTCTCGCGGACCACGAAATTCCTCGCGCGATTCGCTTCGTCGACCGATGGGACGGCAACACCATCGGCATCAGGGTCGCAGTCAGCGCCATTGTAACAGTTCGCCTGCTGCTCGTCGGCAGCCCACGCGAGGAACTCTGCCGCCGCTTGCGCCAGCGGTTCGGAGGCGCAAAGGACGAGGTCCTTGGTGTCAGGCGCATTGCCGTCGAAGTCGGCGTAGACAGCCCACGCCCGAAAGGCGGAGCAGGGGGTGGGAGTGGCAGCTTCGATCTGGGGGGTGGGGAATGGCATCGTGCGGTCTCCTCTTGGTTGTTGGTCTGGGACTCTTCGCCCCTCAGGAGGCTCCGTCAATCAGCACTCTTCGACCCAGATTCGCCAACCCAGGTGCTTGCGCTCGCAGACGGTGGCCATGAGGCCCATGACCGCCACGACCGCGGCCATCAGGAGACTGAGCACCCACCATGCCCCGCTGAACTGCCGCTCCTGCAGGCCCGCCATGGCGCCGAGGCCAATGGTGCAAAGGCAGATGTAAATGAAGGCAATGCACTTGGTGACGGTTTCGCGAGTCATTTTCGAAGTCTCCCTTGTTGGTGTGGTGTTCGTCAGACAGAAACAAAGCCCGTCAATCGTTCAGGCGTGGAAGGCGAAGACCGTCCGGTCTCCCACGACGCCGGTCCAGCGGGTTTCGCTCTCCTGGATGAGTTCGCAGTCAGACCCACCCAGGAGCTCGGTGAACTGGTTCCAGATTTCGCCTTCGGAGAGGTGTCCCACCATCACCTTCGGGTTCGGTGTGTTTTCGTCAATGGACGAGGCGGTCGTGACAACGAAAATCGTGATGGGGAGGGTCATTTGGAATCTTCGTGGTTGGTTGTCTCTCCAGAACTTTCGCCTGAACGAAAGTTCGGTCAATTGCAACTTGTCACCAGGGAGTTATGGCTGAATCATTGTCTGGCCCGACCCACAAAGGCAGGTAGGGTCGGCAACCTTGAGGTGATGGAAACCGCAGACCGGGGCCACCCATCCCAGATCCCAAGGATTTTGGACCCATCGTGCGATTCCACGAGGACCACGGGCTCATCCTCGGACTGTTGCTTCCACCACTCGGTGAATTCGTCGCCCCATCGACTGGTACCTCCAGACTCGTCCCACTGCCGCTCGTCCAGCAGCCACGAATTCCAGCCGTTGAACCCACTCGGCATCAGCGGGATGAGTTTTTCAACTGGAAAAGCAGGTTCGTACCGCCAGTCCAGGTCAGGTGCCTGCCAATCCGGGTCGTTGGCTCCTTGGTAGGCTCGTCCTGCTTCGGCTGCGTCTTCATTGGTCCATGTTGTTTCCATGTTGTTTTTCACCCGAGATGGAAACGGGTCAATCTCAGGTGGAAGATTCAACAGTGAGTTTTCAAATGCCTCGGACAACCTGCCACCCACCACAACTTACTATTATGTGGAAACGGGTTACAATGGATTGTGCGGCTCGAATGTCTCCCGTGGGGGTACGTCTGAGTGGGTTGTGCGGATGCAGCGTGGACGCGTTGACAGGCGTAGCAGGTGTCCACACGTTTGACACATCTATCCCCGCCCGCAGCCATTATTGCAGGGGGGGGGTCCAGCTTTAAAAGGAACGGTGTCTGTGTGCTTCAGACGGTCTTACGGTCGAACATTGACCCGACCCCGCAGCACACTTACGCCAGACACCATTGACGACTATTGCATGCACCCTACCGCATAGCACTTTGGGGCGTAGGCACATGTTTAAGAGCTAAGTGGCCCTTCGGAGGTCGCCCCGGTACATTGTAATTCACACGAAAAAACTGCGGTCAATCCCGCTGAATCGATTCAGCGGGCTGCAACTCCAAGCACTGACAGTGCCGATTCTTCCTCTTCCGTCGTCCAGCAGGGGTCGACAACCCACTTCAGTACGAAGGTGTTGTCCACATCACCGCTGACCGCCAGCAGTGCCACCCGTTTTCCCTTGTGAAGAAACTTCCCAATGGCGTCTTCCACCACGATCCAGTGATTGCCGCTTTCCTCGTTGAACCACTGGGTCAGGATTTCTGTTTCCATTTTGAGTTCCTCCTTGTCACAATTCACATGGAAACAGATTTCAGTCAATCCCTTACCATACGCCATCGAAGTCCGGGTTCTGGGCCTTCACGCGGTCCAAAAACCGCTGGTGGAAGATCTGGGAGGCCTCTCGCCCAAGGCCCGTCAGTTCGACCGAGTAGCACAGAAATCCGGTACTGACGGTGAGGAGGCCGAGCCCCTCCAACTCCAGAGCCGCTTTGAAGCACTCTTCTTCGGGGGTCGAAAGGTGCCAGTTTTCCACCATATCAGCAAACGTCATGACGTCCCAAAGGTCGTCATTCGCGTGGTTGGCCTGGAACGTGTCGAGGGCAAGGGCGGCAGCGGCGGGCATGGTTAAAACCCCCAGAGGACAAGGGAGGCAAAAGCGCCTCGGGGACTCTTCACCCGGAGAAGACCCCGTCAATCGGAAACGCCGATCAACCGATCGCTGCGACTGCGGCCCGCCCCAGAGCCGAGGGCTTTTCACCCGTGGGGCGCACCCACGCGCCGTCACGTTGCACCAGAACCCAGACCTTGTCCAGTTTCGGGTTGAGGCTGAGACCGAAGACCAGCGCGTCACCCTTGCCGGGCTCGGAGAGAAGGCGGGCGCGGTAGGGACGGCCGGAAAAGGAAAAGGAGAGATCGGAAGAAGGCATGGTTAAAACCCCCAGAGGACAAGGGAGGCAAAAGCGCCTCGGGGACTCTTCACCCGGAGAAGACCCCGTCAATTGCCGAGTCCGCAGATCTCGGCTACACCCTTTACGATCTTGAACTCAGAGGTTGAAACGCTGCCACCGAACGGGTGGTATTTGTGGTCTGAATCCAGGTAGGAGAGTTGGACATTCCAGGTGTTGTCCGACACGGTATCCAGCCACATGCAACTCGCCGTATAGGGGCCGAAGTTGATTTTGAAGACCACACCGTCATGGTGGTTGCACAGGGCCCCGTTTACATTCAGGGCCCTGTCGATGTTGGTCAACCTCTCCAGCAAATTCGTTGAGGCTAGAAACTCTGCCAAACTCTTGTACATGGGGGTGTCTCCTACAACACTCTTCGTCCGAATTGTGGTGCGGTCAATTCACCAGAATTTGAACCCGACCTGTTTCTCCAGGTAGGTGACTCCAGTCGTGGCCATCTTGCTCAGATGAGCCACCTTTTCTGGGTTTGCCCGTGCCACGAAGGCAACGAGCAGGAGACCGATGATGAGATTCTTTACCATTTTCGGTCTCCTTTTCCAGTGCGTGACTGTTCACATGGAAACGGCGTGGGTTAAGCGCAGAACTGCTTATACGTGATGGCTTGCAGGTTTCGAAACTGGCTGTCCTGAACCATCTGAGCCAGAACAGCCGAGGCGTCCTGCTCATCGTAGCACCACTCCAAGGCGCCCCCACCGCAACCCCGTTCATTGACGAAGCGACCGACGATGCACCAGAGCTTGTCGTCGGTCGTGATGTTGCAGGGAAGACCACGAAACTTGTAGGGAACGTTGGCCACTTTCAGTCTCCATTTCTCAGTGTGTCACAATTCAGGTGGAAACGGACCTCAGTCAATTCCCACTTAGGCGAACTGACAGGTGGGAACCCGCTCCAGAACCAACTCTCGGGCGTGGTCCATGCCCTCCGCACGAACGAAGAAGTTCATGTCCCCCTCTTCGTCTGTGACGCAGTAGAGGGGGAGACCGCGCCCGAAGTACTGACCGTTCGAGTCGTACCCTTGGAGATCCAGGAGCCGGGGTTGGACGGTCACCGTGGGAGCCGAAGTTCCATCCCACTTGCAAATCCCGCCCCACCGGCGGGGGTCGTTGGCCAGAGTCATTACTGTTTCCTCCTTGATTGTGTGCTGGTCTTCACATGGAAACGAGGCGGGTCAACCTTCGCCCAGGGAGATGCTGTTGAACAGCGACACCGAGAGAGCCAGACGTGGGCTTGGCCCATCCTCGTACACCTTATCACCCTGGAACGTGCGGGTGACATAGTAGAAAATCGTGTCCTTATCACCGGGGTCTTCCACCAGGAAACGCGCCACGAGCCGTAGCCGCTGTCCTGCGTGCTGACCCCGATTGATGGAACAGGCAGCGAGTACCATCTCCCTTGAGTTCAGGTGGTCTTGCATGGCCTGAAAATCGATCAGAAAGGGTGGGGACATTGGAAACTACTCCTTTGTTGGCTGGTGTCTCGTAGTCTTTTCGTCCGAAATGGAAACGGGTCAATCAGCCTTGGGTTCACCCTCGGACTTCCACTGTCTCAGCAATTCGGAAAAAACAGAGGCGGATGAGCCCCAAGGCGAAAAGTTTCGATTGAAACTCCCGCACGAGACATCCCCATTTCTGTCGAGGCGGACCGTCGCCCAGAATTGCCCCCATCGCACCTGAAAGTGTGCGTGTGAGCCCAAGTGCTCAACCACGAAATCAGCACACTCGGCCATCTTTGTGGCGCATTCGTAGTTTCGATTGACTTGTGAGTTGCCTCGCGACATACTGAAAACTCCCTGGTTTGGTGTGTGGACTTTCGCCCCACAGGACTTCAGGTCAATTCCAGCCGGCCGCATTCCCTGCGAACTTCTGGATCGACGACCCACCCGACCCACCCGCGCAGGGGTTGCCGGCCCACCGGTCGTGCGAGTTCGCGGTGAACCCTCGGACCACGGAGGCCTTTTCGGGAATGGCCTGGGTCAGGCCAAGTTCGAGCAATTGGAGCTTGATGTTCGGGACCGATGTCAGCGTCACCCGGTTGAGGGTTTGCAAATCGGCACCCGTGAAGGTGGGGTCGTCGTTGTCGAGCTTGTAACTGGCGAAAGCGACAACGGACTTGAATTCGGCGTCGATGCGGGACATTATGACCTCCTGGGCTGGAAAAGGAGAGCGAAAGTGCTCTCTTAGTTCCTTCACCCGAAGGAGAGGCCGGTCAATCCTTGAGTGCTTTGACCGCCTGCTCGATGAGGTACTCTTCTCCGCCCTCTGTTTCGAGAATGTCCTTGGCCTCTTCCGTCAGGCGAAGAACTTCCACACCCTCGGGTGCCTCGAAACCCTCCGGCCACATACCCACGAAAAGCATCAGTTCTTCCTGCTTTTCCGGGTTGATGGTGATGGTGTCGTCTGCGAACGGTCCGAGGACGAACCCCTGGTCGATGAAGACCAACAGCTGCTCCAGGATGATCGCATGCTCGTCTCGGCGGAGGCGTGTGAACAGGTCGTACCAGTGGTACTCGGCTCCTGTCTTGTCGAACTCCCACATGAGAAGCACATCGCCGATCATGGACCGCTTCACTTCCGGGTCCGGCTCGTGGACCGTCTGAAAGAAGCGATTCCATCCGAAGCCGTAGAGGTCGAGAACTTCGAGTCGGTCTTCGCTGAGCATTTGGAATCCCCCTTTCAGTTGGTTCGGTGTCTCGTAGTCTCTTTCAGCTGAAGATGGAACCGGTTAATACTCGATTGAGTGTGGACCCGACCAGTATTCTCGACCTTCGCGCCACCCGGTGCAGATGCGCTTGAAGGAGTCGGTTCCCAACCAGTGCTCTTTGGGGTTGTCAAGGTTGATCACGATGTGGGTGGAACTCTTCACGTCTTTCCACCCGCCAACCCGTCCCTTGAAGTGCCGGTTAAAGTGTTGGATGGCCTCGTAGGTGTCGGCCACAACCACGTCCAGGGACGCAATCAACTCGTACTCACTCGCCTGAACGTAGAAGCGTGCCATCTTTTTTAGCCCCTCCCTGTCGATTGTGTGTCGTTCTTCACATGGAAACGAAATCAGTCAATCGCACCAAACCACTTCGAGGTCGATGCCCAAGACCACATTGAGCGTGGCGGCCTCAATGGCCAACTGGGCCCGAGCCGCTCTCCAGACGGAGGGAATCGAGGCAGCAGCATTGGCAAGCATCGAGGCACCAATCACCCGGCAGAAGAGTGCCACTTGCGACGGATTCTGAGTGTCCACCCGGTGCTGGACCTCCATCAGCTGCGAAACCGAGGGTTTGAATCTGGACATTTTTGAGTTCCTCCTTGTCTTTCTTCGCATGGAAACAAAATCGGTCAATCCAGGTTTTGGTCCTTTTCGAACCCCAAATACGACTGCGCCCCCACCAGTCTCTTGAAAAGGACCAATGAGGGTGTAGTTGAAAAGGGAAGAGAGGCCCCTTGAGTCCCAAAGCGGGTGGCAGGCCTTACCGCGGAGTCGGGCGGGCCACACGGCTCGGGGGCTTGGATTGTCCTCTCTTCCAGGACACTTCACCTGAGGGTGACTCTCGTCAATTGACAATGTGGGGGTACCAATACTGAATTACGTATCAGTGGACCCCGGCCTCTAGGGCCGATTGGTACCCCCACATAACTCTTCGCCTCGGAGACCAGAGCGGTCAATCCTCATTTGGCTGTTCAGAAACCGGTCCGAAGCACCCAATCACAAAAGGTGTCAGCCTATGTGCTGGGTTGGTGGTCCTGACAAACCACCTCCTAAAGATTGACCCCTTTCCCGGAACGTACCGGGTGGTTGCCAATCCTCAATGTTTCGAACCGATTTCTGAACAGCCAATCTCGGGATGATTCACCTCGGTCCTTGGGCGGTCAATCCCGGGCTCGGACACCCAAAGATTGACCGCTCCGTCCGGGAGGCGAAAGGCCGATCAGCCCACGTTGGAAGCAGCGGCCTCGTCGCTGGTGGTCTCGTTCTGCTCTGCAGGAGCGGCCTCCAGGATGGGCTTGGAGGCGGCCGGGAGCTTCGCGGCGGCGCTCTGGAGCTTCCGGTTGATGATCTGGGTGGCCGCCGCGACCTGCGCCTCCGAGAGGCCCTCGGGCGCCTTGCGGAACATCCCCACCAGCCGGGCGTCGTGGCCCTGGCGGAAGGTCCGGGTGTGGTGGCTGGTCTGGGTCAGGCACCCGCAGAGGCAGAGCGGGGCCTCGGGGACGACTCGGACCGCCTTGACGACGACGACGGGCGCGACCCCGGTCGCGCCCGGATTGGTCTCTTCGACCGGGACGATGACCGGCTCCTGCGCAGCGGCGGGAATCGGGAAGCCCAGGGCGTCCAGCTTCTCGACGACGATCTTGGGAGCGCGGGGGGACTTGGTGGTGGACTTGGTGGACTTGGTGGTCATTGGGAATCTCCTGTTCAGTCGGTTGATTGTCTCTGGGATTCTTCACTCCCCATCCCGCCTCGTCAATCCTTAGTCGGGGGGGGGGAGTCTCTTCGAGGCGGGAAAGAAAATCTCCGTCTCTGAGTTATTTCACCCCTACAGGGCTCCGTCAATGGGTAGTCAACGGTTTGAGACTCCCGAAATACGGGTTATCTAGCACTCCCTACTGGGTGAAAAACAACTCCCCCCCCCCAAGCCCCAAACCCAAGGCAGGCCCAAACCTGTGGCTCTGGTTTGGCCAAAGGGTGACACCTTGTTATAATAGACCGCTTTTTAGAACCATAGGTATAAATAAACACACCAGAAGTTGAAAGTTTCTAGGTGTGGACGTGTAAATAGCTTTGGTTCGAGGGGTGTCAGGGGGTGAATAGTTCTAAACTGAGGGGCTTCCAAAGCTGGGGTGGTTGTCTTGGGAGAGTGGGAACAGTGCGGACAAATTTCAGAAATCAGAACGAGATATTGTGGACAAATTTTCTTGAACACTGAGCACACTCGTGTGTGGGCCCACATGTGACAGCCCGTACGTTCACGTGAGCACTTGCATGTGTTGGCGAGAGCGTGATGCAGTACATCCGTTCTGGCATACACGAAAGCACAGCATACACGATTCCGTGTACATCCGTGTTCGTGTATGCTGTTTGCGAAATTGTGGGTACTTGATGCGGGCGCGCAATTGAGTGGTGTGTGGGTTTGATAGGCGGTTGCGAGTGCGAGCCGCATTCACGTGGGAGTACAGATGGGAGGGGGCAGCTATGCCACGTACTGGTGACAGGCGGACCGCAACGGGCGAATTCGGGTACATCTATCCTCGCCCGCAGCCATTATTGCGGGGGGGGGGGGGGGGGGGGGTAGGTGCATCAGTCGTGGAAAGAAGGTTCGGGTGTGGCACCGAGCCCACTGTGTACAGTTCTTCACCCCACGAAAGGATTGGTTAATTTATTTGTTCATAGATTTCAAATACGACAGCGCCCTCTCAACCACTTGCGAGGCCGGGAGGGCGCTGTAGCCTGTCTAGGACCATCAACAGGCCTTGTGTGGCTTTGTCCGTAATTGCTTGGCTTTTTACGCCAAGTGATACCACATTTGGAGGGTTTGCGCTTGGGGTCTGCAGCCCCTTATCGGCGTCACCCGAACCCACAACTAGTGCCGACATTTCACTGGATGTGCACTACTTCTCCAGCTAAGCATGGTAGTTTTTCGTCACCCATGCAAGACTATCCTGGGTCGTCTCGCTCCTTGAAGAGAGCGGAAACAGTCCGCGGTCAATCCGGTTTCTGATCGGTTTGAAAAGGAATGTGCCCGTTTGCGCAGAGGTGCATGACCAGTTCGTGCTGAGCACGGTCCATGAGCCTTACCGCTTGATGCAACAGGTCAAATGCTTCTTTGACCGCGGGGTTGGGTGCAGAGTCACTATCACCGCCCAACCAATGACTCTGACCAAGTTCATGGTGGCGAGCCAATAGGGCGAGAACGCCTGCACGAGCGGCCTCGAAGTCGGGGGCCATGGCGTCGTATTGTGCAATGGTGAAATCACGGGGAATGGTTGCCATTTGTTGCCTCTCTTGTCGGGCCATTTTTGGGTGCAATGGCTCCGGTTGTATGGAGGCGCAGCACTAGTTCGAACTGAGCCCGGTCGATGAGTCTGGCCGCTTGATTCAACAGGCTGAATGCCTCTTTTACCGCAGGGTCAGGTACAGAGTCAGCATCTTGACGGACCCATTGGGTCAGACCCAGTTCATGGTGTCGGGCAAGCGCAGCCAGAACTGCAGCCCTTGCTTCTTCCAAATCTGGGCGCATGGCTTCGTACTGGTCAGTGGTAAATTCACGTCGAAGGTCGGCCATCTGTTGCACTACCTCTGTTGACTATCCATGTGGACACCGAGACAAGTCAGTCATGTTACTTGTTTTTCTGGTTGGACTCGCAGTCCAGAACCAGTTTAAAGAACTCTTTGGAACCCACATCCAACGGGAGAAGTGTCGTGTTTTTCACATGGTTGCAGTTTTCTCGTGAGGACATGGTAGAGCACACGTCGGTGTCATCTTCACCAATGGTCCCGAGATATTGCATGTCATCCCAACCACAGCCGTGTTCGAGTGCGGCAGTCACTGTGGTCAGATGGTAGGTTGTCCCATCAGGACGCTTCAGCGTCCGAACGCCAGCAGCTTCGGCCTGTTTCCAGCTGAACCACGCGTGCATACCACTGCTGAATTGCTTGCTCATTTGTTCTTATCTTCTTGTTGGGGTCTAGGATGTAATTCGCCCGTAGAGTAGGGTGGTCAATTGTGTGGGGGTAACGTCAGCCCGTGTTTCCGATTTCACCCACACACCCAGCGTCCAGAAATCATCGATTCCACATTCTGTTTCCATCGTGGGTTGGACCTGATTATCTCCTACCAAGGGTGAGCCACAAAACTGTCTGCATATGGACGAGTGTGGTCAGGTGTGCAGTTTCGCTCTTTGTCCACCAGGACATTGTTGGGACGCCCCACGGGTAGAACACAACTTCAACGCGTTCGGGTTCCACGCGTACAACATTGCCAATGTCGCCACGACAAATCCCGCCACGAGCCACACTGGTTTCGTAGTCGAAGACCAGCGACTGCACCTGGGTCCCGACCAACACGTCGATGCCGTTAATTTGCATTGTCACCCCAATGGGTCAACATGGTATTGGATACCATCAGACAACATGACAAGTGTAGGAATCTCGCAGATGTCCATTTGCTTGTGGAGCTTCCACAGGTTCATCTGGGACTCGGACACGTCAACCGTGAAGACACCCGGATTGCAGTTTGCGCTCACCATTTTCCAATTCATGGCATTGCAAACTCGGATGGCCTCTTCGTTGGTGGCGTATGCCTCCGACACGTCCCATTCACGAGTCTGGAACGGGACCACACCCTGGGACTTGTAGATTGCAACTTTCACTTCGGGCCCTCGACGGTCCAATCAGAGCATCCCGCCACGTCCACCCGCCGGTCGTATCCGAAGTCCTTGACAAGATTGTAGGTCAGCCACACGTCACCCATCCTTGAAGCCCCGGTGCAACGCATCCTCTTTCCCTCGAAAATGCAGAAAACCTTGCGGGCCGCGAGCCACTTGTAATCTTTCTGAATGGCGGGACGTCGGAAGTGGTCGAACCACTCCTTGACCAGTTTTTCCTGGTCGTTGGCAGGAGGCAGTTCGATCCAGTCATCGATATGCACGGCTTTGTGAAGTTCACAGGAGAAGCCGGGCAGACCGGTTTTGGTGTGGCGCTCGTTCTCATTCACGAACATGTAGCCACACTCTTCGCACCGGCCGAGGCCCACACCATCTGTGTCGCTGTACTTCTGATTAAGAGTACTCATTGTAGCTAAACTTTCTCCTCGTCCGCCACGAAGACACCATTCACCAGCCGTTTGGTCACCTTCGGGGGAACCCACCCGGCATCAAACAATTCGCCAGCTTCGGATTCGGGGATGATGTAAATCCCCTTGTCTCTCCGAGACAGGATGAGAAATGGAGGCTCGTTTTTGTGCTGATAGTTCCACCATCCCACGGACAGAATTTCAGATTCTCGAACCCGTTGGGCAGGTCAGAACGTGGCGAAAGTCCACCGAAACGGCACCGAGAAAAGTGATAAGACGGCCATCTGCGAGTGATTCGAGCGTGCGCATTTTGAATTCTCTCCTTCTGGGATTCTTCACATGGAAACGAAAGCGGTCAATCGGTCAGAGGAAAGTGACGTCTTCCCGTTTGAAGAGACCACCCATGCATCCGTGGTGAGAAGGCCACATTTCCCCGATGGGGATTTCCATCTCATCTTCGAACTCTACGGAGAAACCATCATCCAGTGTCTCGATGATTCGACCTTGGGTGGCCCGCCCAAAAACCATAACCTCTACCCGGCTGAGAGCGTCCCAGTTTCGACGCCGCTCCATGGAACTCTGATACAGCTCCATCTGAACCCAAATTTCCCATTCCTTGTGGTAGAAATTGTAGGCCAGATCGCGAGGACTCAAGGCGCCCTTGATGGGCTCCAGTGAGTCCTGCTTGAGGGCCTCCTGAACTGCACCGCGCAGGGAGTCATTGTCCATTGCCAGGAGTGTCAGGATGGTTTGCATGTAATGGGTGAGCGGGTCAAACATTGATGGTGTCCTTATTATAATTGGTTGATTGGTATAGGTATTCGCACGGGAAAAGATCGGGTCAATCACTCTCTCAGGCGGGAGCAAACCATGTAGATGCATGTTCCACTACCGGTGGGGGCTGCACCAGTATAGCTACAGATTTGTCCCCCATGCCTTCTTAAGTTCTTTGAAAGCCACGCTTGGGGAGTCGAACTGTCTGAATTCTGCTCCCGGGGTATTCCACCTCACCAAACCTGAGTGCCCCACGGTGACGGTGGCCCACCGACTCCCATCGTCGGGGTAGACACGGAAGCTGCAATTGTCTCCCGCCAGCGTCTCTACCTGGAAACCAGCGTTTTGGGCGTGCCAGACGACTTGTTCGAAGTGTGAATTCACGTCTTTTACTCCTTGGGAATGAGCGTCTCACGGTCGAGACGCTCATTCAGCCCTGGATTGTCCCATCTCCGGGTTTTGGGATTCCAGACGTACTCCTTGCAGTCCCCCCAGGCATGGAAGTCCAGGGCACCAAGGGCGCCATGACCGTACCCCGCCCGGTTCATGGCATCAGCCGCATCCCGTCCCGAGAGGACATCACGTTTGCCGTCCAGCCAGTAGAAAGTAAACTGTTTCATTCCATTTCCCACTCTTTGTACCGGACAAAATCATTGATTTTGTCCAACTTGGCTTGTTTTGGGTTAAGTGCTTCGGTGCTTCCGATGCAGATGTCGGATTCACCAATGACACCGAGGTACCTCATATCATCCCAACCGCACCCGTGCTCGGGCCTGCTGGAGATTGTAGTCACCTGATAGGTCGTCCCATCAGGTCTCTGGTAGGTAACATGACCAGCCACCCATGCTTGAGACTGGCTGTACCACGCATGGCGGCCCGCGCTGGTAGTTCCCATTGTAATCGGTCCCTTCCTGTTGCTGTACAGTTCTTCATTCCAGGCGAGGATTGGTTAAGTCGAGGATTTTGGTTATTTCTTGACCGGTTCGGTCTGACGGGCCATCAATTCCTTGACGTAAGCCAGCATCTTTACCTCTGCTGGCTCGTCCAAGTCGTTACAACACCTCAGCATACTACCCATCTGGTTTAGGGCAGTCGCAGCCTTGTCGGTGTATTCTCCCTTAAAGGCTTCCACAGCCGTATCAATGATTTTGATACCGGCTTCCCTCGCCTTGGGTTCGTCACCCGGTTGGTAGTACACGGCTTCCATCATCATGAATGCCATTTCGACCACAGCTGCCCACCTTGGGGGTAAGTAGTGAATTTCGACCCGGGTCACCCTTCGAAGGGAGCTTGTCAGCATAGACTTGAGCCAGTCCTTGGTCGTGGCCGGATTCAGAACAGCGCGGGTAGTCGTCGCTTCTTTTTCGGTAGACATTGTAAGTTGCACCCTTCTTTTCAAATGGAAACAGATTGTAGTTAACCTTTGTACACACCCAGAAGCAGGAATCGCCGGTTGAAATGAGGCTGGTCTGGGGTGACAAATTGGTTTTCTCGGAAATCGGTGTATTCGGACAGTTCGCCGGTGAATTCCTCGGTCGTAGCCGTGCCACCCTGTTCGTAGTAACTACCACGATCCATATGTACGACAACCTCAACAGTGGCCTCCTGGTCTTGAGTGGCCAGCCACTGGATGAGTTCGGAGACCTTCATCTTACGCCTCCCATCCGGACAGTTCTCCATTTGCAATCCGACCAGGAATTGCGGTCAGGTAGGCGATTGTGTCCTCACACATCTTCCGAGCCCACTGAGCAGGGGTAAAAGTGGGAGTCCGGTCGTACCACCGAAACTGGTCGTTGATGTCACGAGGCCAAAGCCCGGCCTCAATGGCCTCAATCTCAGCCTGCCGATCAGCAATTTCCCGTGCCCGGTCAGCTTTCTTGGTGCGATTGTAAACGGCCATTGTAGTTAGTCTCCCTTGTAGTTAGTGTCTCGTAGTGCTTCACATGGAAACAGACTGTGGTCAATCTAGATCAGGTCCTCATACGAGACTTGGGCGGCCACCTGTTCGACCCGCACCCTAAGGATTTTCAGAGCACGATTGGTGTCTCGCGGTGCGACCCCCAACGAAGCGAGAAGCGTCCGTGCCTTGGGTTCGTCCAATTCGGGGTCACGATGGCTAGAGTCCATTTTGACAGGTACCACTGCCTCAAACGAAAGGTACTTAACCATGTCCAATTTCACTGTGGCCTGCTCCTAGTGTTGCGGGTTTTGTTCTTTGTGCTGTTGACGAAGCGGACGATTTTCAAAACCCACCGCTTGCCATCAAAATTGGGACAACCTGATTTGAACCAGCGGTCCCAACAGATATTACAAAAATCCGCTGGAGAGCAGTACGTGACTGGCCTCCGCTTACAATATGAGCACTTCTTTTTGGCACTCATTCACTGGCACTCAGCAGGACTCGGGCCAAGCGGGCAGAGCTAAACACCTTCCCGTCTTCGTGTCCAGTCTCGCCAGGACCGTCACAGTAGGCCGCCGCTCTCATGGCTTCAATCCAAACCCTCAAGCCCTTGTTCGGGGGTAGGTATGGTGCCACCTTGTTCTGGAGAGAGGCGAGCTTGGTCTGAAGTTCGTCCGCAGCTTTCTCCACTGCGAGACTCGCTTCGATGATCCGCGTGAAATCGGCGTCTTCGAGGTTGGACATTGGCTTTCAGTCTCCTTTGTTGGTGCTTCACATGGAAACGATCTACGTTAATAACTAAATCCATTCATTGAACTCCCGGATTGCCTGTGTGAGACTCGGAGTTCCGTCCGTCTCTTCCAGCAGGACCCCGCCCAGGTGGCGATGGGTGTGGTAAGTGATCGTGCCTCGCTCTGTCGAGGGGGTCACTGGCACATCGGTGTCCTCCACCGTGTCATCATCGGGAACGGCGACGTGGAGCTTGGCAATCAACGTGACTCGTTCCCCGTTGACCGACCTTGAGGCCAAGCCCACAATCTGACGATTCATGTGGCAGACGAGAGCACTGAGGTCATTATCATTGAGGAAGCGCATTCTTCAATCTCCTTGTGGTTCTTGGTGTCTGGGGCTATTCACATGGAAACAGACTGCGGTCAATCTTTCAGGTACAACTCCAGGGCTGCAGCCGCTTCCTCGTTGGTGGGCCAGTAGCTTTCCCGGTTGGGTCCGTAGACAGTCTCTTTGGGACCGAATTGGGGGATGTAGTCCACCCGCCACCCCCCACCAGTGTCATCTGTCCGGATGGCATAGCCCTCGGTACTGGTGGTCTTGGGTATGGACCTCCGATGTTCGAACACAAACCCGTTTTGGTCGCCAGGAAAGTCGTATTTCCCGCGGTAGTCCAGAATGAGGAAAGTCAACGACGTTCCCAGGGTGGTGTTATTGTCTGTGTCGCTGATGTCCATTTTTAATCTCCTTGTTGGTGTGTGTGGTTATTCGTATGGAAACAATTCGAGTCAATAGTCTTTTCATTGTATAATAGTAGCAAGAAGTAAACAGGAGAGTTGCAAAATGAGCACTGTAGCCAAACTTTTCAAAACCATGATAGAAGTTGCCCACTCAAACCGTGATAAGTTACTGCTCATCCTATGCGCAAACCTGAGAATTACCTCAGATAAGCAAATTTCAGGTTTGACTTATGGGCAAGCTCAGGCTCTGGTGCGAGATTGTCAAATGCCAGACAAAGTCAAAGCCAGCCTACAGACTCGCCTTCTGGAATACGGACGCAAGAATAAGTTGGAAGCCAAATCCCTACTTTTCAAGTCTATCCTTCATTGGGGTAAGTTGACTCGGACTGCAATTTGGAAAATTATAGACAAGGCTATAACCAAGGCGGGCGCAAAGCTTGCGTTGGACGACAAGCAGACCGATTACAAAATCAAGGGTGGTGTGGGAATTTTTAGGACTTTGAGGGACGCTGTGAACGAGCAGACCAGGACCCTGGTAGAAATCTTCCAGCCCAGAGTGGTCAGGTCGGTGAATTGCTGCGCTACTGTTGCGACTGAACCAGAAGTGTATGACGACGTTGCAGAAGTGTTAAGGGCTTACAGTAGCATTTAACTTATTGCAGCACTGGGAATGGCCTAAGCCAGGATGTTTCTCACTAGGGCTGTGGCATCTGAGGCCGTGACATCCTCGCCCACGACCAGGGGTTCGTAGCCAAAGGCGTTGTGCCGGTCGTCCACGACCTCATAGCGCTCGTGTCCGGGGGTGGAGTTGGTCATGCACACCTGGACGTAGGGTGTCTCCGTATTTGGCCACCAGAGGCGTGGGCACTTGGCGGCATCTCCATACGGCTGAAGCTTCGGAGGTGTGGTGGCAGTGGGAATTCCGGCATCCTGCAGAATTCTCGTCAACAGTTCATACTGATTTTCCATGATCTTCGTTCTCCTTTAGAGCTTCCGATATCTTTACTTGATTTTGTCTGGACATTTCTTGATTGAAGCATAGGGAGCATACGTTCCCGACTTCAATTCCAGCAATTGTAATTTTGGCTTTGTATGCCACCGTAGCAGTGGCAGGTTGCAAGTTGTACACCACAACTGGTCTGGGAATGGGACAAGTATGATGGCGTAAGAGCCCACTGCAATCGGGGCTCAAATGAAAGCCACCGTGGATGTTGCAGCCCGCCTCGATTCTTTCCATGTTTCTCGGGGTGAGATATAGGTCAGGCATCGGTCAATCGACCCAGAGGCCGAGTTTGACACCGATCCAGTCGATGCCCACCATAGTCAGACTGAAAACCCCAACCCATCCAGTCACTTCAAAAAGTTCCCACATTTCAGCCACCCTTCAGTTCGGCGTCTCGCTTTTTGAGGTAGGCACGCACCAAAGCAAGGTGGTCCTCCAGACTCTGGATAGCAATTTCGTCAGCCTTGGACTTGAACCATTGGCGCTTCATCTGGTAGAGCGCCAAGTCTCCGGACTGGAGAATTCCACAGACGCGTTCACGAAGTTCATGTTCTGAAGTGTTCAAAAGTTGCTCCTTGAATGTCTGTTGTTCTTCAGTCTGTTAGTACCCTGGTCAATCCTTCACAGTTCTTCTCTGTTCAAGATACGTCCAGCAGGGGGCGGAACATAGGGGGAGACTGAGTACACGTACTGAGGGAGACTGAAGTCGCGGTAGTAGTCCTTGATGATGAGCAGTGCACCCTGCTCAGTTTCCGCTTCCACAACATTGCACGTCGGGGCGTTGAAATTGGTGGGGATGCGTGTGGTGGTGACCACAAATTTATTCATGATTGATTCTCCTAGGGTACATTCAGCAGGCAATGGCACTAGTCAAGTGCGGGTCGTGTGACTCACACCCACAATGCCCATCTTTTCCAGGACTTCCACCGCAGTGGGATAACAGTAATCCTGCCCGCGGCACCGATCCTCAAAAATCCGGTCCAACTCACTCATGAACCGGTCGCGGGCCCCCGTAAGTTTTGCCAGTTCTTCCCATAGATCTTTGCCCTCATCTCGAAGATCGCCACAACAGAGAGCACGTCTCACGCTTTTGGCCGTAATGAACAGCTTCTGTGCCGCAAACAGGACCCCAGGCGGCCACTCGCGGCCTGTGTGCCCGGCGTAGGGGCAGGACCCAACCACAATCTCGTGACACCCGAAGAAGAAACAGTCACCCGGCTCGGGGAGAACGACCTTGGGGTCGGTGATCGCCGCTTCGAGGGAGTGACAGAGGGTGGAATAGCTGAGCCAGATTTTCATTATAATTGGTGTCCTTTTATAATAATTGATTGGTTGATTGTCTCGTAAGATTGTTCACCTAGAAAGAAAACGGGTCGTCGGCACCATACGGATGTCGTTGTCCCCCAACGGCTCGGTAATCAGGTCGGCATACTCGGAGCGCGAGTCATTGTCGTCGTACACCGAGAGTTTGTTGAAATGGATTCCAGCCGGACGGTGCCCATGTTCAAAGGCCCAGGCATTCAGTTCCGAACGCGGAAACGATCGCCACGTGTCACCCGTGGCCACCAGAAAGGCCACGATCCAGAAAACCGTAGTCTCCGTCTCAGCATTCTGCCAGTGACTCGCGCCCAGATTGTTGGGGTCCACGTTGGACGGGCGGAAATCGACCCGATTGGCTTTCCAGATGGCTTTCATTCAATTTTCCTTGTTGCAGTCGATTGGTGTCTATAATTCTTCACCTGAGGCTACGATCGGTCAACCGTCAGGACTAAAAGGTGTCAGACTTTGTGTTTGTACATGACCTTTGCCACAAACATCACGGGACCAGTCCAAGACCAGCCATACTGAGATTTCATGGCCTCGCAGACGAGAGCAGTCAACTCTCTTTCGGTGAAGGTGGCGGTTTTTCCACTCACTTCGTCTGCAAACGTGAAGGTCTCGTCGTCGAGGGTGGAGATAGAGACCCAATCCCCGCATTCCTCGTTGATAAAGACTCCTTCAACCCCGCTGGGAGAATGGTAGGGTGCCTCAAAAACGAGGTACATGGTGGAAACACCCTCCTCGTTCGGACACAGTTCACACGAGACCTTGGCTTTCATTTTAGTGGGCTCCTTTGTGGCCAACCATGTCCATTCACACAGGCACCGAATAGGTCAATCCCACCCCATTTCTTCGTAGTAGTTGAGGGCGGCATCGTTCCATGCCTCGTCAGCGGCTCGATTGAGCATAGCCTGCAGGGGGTCCGTGGCCTCGTACTGGCCCAGAGAGGTATCATCCGGACCGATGACACCGAGGTACTTCATGTCATCCCAACCACACCCGTGGTCTGTGGTGTCACTGATTGTAGTCACCTGATAAGTCGTCCCATCCGGTCGTTGATGGACCCGATACCCAGCCACCTCTGCCTGCTTATAGCTAAACCACGCATGACAACCATTGTTGATGAATCGGTCAGCCATTTTCAACTCCGAACGGCGAGGTACGTGGAATAAACCGTGATGTACGAGAGGATGGTCAGAAGCCCGAACGGGATGCGGAAACTGAACCGGGTCCACACGTTGGTGGACCCGGGAAAAGGCCGCCGCTGTAATACTCAAGGCCTCGGCTGAAAGTGAACCAGATGGCACTGAAGCCCATGGTTTGGCCGAAAATGGGGTCATTCATCAGGAAGGTTTTTTGTAGATGTTCATTATAATCAGCACCCCTTCTTGAAGAAAGCACAAATCCGGCTCCAGTACAGGCGGATTGAAATGCCGAAGGTGGCACTCAGGCCGACCAGGGCAGTGAGTTCCCCGTGGTCATTGTGAATGTGAAGGTGTTGAAATGAGTGAATGATTTGTTCGAGCATTTGGTTACAACTCCTTTCTGTGGTCTTTCACCCGAAGAACAGGCAAGTTAATTCAGGTTCCGGTGAAAGCAACCCACTCCCCATTTTCGTTCTGGGTGATGCGGTCGGCCACGTAGGGCATCATGACCACCTTGTACCGTTCGGTGGGCGCATCCCCACACTGGTGCCACGGAAGACTGTTTCCATACTGTTCGAAGAGCGGGAGGTAGACCTCTTTATGCGCCTCGTCGGGGCACATTCCGTGGCACTTGAAGACCTTGTGACCGTAGTAGACGATGGAAACGTAGTAGTAGGTGTCGGAATCGCTCATTTTTAATTGGTTCCTCCTATACAGATCTTCATACCGGAACATACTATGGTCAATTGTGTTTTTATTCCACCAGGATACTACACATGTAAGAGCCAAAAATGATAACTCTCGCAAAACAACTGAGACGAATAGCCCAAATCGACCCCGTCATGGTAGACCTGTTGGACCAGTGCCAAAAGGCCAACGATGCCTACAGCGTCACCATGGCAGAAATAAAGAAAACGGGGCTTGGTTTTGCGGGAGTCAGCGAAGAACTGCGGGAAAAGTTGCGGGCGGATTATGACTTGATAGTAGAAGTGAATAAGAAAAGAATCAAGCACGAGGGCATTCTACCACCTCGATGACTTGACTGCGGTCAACCTCTACTCTTCAAATACCACTCAAGGGCTTGGGCAGCCGCTTCGTTTGTGGACCAGTAGGACTCATTATGGGGTCCGCAAATAACTTCTTTGGGTCCAACCCAGGAAGTGTAACTCACATGCCAATCCCGATCGATATCAGCCTGAATTGTGTAGACTTCCATCCTGGAAGTATCGGGGACAGGGTAGTCATACCTGAACACAAACCCACACTGGTCGCCGGGAAATCCGTATGTCCCACGGTGGTCTCGGACCTTGAAAGTCAAACCCGTTCCCAAGGTAGTGGATTTGGTCCCAGGTTTGATAACCATCTTGGCGTCTCCCTTACTGCTCTTCACATGGAGTCGGATTGCAGTCAATCCTTGGCTTTGACTCCCTCACGTCCCTTCCTGTACTGGATGCTCAGGTACATGTAGGTCATCCAGGCGGTCTGTGCGCAAATTCCGAAAGTCTCACATGGAACCTGGACGTTGTAATCGTAGAAACACCACGTCCAGGTTTGGTTGCTGTGGTCGTAACTCATCCGCTCTGTGGGGTATGGGTAATCAGTGTCGTCCTTGAACCAGACCTTCCACAGTTCCCCCGGGTCCCTGACATCAATGTGAAGCTCCGCCACATCGTCAAACAGGATGACCGTTTCGGTTGTGGGCGCGAAATCTCTGGGGATGGCATCAATGTGGAACCGTACAGGGTCTGTCATTTGGTTTCTCCTTATGAGACTCTTCACATGGAGACATATTATAGTCAATTATGGTTTTCGTATTCTAAATACGCCAATGCCCAGAACAGGAGCACCTTGGTTTCGGTGTCATCCAGTCTGGGCATTTGGTTTCTTTTATCAAAAACTAACATAACCTCAGCGGGGCGGTGCTCGAATCATTTTATTGTTACCCATACTTTAAACTGGTTTAGACAACTCAAAAAGGGATTGGAACCTTCCCGTGTCACCGTACATGTACCCTAGAAAAGTCGAAGCGGGCAGGGATGCTACGGGCACGGGTCGATTAAATCGTAGAACAGAAGATTATATTTGGTCATTTTTAAACAGTGCTCCTTTGTTGGACCGTGGTACGAGAGTCAGGATTCGAACCTGAGTGCCTTGCAGCCCCTAGCACCTGAAGCTAGGGCGTCTTCCTGTTTTTCGCCACTCTCGCTCTCTGGGATTCTTCGTCTTGTCTCGGTCCCGGTCAATCCAGGGTTGCCTTACACCGCCCGGCAGTACAGAATCACAACGGGTTCGTGTGTCCGCATTGAGCCCTCGACCACCACGTAGGACTTGTAAGTTGTTCCTCCGTTGTTGTCCTCTGGGACTACAATTCGGTATCCCAACGGGGGAATTCCAGCGAGGTGCGCCGAAACGTGGTACTGATAGTCGGGTTTGTGAGGATGGCTGTTGCGGTCCACGTAGATGTCGACGCTGATCATGTGTTCGCTCATTGTCTTAGTCCCCCTGTTAGGATTCTTTGGTTTTCACATGGAAACGGACTACAGTCAACCGGGAGTCGGGGTGGCTTTACGTGCACTCACCATGCATTGGGCGAGAGCACCAAACCCATATCTGACAGACAGACCGTGCAGAGTCAGGTAGACATACACCTCCGTCGTGCCGCCCATGATGTTTTCACTTCCCCCATGAACCATGACCGGGGGGTGGACATGGCCGTCAGGTAGGAGGAACTCCAGTGTGTCTCCGTACTTGACAAGTTCACCGAATAGCGTGAACGGGTGGTCAGCCTCATGGCGAGGCCGCCCGCACTGAATGGGATGCCACATTTTAGAGTCCTCCTGAATGGTGTTGTAATCAGTTCGACTGGATGACCACTGCGTTCTTCCACCCCTCACACTTCCGGATAATGATCGTGCGACCACGGTCCATAAGGTGGACGGGCGTCTCCCAACATTTGCCGTCGTAGCGGGTGTCCCCAAACTCGTGGGGGATGTTACTCAGGTCGAGGCTGGAGGCGTTGGGAGAAAGGCTGGAGGCCATGGCGAGAAAGAAAAGGTGAATCAAGTTGAAATACTCCCTATAATGGTTTCTGTCTGGTACTCTTCGTCTGGAGAGTGTTGTGGTCAATCCCGGTTTGGCTTCTGGTAACAAACCAAAAACGAAGTGAGGTCGTGGTACCACACTCGGACCGGCCATCCGCAAAGTCGCTCCAGGTCGGTACTATCGAGGAAACTCACCGGACCCTGAAAGTAAACGCTAGTGTTCTGAATGGTTATTTTTACCCGGTCAGGCGCCCCCCGACCGGCGATGTTTTGTGCGACCATCTGGTTTACTGCCGCAAGGAAATCTGGGTCTGTATCAGCGGAGACTGATATCATGACTAAAACCCCTATTTGTTATCTGGTGGATTGTGGTCAACCCACGATTGATCTCCGGTACAACAAGTTCAGGGTCCCCTCCAGAACGTGTTTCCAACCACCACCATCGTTGGATGCCCCGCTGTACCCCGCCAAGGCTGCGATTTCCGCACCCTTCCAGATGATTTTCTCCACGTTAAGGTTGGGAGAAAACTCAAGGTCACCCAGAACCAGCCTCAAGTCTTTGAGGTACTGGTGGTAATAGCCGAGAACTTGGGGGTCGTTGTGGGGGAGGCTCATTTTTCGAACTCCTCGTAATCTCCGTATTCCCCGCCCACTTCCGAGCCGTTCAGGCCTACAGCACCGGGCAGGTAAACGATGACAAACACGTCTTTGTTGGGGAGGTCCACCCGGAAGGTCTTGTCATCATTCGGCGGACAGTAGTCGGGGTCAACCCACACCGAGGCACGGGTGAAGTCCAACTCAGAGCCTCAAGTCTTTGAGGTACTGGATCGCAGGGTGAACTGGGGCCATTTTATAGTTCCTCCTTATAATTCTTCACATGGAAACAAACCGGGTCAACCCAGATACAACAAGACCCGACTGAGAATCCCCGAAGCATTGGATGGTCCATGTTGGGCCTCACTGTGAACAGGGAGGATGAACAGGGAGGGGCCGCTGCAGTTAGGACTTCCAGCCGGGTCTTGCAATTCTTCACCCGGTGGGGACACAGGTCAATCAGCCCACGTTGGAAGCAGTGGCCTCTCCCGCCTGCTCCGTGGCCGAGATTTCCTCCTGGGTCGCGGCCTCCAGGACCGGCGGGAGACGGCGGGCGGCGGTCCAAGCCTTGGCACTCCGGATCTGGTTCGCCGCTGCGGTCTGCTCGGGGCTCGGCTCGGAGCCATCGGCCAGCTTGCCACGAGCGACGAAGCCCACGAGGCGGGCGTCGTGGCCCTGGCGGAAGAGGCGACGAACCGAGGAGGTCTGCACGAGGCATCCGCAGAGACAGAGGGGCGCCGGGGCCTTCTGCTGCAGAGCAGCCGTGGGGGGCGAGACGGGCTCCAGGACCGGCTCGGGCTCGGGCGTCACGATGGGTCCAGGGAGGCCATCCGTGACCGGCTCCTGCCCCTGCTCCTCAGGGGCAGCGTTCGCGGGGGCGAGAAGGGCGAGAAGGGCGAGGGAAGAAGCGACGATTCGGGGGCGACGACCAGACATTTTCATTCTCCATCTCAGTTAGTTGATTGATTCTCTCTTCTGGGGTCCTTCACCCCTCGCCACCCATCGTCAATCCTCTGAGAGCGTATAATCTGTGCTTTGGTAAATTGTAGAATTATTACATGAAAATACAGGTTATAATCAAATATCTACCCGAAGGCAACGAACCCATCATACCAGATGATGTGGTAGACTTCGACCAATACGAGATGAGCGATAGCAGAGTTCTCCACCTGGAACGTGCACCAAACGGAGATGCCGTGCGCATCATTCCAGGAGATGCCACTTTCGTTCTAAAAGGGACAACCTCTGCGCCACCCCTCCCCCAAGCAGCACCTGGGAATATTTGGCAACAGTTCTAATTACCTCTGTTTAAATCTGCTGCCCTTAATATCCAGAAAAATCATCTTTTTGTCACCTGTAACGTGGTGAATCATCACATCAAACCTCTCGGAGAGAGCCACAATGTGTTCGCCTGCGAGGTTCACTCTGAAGTCGGACCAGTCCGTTTTCCGTGGAACTTTCAGGAATTCCACGTTCAGTTCTTCCAGGGCTTTCTCGATAACGGAATCGTTATCGAACCCCCAGGTAGACACTACGTAAAGTTTGGCCATAAACTTATACCCCCTCTTTCAGGTAAGTGTGGACACACTCTCCCGTTCAATAGTCAGAATTGTCAGTCAATGTAGTCTGTAAAGGTTGGAACACACCCACTCGGACACGCACGCACACGAGCGCTTACACGAGAGCGGGTGTTCATCCCCGCCCGCAGCCATTACTGCGCTCATACTTCTGTAACACTTATAACTAAGAGAATACACAACGGGAGGATTGAGATGAGGTTTTCTTCAAAATTAAAAATTGTTGCTGCAAGTTCAGCTTTGAAATACAAGGTTGTAGTAGAAGATGTAGACGGCGAGCACATTATAGAGAAGAACCTGACCAAAGAGGACGCTATTAAAGCAGCGACTAAGTGGTTGGGCCACGAGTTTGTTGAAAATGACAACGAGACCCACGTGAGCAATTACGGTGGTGTTGTCCACATCGACCGCCACACTAGTAACCCTGAGGCTGATAAACTCAGAGACATGATTTCCAGGTCTTGGTCTACAGACCCAGATGAACTGGCCTGGGAGAACGAGTACACCCACGAGCTTGGGAAAATTGACAGTAAGAGCATCGACGAACTATTAGATTTTTTGATTGAAAATGGTGTGGTTAAGCATAAAGAAGCAAGTGGTGGGTGGAAAGACCGAATAGAGGCCCAGAAGAAATTCCCCACCCAGTTTAGGCAGGCTGAGGAATTCTTTAAGGAAATGGACCCGAGAGACCCCAAGATGTGTCCGCTTGAGCCAAACGGAACCACCTACATCTCTGGCAAGTCCGACCAGCTTGAAAAGGCGAAGAAGTTGTTGGACAAGTTGGGGTGGAAGTACGAGTTAGGTAAGGATGAGTATCAGGGCTATAAGACCCTCAAGATTAACATTCACTAAAAAATTATTTTCTTTCGTCAGGCAGATCACAAAACAGGCAGCACCCTCTGTCACTCCCTCGAAGCGGCACTACGCACTCTCCGATTGGGGACTCCGGACAACTCCATCCTAAAGTGCGGATTGTGCCTGGGTTATAACCCAGAATCTGGACGACGGCCGCTTTCTTGAGGCTGTCCAGTCCAGCTCTGGATACTTCTATCTGGTCTTCCAGTGACTCGATGTGCAATTCGAGAACACGCACTTCAAAAGCCCGCTCGGGGTTCCCATAGGTGGGCTTAGTTTTATTCATTGTCGTAGTAGGTACAGTTATAACCGTACCTGGACATTTCCACACGAGACGCGGCCTTAAGTTTCTCACGAACCGTGTCGACCCAGTTGTTGGCAGGGACAACCTGGGGTTTGGAACACTCAGGACAGGTTCGTGAATCATGACTGTACGTAAAACGCACACTGTCGATGGGTACCCCATCCCGTTTTGCCTGCTCTTTCCGCTGAGCATGAAGACGGATATTGTAGCCGCAAGCGTCCTGAGCCCGTTTGTAATACTCAAACCCGGCCAAATCGTATTGCCTGTGGTACCGAGTCCACACGGTGTCCACAGATGGGTCGGCTACCTCCATCCTGTACCCACACCTACGGTCACAGCCGGGTTCGATCTGCGGAAGCGACCAAGCCCGCTCAGAACTCATCCCGGATTCGTAGTGGCGCGAGTTGTGGCGACACTCTCCAGCCTGGGCCATACACACCAAAACACGCCCGTCCTCGGTTTGCATCGGGTGCTTACAACCCATCGCCATCGAGACGGCAGGCCCACCAAGCAAAACCGTGGCAGCAATAAGGTTGTTGTCGTTCATTATCGGCTCCTGCTACGCACGAATTCATCCGTAAACCGGGTAAGCATGTGCTTCCGGGCCCGCTCCGCCAAGTCGCGGTCATGGAGCCGGTAGGCAACGAGCCGGGGTCTACCACCTGCCAGGGACCCAATGATGCTTCCGTTGGTGAAACAATCCACCTCCCCTGCTTTGATGGCATCCATGATCTCTGCTAGATTCCAGGAGTACATGTTATCCTGGCGAGGATTTTTCATCTCGTCGCATGCTGCAATCCTCAGGGCAAAGTCCATCTCTTCCTGGAGGAAAGGAAACGTCATCGGCAGACCGTGATACTTCTTCCACACGTTTCCACGCGAGACAAGCCGCAGGTCTTCCGTGTCGGCGTAGGTAGTGCCACCGTCTTTGGGCCCCACACTGTAGTGCCTGACAGTTCTCATGTCACTGTTATAATCGATGTTGCAAACCACAAGCTCAGTGCCCTTGGGCCAAGCATGGTCTCGGGTAAAAGCAACGACATCATCTTCGTAGAAGTCAGAGTCCGGAAGGTCACCAATTTTTTCTTGAGGGATACGAACCTGTTCCCCCCTCAGACAGTGGTGGCTGACAGTCTCTGTCTTGGTACCATCAGTCACCACCAACCAACAAGAGTTGGTAAAGAAACCAGGAGTGTTGGCACCAGTACCAATGCGGCCATAGTCGATCCAGCTATACCCGGTTACGGTGACTTCCGTCTCCTGAGGGAAAGGTCGATAGCCCCAACCCCAATTCTCAGCGGGAATTGCAATTGTAACCTTGGCGCCGATGGGGAAAGAATTGTGGTCCATGTAGACTCCCTTACAGATTGTAGCGTACTTCTGCCCAGACCAGTCTCAGTTAATGACATAGAATCCATGGTCCAAAAACGGGTGTCCATTCTTCATGAGAATTCTCTGAACACCCAAACCATTTCCCTTACTATTGATAAACTCGACACAGTAGTCTCGGTCTGCTGGTCGCTCGTCGCCATCCATGGTATAAACACGTACTTTTCCAAAACACGGAAAACCGTGATCAACCATCTGGTTGACAGCGTACTTCACCAACCTCTTGACCAACCCGGGAGATACTTTTTCTGCAGTCACTTGTAGAGGGTACCCGAGAAATTGGCCACACATGTCAAACTGCGCAGGCCCCCGCAGCAAAATCTCTGAGTTCACATTCGCGTAAGACCTCCCATTCATACAAGACCCCCAGAATGGTCAATTCTGTTCAGTTGCGATTCGGACCAGAATGGTGAGGTACTCGATCAGCTTATCCTGCGTCCAGGCATGGACCAAAACGCTATCTGCAACCTCGGTTTCATTTTTCCATGCCGCATTGGCCTCGTAGGTGGTGTTGTCCCGCAGAGCCAGATCCCGGATTGCAACGACCTTGCAAGACCTTGGGAAGTTGACCTCAAGCGAAATAACCCGCTTCCTAGGCCCAACCGTAAATTTGGAGCCTGCAACCTCAAAGCGGTACCACGGCTCGGACTGAGTTCGGTCTGTATAGTACTGGTTCGGGGTTTCCGTGAGGTTGCAGGCCACGCCAGTTGCCGCCCAAACTGCATCAAAGACCTTACCAAAGTAATCTTCCCACCCCATACGGAGGGGGTCGTTTGGCAACGGCAACACTTCAGCCTGCGGAGGAGTTTTCTCCCAAATCTGGTTTCGAAGCACGTAAGCCGTAATCCCCTCAGGAAGATTGATAGGGTCCGGCGCTCGGACGATCCCGGGGTTTCGGGGATGGGCATCCAACATCTCAATCCAGGCCTTGCGGAAGGCTTTGGTATCGATTTCGATCTTGTTTCCATTGTGGTCGAGGAAATCGTACACAATGGTTTTGTAGGTGTAAGGCTCCCTGTCGGGATAGGTGTGGGTTTCTTCCTCTTCCACCCACCCGATCTGGGTCCCGTTTTCGTCCAGAAGTTTTCGAGGGGTGTACTTACAGCCTTTCGAAGGGTTCAGTCCCCACGAGGCCACGAGGTTGTTGTACCTGATGTCCTCTTCGGCGTTTACAGCCGCTTCCCACCCTTTCTTGTAAACCCGGGCCTGAATGGTCAGAACACTGTTTGCATACGTCTCGAAAGTTTCATCGCTGACTGTGGGCTGGACAATCAGGGCCAACCACCAGCCGTCACGGTCGACACGGTGGAGACGAGCGCCACATTCTGTACATTCTCGGGGCGTGAACGCGTAGCTGGGACCAAACGACCCACCACCGCCCACCCAAGAGAAAGCACCACAAGTACAATTAGGCAGATTTTCCACTCTATTTACTCCTCGTTATACTGAAAGATGAGACTGTTCAATTTGCGGCCCTCATCGGTTTCACCCCACTTGTCCATGTCAATGGCAAGTCGGTGAAACATGGCCTCAAAATCGCCCTTCATATAATCGCGGTAGCCCGCAATGCAGGCGGGGTGCATCAAGTACTCGGGCTTACCGATGATTTCGGCAGCCTGAAACGCGAGTGGGTGAAAAAGCCGGCATCTGGGAGAATGTTGATAGTGTTCATATAACTATTCAGTTATAGATTGTGGTTGTCAATCAACTCAGCTATGTGTTCTACCCACTCATTGCGGAGTTTATTTCTTATTTCATCGTTTAATAAGAAGAAATCGTACACAGCAGTTTTTATTGCAACAAACCCATTAATAAGATTTTCCCTGTCGGGAGAGTTGTTTACTCTTGTTTCCAATTGGGCCATGGCACCCAACAGAACATCCTCACACTCCCGCACTTTGGGGCAGGTGGGTTTTAGTCGCCGAAACGTAAGCTTGCGTGCGACCTCAAGTGTTGGGTCCACTTACAGCCCCTTGAAAAACTCTTTGACTGATTTTACGAAATCAGAGTCCCGCGTCAACCTGTTATACTCTTTCTCAGTAATTTCTACGGTAGAGAACCTAACTTTGCAAGCCATACACTCTCGACGACGACGGATGAAATGCTCGCCATGTCTGGAGTCAATCACCCTGGTTTCTTCGCCACAGTTATCACAAGTTTGAACAGGCATTGCCACTCTATTCTGACGGGTTCGTGGTTTGTCGCCCACCAAATTGCTTGAACCACTCTTTTGAGTACCCAATGGAAGCCAGCACAGGCGCATTACCAAAAGTCGCCATTGAAATGGCTAGTACTCGTCGAGCAGAAGCTAGCTCACCCTTGAGATTCACTGGGTAGTAGTAATGGCAATCCTGGAAGTGGCTTTTGTACGGGTACATGGCCTTTGGATATGGCGTTTGTCTCCTTCCGACAGATTGTCGAACAAGGTGTAACGGTATCTCTGGTCGCCGAAAATCTGAGCTTGCTCCGGGGTAATGAACACTGTTTCTTCTACCGTTCGTTCTGGCAAAATAGTCATTTTGGTGTTACTCGCTCGGAAGTACAGGTGTTGGAATGCGTTGCCAATGTCCGACCCACCCCCCGCCCTCAGGAAACATGAACGTGCCGTCCGCAATGTACATGGGGTGCGGTTTAGTGTCTCCCCCAACTCTCCGTACTGTCACAAATCGGAGGTGAGGTGGTTTTCCACTTCTTCTTTCGAAGCCGTTTGTCCCGTAAAACCACCAATATTGACGGCCATCGTCTGGCATCTCAGGCACACTTGTTTGCCACATACCAAGAGTCTTTCCGTAAGGATTGTGTCCTTATAGTTCGTCTTCCTTTCCCCTATGTTAATAATAGTTTGTATAATCGGTAACCCTATGTCGAAAGGTGCTCACACAAAATGAAGAATTTTACCCGATTTGAGTTAGAGCGCACACACGGGCTCACCTACGATGACGTTCTTTTGTGTCCTGCATATGCCGAATTCACACCAAACGAAGCGGACACTGGCACAACCATCGGAAGCATAAGACTGTCTATACCTATTTTAAGTTCAGCTATGGACACTGTTACGGACGAAGCTATGCTGAGAGAAATGTGGAAATGTGGCGGTTTGGGTGTACTACATAAAAACATGTCCATAGAAAAGCAGTGTACCACTATCAAAGAAAGCAGAGAAGAATGGGGCACTAGAACTGCAGCTGCTATCGGTGTCTCTTTGCCAAATAGATTTAGAGCCAGGGCACTCGTAGAGGCCAGAACCGACGCCATAGTCATAGATTCCGCCCACGGAAATAGCAAAAATGTGGTTTCAATGGTGGAGTATGTGAGGGGACTGGACGCCGACATTACCATTATAGCCGGTAACGTGACAGACGCAAACGGCACCTACAGACTCTATAAAGCTGGCGCAAATGTAGTGAAAGTGGGCATAGGTGGCGGTTCCATCTGTACCACCCGGGTGGTTTCTGGTGCGGGGGTTCCACAACTTCAGGCTATTTCTGACTGTGCCACGGTCTGTGACTCCGAAGATGGGTTGTCAATTATAGCTGATGGTGGAATCCGGTACTCCGGAGACATAACCAAAGCCATAGCAGCAGGTGCTCATGCTGTCATGATTGGCAACATTTTGGCTGGATGCGACGAGGCCCCTGGAGAGAGAGTAATAGGTATTAATGACGGAAAATACTATAAGAAATACAGAGGTATGGGTTCCGTGGGTGCTATGGAAAGTGGTAGCAGCGACCGGTACTCTCAAGACGGGGTAGCCCAAGACAAACTGGTCCCGGAAGGTGTAGAGGGGTTGGTCCCATACACGGGTCCTGTTTCTCAAGTATTATTTCAGTTAGTTGGTGGGCTCAAATCGGGCATGGGATACGTGGGCGCTAAAACTATCAATCGGCTAAGAGGTGGGATGCGGTTCACAACCGTAACCCAAGCTGGTAGGTCTGAATCTCACGTCCACGACATGCTTTCTGTTACACCCACCACAAATTACAAGGGCTAATTACAAAATGGAAATTTTGATAGTAGACTACGGCAGCCAGTACACCCAACTTATCTCCAGAAGACTACTGGAGATGGGTGCTGCAAACAAAATTTTACCATGGGATAAAGTAACTGACGATTTGTTCCCAAGTGCGATAATCTTGAGTGGTGGCCCTGCTGTCGTCACCGACTCTGGAGCACCTACGCTAGATCCGTGCATTCTAAATTTTGGTGCGCCTATACTTGGAATCTGTTATGGTATGCAGCTTTTAACCACTGCTTTGGGCGGGTCTGTTTGTACCACGGGTGACGGTGAGTACGGGCGGGCCTCTATTAAGGCACTCCAGAAATCAAAATTATTGGGGGGCATTGAAGGCGAATTCGAAGTGTGGGTGTCCCACGGTGTTTCAGTGGACCAAGTACCGCACGGTTTCAGAGTTGATGCTCTGTCAGAATCTGGTCTATTTGCTGCTATCTCAAATGACGACGCTCATTTTTATGGTGTCCAGTTTCACCCAGAAGTCTCCCATACAGCAATTGGTGGGAAAATACTATCCAACTTTTTAAAAATTGCTGGGATTCCGTTAAGGAAAAACTCGTACACCATACTATCAAATATCCAGATAGAGCTTCAGGAACAGCTTGGCCCCACAAGCAAGGTGCTCTGTGGTGTTTCCGGAGGTGTGGATTCAACCGTAGTTGCCAAACTCCTTCATGATGCCATAGGTGACAGGTTGACTTGTGTGTTTGTGGATACTGGTCTTCTCAGGCAAGAAGAAGTAGAAGACACCATGAACATGTTTGACGGGTACGGGATTGGGGTGAAGTGCTACGACGCCTCAGAACAATTCCTATATGCATTGAGGGGGGTAACCGACCCCGAAACCAAACGCAAGATTATTGGGCGCGAGTTTATTAATGCATTCATGACAGCAGTGGGTAGGGAGAAGTTTGACTTCTTAGCCCAGGGGACTTTATACCCCGATGTTATCGAAAGTATGTCAACCAAGGGCCCATCCAGTGTGATCAAGAGTCATCACAACGTGGGGGGTTTACCCAAAGAACTTGGTTTAAAGGTGTGTGAGCCGCTTAGGTTCATGTTCAAGGACGAGGTCCGAGAGTTGGGGAAAGAACTCGGCATCCCCGACAAGATGCTCTGGAGACAGCCTTTTCCCGGCCCGGGTTTGGCCATAAGAATTGTAGGGGAGGTTACGCCGCAGCGGGTCTCAGCTGCACGTAAAGCAAACCACATAGTTTCTGAAGTAGTTGAGGCTGAGTACTCCACCAATGCCAGTAAGAAATTTTGGCAGTATTTTGCTGTGTATGCACCAGTAAAATCGGTAGGAGTAGTGGGGGACGAGCGGACCTATGGTGACACTGTTGTCGTCAGAATTTGCGACTCTTTAGACGGGATGACCGCCAACTGGTCCAGGATGGGCTATGACGTCCTGGACAAGATTTCGACCAGAATCACCAACGAGGTTCCAGGCATCTGTCGGGTAGTCTATGACATTTCCCACAAGCCACCTGCCACCATCGAGTGGGAATAGGGGGAATAACCCCAATTACGTGATTTCTACAGCGTCATCACCCAGATCAGGCAGGACGGCAGTAACGCGGGCGGAATCGAATCGACCCCACTCCGTATGCATTTCATAAAACAACGGAAACCGGTGAGGACTGTTAATGTAGTGTTGAGCCCGGTCAAACGGATTGTCAATCCCGGCCCAGTCCTTGGGCACGTTCACAATAAAGTATCGGGATTTCATCGGGCGCCCAGGTGCCCACTCTCTTCCCTGGAACATTACAATGGTGCGCAAACAAGTTTCCAGAGTCCTCTGACGTTTCAGTTCTTCCCCGGCCTCAATCAGCCGGTCTCGATCTTCGGGTGTCATTTACTTTTCTCCTGATCGTCAATTGGGGATTTCGATCCGATACGAAGAGTCACCGATTTCACACACCACATCCGGAATCTGGCCACCGTTGTCGAACAGGGCGCCCCGGGTGGCCTCTTCCTCAGGGGTAGGCTGCACATGCCAAATCCCATGCTCCACTCCTTCAGGCTTTCCCCACCCAAGCTGGTGACAAACGTCGTACGCTTCCTGGTCCGTGGCCTCGGTGTCGTCGTTGCGAAGAATCAGTACATGCCAGAGCGCCACTTTAGTTTCTCCTTCTGTTGTAGCACTATAATTCTATACCGAGGTCTACGGGTCAACCCCACCACACCCGGTCATTCCGTTCCTGTGCCCACGCCAAAATGGCGTCCATGGCTTCCAACTGCATTATGATCCGCTCATCAGTCACGCCGCAGTGGATGATCGTGGGGCCCATCCGATGTATCTGGATGACACCATCCACCGTCTCTGTGCGGATGCCCGCCCACCCACCGGGGGTAATAACAGACGGGGCTTCCGTAGCGGCCTCCCGGGCCTCAGGCTGATTCCTCATCCGGAAAATCCGCTGACGCACACCACCCATTGCTGTGTGAAGGATTCCGTGTGATTCTTCATAGTCACAGAACTCTTGAAGGTTCAGCAAATAGACTAGCTTGGCCATGCTAGCGTTGCTGAGATTGATGCTCGCCTCGTGTTCCCGTTCTTCTGAAATGCCGTTGTCGCAGTACCCGCAACGGTCAGACTCGCAGCACCCGATGAAGTCGCACGGATTGGTGATGGTGGTCGTCTGGGACTGAGAGGCGGTAAAATCTACAGACATTTTTATAATCCCCTCTGGGGACCTTCACATGGAAACGAAACCGGTCAATCCTTTTACCCCAGAATCGCCAAGATTCCGTCCATGAAGATGGACCCCTTGGGAGTCAGTTTGACGGAATCCACCATCCGTCTGGAGTCCCTCAAACAGTGTCCCTCGTCAGTACGACGGACCACCAGTTCCGCTTTTACCAGACGGGAGGCGATCGCGTCTTCTTCCTCGTCCTCGGGAAGATAGTATGTAACTAGGCCGCACTTGGCAAAAACGATCATATCTTTGGCAGAAGCCATAAAGTACACCCCTTAATCAGTCCAGGATTTTCAAGACCCCCTCAAGGACACGGGCGCCTCGGGGAGAGAGTCGAACAGAACACACTGAACGATTGGGGTTGTCCAGCAGGGGTGTGTACCCTCTCGGATCAGATTCCAGTAGCCCCTTATCCACCAACTTAAGGACGGAGTCCATCTCTGTCTCGTACCTGGGAAGGAAGGAGCCATCCCCACACTTGGCGAAAATTGCGAGGTCCTTGGAATTCATTTTGTTATAACCCTCCTTTGTTATAACTCTTCACCTGACGTATACCAGCGTCAATCTGGTTGTGCTTTAATGAGTTTGTACGATTTATAACAAAGGAGAAAACTACCGTGCAAAAACTAGCTGCTGCCTTAAGAAGTGTAATTGCTGCTGACAAAACAGAGTATGATTCTTTAGGTGTTGGATTCTTTAGATTAGAGGGTTCGGTAAAAGATAACAACGGTCGAGACATCCCACACACAGGGAAAGTGGGAGTAGTGGATTTTGGAGATGGCGGGTCCCCGAGTATGGGGTTGTATTCGATTATCTTTCCAGCTGATGGAAAAGGTTTTACAACAGCCACCAGCATTTATCCTCGTATGGAAACAGGCGAGAGCGTACCTCTGGTTACTGATTCCAGAGGCACGAGCTTTACAATAAAGGCTGGAGACATTGCAAAGTTAAGAAGAGAAACTTCCCTAGAAAAGGAATTTGAACGTCGGGTAGGACCCGAGGGTATGCGGCCAAATCATTTTACCAAGCTATTCAAATAATCAGAGGCTATAATGAAAACACTAGCATCTGCTCTGAAAGCTGTAGTTGGTAGTTCGGACAAGCCAAATCGCACGGTATACTTTAAGAGGCTGTCTCCCCAAGAACTGTTGGAAGCTATCAAAACAGTGGTAGACTCTCCGAAGCCAGAAGCCTCAAAAATTGAGGACATTGATGGCTTAATTTCGGACTACAAAAGGCTCGGGAAGCTGGCAGGCCTCATTGGTCCGTCTGTGTGGAACGAAATCAAGGCCGACAAAGCTATTCTTCGAAAATTAGAGGAAGAGTTTAAAAAGTATGTTAGCAGGCTTCTACCTGAGGTGAACGTCAAGTTCCAGGCACTAAGCAACGAACACCAGTTCCAGTTGTTTGGAGACGTGCCGAATGCCCCAAGTTTTGCTGGGCATTCAGTTCACATCATGCTTTCTGAGGGTGACACTACTGATTATGAAAACGGTTTTCTCAGCGAGAAAGCAAAAGATAAAATCAAGAAGGGGCTTGAGTCTTTGGTAGAGAAGAAGGCTGTATACACCCGCAATGGTGAGCCCCTCAAGCGTTTAGGCAATTAAACTCTCACAGCCCCGAGAGTAAATTAAACAGGTCTTCGCCCCGTCGAATCGGGTGCAGTTCTGTCAAGGTGATGTGAATTCTGATGACTTTACCCTTGCCATCAACCGGACGAAGCACAATCTGGCCCTTCTGATTCAAAGTAACATCCCACTCTTTGCCCTTTACCTCGACGGTAGTGTTGTAGCCAAAGGCGAAGCTTTGGTTGAGGAATCTGAGCAATAACGCTTTCGTCAGTTTTTCGGCTTGAGTCACAGGAACCACACGCTGTCTTCCACGTACGGCTCAGGCGCCTCCACCGTCTCATGTCCATCAATGCCATCCGGGTTGTAACACCAGTCCACAATGGCGCCCGCGTCACGAAGGGCCCGGAAGTGTTCGTTGCATGAGTCAACCACATCGGCACCGGTTTTGTGGGACCCGGCCGTTCGGATTGCAATTTTGACTGTCATGAATTCGAGTTTCATGGCTGTTGTGTTCCTTTTCTGTTTATAAATTTATAATCCACTAATCAACTGATGGGATTTCAACCCCCATAGCCACAGACCCGATCTCAGACCACAACTTCCAAATTGCGGATTTGATTTCTTCCATCAACATGGGGTTTTGGGGGACCTTTTCTGCGTTTAGCCCACTACAACCCAAGACCCACAGGATCTGATATCTACCCATATGGTGGGTTGCCCGAATGCGCGCAACCAACCGATCGCCGTCATAAACATCGTTTGATGGGGTGTACACATCGGGCGGAATGGTGGTAGGTTTACGGATGGTTAGTTTGTTCATCTTACTGCTCCACGTCAACAGTTGTGATCGGACAGATATAATACCCCATCGGATTGCAAATTACTCGGGTATCACCAATCATGTAGTCCACGGGGTCGTGGGTGTGACCATGAATCCACAGCTTCGGCTGAGCGTATTCTACCAGTCGGGAAACATCGTGGACGTAAAACCTGTTTCCCTCAGACGCACGGAACCGGGGGTGTACAGACTCATGGCTCGGAAGATGGTGGGTGATGACCACATCGTCTGTGTCAACGGCTCCTTCCAGATAACGTTTGGCTGCAGTCGCGTGAGCATACACGTCAGATACGAAATTGTCAATGCGCGCGAAATCGTTATCCAGATGATGAAACGCAAAATTGAGAGGGTGGTCAGGGAACCACAACGAAGTGCCCACGAATCGCTGGCCATCAATCACGACGGAACTGTTGTTCAGGAAATGGAAATTGGGGAACTTTGATTCCAGTTCTTTACACTGGTCGAGTGAAGCCTGAATGGTGCGGCCCCACGCTTCGTGATTTCCAGCCACCATGATGACATGGTTTGCGCGGCCACAGAAGGCCTCAACAGCGGCCTCCAGGCTCGACCGGGTGCCAATGTCGCCTGCCAGTACAAGAAACTCTTTCTTGGGCATCTCTCGGATGGCTGCGAGCTTATTTGTGGTGTCGTGCTCACAGTGGACATCAGAAACGACGGAAATGACCATAGGGTTATAACTCCTTGTTACGAGTCTTCACCCTACAAGACGTCAAGTCAATCGATGCTCCACGATTTCAAGGCATCACGGCACCCCGGGCGGTTTTCATCGAGCCATTTTGAGGCCATTTCCTGGGCGGCCTCTCCCGCCATGTAATTTGCACGGCTCTGCTGACGGTCTTCAGGCTGGTTGTAATAGGTCCTTCCACCTTCCCGGTCAGCAATGGTTCGAGCGTGCGGGTATTCGAACGGGAAAGTATGGATGACCACCGCTCCATCGAGAATCCGGTAAACCACCTTCGAGACAGACAGGTCCTCGGTGCGGATCGAATAGCGATTTTCAACCCAGGTTGCAATGGGGTCCCAGGGGTGAATGTGCCACCGGAGTCGGGTTGCCCCCGAGTTGTCGAAAAGAGCGTTATGGCCACCACTACCATGGGGTCGGGCTTCCCAACCGTTGGGCAGGTCCACTTTCATGGTCCGCTCTGATCCAATCATCTTGCTAATGTTGTCACCCTTCCCCTTGATTGCGATCCCCCACGCAGCGAGTGCCTTGCGGAAGACGTCACAATCAGGAATCAGTCCGATGTTGACGGCATTCATGATTCCGACAGCCTCGTCAATACCTTTGGCAGGACCATTGGTCTTGCTGAGTGCGAGTGCAAGATGTCCAAACGGATTCATTTTTATTTTCCCTCCACGTCACTGTCGTCAGACACACCAGGGCCATCCGTCTCGTCCGTGATGTGCCACAGGTTGATCTCAGGGGTGTCCAGCGTGTTGAAATAGGGTGACAGAAGCTCCGATACTGCTAAAACAGGGTCCTCATCATTTCTGGAGGCAAAACGGTTCAGTTCCTTCTGCCCCTTTACCACCGCTTCTTCCTGGTTGAGAGCAATGACATCGAAGCTTAGGGTTACAGTTACCGAGATTGTAAAAGTTTTCATACTAAAATAGCCCCCTATGGTTGTAATTACTGGTTTTCTTTCTGAGATTCACGCCACTTGGTAAGGTCAACGAAATTCTGGGAGACGAGCCGAAGCTCGTTGGCTAAGCTACCATGGCATGACGCCACAGCCGTCACAATTCCACGACGACGGATACGCTGGATGAGCGGGGCAAAGTCCCCGTCACCCGAGGCCAGGACCATCATGTCGGGCTTGATGTCCTGGCACAGTTCCATGGCGTCCATCCCGAGTTCCATGTCCATGTCACACTTGGTGGTCCCGTCAGGGAGCATCTTCGCCCGTTTGGCGACAACCTGCAACCCCATGGAGCGGAGGTGGTCGTGAAAGCGGAGAACGCCCTCCCCATTGGTGTGGGGAAGCGGAAGGTAGACGTAGGCGTCTACCAGGAAATTGTGGCCCACACAACTGTCGATCAACGTACGGAAGTTGGGGCGACGAGAAAAGTCTTGCGCCTGGGCCATGATGTTGGCCCCGTCAACGAAAACGAGTACGCGAGCATTTTGCATTTTTAGGTAGTTCCTATAATTGGTTGATTACTGTCTCTACAGTATAATTCACACAGAAGAACATACCGTCAATTACGGAGTGAAGACATAACCCTTGTCTTTACCGTCAGTAATATGGCGGATTGAACAATTTTTCGGGTTGGGTTCAGCTTCAAACCATTCATAAGGTAGGTTGAACCACATCATCACAAAAGCGCGGATTGTCACCCCATGGGCCACAATGACAAGGTCGTGAATGTTATTCCGCTGAGCGTCCCTATGAAGAGTGCCAAATGCCTGATGTACTCGCTGAGCTACATCAAACCTACTTTCTCCGAGCGGAAGACGGGCGAAAAAGCGACCTTCAAACTTTTCGCACTTTGCGTAGTGGGCATGCTCGTTTGGGTACTTGACCGGCAACTCCTCATCAGGCACACCGTCAAAGAGCCCAAATTGCTGTTCACAAAGCAGGACGTGCTCCTTATAATCCGTGATCAGAGGTTCCCCAACCACTTCGTGAATGACCTTTGCCGTTTGACGGGTACGAAGGTAGGGGGAACTCCACAACCGCCTGTGGGTTCTCTTAGGACCCCGGCTGAAAAATCCAAGAGAACTCCGGTCGGGGAGATTGTCTTTGAGCCAGTTTCCCGCTTTTGCAGCCTGCATGAAACCATCAGATGAAAGCGGGATGGCGTGGTCGGCTGTGGTTTCATGAACCTTGTGGTTCACATTGCCCATTGACTCGCCATGTCGCACAAGATAAATGTCCATGTGTTACTTTCTCGACGTAGACGGTTTCCAGTTTGTGAACGCGTGCTCGTAGATTACAGGTTCGCCAGTTTCGGTGAAGGCTTCTCCACCCCAAAGCTGATGTTCTTCACCAGAGCCCAGATTGCGACCAATCCACAGGTCACCAACGCCCTCTTCCACGCCCTCCGTTCCTTCGGGAATCAGTCGGACAAGTTCTCCCCTGTCTCCATCCTTCCAGCCGGGAGTCGACTCGAACGGGGAATGGAAAACAAACGTCTTGCCAGTATACTTCTCGGCGAGGTTCATTTTGTTAATCCTTCAGACTTCAAGAGGGAGATTTCTTCGCTGGTTAGGCCTGCTGCGCGGGCTTTAGCCATCACTGCTGCCACACTGTCTTTGTGATTTTGATGTCTTGTGTCCTCGTCTGTGGGTTTCAGCAGTGTGATCGGGGCGTACCACGTTCCATCAATCAGTTTGGCGCAAGCGTGGGAAATGTCGTCATTAGCACCCTGAGGGCCCTTACCCCTGGCAAGTCGAATTGCTGTGGCCTCGATCAGACACATAGCAACGTAAGTACCAGGGTATGCCTCTGGCATACCAATGTTGTGGTGGACAACATACACTTTTCTCTCATCAGTGACTTCCATCGGATTTACCCTTTCAGCAGCTTGGCAGCAGTACGGGTTCGGCTCCAGCAGACCATCCGGGACTTGAAACCGCGGAGGTAGTCCTGAAATCGGATTGAGGCCGTAAAATCGTTACGCCCATTCTCGGTCTTGGGCATGTAGGGCTTGACCCAGGCATACGACGGGTGGTTCCTCACCGTGACTTCGATGGTGTCGAAGGCCTCATCCAGGTCTGAGCCATTCACGCTGAGCAGAACCGCATTTGTCATCCGCCCCATGACCGTAGGGTTGGCCTCGGAGTAGGTGTTGACCTTGACAACGATGGGAGGGCAGACTGAGGTGTCCAGGGTGGCGATGAGGTAAGCGGTCTTCATTGTGAATAATGTCCTTATAGTTGATTGATGTCTAGGATTCTTCACCGGACGAAGACGTGGGGTCAACCCACGTCTTCGTCCGTAAGACAAAAGAGCCCCTCTGGTACTCTGTGGAAATTCCCACAGATGCAGATACTTTCTTGCCACGGACGAGTACACTTAGCACACCATCCGTTTGCTGAGACCCATTTCCGGTATGCTTCGTACCATTTTTTGAATGGTGACACCATAAACCTGAGTTTAAGTGGCGATTCCAAGCAGTCATTTGGGTACATGCTCTCCATAGCATCAAATGCCGCTTCCTCATAGCCCGCCTGAATCAGAACTCCCTCTCGTCGGAGGAAAGAGTCAGCATACCCCTCAGAACCGGGAGGGTGCGCAGCATGCCGGGTACACCAATAAAGGCTCATTTCAACTCATTATCTGTAATAGGCGTGGATCAGGAATACCCCAACAAGAACCTGACATTCTTGCTTCTGAGGCGATACACAGAAGCGAGACGGTTCAAAGCCTCGGCAATTACCGACTCGTTCCAACTCGTCCCGGGTACGATTGTTTTCCTCCCATCAGAGAGGACGAGTCGGTAGTAAAAACCGTGCTTATTGCCCCAGCATTTTGTAACCAATACTTGCATCTTTTGCCCCCTAAGACCGACTATGCCATCGCAACCCCGAGAGCAACCAGAGCCCCCGCAAAAACTTTTTGACAAGAAAAGATGTCACGAGACCCAATCTCGGGGTGATTCACTTCAATATGGTAGTGGCGGTCTTTCGTTAGGTACCAAACCTTGCACTTCCCACTTTCGTCCATATTCACTGTCAAGTACACACCGAGGCCCACTTCGATGTGAATTGTGTCTCCATTGACGCGAACATGGTCAGTGCCCCACTCCAAATTCTGAACTGCAGCGAGCACCTGACTGAGCAGGTTGTTGAAAGGCGCCAGCGTTTCAGTCATTTCATCGCGAAGCGATGAGAGACCCTCGATCATGGCGATGATGGCCCCCAACACACTGTGGTCATTTGGAGTGTGCAGGGCAGCGGCCTTCATGAAAGCGAGGGTAATGCTACCTGTGGCAACCCCAAGTTGGTAAGACGCCTGAAGGGCCTCCAGTTCAGAGGACTCTTCAGGCGTCTTGAGAGCACTCAAAGCACGCGCAAGATTTGCGCTGCCCCTCAGGCCAACAGTTACCGAACCGATGGCCATCAGTCTCCGGGCCTCAGGGTCAAGAGTTACAATGCGGTTCATTTCAGGATTCTCCTCAGGATAATAGTTACACAGTTATTCAACTAACGGCGGAAACAGTCAATTAGGCTTCTTCATGACAGCGTATTCGCCAGTCCAGACATGACCGCCTCTCCAAGTCACCCTCATCACGATCCAACCCTCGGCTCCGCCAACAGGACACCGGGTATCGGAATTGAGAAATTTGAGCATCTTGGCTTTGGTGCGGAAAAGACGGCTGTGAGAACTGACCCAGGTGGTTCCTGCCGTTAACCCACGAAAGTTAGGGAGGTCGTCCTGATGGAAAAAACGGTCAAGTCTCTCTACGTACACAAATGGGTCAAAAGTGGTAATGTTCCAAGCAACACGTCTGTGCATTCGCATTGTTAAATTAACCCCACATTGTTTAGAGAGAACGTCGTCCCCTGGTACCCAATGTCTCCTGGTAGTGGTCAAGATGAACACAAGCAGCCTCAGAGACAGCCCACGTAGGAGGACCAAATCGAATGTAAGAGAACACACCAGGGCCTCGGGTGGTGTGGACCCGTGTCCCTGGTTGAATTGCCTTCAACTCGTCAACAGTCATTTCTGAAAATCGCATCTCAAAATCCCCTGGCCAGTTTGTGTTGTTTTACCTTCAAAAGTCCAACAAGCAGTGCCAAACAAGCCACGAAAACAACAATGTGGGGTCCAGCCGTGTAAACCACCTCAGTGAACAACTCAGGGTGATAAAACAGGCCAAACATGGATTTCATGGCATAGTAGTGTGCGGCCCTGACTGCCAAACTACAAACGACACACGTACCAAGAACGTTAATGAGACCCATTCGGTGCACCCCGTCCTTTCCAGATTTTTGTACAAGTTAATACCGGGTGATGAACTCATCCATCGTAATCCGAGACTTTGCGGCCAACGCAGAACTGACATCCCGGAGTGACGAGGTATTCATCGCAAAGACATAGTGGTTAATGTCGCTGGCGGGCAACCAATTGAACTTAACGATTCCACCGGCTGTCTCCATCCACACCACCCCATCTTTGCCGTGAGTGGCCACAGTATTTCCGCGGACTGCTACAACATCCGCGGTGTGGATTGCCTGCAAGGCGGCTTCTCGGTATTCGTCGTCGCAGGGTCCGTCTTTGTTGATGGGCAACAGGAGCATACGTTCCAGATATTTGTGGTTTGCCAATTTTGCAATCTCCTTCACAGGCTGAGGAAAAGGCCGGTTTCGCGCTCAAACACGCTTTTCAGGGCAATGGAGTCCACCATTTCCACAGTAGAGACCTCCCTCACCGTAGTCCCGCGAATCTTGAGGAAAGAGAGGTTGTAAAGGTCTCGGTCCAGTATGATGCGAACACAATTTGCCCTGCTCTGGACCTTCCACTTGAAAGTGAGAGAGTCGGGGCCAGTCACAAAACTGTGGGCGCCGATCATGGCCGAAAGTCGACCCATGCCGCCAAGCTGCTGGATAGTGGTGATAGGGTTCATTGTAATTACCTTATAATGTGTTGTATAGTGTACTTCACACGAAATTTGGTGGAGTCAATTGTGGACTCTAAAAGGCAGAAACTTCTATTTAGCAAGATTTTTAGAAGACTAAAGGACAGCCTGCGGGTCCCTGGACCCTGTGATTTTGATCAATGGGCCAAAGACTACAATGTTCCAAGGGCTGTAATTTTGCAGGCTGTGTCTATTTACAGAGCCAACCATCGAAACAGGGAGGTTCAGTACCACAAGTCTTCCCGTCCATTTGGGGCGCTGCCAGATGGAACTGTAACTTGGGCCTCAATGGTGGAAGCTGCGGACAGGATTATAGCCAAATTTGAGGGAAAAAACGCGGACAATTAGCCTGGAAACATTTTACACAGCAGGTCGTCAGCCCCAGAAAAAATTCTGGCCAGTGACTCTTCTGCCGTTTCACGGATTACACCTCCCGGTGCCGGCTGGAGGATTTCCATAATCGAGGTCCGGGTGCGCATCCCCGGTCATATAGTACGGGAGGTCGTGGCCGATCAGAGTCCAGTTAATCAGAGATTTCTTCATTATAGTGTGAGTCCTCTACAACCTGGAGTCCTAATTCGGGAAAAATTGGTAGAAGGGTCACAGGGACTGGTTCCACCTCAACTTCACAATTCTCTTCCCGTGTTTCTTCGCCTGTACTCAGGTCGATGACAATTACCATTTAAGTCACCCAGACTCGTCCGGTAAAAACATTTACAAGCTGTACACCAGAACCGTGGGCCGCAAGTGCCTCAAACCGCTCTTCATCGGAGGGCTCGGAGGGCTGATTCCTGCGGTAGGATTCCAGAAATTCCTGTGTCTCCCGCTCGTAGGTTTCCCGTTGAGTGTCGGGACAAACACAAAATGCTTCCTTGAAAACCCAATACGGAATCACACGACGGTTGAAGTGCCAACGTCGAATTCCGTTCTCGTCAGAGTACGACTTGGACTCGTTCGTCAGGTTTGCCCGTTTGGTGAGAACCTCTTTTTCCATCCAGGGGTAATGTACGGTGATGGGGAGAGTTTCAAGAGTGTACATTTTAGAAGGCCCCTATAATCAGGTAGTCCAGGTGTGTCCCGTGATAGTGTCAAAAATGTGGGTGTTATGACCGAATTCTCGTATTGCTGATTCCAGACTCTGGTTCTCGATCATCCCCACATAGTCATACGTCTCAGCTAGAAACGCGTTAATGTGAGCCGGCGTGCATTGCAGCCCGGCTTCCTGCAGCACAAACGGAGAAATTATCACCCCGTCGCCCCACCGTCTGATGCCGTCTTTGTCTACAGACGAATCACTATTAAGTAGACACAGGTACCACTCAGACTTTTCGGTGTTGGGCATCACAGCCTACTTTTCGTTAACCCGATCTTAACCTCGTCTAGAATGAGATTCATTCGGGCAAGGTACAGATCAGCCTTAGTCACGTCATCATTCAGAGCCCAGGCGACACAGGCCTGCTTGAGAGCAGCAACCAAGTTGTGAGCAAAAACCGCTGGCACCGACTCAAGAACGGCACTGGCCCTGAAGTGGTTCATCGACTCTTCAGAAATTGCACGAACGGTTTCTGCCCCAACTCGCGGAGCGGGAATAAAGAATCCTTTGTTGTCTACAATGACAACATTCGTATCAGTCGTCTCAAGACCCGTGGTCAGGGCCTGATTGAGTACCACTGCCATTTCCAGAGCGGTGGCAGCGATGGGGGCGTCAACTGTGATAGAAAAGGTGATAGAGGGCATGTTATTTGTCCATAGTGTAGATTGCGGAGCACCAGTCAGTACACTGTTCGCACCACAGGCTGACCAGGGCTAACTCTTCCGTGAGAGCCTCGTACATCTCGATCAAGCGGGGATTGTTGTACAAGAAGAAAGGCCTGTGGGGTCCTTCCTCGTGCAAAACAACCAAAACCGCGTTGTTGCCGTATCCGGTGTGGTTAAATTCAGGACTCAGGAAGACAGACTCTGAAAGTTGTGCTTGTGAGTTCTGGATCAGCACACAGTCGATGATTACTTGGGCGGCCTCGCGGGCCTTACCTTCTAGATGGTCGGGTACGGTGTTCATACTATAATTCCATAATGCGACCAGTTGGTTAGTCTATTCCCCTGCGACTGTTCCGGTGTAACTCAAAAACTTGTCCCACACCCTATCAGACAAGTAGTCCTCAATATATTTATCTTGGTCTTCGAAGAAGATTTCCTGGTATACACTCAGGGCAGAAATCAAATGATGGAAAATAGCCATGGTTCGCTTATAATTTTGTTTGTCGGTAGCCGATTCGCTGCGTTCCACGGAGTCAGCCACCAGTCTCAAATCGTTTACAGCTTTCCTGGCGGAAGAAGAACTATCAATCCTGTCCTTGAGAATGGATGGAGCCCAAGAACTCAGAAACTTCCAGCCCATGTTCTCCAGGGCTTTGGGTAAGTCCTGGGTAAGTCGCTTCGCCAGGAGTGTCTCTATCTCTTTGAGTTTTGGGCTTTTTACAATGTCGCGCAGAGCGCCAGATGTTTTGTCCATTGTGGGGTCTCCCTATGTTGGTAGGTCTCACCACCCACAAAACATCTATTTTAATCACCAACCCAACAACAGAACAGCTTTGGCTTGGGTTTCACCGTGATGCAAATAGGGGTGTTTCAATTTCTCTAGTGCCACAGGCTTGGGAACAGCAGTTGGAGCAATTCGTCCTTGGTACCCACCCATCCTGTCCTTAAACATGGGGAACACGGTTTCAGCCTCGCTCAAACTGGCAAAGGGGCCGTACTCGTATATGTCTCGGTCCCCTTGCCGCCAAAACTCGACGGTATAAATCCAGACGTAGTTGGCCGGTTCAAGTTCTGGGGTGTTTTCCCTGACCATTGAGGTTACCTTGCGTTTAGGGGTGTGTAAGAGTGAAAGTGGTGCGTAGCAGTCCCCACAGTATCGAGTAAATTCTGTCCAACTTGGGGTACGTTGCAGCACCCTTCGAGTAGCCAGACCCGCCTTCCCGGGTATTCTGGCAAGTCGGACAGTTTTTCAGCCACTGTGCCAATGACATTCTTCTTATCCTCGTTAGGAAGGATTGCAACATAGTAACTATGAAGTTCAGACATTGTGGTCACCTTTCAAGTCTCTTCCCAAGCTCCCATACCATCAGGTTGGTAATCGATAACTACCCCAGGTTTCCCATTCAGGACAGCCGAGGCAGGTACAACACTCGGGTACTGGCCCTCTTTGAAGACCACGCAGTTATAAAAACCGACCTCAGCCTTGGTGGGCTCCTTAAAATATCCAGTAACCACCACAGGGTCTCCGCTGCGAGGGTGGTAGATGCGGGATACACCACCAGGAAGCTCCGAGATGTCCTGTCCAAGCTGAGGTGCGGTCGCGCACTCATGGCAGACCCACACCCGAGTGCGTCGCTCGAAAGTGGCCAAACGGCCAGAGTGGGTAGCAACTGCGATGATGGTGTTCTTGTCATCATCCTTGGTGGCAGTCAAAACGACGTAGGTCCGAGTACCCATTGTAATAGTGATCTCCTTCTGCGGTAATTCACACGGAATCAAACCCGGTCAATCCCCGTGTCTCTCCAGTCGAGGATATCCGATGTTTGCGGCTATTTTGCAGAGTTCCATCCAATCGGCTTCCTGTTCTTCGTTCCACCCCTCCAGCTTCAAAAGACTGGAAACCAAGTACTCAATGTTCTTAAGTTTGGCAACCCGCAATTCAGCAGACACAATCTCGTCATTCAGCCCCTGGAGGATTTTTGTCGCGTCTAGCATAGTTTGCGCCCAGCGTAGGTGAGCCGGATGAATTCGTCTTCAGACACTGGTACACCCATCATAAAGGTCAGGTCTGTACCAGCTTCGAGTCCAAGGTTCTTGGTTACCACACCAGCCATGTACTGATCAAATGGGGTCCATTCCTTGTAAGGCTGCGTCAAGGTCCCCCACATCTCAGAATTACAACTGGCTTTAAGCACGTCAGGGTTTCGCATCCAGTCCCACCGCCAAAGCCCATCAGTACCAAACCGGATGCGGGCCATGGGGAAACCGTCCCCTGCAACCACAAGCTGATTAGGGACACCATTTGCGTCTTTGTAAGTGTCAGGACGCCACTGCCAGTAGGCTTGATAAATGCCCATTCCCAACACAAACCGCCCGCCGTTGACCTCATTGAAATGGGCGGCCAAACGCTTACCAGCGCAATCCGGCTGCATCTCGATGGCCCGTTTGCGTGTAAACATTAACGGAGTGTCATACTGAGGGGTACCCCACGGAGCGGGTTCCAGATACAAGTTGCGCACAGCCCTTTGAGTATTATAGTGTAGGCTATGGTAACCTTCAGGGCCCCAGTTTTTGGGGTCTGTGCCGGTTGTTTCTGCTTCTTTACGAATTTGAGTGGCGTTCATTTTATAGTCCTAGGTCAGTTGGTCATTTCCTACGCTGTTTTTCACGGTCTGCCGCCGCAACAGCCCAATCCAGCGCCGGAATACGCTCGTCACGGCCTACAGGTTCAGGTCGAACGCAAGGACCATAACACGTTGCACAGTGGTAAACAAACAACCCCCGGTAACTTCGTGCAGTACGAAGGTATTGGTACAACCGTTGGTTTGTAAGCTTGGCAATCTCGGCAACAGTCAGAATATTGAAAGACCGGGAGCCAATTTTAATTTGTTTCATTTTATTCATCTCCGGTGGAAATCTTGCGGCCAGGGTTCCACGACACATCGGCCATCAGGATGCGCCGGATCTTGTCGGGGTCGTTTTTGGTGCCCTCTTTGGAGAGGACAGCCATGAATTCATCGGCAACCTCTTTCATGGTGAGGTATTCCCGAGTGAACAAGTTGAACAGCACACCCCGGTCCCCGCGCTTCCCGACGATTTCAGTTGCAAACTCCTTGCGGGTGCACCCAGACTCCCGGGCCTTGGTCAACAACTCCAGGGCATGGGCAGACCGGCAATTCAGAATCTCGTAAAATTCTGCCTCGAAGGTATTCACAGCGGGAAGGTCATTCTCATTCAGCCGAGATTTGGCGTCGTCGAGCAGACCGTCGAGCAGGGTTTCGAACATGGCTCGTTCCGATCGAAGGATGCCCAGGGTCTTATGACGGCGAACGTAGTCATCAGCCTTGACCTTGACCATCACGGGGTGTTCGCCATCTTCGAATCGGATGACAAAGCCTTCCATGTCCAAAAGGTCGGCGACGTAGGCCGCAAAAGCCTCTCGGTCAGAGGTATTCAGGTCGAAAGCCCGAACACACTCCACACCATAGTCGTTGGCGATCGCTCGCATGGTAGTGTAGGGCTGATACAGACCGGTAAGATTGTCCCGGATGCCAGTCAGCACCAGACGGTCGACAGGGTGTGCGATCACCACCCGGTTCTGGAGGCTGCACCACTCGAAAATGGGGGTGTGCCCGATGTTCATCAAGTCTTCGCACAGTTGATGGTACTGAGGCCGGGTACGGGCATACTCGGTGGCCTGCTCCGAAACTTCGGTAACACCCGCACGGGTGCCAAAATGGACTTCACCTTCATGGACCCACATGGGACGAATCATCGACCCGTCCAGCTTCTCCAAGATGTAGTGGGGGCGGTCCAGACCAAGCTTGTCCAGCCCGGTACCCGGAATCTCGCCCGCATTGAAGAACTTGTGGTAGGGACGGCAGACCACCTGACCCGTGTCCTTGTCAAACACGATGCCGCGGCACTCCAGGCGTGCGGGGTGCTCTTCGAAGAGAGCCGGGTAAGCATAGGAATAATCGTACGAGACCCACTCTCTGCCGTAGGGGGTGACAAACTCCCGACGTACGAATGAGGTGCACCCGGCAACTGCCGCTTCGACCATGGCAAGGTTGATTTTCATTTTAGTTTAATCCTCTGTAGATGAGTTCTGTTATAATTGTTCTTGCAGAGAGGGCACGAGTCAATGTCCCTTTCGTCTGCGGGCCGACTCTCTTACCTTTATAGAGCTTTCGGGAGGTTGCTTCCGGATGAAAACCAACGCTTTACAAAATTGCTCGTTGGCTAGCAACCCTTCCACCGAGTCTAAATCCAAGGTGGAGTTCCTTAAGTCTGAGTCTCTGAACAGAACGTGGATGGTTCTGTGACATGACGAGCACACCTTCTCAACCTCGTCGGATTTTCGACGTGTGGATAAGTGATGTTCCTCAAATAAAGAATTGGGGACTTCGCGTTTGCATAGTGGACATTGCAAGTTACAATTGGTCCTTTATTCGGCAATTATACTATTAGAAGGAGTTATTTACAATGGCGGGTATTACAGACAATCACCGAGACATACTATTATGGGAACAGGCCAAGGAAATGGCTAGAACTGATGGGTTAAATGAGAAGGATGGGGATGAATTCTGGAGACTTGTATTCCACTCGTACAAGTCTCTACACCCTAACCATCACTTTAAGAGAAAAGCTGAGTTAGTAGCCCACATTTTCGTAGCTACAAATTACAAAGCATAATTAGTTACTGGGAAGGTCTTCCATATAAGTTATTATGTTCTTATCCCCTCCCCAGACAAACGGTTGGGTTTCTCGATGGATTTCCACCCAGTATAAGCCTACAGATGTTTTAACCGTATTGACGTACTGATCGCTCAAAGCCAGTCGTGCCCACGCATAGCGGATTTCCTGTACATCTTCTGGGGTGAATGGTTCGCACCCGCTACGATTAATCTCGTCCACTTCTGATTGGCGCGCTGCAATACAAACCTCACACAGACACAAGGTACCCCGCTCTGGGTCGAGCATGTGCCCATCATGGGTATTGTTGCCCCGCGGGTCTGGGGGTACACCTTTCAAAATGTTGAGGGCTGCTGCCTCGATTTCTGCAAGTCCAGCTTTACATCGGACATCTGCCCACACCTGCAGTGCGGTGTTGAGGTACTCTTCGTCCATATAATTCACTCCCCAGGGTGTTTGTTCCAGATGCCACTGGTGAGAATTTCAGTAGCAGTCATACCTCTAGTCATTTCCGCTCTGTCCAAAGTTACAGCAGGGTCTGTCACCACAGTGATGACTGAAGTGTTTCCGATGGTGTAACCCACAACAGGGCAAACCGTGTCTACAGGGAATGTCCCCTCTGGAGCTTTGATAATACCCAAAACCATGTAGGTGGTATTGGGGCCACTACCGTACTTCCTAAAGAAAACTCTGCCGTTCATCTTGTAACATCCTGTTATTACAGAGGGAGAAGAGAATTGGTCTCATCGCCACAGGGATAAAATACCCCTTTCACATGGGCTGGAATTCCCGATGCAAGAAGGGCATTACACATTCCCTCTTTCACTCTATAACAAGTGCGACCGGGCCCCATGTTGCGGAAGATCTGGTCTCCATCAAACACGCCATACTTCTCGACGAGACGCTGGATGCACCAAGCTGTGAGCATGTCGTAGGTGTACGCTATGATAATTGGGTCCAGCCCAGTACCATTGTTCAAAGCGTCGTAAACACGTTCCCAGGTCCAGTCACCAGGGAAGCAGCGGGCCATCCAGACGATGGTGTCACCGTAATACTGTTCCATTGTGGTTTACTCCTTCACACGCCTATAGAGACGGGTAACCCCGGCATAAGCAGTAGAGTCATAATCCACCACGTCATGTCCTTCAAAGGTGCAGGGGTAGCGGTTGGTATCCGTGTCAAACATGACACGATCCAGGTCAGATACGTACTCCCAGGTTTGGTCTTCCACCTTGATGACCCCCACAGGCTCACTGCTCTCAGGGAAAACAATCTGGAGTTCCTCAAAGGTGGCAGCACACTGGCGCTCAATGTCCAGGAGACGAGACGTACACTCTCGCAAGAGGTCATTCTCGTCATTCTCTTCCGGGTATTCCAGTTGTGCCATGACTCGATTGATGAATATAACCAGTTCGTTGGGGGACCAGTCTTTACCGCGCATGCCCATTATAATTACCTCCGGTTTTAACAGTTAGACGGGGCTTGACGGCCAGTACCAATAGGGAATTCACGAGGGTCGTCCAAGGTGGGACAGCCACCCAAGAAGGACCTATAACGGTCGCGCTGGTACCTCGTGCGATAGTCGTCATTGGTAATTTCCACTTTGCGCCACGTTTTAAAAGCGGCGCCCAGGAACGGAGCCGCCTCAAAAGTTTCCAGGTGCTTGGTGGTAGGTTCGTAATCGGCTGCCTGAGGAGCGCCGATATACACAATAGTGATTTTGATGTTGCTCATTATAGAAGTGCTCTCTTATTAGATTGGCTGATACAGTAATTCTGTTGGCGAGCAGTATGGTTAATCGCTATCTGGCAAATTTGATTTTGCCGTTATAATACTCATTTAACTCAGCAAGACATTCAGTACCACAGGCAATAGAACTGGCACCCTCTACGCTTTCGTAACAGTAGTCTCCGCACTTCATACACCGACCAATTGGCTCTGGCCCGTGAATCTCCGGAGAGTACTCTTCGTAGTCTGATTTTAACAGTACCTCGCAGAAGATTGTGAATTGAGCAGCCGTGGGGTCTACAATTTCACCATCTAAGGTTTTGAGCCACCAGTGTTCACGGCTCTCATAGACGTACCCGCGGCACAGAATAAGTTCTGGAAACGCTTTTTGCATCTCTACGGACGCACTGTAACAGAAACCCGCCAGTACATTGTTGTTCCTGACGGCATACTGTGCAATCCAGGTGGTATAGGCCTCGGTCATTGCAACTAACCCTTGGGTTTGGGGTGAACCCAGGTGTCATACTGCTTCTGAGTAATGATCTTGTCTTTGCACAGACCATCAGTCCAGTTATTCCAAGCCGTTCTCCGAGCGGGTGCATCTCCGTGAGGAAGGAAGGGCAAAATCTTGGAATTGAATTGTGTGCAGGCGTCAGCGTAAGTCATTATAATTGTCTCCTTGTACAGTAATTCCATTCAGAATGGGTACAGTTAATCTGGTAGACGTCTCTCTTTAAATTCAGCCCGTCGCTCTTTGGCTTTAGACAGTACACTGATTAAAACATCAATTTCTTCCTCAGACAGACTCACCTGCTTTGCCACATACAGCAGGGTCTCAGTTCCATCAAATCGTATTGCAATTACACCGTCTCTAAGTTCGGTTCTGTACATATTTATGGTGTTCTTTCCATGTACGGATTATCTTGAGACCATTCCCCATCAGGCTCAAAGCCCATTCCTTCAAGTAAGTGGGCCATAACAGGGTTCACAACCCAGGGCCTAAGCGTGGTATTTTTGTGCTGGTCCACAATACTTTGAACTAGTTTTTTAGCCACACCCTGACGACGGGCATCTGGGGTCACAGTTATGGAAAAACTTCCTTCATCCCTATGTCTAAATCCAAAGGTGGAGGCCCCAAGAATGTCACCATCCTCGTTTACTAAAGCCTCATATGGGTGCTCATATGGCGCAATGGCCATGTAGTTTTCAGCAAAAAGGTCCCGAATGGTGCCAGCGTAGTCATCGCCCCACTGGTCTAAGTCCTCAGCTTTTACAATTTTGTCCATGGTAACCTTATGCCTCAAATATGGACGGCCAGCACCTTGGGAGTTGCATTTAGGGCTCTAAACACCGATAATCTGGTGTTTCCCCCTATCAGGTAGGGATTGTGCCCTTCACGAAACAATACCATAGGGGCAGGCAGTGTCCCACCCACACCTCTAAGAATGCGGGTTGTGTCTCTACCAATCTCGTCGGCGTACTCGATTGCCAACTCTATAGTTTCAGTTTCCCACGACCACGAGTTGTCGAGTTGAGACCATACGTCATCAGTCAGGGTTACAAGTTTAGCTGTTTCACAGGCCTGTAACAATACTTCAAGAGCTATACCCTCTTCTTCAGCAGTACGCTCTAATTCTTCAATTTCTTCTGAAATCGATGGTTTTACCCATTTGGTCTTGGAAGCATTTTTCTTAGCCTCTTCGAACAGAGTTGGGTCAAAATTGAGAGCAGTGTTTCGGAGGATAGAAGATAGTTTGTTCATACTCCTAGACTAACACAAAAATACTAACTGCGGTCTGCTCTTTCTTTCAGGACTTGGGCTGCAGTCATTAGTCCTGCTAGGGTGAAGGAGACGGTACGGCCTTCACCAACAAAAAACCGGGAACCCTTGCGGACAATTACAGGTTCCTTGCCATTAGCCCGCGTGTACTGCTTAATGTACTCACCTACCACGGGTGGTGTTTCAAGTTTCTTTGCAAACACACCCCCGCTGATGTTCCGTTTGTTGTCTCTGCTGTTGGGGGTTTGTTCCATGTCATTCGGGTTCTTTCCAGCCCTCAGCTTTGACCATCCCATTGCAATAACATTCAAACTCGTCAGAACCCTGCTCTTTTACGAGTTTAGACGGCAAATTCGTACCGCAGGCAAAAGCACACGACTCTTGTTCTTTGGATGACTGTTGGGCAGCTAAATAGGTGAGTATAACTGCCGCTATTAAAAGTATTACTATGACCGGCCATTTTGCAAAAAGTGTGGAATCAATACACTCTTCTGCTCGCATCAAGAAAATCGTCAGAATCCCAAACCATGCTATTTGACTCCTTTAATCCACGCTGGCTTAATAGCTACATGTGGCTTATCACAGCTACAGTCCTGAATCGTGGCTTCAACGGTAGACCCTCCTTCTGGGTCCGGGTCTACCATTACAACTTCACAAGGGAGTCCAGGTCCTTTAGAATAGAAGTGAACACAAGTGCCAACCACATAGTGCTCTGTGGCCGCAGTTTTCATCTGCATGCCGGCTAGAGAGTGGGAACCTAGGGGCCATGCTTCAAGCCATTGTGCCACTATCTTAGACCCTTTAACTAGGTCTAGGACGATTTCAGGGTTGTCCATTTTGCAGCGTCTCTGTTGATAAGGGTTTCGGTTGAAATTGTGTTGTCACTCCAGTAAATGAGTACCCTGCAATCAGTGTTATTGAGTTTAAAGAAACCGACCGCTTTAATTACGCCATCCTCCACTTCACAAGAGGTGATCTGGGTATTGATGCCATCCTTCCCATAGTACTCAGAGTTGTCTTGCCATGCAGCAATCATCTTGGCTTTAGCGAGGTTATTGGCGCCACTAGCCTCCAGTAACAACTCAAACTCTTTAGGAACGTAGCGGGTTTCTGTCTCTTCGTGTACTTCGTCCCAACAATAGATGTGCATTGTAAATGGTCTCCTTACCCAATTACTGAAATTGATCCACCCTTGTTGGTGACCAAAAAACGGACGTTCTCGATACTTTTTGGGGTGGCTTCTACTAATACGGGGTTATTACCAGCTGGTTGTACCCCGTCAACGGCTACAGACTGTATAACGTGCCTATCTTGGCTGAATATCCTGTACCCAGGGGCACTTGATAGCATCTGGGCAGCTTGACGGGCATCATTTGTATCTGGAGGGAAAGTTACTCTGTAAAGCATCTTAATCGTCCTTTTACCCCACCATACAACACTTACACAACACCAATTTCCTGGACCAGAGCATCCCAGTTCCTTGATAAATCTTTATGCCGCACCTGGAGCAGACGGCCGCAACCGTGTTGTATTTGTGACTTAGGGGCAATGACGGGAAAGGAAGGAGGCCTGCTTTGACCCTAGCCCTAACTAGGTCTGACCTATGGTCTGGGTCCACAGTCGCAGGGTCTGGATAGCCATCCCACTGTTTATTTTTAAACACGACAAGCTCCACTTTTAGAGTGGAAGCGTGTTTATTTGAGTATTACCACGTGTCCGGATGGTTTTACAAGCCCACACTCAAATCGTGGAACACCTTAACAGCTTTACAGACAGAGCAAGTCTCCGACTCACTATCACACCCGAACACTGTAACTGAGGTTATGGGCCCATTCCAATTGTGGTCGCAGTCAAACCTATGATGGTCTTCCATACATTTACCTGGATTCTCACCAAAAACGGGACAAACCTCCGGCCCACCACAGGTGTAGCCACAATTACATCTACAATTCATGATTGGTACACCAGTATGCCCAACACTGGTAGTCCAACAAGCTTTTTCAGGTTGTCTGACAACTGGTCGTATAGTGCCTGCACCTTCACCACCGCTTCTGCTGAGCACTCCGGAATGGTGTCAAACCCATTGCTAGCAGAACCATAACTAACTCCAAACCAGACAATGTCCTCGTTGCAAGAATAGGTACGGTGCCACCCTACCAAAAAAGACTGGTCTACCATGTAATCTTGAATCTCTTCTACAAGGTCTTCAGGCAGGCGCCGAAAACCGTCACGGAGCGCAGACCCGCACACAAACATAGCAATAGAATTACTCATTGTTTAGATCCCTTGTAGTGGTTGAAGCCCCACCCAATAATGTCTCTGGGGCTTGGACAATTTGGGTCAGGTACTGGGTATCCATCCGGTTCTATTGCTGCCCTTAGAGTGGAAATACCCGAGATGGGAGGGAACATCAATCCCTCCACCCCATAATTACAATTCCCAAGATAGAATTGCCCGGTGTATCGCTTTAGACCGGGTGAGATGTCCTCGGTCCAGTTTAGGCTCACAGGACTCTTCAGAATGGCGTCAGGTTGGTTATTGAGGGCATCTTTAACCTGAGCATCTTTAACCTGAAAGTCAACAATCTCAATTTCTGGAAGTTTCTCTTCAAGACACCCGCTTGCATGAATAAGCACAACAAACCACGGACTACGCATTTTTAATTCCCTTGCAAGGCCTGTCTTCGCGTCGGTATCCGTCCGGAGTGTAATTCTTGAGCAAATCACTCTCCAGCAACCGGACCAAGAGTTGCCGGAGACTGTCGTCCCGACGTGATGGGTACACATTCCATGCAGCAACCTCGGCGTACTCGCGGCGAGAAATGACCTGTTCAGGTGAGTTCATATGTAGTCCTATTAAGAATAGACTGAAAATCGTCGTGATCTAAGTCACGCCAGTGGAGAAGCTTAGAGTCTTTTTCGTAGTAAACCAACCAAGTGTTCCCGATCTGGGTTTTCAAGTGGAGAAGAGCCCCAACCCTGAAAAGGAACGAAGTAGCTAGTGGGATGTACACTTCCCTAAATTCAAGGTACATGTTCCCATTTGCTCTAATTACAGCCTCTTTGGCCCTAACCGAGATGCGGGCCACTCGTATCTGTACCGACATGCGTGCGACACCCCTACGGACCGGTCTCCCTGACTCCATGCGGCCTGCACGGCGTCTGGGCTGGTGACAATGGCGGGTATGGTGCGGCGTGTCTCCTGCACCCCCTCTCCGCTCACTGTACAAGAGGGTCAGGCCGGGACGTGTTCCACATCCTCGGGATGAGGCCTGTAATTGCCCATGTCGGTCAATTCAAGCAGGCTACTGTAGATGTCAAAGGTCTCGTCGTCGTATGCCACAAATACGATGTCCATGTCCATGCCTGCGGCTTGGTACATGCGAGCAACCGACACCGCGATCTTCGCAGCCTCAAGCTTGGGCCAACCATAAACCCCAGTACCCAAGGCTGGGAATGCAATCGACTTGCAACGATACCCGGCAGAGTCTCCGATAGCGCGCGTATAAACCGACATCAGCATGGCCCCCGTATGGAAACAGGGGTCTGATGATAAATGGGCGCAACCGCATGGCATACAAACCGAGCACTCAGATTACCCGGAAGCGTAAACGTAACTTCGCCAGGAGGGGTTCGACCCCAAGTCTTCAAAGCAAAGTTACACAATTCCTCAAGTTCAGGACCCGCTGCCGCATGAATGGCAGCACAAACCCCGCTTCCAACCCGAAGGTCAGAGTTTGCAGCATTCACGATGACTTCTACAGGGTGGTCAACGATGTTCCCTTGGGTTACAGTAATGTTCATCTTAGTGCACCGATCGGTTGAGAGCCAGATAACAATTGGTATAAAACCGGGTAAAGTACCCGGTAGGGTCGAATTCTGGAACATTGGTATTCCGCATCAGTGTCTCATACACACTTTCCTTAGCGGCTACGAGCATGTGAGCGATGGTATCTTTATCTTGCCCGTTCTTCCTGATAAAGGTCGAGATGATCTGGATCAGGCGGTCAGGTGTGGGCGACAACAAAGCGTCCACGGAGTTGTTTACCGTATTTCGGATCACAATCTGCACTTCACCAGGAAGGGTCTGGAAAGCGGCCTCCATAGCCTTGGCCACCTCATCCGTGATTGCGTAATGGACAACATTACTGTCGTCCTTAGCCTCAAGGAGTTTCTTGCCCGTACCGCGCACAATGAGGGACATGAACTCAGTCTTAACACCAAACATGTCGAACAGAGGCTGAGTTTTAGACCCCGCTTTTGCCAGGGGTAAATGCCCAGCCTCTTTGATTGCAGCCAGCCCAGGTTCATCAGGAAAAGCTGACTTCATGACTTCAAAAGCCCGGTCAAAGTCTTCCTGGTCTGCAACCACAGAGGTAAATTCAACCATCTGTCCCTGGATGGGGAGCCTAAGAGTCTGGAGGAATGGAGCGGGCATTGTATTTGACTTCCTTATATTGGATATAATTTCTTCTACTCAGGGGGAGCACAAGTCAATCAATACACTTGAATTGTGCTACATGGCGGGAATCAACAGTAGCCAGGGTATCGCCCTCGACCATGCACACAAACCAGACGCCGTCATGCGTGTAAATGTGTACGTCATTTTCACTTAGATCGTAAGTCCCACCCTCGTATTTCACCAAGGGGCTTCTCTGCCACACTTCTGGAGGAAACAAGAAGTCTTTTAGAGAGGAGATGTCGTACTCAGCAAGAAGACTCATATTTCAACACCTCCCGATGCGGTACACCCGACCAAAATAACATAACAATTCTGGAGCAGACTTAAAATGATGGCTCGCCTCGACCATTTTCATGATGGTAAAGACTGCCTCTTGTCTACTGGGCGCTTCAACCACGTAGGAGTCCTGATTAATTATTCTGTTATCAACCTTTGATTTGATGGTCATGAATCCTTCGTATGCAAACAAGAGCCTAGCCCTCCGTCAAAATGTCCACAACGAGTTCGACCAAACAAAGGATGATTGCTACTATCAAGATTACAAAAATTCCAAACATGGTTTTATTCTACAGCAACCCCCTAGTGTGGAAAGGCGTTGTTGAGCGCCATGTAGAGGGGCCGAGACGCTTTATCCTTAGGAAGGAGGGGCAAAATGGTTCGCGCCCCCTGGGCGATGGCATTGCGAAGGTCTGCTTCAGTCGTCCCCTCAGGAACGACCAGGGTCAAGGTCAAGGTCGTCTCGGCGGGCTGTTCGTTCGGGTCTTTCAACAGTTTTCTCCTAGTTATGGGTTCAGACTTATGATACTACAGGCGTTATCAGAGTGCCTCTGGTGGCAGTCTCTTGTGCAATTCTGAAATTTCTCTGAGAACGGCACTTTCAAGGTCTACAAGAACTTCTTCCAAGGGTTGAGACCACCGATAACACCTGGAGATTCCAACCAAGATAGACTCGACCTCGATGGAGATCAGCGTCGTGCCCTTAAACAAGAACGAAATCACCGAGAAAGTGGCATCGGGGACAGTGCCGAAGAGCCGGTTTTCCACCTCTTCATCAATAGCTTCGACACCAAGGTCGCCAATCTTGGGAGAAGTACTCATCAGAAGGTGTCCACAGTGCAGTGGGTGGCGTCGGCCCAGTTGCCACGCTCGTCCCAGTAAAGGTCGTTGGCGATGGCATCGAGAGCCTGAGGGAGACCAAATTCGAAGCGGTCCCCATTCTCACAGACAAAAGTGACGTTAAGAACACCAATTTTGTGGTGGTCGTGCTGATTCAAAGCAGCACCCAGGGTCTGGAGAAGGGCGTTTGGATTCTTGAGGTTGGTGTTGTCCATTGTTATAATCTCCTTCTGCGATAATTCATAAGAACAAAATGATGGTCAATCTACCCGCTGGCACTTTCCTCGGTAGGAAGGCTGGATACGTTCGTCCCAATACTCGCTCTCACGGACGTACTGTTCACCTTTAGCTAGGGCCTCTTCCCCATTGTAAGCGTGGACGAAGATGCCATCCAAGTGCACAGGCTTATCGGTGATTCCAGACAGAATTTCCACTACCACCTCGTATTTGAATTCAGGCTTACGACGGGCCATTTTCAGTTCCCTCCCTTGATAATTTCGTAGTCAACTCCAGAGTCGCGGAGCATCTGAGAAAACTCGGGGGTGGCAAAGCCGGCCGTGAAGAGCGTGACATAATCTCGGTGGTTACGAATGGCCGTGTTCACCGGATGAACGAAGTGGGACCACCAATAACCACCGTTTTTGAGCAGGGGTTTCCAATAGGCAGAGGACTTGGTGTGCTTGAGCACCTTCTTGGCCTCAGCCATGCTGAGAGCCCAGACGTGGGTCTCGATTGCCATATTGCCGGGGTTGGAAACAGTCATAGTGGCCATGTGAATTACAACCTCCTTCTATGTCATAATTCACATGGAAACAAACCCGGTCAATCCTCAGATTTCTGATACTTAGCCATTTCAGCAGCCCACTCCAGTCGAGCGATGGACGGGTCTTCTGCAAATAGCCACAGGCGTTCTTCCACCAATTTCTGGACTCGTGCCCAGATCGGCGGGCCTCCGCCGCAATCAAACCCATTGTCCCTGTAAAGATAGTTGCAGTGGGCACAGCCCGTGAGCCCCAAAGCTCGGCCACACAGAGCACACCACTGTTGGGGTGCACCGCTGGTGTTTGCACTGCACCCGCGAACTTCCGCCCACAGCAGTTTATCCTCACCATGAACCACAAGGTCGCAATCTTCTTCCAAAGCTGCCAGATTGGAATGATTCTGGGTCGTGTTCGGGTCTTTGCCGTGCGGGTAGGCCAAACCAATGCCGGCCAATCGCAATGGTCTACCCTCAGCCACACCCTTGTTCACGGGATAGGCACCAGGACTGGCACCCCGCTGTAGTGCCCAAAAATCAGGGACTCGGCGGCTCGGGTCGGCGATGGAATTTTCGTAGAACACGCGCCACCCGAAGCCACCCATGTAATCGGAGGGAGGGTTGATCAGGCCTTCCAGATTTGCCGATTGCCAGTTAAAACAGGCCTCAAACTCTTCCCTGCTGCCCCTACTCTGTGCGTTCTTGACAAACGCGTTGGACAATTCGAGCCCGCTTGGGCCTTTGGACAGACGATAGGTGTGGATAGCACCTTTCACTTTGGTCCCGGGAGACGTGAAATACCAAGCAGGATATTTGTCAGCGTCCCCGTTTGCAATCTCATTGTACTTGGCCGCAGCCCCTGCAATGTCGTATTCATGTGGCATCAGTGCCCAAACACGTCCCAGGGTAACGTCAAGTCCAGTCAGTCTCTGGATGTGGGGAATGGTCATTTTGGTTTCTCCTATAAGCTGAGGATAGGCACGTTTGGTTGTCGTTTAAGTGTATAAATGTACTCAGAACAAGACGGACAAGTAATTTTGACTAAAGATTGGTCCGCTATCCGTTCTGTCTCAGACTGAAGAAATTCAATTATGTTATTACAATGTTTGCACTGAACTGTGTAAATCACATTTTCAGGCTTACAGTTCTTCTGGATTATTCTCATCGCAGTTGTACCTGATTTCGTTCCTGATTTGCATCAGTATTCTACCAAGTTCATTCCTGCCTTTCCCACTACCAATCGGGTGGATACCCCACCAAGTGTCGTAGTGCCGATTTCCTTCCTCAAGTCTGGCTTCACCGGTGGCCAGTAATTTTTGTCTCAGTTCAGGGACTGAGAATTTGATTCTGACTAGTCGGGTCATTACCTCGATCTTAATAGACTCCCACTCCGGACGTAGCTGGACAATCTGACGCCCCATTCTTTTGGCCCTGCCAGGGGTCGACGCACGGGCAATTTTCTGCTGCTCGGAGGCATCGGTGGACTTCATCGCCTGATAGGCATGCTCCAAGGCAGGAAAAGTCGTACCCTTAATTACAATAAGACTCGGGTAGAAATTCGACAGGAAAAAGTACTCCCCCTCGAAGCTGAGGATTGGATCTTCCACGAGGCATCACTCATAATAGGGTCGCTCATCGGGCCAGTTCTCGGCAAATTTGCGCTGGACAACCACCCGGATTTCCTGACGACGGTTAGCTTCGGAGGCCAAGGCCACCTCAAGCTGAGAAGAGATGCGGTCAATTTCCTCCCCGTTCAGCTGGCCAGGAGCGAGGGGGATAGAAGCGAGGGCTTCCCCAACCTCGTAGGTCCAACCACCCTCTTCCGGTCCGCCCCAACAAGTAGAAACCCGGTAGGCATTCACGTAAAGCAGCGAGGTGAGAAACCCTACCACAACCTTACATCCACCATCAATGATGTCAGTAGGGGTGAGGGTGTCCCCGGTGTCTCTGTTGCGCCAGAGGATGTTCCCAGACGGTTCGTCGTCCACACCCACGTCCCAGTACTGGTAATCTGCACCATCCACCAGGATAAGGTCGCCGGGAATGGCACTGCAAACGACGAAATTAATAAAATCAAAAGACATTGTAATTGTAACCTCCTATAGTTATTCATCCCTAGAGAAGTGGAGTCAATCCTTCATTTTGTCGGACATACATATAACATCGTAGGACACACTGGCAAGGTCCTCTAGGCTGTAGTGTTTGCTGCCTTTGTCCTGAACGAACCAGACAGCAACGACCTCATCATTGGTATATACATTCCGAAACGTGTATGTCTCCTCACCAGTTGTTCTTCCAATAGTCAGAAACACTCGTCAATGATCGTTTCTATCAAAATCGTTAACCCTTTTATACACCATTTAGTGTATGGAATTTAAAACACTAAAAACTCGAAGATGCCAAATACTTTTGACAGTGAATCAAGAAAAACTTTTACGAGAAGAAGCTGAAGCCAAACAAATTGGTTTGTCAGAACTTATTCGACGTATTTGTGATGACTATTTGGAAAATCAGAAGTCCAAATGAGACGAGCAGCCATAGTAAGCTTGGATTTTATCACTGCTTCAAAGAAGCAGAAGATTTCCAATCTTCTTCAAGCTTATCGGGCTGGTGTAAACTTTTATTTGAAATCCTTGTGGTCCGAGCCGGGAGGCTTGGACAAAGAAACCTTAGCTCGTTTAACAAACACGAGACTCACAGAACGCTATAAATCGATAGCACTTAGACAGGCTCTGTCGATCTTGTCAAGCGGCTGCAAAGCAGCCGCGGAGACGGGACAAAGCTTTAGTCTACCTCATTTCACTGGTGATTGTGTTTTTGATGCAAAGGTTGTGGGCATTGAAAATGGTGAAAAGTCATTCGATTTAGTAATCAAACTATCGTCGCTCGCCAAAGGCGAGCGAATTATAATCCCGACCAGAAGAACAAGGGTTCTTAATAAATGGTTGGCTGTCCCTGGTGCTAAAATGGGGAAGGGAATTCAGATTTCTGAAAATTCTTTGGCTGTGTGGGTTGACTTACCTGATCAAGACCTCAAGGTTCCAAACCCTGAAACCACTGTGGGTGCTGACTCAGGAGTGATCAAACTTCTTACTTTGTCTGATGGTTCTAAGCCCACTTATTTAGGTACCGAATTCCGTCAAATAAGAGATAAACTCAGAAGACGTGTTCCTGATTCTAATGGTTTCCGTAGAGCCCAGAAAGAACGGGAAAATTATATTGGGAGAATTTTAAACAAAATTCCATGGAATCAAATTTCAGTTCTCGGAATAGAGGACCTCAAAGGGATTAAGAAAGGGAAGAACCCTAAAAGAAATAAAGGTTTCCGAAAAGCTATGGCTCCTTGGACGGTCCGCAGAGTCCATGAGCGCTTAAAACATAAGGCCCAAGAAAACCGTGTTTTAGTGGTGCCTGTTTTAGCTGCTTATACTTCCCGTATTTGTCCAAAGTGTTTAAAGGAGTCGGAAAAGAACCGTAAAGGCGAAAGATTTAGATGCGTATCCTGCGGATACGGTCAAGACGCCGACTTCGTCGGCGCCACAAACATCAGATCCAGAACCTTACGGCTCCTGGGGAGCTTAGAGTCCCCCAGGCTTAAAAATCAACTGAAATAAGTGATTATTTCAGGGAGAACTCTGTCCACCTATGCGAATGACATCACCCTGAGTGAAAGTATTCATGTGGTCCACGCCTTAAAAATCCTATGCGCCACCTCTTCGTTGGCACACACATAGACAGCACCACTGGAAAAGTCCCAAACGGCCCACCTATTTTTTCGAATTACAGGGCGGTTTTCAGCGGTTCTTTCTTTGATGTCACATCCGGATCGCAGTTCGAAATTGCCCGCCTTGCACACCAAGGTATCGGCTGTGTTCCAAAGCTGATTCCATTCTTCTTCTGAAAGATACTGATTTCTTGAGTTCATCGCTCTGCTCCGTGTGCCGCCTGCATCTGTGCGTCGATCAATTCATCTGCTTCACGGTCCAGACTCAGTTCAACACGGTCGGCCGCCATCAGTCGTGCGATTTCCACAATTGCGTCTCCAAGAGCGATGTGCTCGGTGTGCTCCACAGGCTCACACCCAAAAATCCCAACACTCGGGTCTGATGCGTCAACCAGGATGTCGATGTGCCAGACCGTTTTCACAGACATAGTGCCGAGGATGGAACACGTAACCTCCTGAGAGAAGGGGTACAAGTCGAACTGGCCGTCTACCTCTACGTAGGCAACGGGCTTTCCGTCTCGCCCATCGTGGTTGTCGGCGGGGTATTCCTCAATTGCAAAACGGGGACCAAAAAGAGGAGTCAGGTGGCGTACGAGAGAGGCAACAGTCAGAGCGGTGTTGTGTGTGGTGTCCATGTACCTATTCTTAGTTAAGAAGAACTTGTCAATAACATCTTAATAGCAATCAACAAGCAAAGGAGTTTATAAATGAAAAGACTCTCTGCTCAACTTCGAGAAGCTGCTGGTGGTTTTGAAGCGCCTAGTTTGTCATTGTCGGAGCGTAAGAAGCTTGTAAGACAATTCAAGCTTGATTTAGACAAGCTCCAGGACGATGCCATAAGCCTTATTGATATGGAAACTGAGGACGGTAAAGACTGGAAACGGATTTGGAACGAACTGGGTGAGATTGAACCTCTAGAATTCAAATACCTCGGATACTAAGGTGGGCCAATTATGAGATTGTCTGATTTAAATCCACATTTTCTGGACGGCTACAAGTCAGAATCAGAATCAGAATCAGTCAAGGGCGTAGGGATTGAGTTTGACTGCCCATGTGGTAACAAACAGTGTATACCGATTTATGTTCAGTTTGCGAACGTGCTTGCAGGTGTGCCATACGATATGGAATCGAAATCGCCTAGGTGGCAGCGTACGGGTGACACGTTTGAAACCATCACACTGAAACCATCTATTCGACGGATCAGTCATTGTGGTTGGCACGGATGGGTTACGGATGGCAACGTAACAAGTTGTTAGATAAAATTATGGATTGATGTTCTCAAGTAGCAACTGATATTCAATCGAGGCGCGGTACACGAGTTTCTCGTACCTCTCAAGCATTTTGGCGTCTATATAATCAGCCGGTTGTTTTCCCAAAAGTTCCCACTCGAACTTGGTCCACCTTTCCACACTAAATTGAGAACTCTTATTCTCGTATAACTGTTCCGCGATTTTTTCCACCGCTTTGATCGTTGCCTTCAGGTCTAACTCGATACCGACCACTGAGTGGGCGTTGGTCCAGTTGTCGGACCGCCCATTCCTGAGAATCCGCCACCTCCAAAATACCATCTTATACATAAGCTGCCTCAGGTTTGTCGAATCTGTTCTTGGTGCCCTTCTTGCGGATTTGTGCTTTCCAGGGCAATTCTTCCATCACAGTTTGGCAGCCGGGACACTTAGGGTGCTCTGCACAGTCGGTTGTACGTCTTGCTGTAGTGTCGCACTTCCGGCAGACGAATACCTTTTTCCAGGTATGGTATCGCGTGAACAGCCCACCGTCGTCTTTGGGGTATTCTGATTGCCAACCCGGTTTACAAGGTGTAAGTTTCCACAGTCGATTTGAAACTGTGGACCCAGGTTTCCTATTCCCGCGTTGTTGTTTCATTTTCCAACAACTTTCTGACTTTGTCGATTTCGGCGTCTGTGTGGTAAACACCTGCTCTGTTTAGTTTAAGATAGAACTTGAGACGCTCTGCACGAGAAATGTCAAAGAAGTAAATGCTAAACACAGGAAGGCATCGCCGTTCCACCTCGTCAAAGTCCCTGTACGCAATCCGACGCCCGTCGCTCAGTTCAGCCAGGATACTCCCATCGAGCCAAGCTGTGATGGCCCGAATGCGCTGCTGGCCATCCACCACTTCGGCGTGGTCCCAGTAATCAGCCTTAAGGTGTGGGGGTGCGTTCTTTTCTGAGTCCCACCGCTGCACATAAAAGGGCGGAACCATATTGCCCTCAAGAAAATGACCCATGAATCTTTCAGAGTGGCTTGGGGTCCACACATGCCCTCGTTGATAATCAGGATTTAGGTCCCACCCACGGTCTACAACTTGCCTTACCAGTTCTTTGGGTGACATGTTGACATGGCTTCTGGGCCACCACCCGCAAATAGACTTGTAATCAACACCCTGGCCAACCTCTACCGTACGACCAGCAATGAGAATACTTACCATCCAGACGTAAGCAGTTTCAAAATCCACATCTGGACAGACCCGGTCAAGGTTATTCCTTTCCCCTTCCCCTTCCTTCCTAGCTTGAATACTGCCACTACGATCAATTCGCACATGAGAATAACCGCATTCCAAAAGAATGTGGTCCCGAGATGTGTGACCATGAATTTTCTTACCCACCTTGATGGTAAGAGTTGCAAGCAACTGCTTAAGGTCCATTGCAAGGAAATGGGCTCCTGCAGACATTTTAGTTCTTTCTATAATTCTTTAAACGGGCGGATCAGGGATTGCAACGGGACACCACCAGCCAGACCACTCTTCGTTTACTGGCTCTACGATTGAACTGCGGAGCCCATACATAACCCACGGCGCTTTGGGGCCCCCCACGCGCCACACAGAGATTATGTGATACTCAATAGACGCCCCGCGCCCAATTGTCCCATAAAACCACCAGTGTTGTTTTGGGTCTTCTTCTGGAGGGAGGGTAGGGAGTTCACGTTGCCAAGTCATGGTACACACTTTCTGTCTACAGTACTTTTGAGCCTCTTGGTTAACAGCCGAGAGGCTCAAATAAGGTCATAAACTGCAGGGGTTACATAACGACTCCAGAGGTTAGGGTGGGTCTAACTGTCCAGAGTAATTCTACACTGAGGCCAATCAGTTAATTAGGGTCTTCCTGTGTGGTTATACCACATCCTACCTTCGTCTTCGGGTACCCAACCCAATTTGCGAAGGCCTTTGTGGGTCACATCTGGTACCGGGTAGTCGTCCTCGTTCAACTCAATCACAATATAGGTGTCTGATGGGTGAGCCGGCGTCATGTTTGGGTATGAAGCAGGCACATAGCCAGCGTGTACCACACCCTCAATTCGATGAGCACGTAGAAACTGAATCGCCTCCGCCAGTTCACTCAGCAGCATGTGTCAGTCCCAACTATCCAGGTTAGGCCAGTACCGCAGGATGTCCAGGGCCTCTTGGGTGTTGTCATAAATACGTTCATGGTATGTCTGGGTACGGTCTGCGTCAGTTACCGTACCATCAACCAAGTTGTGAGCATCGCCAGCGATGCCAGCCATCAAAGCCACCAACTGGAGACGAGGAGTATTTTGTTTCCAGGTGTCAAGGCGGGATTTCATTTCACTGCCTCCACCATGACTTCAACGCGATTCCACCCCTTGGACTGGAGAATCATGTCCAGGACCATAGGGTGTAGGTCACGGATCTTGGGACGGCGAGAGGCAAATTGCATGGTGCTACACACGTCAGCCCACGCTTTGTCCGCTTCTTCTTCCGTGATGTCGTGCACCTCCGCCATGGCATAGTGCACGTCGATGACCTTGTACATGGTGGAGTGAACAATCCCGCTTTCTTCCGCTTTCTTCAGAAAGATAGAAGACCCGATCTGGGGCTCCCGCTCCAATTCCAGGTTGATAATACATTCTGTGCTGGAGTCATCGGTAGGCGTGGTGTGGGCGAAAAAAGCTACTCTCATTATAGTGTGTCCTCCTGTTATAACTATTCACCTAGACAGGGTAGGAGTTAATCCCATTTTTGTTTCTTTATAGCTGCTTTTATTTTGTCAACGGCGCGACACAAGTTCCCAAACAAGTCTCTATCATCCAGCAAATCTAAGCTATAGTTGTGCGGCTTGATGCCAAACGCCCCAAGCTGAAGTATTCCAAGTTCTCGGGTTGTCTTATAGCAATTCAGACTCGTAGGCACACCCTCTTCTGTCAGCTGAATACACACTGCCAGATTCAAGTTGTCAGGTTCTTCTAGTCTGTTCAAAAAGTCTTTGTATCTGTGGTGAATCGAGGACTCAGGGTCGTGGTCGCCCGTTACTTCAAAAGTGTGGGACGGGTGCACTTCGTATTCACCATTCGGTGTAACAACTCGGCAACGGAGGGAGTGAGCGGTGGTCACCAGGACCTTCAACGGACGGGCCATTGTCAATTTTACCCCAGATTGGTGAAAAACTTCTCAACCCAACGAGCGTACAGAGCGGGGGTTGCCGTGTCTGCATTCAAATTCTGCTCGCACACCAGAGTCAAAATGTCAATGGTGTCCTTGGAAAGGGTTTCCATTGCATCGCTCAAACCGACGCCAATTGGCCAAGGAAACAGGAACATCAGGGTTCGGAGGGTGTGTTCCATCACCCCACGCAGGTACTCCCCATTGATATGGCCGCCCGACCCTCCCAGGTCTGCTGCGTCACCACCCTCCCAGGCGTCACACATCGACCAAAGAAGAGCATACAGGACCTGCTCATTGTTCACAGGGGAGATACGAGAAGTGCGGGGTACAGCGGGCATTGTAATTAGTCCTCCATATTAAGAACGATAAGGTTCAACACAACACTTGTAATATCACAGGGGAGCCTGATAGTCTCATTCGCTATTGCAAGTGAGACGTCAATAACGGCTGAGACAACCCGTTTTAGTTTTGTGTATGCTGTGTCTTTAAATTGGATTTTTAATGGACGAGATGAACCCATACAACTCCAGTTGGTAGCCTTGCAGGTTGTCAGATTTCTTTGTGGGGCTCATTCTAAATCCCATCTCTTCCAGGGCGGAAACCGTCTTCTGCTCTGTGTTAGTCCCGTGGGAGTGGTCTTTACAGTAGAGGTACAAAACCTCCGCCACTTCCGTTGTGGTCATTTCAGAGACAAGCTTCGGAATCCCTGGGTTGGGTCCTACCAGCTTGGTGAGCAACCGACCCGTGTCTGTGTTGTTGATGTCCACTTTTAATTACCTGTTCCTGTAAATCTCGTAAATCTTTTTGACGGCAAGTAGCATTTTGATGCGAGCAGAAGAGTTGGCGGAATGGACCCAGATAGCTTCTGGGGGGTCCATCTCGTTGTGAAATACCCTGTCTTCAAGCCACGTGAGGACGTGATACCCGCTCCCCACCACAGCTTCGTCCCCCAGGTCATGGTCCAGGCTCAGGGCACCGACATTCCCGCTATTCTTCCACAAAAGTTCAACTGTCTCCTGGGCAGTGTAGGTGCGCTTGAAGCCCTCGGGGGTGTTGCGCTCATCGTCCAGGTAGATATTGATCATTGTAGTTGTTAGCCTCCACACTTCTTCGTCTACAGAGAGTGCGGGTCAATCAACGTCAGTGTCGTACCACTCTGAGTAATCAATCTTGGCTGGCCCCTCAGCCCTAATTGGAAGCGAAGCGAGGGGATGCGTTGTGGGGTGCGGCTTCCCAGCTTTGATAGCTTGGACGACCTCAGGAGTGACCCCAAAGCTGGCTGCTGCAGCAATTGCATATGGAGTGGGGTCGATTCGATTTGCAATGGTCAGCAACTTGTCTCCTATGTTAACGGTGAGGCCGGGTGTCCAACCGCCTGAGGCAGCTACTAGTTTGGCTGTTGTAAAGCATGTGAGGCAATCTCTGCAATAGACGAGACCAAGCACCATGGCACCAGTAAGCTGGTGTCCACACTCTTTACAAATTCCCATTTTGCAGCGGGTCCTTTATCCCTAAAGCAGCCATTTCTGCCGAAGTGAGCTTGGCTAAAGCACCCTTGCGGACCTCGTCCTGGGTCCTGATCAGATCCACGTTCAGTGGAATCAACTCGGAAGATTGCAACAGGTAAATACCAGCCACAGTCTCAAACCCACAACAGCTGGTTATCTTACCACCACTCCTGAACCAACCGTGGCCTACAGCCATCTCCCGTGCGTCCATCTCAGATTTAGTCACACCCACAAGTGCACCGAGTGCGCCATGGTCATCAAGAGTTTTGTGGACGGTATACACCGTTACCACTTGACCCACGTTGCAGTCGATCACCTGGAGTAATCCCGCGATCAGGCGGGACTCAAGGCAGTTTGCGTGACGACCACTGAAATACTCACGAGCCTGTTTGACAATTTCGACGTGTTCAAAAATCATTTTCATATCCTACACACAAAATAAACGGTTTCCCCACCGATGGACCGGATTTCGTCTATAATTCCGGTCTCAGGACGGGTCATGTGGCCTTTTTCGCGCCACGTGATGAATTCATTGAGGGCCAACCTGCCTTTGACGTGGTTGACTTTACTGAGTGACATGGTGCCGATTTTAACTGAGATAGTTTTCATAACTAGTCACCAAAAATATCTGTTTTCACCCAATCGGGGTCTTCTTTTGGATTATTAACAAGAATTGATTCTTGTTTGGAGCAGAACGCGTCTTCATATGTAACCACAGCGTCAGCAAACTCGGCGAGGTCTGCTTCATCTGCACCCCCAGGAAATTCTGACCAAATAATTAGGGTGGTCTTGTACAGGGGTTTCATTTTTTAATCTTTACCAATTCGTCTAGCTTTTTCTTGTTAATAACCACCCTATTATCGGGTCCTTCCAATTCTACATCGATGGTGCGCAATCCTCTGGTTACAGCTATTGCTGACCGCAAGGACCTTTTTATGAGTTCAATTTCTTTTTCAAGGTCACTGTTCATGATTTTTACAGTCCGGTTGTAGACATACACTATTTTTATAATAAACTACGAACCATAGTCTAGTCAATCAATCCCGGTATGCTTAACATGAAACCTACCGGACTCGTAGGCATACTTCAGGTATCTAAGGTGCCCGACTCTCCACCCGTTACATCCCAGGTGTTGCGCAATTTGCTTACCAGTTTTAGGTTCTATTTCGTTGCAGTAATCTGATGCACCTAGAGAGATTGCCAGTTCAACCAAAAGACCCCAACCAGCAATACCAAGGCTGGTGATGTCAGTGACTTCAAGTGACTTAGGTTTGAATTCCACTGAGGTCCCCAATGGTTTCAGACAGTTCCAGCACTTCCACTCGAATACTGTCTCCATAAGGGTCGGGGCGGTCGAGTGCCTGTTCAATCAGTGCGTATGCTTCGTCGTCTGTTGGAGCGACCACGAGCCTCAAGATTTCGTGGGTTGACCTATCACCCATGTATTTATTGCTTATGACTTTGATGCGGGCGAGGTACAACACGTCACTCTTCAATCGTAACTTTGGGGAATGCTTTGCCCGTTAGAGGAAGAGGCTCTCGAAAGTATACAGAGTAAGAGGGTGTAGCAGGGGCATTGAGTACCATACTATGCCGAAGTGTGTCGCAAATCTCGTAGGCGCGCTGAGTGCCTAACCCAACCTCAGGGTTGGCAATCCCGTGAGAACCGCGGCCATGGATGCCAGTCATCAACAACTTGGCCTCAAGCAATAGTTGCAATGCCTCATCCATGTTGTCAATGGGCATCGTGTCGCGAAAAAGCTCTTTCACTTCTTCAATCTGACCTGTGCCAAGGCGGGCGTACAGGTCCAAAGCCTTGATCAAAATGAGGGTGTCTACTTCGTCGAGAGTGAGGGTAAAATTCATTACAATTAGGCTTTCTTCTGGTCTTCACGCTTTTTGACAGAAAGTGTCACCTCAAGTCCGTAAGTGTCTGCAATCTCTCTGCGAAGCTTGTTTTCCAGGTAAGCTACACGAGCTACAGGGTCTTGCAAAATCTCAGCAGCGAGTGTGTCAAAGTCTGTGTCGCTCATCTGTGTCAGACTCTCAGGTTGTGTGGGTTATGTACTGCGGCTTGTCGGTGGCAGAACCATTACCGTACTGGATTCGGTCTCCACATTTCAAATTGGACATGATGGGGTCATTGTCCAATGTACCCCAACCCTCAAAGTCGTTCCCCTCTTCTAAGTTCACCAAGACCCACATGGACTCATGCCCGGGAAAGCCAATGACCTTGAGGTGGAACGTACCATCGTCATGCAAAAATCTTCCAATTGCCAAAGCATTGATCAGCCATTGTCAAACCCCACCCCAGGCACTACGGGTGAGATAGCCCCGGTGTTCACCCTGAAGGACAAGCACAACCCCAGGTTCTAGCACGTCTTCGTCCTCAGACGGGTTCTCATTTACAATCTGGGTTACCCCAGCCACAGAGGCCTGCGCGGGGTAACCCACCGGTCGGGTCCCAATCCGCACTTCCAGGTCAGGATGAAAGTGTTCAAGATGATGAATGAGTTCTTGCACGGTCATTACAATCAGTCCTTCTTGTTATAATTCAGTAATTACCATGATATTCGGTGTACAAATGACGACGACCCAACGGCAAGACAAAGTACACAGTTGGGCCATTCCCAATGTGCATGGCTTCTGCTAGGCTCAATGAGTACATTTCGTTCAGGTATTTGTACACAGTGGTAATACTAACACCGAGTGTTTCCGCCAATGTGGGTGGCGAGGCGCCAATGCCAAGGACATCAATCGCCATCAACACGTGAAGATTAGTCAATTTCTTAGATTGTGCCATAGGATAATTCTATAATCAGATGTGACGGTTAATGTCAGATGTAAGCAATTGGTCTTTCACATTTTTCAGTCCAAGGCAAAAGACGAAATAAACTTAGGTCTAGATTTTCGGGGAGTCTCTTTTCTTGGTCTAGGTAGCAGGCACCACTCATGATTCTTCTACTTATGTGGAAATAGATGGTCCTACCAGAGTTCAACGTCAACCAAGCCCAGGGTTCTTCAGCTTTAGGTAGTGGATTTAACTCAATAGGTGAGTGTTTTCCCACAATGATAAAATCTGCAGCAGAAATCCAGATTTTAAAAATGTTGCAATGTGTTAGTTCTAGGATGGGACGAAGATTCCATTCATTTTGCTGATAGTCAGTCAAATCTGAAAGAACGGCATGCAATTTCCTAAGGTCATAAGAACAGATACCTGTATATGTGTCTGACGAAATGTCATCCAGTTTAGGGCAAACTGTAGAGGCCACTTCTATTACTTGTTGTTTTAGTATGTCTGTGTAATCCATGCAACGACTATACATACGACAAGGCCCGCACCAACCGAAGTCAGCACAGGCCTTGAAAGAAATTGGGTAATGTTCAGGAGTCTTACCTGATTAATTTTACTACCCTCGTTGCGCACCTTGACTGCCAAATGGGAGGTTTGGTCCCACGCGGCTCCAGTACTCAAGTGGGTGACTGCCCACCCAATTCTTTCCCTTCCTTGCCGGGATGCAAATCATGGTGTGTTTCACAAGATGAGGGCAGCTGCTGACATACCGGTCAGCGCCACATTACCCAAATCAGTTAGAAGCCACCGAAGCAGTGTCCGCGGGAGCGGAAGCAGACGTGGGGGCCGACGTGTCCGCAGCCTGCAGGACCGGCTTCGTCGCAGCCTTTGCCGCACGGGCCGCAGCCTTGCTGGCGATGATCGCCTGACCGACAGTCAGCTGCTCCGGGGAGAGATTCGCCGTGTCCCCCTTGAGGATCATGGAAACCAGCCGCTGGTCATGGCCCTGAACGAACCGGGACTTGTGAGACGAAGTGGTAGCCCCGCACCCACAAAGACACGCATTCGGAGGGAGCTTCGACTTCGGGGTCTTGGCCGGGGCATCAGCCTGAACTTCCACCGTCTGCTGACGGTTAGGAAGGTCGGGAAGCTGGCAACCCAGCGCCATCTCGACCTGAGACCGGACCGCGTCGAAAGTCTGGGACGAGTAGCGACCCTCGAAAAGGACCGTCTCCGTCTCCACCGGATTCGCCGGGTCCGTCCGGTCGATGGTCACCAGGGCCAGCGCCGCCTTGGCGTCCTTCGACGCGGGGCGAAACTGGAGCCGACCACTCTCCGACTGAACGAGGACAGCGCAACCAGCAAGAAAAACCTGAGTCTGAAGGGCAACGAGACGCATTTTTCAATCTCCACTTAAAAACCAGTTGAAAACCCCGAGCCGATCCTGCCTGATTGCCTGACCGACTCTCTCTTCTGGGGTTCTTCAGTGTCATTAATACACCGTCAATGGTCTATTGTGTGCCTTCTTGTGGGTTCTAGAAAGTGGTTCTGGTTGGTGCTGGGCGACATAACATAATAATAAGTACACGCTGTCTGTGCACAAGTACTATGTTTGAAGAGATAATGATTGGTAGTAGGTGTACTAGATAAGGTAGGGTACTAAGTAATACTATTTAAGCAATTCACACATAAAGTGTGGTGCCCACGAGGTAGACCGTGTTTTGAAAGTCCAAGGTCATCTGTGACCGAGCAGGTGCAGTCACAGATTTCGTCAATAAAGCATAGCGGACAGAAGTGGGTGTGCTTACAAGGTTCTGCTGTGGGGTCCTGAGAACAACACCACAGATTAATAATTACAGATTGCAACTTACCAGTTGTTTATCTGAAGGTTGGACAGTTCTGCTTCCAACTCTAGAAGTTTAGTCCTAATGTGGGAGATTTCACGCTTGTGTGCGTCACCCCAATCGGGACTACGAATCCGTTCAGTAACCGCGCTCGAAAACTCTTTAGTGCCTTCAAGAATTTTGCTCAGCGGCTTATCTAAAGATTGATTGTCTGGTCTCATTTTGTTATCCTTGCTGTCATGTTGTCCGGTAAATACAACACAACGTTTTGAAATGTGTTCTCGCGGGTTCCCGCTCGCAGTTACTACTGCGATTTTAGCCCAGGATTAAAGCAGAGGGAAACCAATTGGTTTGGTATTTGTCACTATAAAACCTAACGCGTCCGTTAGACATCACATGAAACTCGCAATAGATGACACGAACCGCGAGTGCTGATTCCTGGTCCCAGTTCTCTACAATTGCAGTGTCACAGGTATCAAACAAAGAAGTTTCTGTCCCTGTCAGTAGGTATTGATACACTTTCACACGGGACTGGAAACTTACATGCAATAACCCGCCATCAGTCCGTCCAACTGTGTTAGCTAGGTTGACACGAAGCTGACAACTGGACTTAATCTCGCTAGACAGGTCTAGCACAACCACCGAGTCTTGACCATTCACACAAACGTGCAATGTTTTCATTTTCAGACAACTCCAATTAGTTTTCGGGCCCGCCAGCTATCGAATTCTACGCCCGCTGAAAAATTCCACCCAAGACAGAACCACATGGCTCTGCACTCAAGCCACGTTTTCCCCCATCCTTCGTCTTTAAGAGTGTGCGGGGTACTCAAAACCACATCACAGTACTCGATGTGTTTTGCGGCATAGCCATAAACGTCGACCGGAGCAGTCCTGGCGGTGTACAGCGAATTTCTTACCTTGATGGTAAAGATGTTGCCAATGTGTTCATTCTGCGGGATGTACACATCCATGGGACGAGACACTTGTGGTATGTAACCCAACACCTTAACCTTAAAGGTCTTACGCCCCAAACGTTGCAGAACCTCACCAATAAAGCCATCAAGCTCTACTTTGTCCCCAATTGCAATCTTGTTGAGGTTCTGCCTGCCCCGTGCTGCTGTGTTTTTCTTGGCCCGGCGTCGGTGCCACCTTGTGTACACGCCAGACTTCAAATATTGATTCCAGGGCTCCTCGACATTGGGCGAGTACTCTTCTGACGGGGGAACTCCAGGAGGGAAACTTTTTGCAGCAAATGTAATTTTGAAGTGGCGGCGCGCTTTGCGGATCTTGCGATTGTATTTGCGGGTTTCCATCTTGGGAACAGGAACGGACTTGTTGCCATAGTAGTAGGCTGCAGTCATCATAGTGCTCAAATTAAAACAGGGGTAAAGTTACTAGGGGTGTGCAGTCTACACCCCGTTCACCTTAGTTTAAATTTGGTTACCCCGTTGACATTGCAATCAACGTGACTGCGGCAGAGTCATTCTACATTATCATGGTGCGGTCAATATACGTTGTAGTAAGGACTGTGCACCATCCGCAGACAGATTTTGCAAGTTACGTCTGAGAGGTATTTAGAACCAGGAAGGCGGGACATGCGACACAAGACAGGCCTGTTTGGACCCACCATGTGAACGATTGGTTTACGGCAATTTTTGATCTTGTGGGCCAGAACAGGTATGTTCAAGAGTCAATAGTCCCTACAGGACCCAGTGCATTCGTACTCTTGCTTCAAACGCCCAACGGTCACATCACAGCATTTGTCCCCGTATTTACATCCACAGTTTATGCAACAGTGTGAAGTGTGAAGTGTGCACAGTAGTAACTTGAGGTGCAGTTACAGCAGCAGCCTTCCACAATTCCTTGGTGACATGCTTAGCAAGCACAGTGGGATTCGGGGCCTGAAAAGCAAGGTGCCTCCAAGTTATAACATTGTCAGACTCGTCTCTGTACAGGTCTAGGATTTTAGACTCTGGATCAAATGTGGCAAGAAAAATGTGCATGTGCTCAGGAGAGGCAAAAGACTTCATCCCCTTTGCGTAGTTGATGGCTTCTTCTACATCATGGTACGGCCCGTCAAACATCTTGACGCCGTCCATCCAAAAATACTGCATTTCAGTCCTCCAGAGTTACTTTCGCTAGATTGGCAAAAGTACTCATTGCAAAGCACAAGAAATTGTGATAGGTGACATCGACCCAAGGCCCATATGGAGATTGCTTTTGGACAATCCAAACAGGATGCGTTCGTAGTCCTGTCGGTGTACCCTTCAAGATAACTCTGTACGGGCTCACTTCACACGCTATGTACTCTGTTTTTTCTGCTTTTTCCGTTATATCTCGTAGGCTTAGGCTCAGTCCCATTTGCTCTCTACCTCGATCAAACCACAATCAGTTAGATAGGCCCTCATTGCACGCGGAGTCTGATTAAACTCAAAGTGGGACTCCATGTCGCACCCCGCTTTGAAGCCAGGGTGCGATTTCTGTACGTGAGGCAGTCTAATGTTGTCCATCACGTGCTTGTGCTCGTCCCAATACGATTTGGGGAAAATCCAGGCATAAGAGCACTCAACAAAAGACTGGGTGTCCACCCACTCCTCATATTCGTTGCCATTCTCGTCGGTGCCGAGTCCCATCACACTGACTTTGATGCCCGCATCTGGGGAGTGCAGTTCCAGCTTATGTTTGCAGTACCGCCAGCCATGCCCAGTCTCAACGCTTTTGTCTTCAAACCAGACGAATGGGTCAGGAAGCAGTTCCACTATACCCCTGTAAAAAGCTGTGGAATCGATACCTAGCAGTTTGCAAGCCTGTTCGTACATTCCTGCAGTCACATCACCAACCTGGACAAACTTCGCAGGAATAACCTTTTCTAGTTCCTCGGACTTATTGGTTGCAACACCATAAGCAATGAGGCGCTCAATCAGAGTGGCGGCCATTTACAGTTACTCCTTATTTGCCAATTGAGACCTGCGGTTGCCGCGATTACGATTACCCACAAACTTGGTGTGTTTTTCTTTTTCTTTTCGGCTCATGGTTTCAAACCAAGCCATGGTGCCGTCAGACTCTATCATAGCCACAGCATACCGAGCACTATTTTCGGAGCCGACTTTTTTGGTACCACGGAAAGACAAAAGGACTCCACCCTCAAATTCCACTCTGTTAGAGCCCTTGAAGGTATAGCCCTCTTTTCCCAACATATACTCAGCCATTTCCTTTAACGGGGGTGAGGGCTTGTTCTCTTGTTCTCTTGTGGTGGGTTCTGGAGACTGCTCAGTTTTGGGGGTTGTAACCCAGTGAATAGGTGCGTTACTCATTGGGTGGTGCATCTCCCCTAAGTTCAAGCAAATTGCCGATAGAAGTGTGAATTCCTGGATAAATGTTCAGCAAGCTGGGCATTAGAACCCGGATTTTGGCCCGTTCGTTAAAATTACCAACATTGGTGGGATCGTCCAGGTAGGGCACATGGTGCCGTTCACACCAATGGGCAAGTTCAGACTTCGGAGTTCTGAGAAATGGGTGGACCACGTTCCCAGACCTTACGGGAGTCAGCTTGGGAGACCCTCGAAGCGAGGTCATCAACCACCATTCAATCACATCGTCCAAGTGGTGCGCAGTAGCCACCCACGAGTACTTGGAATAAATTTCCCTGCGGGCATCCCTCCATTCCATCTCGTTAGAGCCCGTAACCTGGGCAAAGTGGAATGGGACTTCTTTTTCTGCACAGTACTTCTCCACCAATTCGGTGGCTCGCTTACCGTATTCCGTACCATGCCCGATGTTGACTACGCCCTCGATTCTTTTCTTGCCGGTCGTAAGAAAAGAAAGCATAGCCATAGAGTCCACACCTCCGGATACGGCGGCCCACACTCCTGTCTTAGGGATTGAGTATACCTTGATCATGTTATAATTCTACTACGACTTGAAACGGTTAATCGTGATATTAGAAAGGTATAGGGTCGTCAGGGTCCCACTGAGTGTCTACAAGTTTGGGTTCTGGCCGGGGTGTCACAGTCGGAGGGACAGGCTCATCAACTATAAATTCTGATTGGTCTGTGGATTGTGGCTCTTCGGCTATAAACTCCAAGCCAGCCACCTTATCTTGCAGTTCTAGTAGAACACTTGGGTCGCCAAAAGTCTCCACTACAAGGCAAAGTGCAGTCAACAACTGGTCACAACGAGTTTCCAGTTCCTTGATTCTTTGGTCCTGATTTGTAGAAGGGACACCACCAGTGTCGTTTTTATAAACCCACTGTAATTTTCCGGGGCCTATAGAAACCGAGTCCGCTAGATTTCTAGATTTCAAGTCAAATAGTGTGTTGGATATTTCTTTCCACGACGAGTCTAGCCCGTATCTCTTCAAAGACCTACATATTTCAGGAACTTCGGAGGGGCGGTCTAGCGGCTTGAGCACTTCCAGAATTGCATCGTCTAGTTTCATACAAAAGTATACAACTAGGAGTGCAAACTTGTATTGCAAGGCTCTCTCTTATCGGCGTCTGCACCACAAATGTGGCAAAATCTGCTACTGGACCAATCGCGGATAGGGTGTTTACGTAGCTTAAGTACATATTTGAAAAAGAGCCTCTTGATTATAACAAGGCACACCACAACAACCAGGAAAAATACGGTGACGTTAAGTACTTCTCGTGCCACGTATTGCGCGTAGGCTGAGCCTACAACAAGCCCCACGCAGTAGGCTACCCACCATGTTTTATCGCACAGTCTCCAAGGTGTCATTTGTCTGTCCCCGATGGCTTGTCAGGTCTGGTAGAACACATGGTTCTACACTCTGGATATTCGTACCCACATTTCTTTTCCGTCCACACATCACACTTTGGACAAAACTTTGCGTCGTAGTGGAAATTGTACGACTCCAGGGTACCACACGAGTGGATGTTGACACTTACTTCTAGTCTCTCGGCGTCATCTTTGGCCATCGTCTGTCCACCATTCTACTTTCTCTGTACGTATGTAAATTCCCGTGTGACAGCCCTGGTGTCCCTTTGTTAAAATACACTGGAAGTTCTCATGTGGATGCCGGGCATCACAAGTTCTACTGATCTTCCAGATAGCAATGACAAACCCCAGGCTGAGAAATGCTATAAACCCATGGTGGACCCAGTGGGCACGATCTGGCATGGGTTGAGTAGACAACCACCAGTCTACAAACCCCATCCCAAGTAGAGTCAGGAACGCTATCACGGGGATAGGCTTAAGCCAGCTTTTCACGTTTACACCCATTTGCTACTAGTCCGTCAGAGTCAATACTACGACAACGGTACTTGTGATGGTGGCACCGAGGCAGCTTGACAATTCTAACCCAATCCTTACGAATAGCGTCTGAATAGCCACCCCACTTGGGCAGGAAAGTGGTGTCCACAACGGCTCCTTCCAGGTACCCACGGTACAACTGGTTAAACTCCCTGGGAGGGGTCGAGTCTATAACCATTTCTGATCCGCTGTACTTCATGGACGACCTGAACCATTACACTTAGGGCATTTCTCAAAATGAGCGTCGGCCTGTGCGAAATAAAATAAAATAAAATATCACCTTTTCCACCGCAGTTATAACAAGGAGACAGACTTGCCCTGTATGCCCTTAACAAATCTATTTCCCGCCGAGCTTCTTCAGACTTATTGAGCGTAGCTACAATCCGGTTCTCAACGTAAAAGAACATGGACGGAGAAACCAACGAGACTACTCCGGGTGTAGAGCTATCAGGCTTTAATCCCACCTCACGTGTGTGGATCAGCCATATATCCCTTTCTCTGGTGTTCTCTCTTATAAGTGTTTCCAACTCAAGTATTCTTGAGCTTATGAATTGGAAAACCTGACCTAAATTGGTTATTGTAACTCCTAGTTTGTAAATGTCCACCCTAAAGACAAGAAGTCTGTGATGAAGTCCAATGGCTCATTAGCCTCAAGTAGGCTAACAGTGTCTTTGGCCTCTTCTAGACTTCTAAACCACTTAGAATAACTAGTGTCGTCATTTCCCATGACCCAGATGCGGAAGGGGTATTCCAGGGTACCCCACCCCGAGTACTGGTGGAGCAGGGTGTGGTCACCGGATTCGATCTTCAATAAGTCTGCTGCAAATCCGGCACGGTACTCCAGCTTGCCCCTTTCTGCAAGATGAGTAAGTTTATTTGTTACTTCCATCAATACTTGGGAGGTTGGCGGACAGCCTACACTTCTCTGTATTACCCAAACGGCTGCATGGCCCGGAAAAGGACCAGACCAGTTGTGTGAACTCTCTGAAGTAAATACAAAAACGCCGCTCGGCAAGTGCCTGGAAGTATGAGTCTCTATGTAGCCTCGATACTTTTCAGCCTCAGGAAAAGCCTCAAAGTAGCTGCTCAGTTGCATTTTGAGTCCTGTACATAGGATGATGGGCGTGAGTCTCTTCAAGGCCGAGACCTGCCAAAATTGCTTCCCTGTAGGGGCGTTTGGCTGCTAGGTTCATCAACGAGGCGTGGACAGCCTGCTGCACAAAACCCAGCAGTACTGGGTCGTCCTTCCAATTAACGTGAGGCAGCTAAGACTTGGCTAGTAACCATTTGGGGGCAGTGTGAGCAATGCCTACAATTTGAGGACTGTCGTAAAGCCAAACTGCACCAGAATGTTTAAACTCACCCGCTAATAGAGAATCTACTGCTTGAAAACCACTGAGAGCATTAGTGAGCCAAGTCAAAAATTCAGGTTCTGCCATACTGTACTACTGTGTTATAATTACAGATGTGTGACCTAATAGTTAATACTAGATAGAATACGTTCCGTCTGGTTTGACGATGAGAGGTCTCACCCTGGGAGTGTTGGGATGGCTGAGTGCGTCCCAAAGTACTATGATGGTTTCAAAATTGGGAGAATTCTGTTTGTCCCCATTACAGTCCAGGTACGCGAGACGTTTGTTGGGGACCAAAATGTGACTAGCAGACCCGAACACGAACTGATGCATCCACCGGACACACCACGTCCCTGGCAGGATGGCTACTGTAGACAAGCCTTGTTCTGAGGACCTCTTAATCTTGCCTACAAAGTCATAAACTCTGCTAAACGGAGGGTTTATGAATATGCCCTTATTTTTAGGGCAAAAATCACTCCAGTTCTGGACTAGGGAGTCCTGTTCCTTAGTGATAAAATTTGCAGAAAACTTTGTGTTGTTGTCGTTGGCTGCAGCATCAAGGCTGATGTTTATTCCACACATCCAACCCATAAACTGGTCGCAAAATTCAAAGAGAGCGGGTGGTGTTCTCCACTCGTCTTTAACCCCACCCTCTGCTGCAAGCTTGCGCTTCATTAGTTACCCACTTAGAAAGTTGTGGGTAACTATACAAACTCACTTCTTTTCCCACAAAACTTGTTTACCTCGGGTGGTCTCTACCTTGACCACTTGATCGGTACGAATGCTACCTCCACCCATGGAGCGAGAGTTATATGCCAGAAGCATGGCCTTCTGAGAACCCGTAGACCAACCGATGTATCCTGATTCGGACCACCCATCGGGATATGTGACCTTGATCCTCTGGCGTTTGTTCAGAGCGCCTTCTACCGCTTCAATAAAACCTTCTGGAGTTCCAGTATCGTACATGATGGGGGATCGCATAGTTTATAATCACCTCCTGTTATGGGGGAGTTCTATTCTGTTTATAATTGGTCAATAGAACAGGTCGGTTAATTTGTGGTCCATGATCAATTCTCTTACATCAGTTTCCAGTGTTTCTATAAGTTTGATTTGATTCCTGGGAAGCTGAGCGTGCTTGCGTTTATTTCTTAGGTTTTCCAGCACTTTGAGAATTACCGCTCGTATGTCTTGACCACATATGGCACAGTTCAAGTCATCTTTGCCTTGGGGGTCGCTTAGGTCAAATTCTAGTGTTGCCTTCACAAAACAACCTCTAAAAATTGGAAGCTATGTCATTGTCCAACCCTGTGTACTCAGGGTCGCCCATTTCGCTTCGCTTTCGGGAGTATTCTCTGGCCTCCTTGGCTGTTGGCTCCCAGTCCAAAATCCCTAGCTTTTTGTCCACCCGGTATTGTTCACTCGTATCCACGGCACTGTAGTTTATAGGCCGTTGAAGCGCTTTTTCTACGGACATTTTGTAATCTCACTCAGTGGAAACCAAGAGCCCATGTGACAAATGCTGGCACCCCAGACGTTACCCATCCTACAAATTAGTACAATGGGCCCCATCCACACCTCGTCCCGCCCGTGGGTGACAATGTCACCTATTTTGTGGCCATCCACTTCTCCAGAAAATTGGGCAATAGCCTCTTCCCCTACTTCTCTTATTCGAACTAAAATCGAGGTATCGTTTATTAGCCATCCCGCACCTAACAATACGTCTCTAACTGTGCTGGAGTAAAAGAAGGGCAAATCCAGATAGTGGAACCTGAGGTACTGGTGGGCTACTGCTTGAATCAAGTCACGAGTTAAAAAGTCCTCTTTTGTAACTTGGAGTATACTGCAGGTCTGGTCTACAAGGTCTTCAATTGGGTGACCTGTTAAACTTATAACTTTCCCTCCAATTACGACCTTAAACATCAGTCCCCGCCACTCTTTCTGCAATGTTTCTTATTTTTGTCTGCTCTTTTGTTGGCAACGATACAAGGACGACCACGCCAAGCGGCAAGAGTTCCATTGTTAGCAAAGTGATGACGACGAGCGGCGGCTCGATCAGCCTGGATGGGGTCAAAGGTTTTCATCTTGAAATAACTCCTTGTTTCTGGTGAGGTTATTACACCAGAGGGTACAAGAGTTAATGGTCTGCTTCGGCTAGGTCGAAATTATCTTCAAAGTACTCTTTTGCAACTAGCCAAGTGTCATCATAGTTTTTAGGGTTTCTGGCAACCATGTCACCGGGTTTGGGCGACCCGGCTTTCAAATCTGCCTCAGAAATGGATACACCCTTCAGGTCCTCACCTGGAACGTAGGGTCTGAGTTCTGCCATGTCTACCCGCTGGTACTTTTCAAACTCAGCAGCTAGAACAAAAAGAACTGAACTTATCTTGTTCATTACGTGGGACCCCCACTACTTTAGTGTTGGGGTTTCATACAATCTTTATTGAAAGCGGTAAGATTTTTGCACAGTTTGTAATATTTATCCGTAAAACCGTGTATACGACATTTAGGACACTTGAAATTATAAAAAGAAACCCCGTCCACCTCTCTGCGTGTCATGACCCCCTGAAATTGTTCCCACTCAAGGACAGCGTCACACTTCTCTTTCATCTCATGCCCCCGGGTCCAGTTCGCTCTTGCCACCGTTGTGGACTGAAAATTGCACAATACGTTGCACAGGTAGTGGCACTTCTGCAGGATCTTTCAGTAGATCGGCTGCTTTGACCCGCATGGTTTCAGCGAATTTGCGCACGGTTTCTGCGTAAGTCCCCATACCCGAGAGAGCATTCACTCTGGCTGTTTCTTCGTAGGCTTCGGCACAAAGCAGTAAGGCTTTGATTTCTAGGTCACGTAGGTCCTCAGCTGTAAGTGGTTTCCTTTTCTTTAGATAATTGACTGTAAGCCCACCTACCAGTAGTCCTGCAATAAAGGCCAATACGAGGTATACGTACAGCATAAATTTATGTTACCATCCTTGCTACAAGTGTGGCTACGAATTTGTGTGATGGTTTCGGGCACGGTTTGCCGTCCACAATGGGTACTAATTTGGCCCACAATCCAGGGTACGACACCAGTTCTTTTCCCAGGGCATCGCTAATAACTGTGTCAACACACTCGCCGGGTTTAGGGGCAAACAGTTTAACCCAAGTCTTGATCGCAGTCCCCATGCCATCTGTTCTGTCCCAGATGGCGGTGTCTACAACCCCCATACTGATCAGCATCATGTGGATGCCCGATGTTGCCCAGTCATTCCGTACTGACCACCACCAATTTACCATCTCCATTTTGCAGAGTTGGTATTGGTGCATCGAGGGGATTTTACCCATACCCACAGAGGCCGACGTGTTTATGGCTACAACACTACCCCCAGCCATCCGAGGACGAATTGTATTTAGAAAAAGCATGGGTCCCGTGAAATCTGAAATCCAGAATTCAAGCACCCTGTCCTCATCGTTCCCAGTTATGGCATTCCCGGCCATGTGAAAAAGCATATCGATCTTATCAGGCAGAGCAGAGACCAGGGTGCGGATGTCTGAAAGACTGGAGAAATCCGCCCGGTGTGCAATAACCCCCAAGTCCTGTAGTTTCCACAGCTTCTCTTTATTCCTACCCACAGCATGGACTTTAGCCCCGGCTGCCAAAAACTTGTATACAAGTGCCTCTCCATTTCCCGAGGTGGCACCGGTGATAACCACCACCTTATTGGTGAGGTTGTGCACAATCGTTTTGGGCATCGCTGAACTCCTCAAATGCACCATTCATCTTGGTGCGAAGCAACCTGTAACAGGCTAAGCACAACGGGACAATCGAAATGTCCGGTTCCACCAGAAATTTTCCAAATTTTTATAGTCACGACTGTAGCCCAGGTCACCGCTCAACCGAAAACCCCCGGGCACAGACATGACGCCACATTGGGAACACTTAGGTGTCATTACTCGCCTTGGGTTTCACTCTGTCCGCAATGCACTTTACATACTCTTCGGTCACAGGGTCCCCGAAAAGCATGCTGAAATCCACCTGACTCGGTCCGCAATGAATCCAGTGCCCGGCCTTGTCCACCAGCGTGTCAAAACGGAGCTTGGTGGCGAGGCAGCTGAACTCTTCACAGGACAGGCTCGTGCTCGGACCAGTGGTGCCGGCGCACGTAACATGGACCATGGGCCGCCCAAGCTTTACGTACACATCGCCGTGCTTAGTGGGCTTGGTGAACCCCATGATGACACAGTCGTTGAACGCACCGATGGTGTCGATGCGGACCACCTGACCAACACGGTACTCTTCCCACTGAGTTACGGAATAAGTAAAATCAGACATTGTAGATAACCTCCTGGTAGTTAATTGCTGGTAAGCCCGTAGACCCGGAAAGCGATATCTGCCATTTCGCGCAGAGGGCGGGAGATAAGATTCAACTTGTTCTTATCATTCAAGCTGTCATACACAACGAGAATGGCAGAAGCAGTAAACAGGTCCAGAACCATGTCCTGGTAATTCCGGTACTGCTTCTGTGCGACAATGGCCCGAAGCTGTGCAACGCGTTCTTCCACACTATCCGGCCAACGAAGAGCGTCAGATAGTGTGGACAATTTCGCCATCAGAGTCAAGATAGTGTTCCATTTTTGATTGTACCCCTTATATTGTTCTTCAGACTATGAGAGTGGTGGTCAATTATTTGTTGGCGCACTCGGGACCAAACCCAAGTTCCAACGATCCGGGCGTTGTGAGTTTCTTCCCACAACGGGCGCAGCGTCCCTCATGGTAAAACTTGACCTCGGAACGAACCACACTAAATTCCACGAGGTTGCGCCAGAACCACATAAGGGCTTGTACCGATTTAGCCCCATCCATGACTTTAGCCTTAGCCCCCATCTTGAAGAGCATTGAAGCCCCAGAAATGGTACCAAAGTACATGTAATTTTTCGTGTTATCCGGTCCCACCAGTACCGACACGAAGTAAATGGGGGTACGATTGGGGAAATCAGGCTTCGGGGGAGCCTTGGTGACCTGAAAAGTGTAGTGGACCCCCGTACTTACTGATTTTAGGGTAAAAGTAGCCTTGCCCGCTGTGACGAACTTTAGTACCTGGATGGGGTCAGTAAGTTGATGTTGCATGTCATTTTTCACGCGAAGAGCCACTCAGTCAACTATAACAAGGCCACACTTGGTCAGGTAGTCGGCCGTGATAAAGAATTGAAGCCTGTTAAACTCTCGGGTCTGGTTGTGAATCATTTTGTGGTGTGAGGGGCACCTTCTGATAAAATCTTCCAGACCTTCCACGTTGTTCAGGCCGTCGTGTGGGTGAGCCAGTCCTCGAAAAACACCACCGCGCATTGAGGCAGTCCAGGTGCAGAACCAGTTGTTGTTCCTATGGTAACTCAGAATTGTAGCACGCTCAGTTTTGGATTCAGTTTTGACAGTCATACTGACCCAGGTGTGGCCCAGCTGGGTAAATTGCTTCTGAATCTCATCAACGATTGGGTTCATTGTACTTCCTTTAGTATGTAACACTGTTCGTCTATAACAAATCAGAGTCAACCCTATTTGTGTATATGGCAAACTCTAACAAGTCCCACCCTCCGTCATAAATCTTCCTGTAACCAATTATGGTGAGCAGTTGATGCACAACTGGGTCATTAGGTTGTGCATTCAGGTAACTGTCCAGTAGGCCTAATTCGGAAATGAGCTTAGTCATCTTCGTAGCTATGCCCAGATGCCTGAACCGAGGGTCTACAAACCAACCAATAACCCCATAACGGTCACACCCCATCCAACCTAAAATGGACTCATCAGACCTAGCCAATACGACTCTTACGGGGTCTGTCCCATCCAACCAGTTTTTAAACACAGATGGCCCCGGGTTGGTCAGTTCTTGTAGACGAGGGCGGTCCTGTACTGTGTGATTCAGGTATGTGATTTCAAGTGTGATTGGCATTGCAATCAGATTCACATCAACTGAGCCTAGGTTAATTAACCTGTACGAATACAGTGGGAATGGTGACATATGGCAGAAAATGCAACACCAAGAGACGAATTCAAAGACCAGTACACCCGTAAACTCATGGTTGAGTGGTGTAATCAAGTCATGACTTTTACAGCCCCCGCTTTTGAGGTGCCTGCTCTCCGTCCAGGAGAAGAGATATACCAGAATTATGCCAGAGAAAAGGGGTGGGTTTCAAGCAAGGACGGACGGATCTTGTCCCCAGGTTGGAAAGTGGCAGTTGCCTTTCTTAAGCGGTAAGTACTCACAATGTCCGTACCTCTCATTCTTCCCCGTACACGACGCGAACGATCTATAGACCGGGTGTTCGTAGTCATAGGTATCGCACTTATTTGCAGTGTACCCATTCTTTTGGCCAAAGTGTCAATCGATTATGTACAGATGGAGTCTAAGGTTCTAGAACTTGAAAACAAATTGAAAGAGTGTAGGCCATAGTTATACTTAATTTTGTAACCATTTACGGTGTCCGCGTTGTCTTTCCTCAATCCAACACCATCGAGGCAGTCCACCAAACCAACGAAAATTATAGTGCGGTATACATCCAGGGTGGCTACAAGTTTCTAACCGCAGAACCTGTTGAAACACTGCTAAAGTATCTGCCATTCAGACCGATTAGGCTAACTGCATACAGAAAACCATTGGGCGACATCTACCTCAGGGGTCCTGTTTCGGCCATTCAGGAATTTGGCTTATTTCGTGTGATCAATTTTATTCAAGGCGAACTTGCAGTTTGTGAGACTGAAATACTGGAAATAATTAGGAAAAGTGAGATGCCATGAGTGACAACCTATCCTCGCCTTCTGCTGCAACACTGGCAAGAATGGCACACAGTACTCCAGATGGTTGGTGTGTGGTCTGCAGGGCTGAACCAGATTGGCAATGTGATGAGGTTGTACACAAGTGTGAGGGTTTTCCCACTTATGACCGCGCTTCCCTACCTGTTTGTGGTTATAGGACAAACACAAAAGTCATGAAATCTAAGATTCTGGATTTTTTCAAGCTCATTGAGACTGGTTACATCACCCTCACTTCTGACACAGAACCTCAATTCGTATTTGCGGGCAATGTCGAGTACAAAGCCTCAAACGGGTGGAGAGTAATCATTTTCAATGACTGCAACGAATGGGACTACGTGGACTCGGTCTACAACCAAAATGACCAATTGTTGGGGGTCTTTAAAATGGGATTCCCAGGTCACGAAGCGAAAGACCCAGAAGTACTTGATTTGGCGGACTTTGATTACAAGCCTGCCAAGTCTTTGTGGTGGAACCGCTACGGCATCCCCGGATGGTGTAAGTATAAGAACCCGTTGTGGCACGGGAACACCAACAGGGACCCGGGTATTCGAGTAATTTCCACCAAGAGTTATCCGTTTACTGTCAAACGTGTGAACAGAGAATACTGGGTAACCTCGTTGGGGTGTCAAAACCAAGAGAACGTCAGACTGCTGTGGAAATTGGAACCGCGTGTCTTGGAAAACATTAGGTGGAACGCCAGACAGGTCAATGCTGAGGACTACCTCGACGCTCTTGCTCCGGGTTTTAAGGAATGGCGTGTGGAAGAAACCAGGAAGATGTTTAGCAGTACCACTGACAAATCGGCAGATTAACCGACTACGACTCGGGTCGAAGAGTGTGTAGCCGCTAGTAATCAACAATCAGGGAGACTAAAAACAATGAGTACTGATCAGGGTGTCACCAAGTTGGGTCTGGCCGTGTTCGCGGCTCTGGATTCCAAGGCAAAGTTCGTGGGCATCCGTGGGTATCAGGCCCAGCCCAAGAACAAGTGGGCCGCCCGAGCAAGCTCCAAGGGGCGAGTGGACATCATCACCAAGGCTCTTGTGGCCAAACGTGACGGCGGAACCCCCACCTTCAACGACCCCAAGGGTGCCCATGACCCCAAGGCGGAGGACGATTTCAACGATTTCTGCCGCTATCTTGACCCTACGGGAAAGGATGAAGCGGAAATCCGCGCCTTCGTGGAGGCGGGTGTCCTTGCTACGGGCGAGGTCATGGATCTCGTTCTGGCCACTCACATCAACTACGAAAAGGCCAAGGCCCGTGACGCCAAGTTGCTCACGGAACTGGCAGGTCTGACGATTGCCTTGGAGAAGCAGAACAACGTGTCCATCGAGTCCCTGGGTCTCAATGAGAATGTGGTCAAAAAAGCCTTTTCTCTGGTCGGGAAAGGCCTTGCAATCACGGCCGCTGATTATGCCGCCGCAATTGCGGACATTCTGGCGGAGAAGACCGGGGAGCGGGCTCGTTCGGCCTCCATCGATGCCCGTGAGGCTCATTACGAGCAGTTGCTCGGAAATGATGGAGAACCCATCCTCGGATTCAAGTACAACAAGACCGAGGGGACTGCCCGCATTTACGGCTTCGTGGCTTCGAAGACGGTGACGACCAAGTCCAACACCCCCTTCGAGGTTCGCGGTTATCGCACCATGGTCAGCGCGGCGGCCGAGGTGGTTCGAGCCTTGCTTCCCACTGGCAAGTTCCGCGAGTACATCCTTAAGGAGGGTAACTTCAAGCAGATCTCGGTGGACGGGATCACCATGGAGGCTCGCCACTTCCCCGGTCAGTATGGCCTGGATGACTGATGGCCTTCTCAAACCCGGTCTTACCGGGGGAGACACTCGTGGGACCAACCCATCAAAATGAGACGTAAAATAATTGTGGAACTGTACTTTGACTTAAACGAGGTCAAGGAAATACTCAGGAGTAAGTACACAGAAATACCTCCGGAGGCCACAATACACCTGCATTTCGTCCGCGACAGCGCGGGCAAAAACTTGTCTAGAAACTCAAAAGTCGTGGTAACATACGACAAACCACTTGCGGACGGTGGCCTAGATGGCAGCAAGCCTTCAGCCTGACTGCGGAGACAATTCGTGCCGGTATGCTGTATCAAAGACGGGCATGCGAACAAATGGTGGGTGTCGGTGCGACGAGTGTGTTGTATGTGGCAGACACATCCGCCCACCGTATGACTTAAATCACACCCACCAGCCCTGGTGTCCCCGCCAAGAGTGGCTCCCTGCACACCACATATCCCAACCCCAGACCTAGCCAATCACAAAACAAATAATTCAATTTCGGACACGCGAGCCTCGTCTGCAACCAGACGGCTCTATGTGGACTCACCTCTGTCCGCACAAACAAATGCGGGCCCCTAGTTTAAGGTTGTCCCCGGAGGAGGGGTAGACGTGTCATGGGTTTCAGATGCGCCATTTTTCATTTGTAATTGTGTACACAGGGCACTGAGATTGTCTGCCAAAATTTTTAGGCCATTTACAGGAACAAGCACATTGTGCTCTCCATTGGCGGGGGTATGTTTTGGGTTTGTTAGTATGGCTTTATACATCTCTTTGGATATGTGTGTCAAAGAGAGTAGTATATTTTTCACTTCTTCCTCAGTCAATTCCATCTAAGTGCACCTACCCTTTTGTTGTATAACATTGGTACCAACACAATACAGACGAGAGTATTCCATTGAGGTCTATAGAGGATTTAAAAGCTCGGTCTGAGGAATTTAAAAGAGAACTGATGCGGATCAAAAGGCGAGAGGTGGAGTTAGAGTCTACTATCTTTGACCTAGTACAGATTATTAACAAAAACAACCCCACTTTGTGTCCGTCATGTGGAACGCACATCACAGATGATTGTGCCCCGTCCTGTGCGGTATATAAAGCTGAGAATCTGATCCCCACAGGGAATACATTTACTGCTGATTTGCGTTCATTAAACATCAGGCCATCATTACTGGCACTAGCCTTAGCCGCAGAGGCAAAGATCCGCCTTCTCGAATACAAAGGTGGGTGGACCCACTATACCCCTATTCAGTGTTTCAATATGTTAAAAGATGAAGCTAAAGAATTAGAAGAAGCTCTCACTGCTCAAGGACTGAGTACAGAGGAGTACAGAGCCGGCGTCCTTGACGAGGTGTGCGACAACGTAATTGTCAGTATGATGATCGCCGATGTGTCAAAAGCCCTATCGTATGAGGGGGACTCATTGGGCAGAGCGATACCAAAGTAATGTTAACACTAGAAGATGCACTTGAACAGAAAAGTAAATTTACCCTTCCTGGTAGTGTTGGGGTGTTTACCAACAAATTGGAACGAGGAATTGAGGAACTTGGTTTAGAAGTATCTTCTTTCAAATTTTACGTCATGGAAGAAGATTTACTTGTAGCCATTAATGAACGATCCGGTATTGTAATGGCCACCGGGTATGGTATGTGTAATTGCATAGGCATGGCCAAATTCGACGAGCGTATTCTCCTACCGGGGGAAAAACCTCCAATTCCCAGAAGAAAGAAAGAGAATGTCTAGAGTTAATTTTGTGTTGCTACAGATGGGATATGCAGAGGGGTGTTTCAACTCGACGTTGATTCTGTATCACAGAGCGGGGTTCGCCACAGTTACAGAAGCTATCGAAAGCATACACAATGTGTTTGCGACATACCAACTCTCAAGTGTGCTTAAAGGCCACTCGTTTGACGCACCCGCGGGTGCAACTTATTGCAACAAATGCGGAAAGTCACGGGAAACGCACACAAACGAAGTCGACCCAGAACAAATGGAACACGACATTCGCGAGTATGCCAGCGGTATAGCAGATGGCAGTTATGATTTGTGGCAAGCTTTGCTAGATGCGGGTTGGAATACTGGGTGTGACGAACACATGCCATTCAAAGACCCCGAAGCCAAAATGGCAATTGTCTCCAGTAAAGGGGAGGAATGCATTATCTCGTACATGAACATGCCAGAAAAACTGGTAGCTACTATACCTCCAAACTTGCCTGTAAAATAATTGCGTAGTCCAGTAGAGACTATTTCTAACTAAGAGGAAACAAAATGAACACCGAACTCAGCCCAGAATCCAAGAGAAAGATCCTTAACAAGCGCATGAAGGCCCTACGAAAGGCCCTACGCAGGAACAAGCGGTCTCAGGTGCTTCAGACATCAAAGGGCCTAGCAATTGATGACAAGACGCCATTCGGTGCTCTCGTCATGGCCTACCTTGAGAATACCAAGTCCCGGCAGCGCGGAATCCCCATCTTCCGCGACTCTGTAAAACCTGCCATTCACAATAAGAAGGCAGCACCTAGCAATGTCTAGTATGGTGGACGAGATTTTCAAGGAGTTTCGCAAGAGTTTTGTAAAAGATTTTCCTGATTTTTTCAAGGCTCCACCCAATAATGACAAGAACACTGTTCCCATTACTGGGAAAACAGTAACACTTGAAATAGCTGTCCCTGGTATGACGGCCAAAGACCTGAACATCGATTTTGATGGGGTCAGCATTAGAGTTGACACCAAAACAGTAAAAAGTGGACTATTTTCGTCCAAAGAGTTCGTTCTTAGCGGGTGTTCAAATCCGTCTTTTAAGGCTACAGTTTCAAATGGTTTGTTAGTAATAACAATCTCACAGCAGCCATTTGAGAGCGTAAAAATAATAGCCACAGATATCAAATAGGTACCCAAATGAGAGTAGTGGTAATAGACGACTGGGATAACCGGCACAACTGGATTACCAGTCTGTTTAGCCAATTTGATATTCAAAATGTAGACATTACCCATTTTAAATGTCCAAATCAGGTTAGGGACCAAGACATTTGGGATGCAGACTTAGTGTGCCTTGACCATGACATGTGTGTCTGGGAAGAGGCTGGAGATTTGAAAGGTGGTCTAATTGTGAGCCTAGAGTGTCCTAACACGGACCGGGCACACGGGCTAAACATGTTAAACCCCCACTGCGGATGTCCCACAGGCAGAGACACAGTAGAACAAATTATAAGGTTGGGTGCAAATACTAAGGTTTGGGTGCATACCTCTAATCACATCGGAGGCCCTGTCATGGTCAAAAGACTAACAGAGGCTGGGTTCAAGGCTGTGTGGCAACCGGCAGACGAGACCCGGAGTTTGACTTTATTGCTTGAAGGATTGGAGGTGTTATGGCCGTGAATGCACTTGAGGCATGGAAAAAGCTGGGCAGTCCAGGGTCTAGTTTCGAGACTTGGATGAATCTAAGATGGGATGAGTATTGCTTACAACAGTACGACATTCTACCTGAGAGAGCCTTGGTTTCGTCAGCAGAATTTAAAGATTGGTTTGACAATAGGTACGGTTATCTGGATTCTGTCAAATTAGATTGACGGAGTTGGGTGGGTACACAAGGTTATCTCAGTAACACAATTCTGGCACTAGGCAAGCAATGAAGACTGAAGTAGAGGACCGCACACTGGTCACGTCTGGTGTTACCAGTGTAAGTGTATTCGGCATAAGTAAGGCCGCCGAAACCCACATTATGACCATTCTACGCGATACTCTTTATACTGATAAAATTCTAGCCCCACTGCGGGAGTACTCAACCAATGCCTGGGACGCTCACAGGTCTATAGGCAAAGATGATTTGCCTATTAGGGTAACCCTGCCTACACCTTTGAACCCCACCCTCATGATCAGGGACTGGGGCCCTGGCATGTCTGAAGAAGTGGTGTTATATACTTATACTCAGTACGGCGACAGCACCAAGAGAGAGACCAATAACGAAGCTGGAAACTATGGCATCGGTGCAAAATCAGCATTTGCGTACTCCGATTCGTTCACAGTTACATCGTGGCATGGTGGTTTTAAGAAAATTTATTCAGCGGTATTGGATGAGTCCAATGCTGGCATCATGCAAAAGTTACACGAAGAGCCATGCGGAGACGAGACTGGCATTGAGGTACAGATGCCAGTCAAACCCAAAGACATTGAGCACTTCGAGGCCAGGGCTGTTAAGTTATTTAAGTATTTCAAACCGCTGCCTGACATCAATATTATAATTCCTGAACTGAGAAAATTTAGCATCGGCACTCCGTATGGATACTTAGACAAAAATGATCATTCTACGGGGTGGACAGCCGTAATGGGACCCATTCCGTACAAGCTGGATTTAAACCAGATTGAAAGTCTGTTACAGGACGAAGAGTTATATGGCAGTCTAAGAAAATTGTGCGGGGTGTTGTACTTTGACATTGGAGAGGTACAAACTGCCACAAGCAGAGAAGAACTGAGGTATTCAGACTACACCATAAAGGCCGTAGTAAGCAAAATAAGGCAGATGTACGAACACTACATCGAGTCACTTATAACACTAGTGTCCAGTTCTGACAACAGCAATTTTCACAGACGTTTAGAAGTGTCCACCACATGCAAAGGGTTTGGCATAAGACTGTCCAAACAGTACCAGAAGTGGACTATTCAAAGTGTTCCCTTGTACACTGAGGCAAACAAGCCTAAGACGTTCACCATATCGAATATCCAAAACAACTCTCAGAGTGTCATAGTAGACACTCGTACAACTCTCTACATAAAAAATGAGGTTAAGTCTATAAAAGGTTATGGGCTGGGCGATTATGCCTGCATAGTCACCCCAATTGCACCTGACCCGGTTGATTTTAAAGTCTTAAGAGAGGAATTAGACAAGTACGTCAAAGAGGCAAACTTAGACGGCGTTCCCATAACTGACATTTCTACAGTTTTGTGGGCTAAAGAGAACACGTATACCACCGTCCGTACCAAGAGTGGTAAAGTACGATGTGGGCCAATCAACCCGGTTTATAGGGCTAGGTGTTTTGAGTATAACCCGGGTGTACGTGGTGACAAATTCTCCGACTCGTGGGAAATTGTTACGCGTATCCCGTCAAAAAATGACGTGTTTGTAATACTGGACAAATTCGAAGTGTGTGGTCTCGATTTTATTCGTATGTATAGAGACGACGCCAGCATTATGAAGAGTATTGGGTTAAAAATGCCCGGTGTGTATGGGTACAAAACAACCGAAAAGAAACCAGTGTCCGGTATTGATTGTATCGGAAAACATTATAGAGACTGGAGGGTAGAGTGGGCCAAAGAGACCATGACTGCCATGAACCTGGGCAGTTTGTACAATGATATGGCTAGAGTAAAAAGCACCAAAGACAGTCTACCACACAATGTTAGGCACTACCCAGCATCTATTGAGAAACGTTTTGCCAAACTATTAGGCAGAGCGCACCCACTGTACCTAGTTGTCCGCGAGTACACACAACTAGAGAGAACAATAAATAAGAACGAAACTCTAGCCCCACTGGTGGAGCATATAAGAGGCATTATAAACGACAAAACGGTGGTTCCACCAATAGGTATTATAGATACAATGAAAAAGTATCCGATGTTACACAAACTACATAAGGGTGGGTTCAGCATCTTCTCTGATGGGGAACAGGAACTCGTAAACTGTGCTGTTGAGTACATCAAACTCATTGATTCGCTAACAGAAATAGGATCAGAAAATGTCGAATATTACATATAGCATGACCCCGGGGTCGGTTACAGTGGTTGTAGATGGTAAGGCTACCGTTGTAAGTTCGTCCGCCCCCAACTACAAGAAGTTATGCACCCATTTAGTCAACGAAGAGTGGAATTTAGTCCCTAGTTGTTTGACACCAGCCAAAACTATAGAGAGTTGGGCCAATGGCCAGTTCAAGGTGGTGGATGGTAGCATACTTTTTAAGGGTGAAGTTATAGACCCAAAGCTTTCCAAAAGAATCATGTCCATGGCAGGGAGAAACGAAGACCCGTGGCCTTGGATCAAATTTTGGGAGCGTCTACAGTTGAATCCGTCATGGCGGTCTGTGAAGCAGTTGTATGGGTTTATGGAACATGACCAGATCCCGATCGACGAGAGTGGCTTCGTCATTGCCTACAAGTCAGTACGAAACGACTGGATGGACCACCACTCTGGCACCATACTGAACAAACCTGGAGAGAAGCCCACTTTCCCCAGAAATAAGATTTCTGATGACCCAGACGTCGCATGTCATGAGGGTTTGCACATAGGCAGTCTCAAGTACGCCAGGGACTTTGGGCAGGTCTCCAGTAAAATCGTTGTCTGCAGAATTGACCCTGCTGATGTGGTTTGCATCCCCAAAGACTGCAGTATGCAAAAAATGCGGGTTTGCAGCTACGAGGTTCTAGGGGTACACGGGGCACCCTTACCCTCCACTACCATAAAGTCAGAGGACTTGGGGGTCAGAACTCCCGTAAAGGAAACCACGCCTCCAAAAAAGGTCGCTCCGGCCGAGAAGGAGTCTGCAAAGACCGATACCAAAAAAGCCAAGCCAGAAAAGCCAAGTACCACGAAGTCTCTTGATGGGGATAAAACTTGGTCTTATATGGACAAATACAACGAAGCCAAGTTGATGGAATCCAGTCTGGAAGACCTCCGAAAGTACGCATCCTTTGGTCTCCACATAACCGGTGCATCCAAGATTCCGGGTGGTAAGGCTGCACTTGTTAAGAAGATACTGGACGTAAGGAACTAAAAAGTGCAACCTTTCTTTCTTGACACCAACTGTTACTCTGCAACAATAAATAATAGTGAAGAACTGGAAGTAGTAATTGGTGTCATAGCTAAAGAAAAATCGTTGTCACTACTGGGGGCTTTGCAATGGGTGTTGTCCACCAAGGGCGCCACCTTTGTAAGGAGGTACACCCAAGATGACTACCCCGCTAAGTCACCGGAAGAAATTGCGGCCATGAATAGGGCTGTGGAAATCGAGAAATCCAGCGACACCCCCTCTTTTGGGTACAGAAGAGAACATCAGGGAGACATAACACTAGCTGAATGGCTTGGGCATGATTTCGTAGAAATTACAAAAGCTAAAATATTTGGATATGTCCAATGAATAAGTTTAGGTACGCTCTAAAAAGAGCCGGCGATTCAGACCCGGGTAACGAGTTTGTGGCAGGGTGTAATAACTATTATAGGCGGCACGGGTTTCTAACCGAGAAGCAAGTTGCAGCGCTAGACAGAGTAACCCCGTCCCGCACTTCGTGTCATGACTACAACGCAGTGACAGGCGGGAGGAATCTGTATAATGACAACTACGCAGACGAGCAAAACGAGGTGTACGGAGAAGCTATTTTCGACGTCCCCAACATGTGATTGAAAATAGCTTCGAGGAAGCGGGATGATTTTATGGGCGACGCATCTAATTTGTGGGAAGAGTTCATTGTAATGGTGTGCATCAACAATGCAACACCACACATTCCAACTCCTCTGTGCGGCTTGTGCGGCAACACAGGGTACCTAGCTGTAATCACACCATTTCCTCCATGCGGTCTTCCTCCTGGGCATCAGCGGGTCACAGTTCAAGGACCGTGTATTTGCCCCAATGGCAGAGCAAAAAAGAGACAGTAATGCCGATCTCCACGCTAGGTGTACCTAACCCGCCTGATTCTCTTATAATTTTCAATCGATTTGAGGTGGACCTCTCTCTACCCAAGAATTTTGTCCAGAAATCTTTGGACACTATAAACATCAGAGATACGTTTATTTCTGTGGGGAGTTTTTCTGTAGAAAATGGTTCGATACCAAGGCCACCGTGGTACAAACGACTTTTTTATAGAAAGGAGAAGATTACACCTCCTGTCAAAATCAAACAGATTTTCGAACAGATTTTACTAAATCCAGAAGAACTCAAAATCTTCGAGGATAGGGAAAATAAAGTCTTGGAATTGAGGGGGAGGGCTGTTTTGGCGGGGCAGACCTCTCTAGTGGATAGTATAGACGAAGAGTCTGAAGTACGTAAGTTTGAAAATACTCTTTTTGCTTTGGGGATGAAGAAGTATATTTCTGAGAAGCAATTACTGCAATTTACGGCTGTGGCCGACAGGGCCCTGTGTCTGGACTGGATCAAAAATTTTGTAAGACCTATACCCAACGAAGCAGTAGAAGCAAAAGTAAAGTGCGATGAATTGAAGTTGTTCGACAATTATGTGGTGCTGCACTATGACCCCGAAAATCGAGGCACCCTCAAGAAAGACCGGGAAGCCTTGAAAGACCCAATTCTTTTTGGTGTTGTACGGGGTTCTAGAAAGTTATACTTTGTGGGAGACTGGAAGGACGAGTTGTGTGACCTCACTTTCCAGCAGATCATAGACAAGATGGGGTCCAACCTGGAGATAGTATGACTGCTGTAATGGTCTATGTAGCATCATGCTCTTTTCTTGTAGGATTGGCGGGCGGTGCGTTTGCTATAAGTACCTTCTATTATAGGAGAGAAGTAGGAAAAAGCATGGTCACTGCAAGAGACCCGTCCGGACGCAAATATAAATTCAAAATGCCAAATTGGAATCGATTCTGTCACATCTGTGGTGCGGATTCTTTCAAAAGAGAAAAGTGTGACAGCGGGCGCCACTCATAAACAAGCCATTAACAACGGCTGCTCGTTGTAGAATAATACTGGAGCGGGAGACAGTCTCGGGGTGATGACACCTGGGAATTGCTGCAAAGAACGTTAGTTGTGAGCAATACTCTCTTCCACTTGTGGGAAGAGAAGGAAACGTTCTTGAGTCGGTGAGAATCCGGCAGGTGAGAATCCTGCCCCGGCCCTCTAATTCTAAACCCCCAGTACAATCTGGCACTAGTATGCCACACAACTGGGTTTTGGAGGTTGGCAGTACGAAGACTCGCAGGAAAACGTCCTTGGGCTAAAACCTATCGGACAAGCAGTGGTGGCCAAGCGAGTCAGCCTTAAAACTGCACAAAGAGGAACGGGTCCAACCCCGCAACCAGTAGGAACACCTTCCCGTCTTCGTGTCTGGTCAGTCGGGTTATACCCAGGCAGAAGCCTCCACGCCAACAGATACACGCCCTAGGTTAGCACCCTTCTTTAGTTTTAGACAGGAAAATCAATGAAAATCAACGTCGTCAATTCTCCTAGACCTCACAACGCCAACAACCCCATGGCCAGGGTTTTACGCCTGGAATGGAACGTAGTTGATATGGGAGACATTAAGGCAGGGGATGTGTTTATTACTTTGGACCAAAATAACGAGGTCCGCGGTGAGGGTAGTCACGACGGAATGTGGATTGCTACGGAAGAGGCCACTGGAGACAGTGGTGTGGCAACTGTGGCTTGTGAACAGTTAAATTCCAAGTTTGTGACACACATACCTGACCTGGACGTGGAAGTAGTATACCACCTTCCGCAGTTTTTACCCTATAACGTATATGCGTGGCCTGAATCTTCTAAGGAATGTGTAGAACTTGAAAACAACTAATATTGAGGACCTCATTCGTACTACCGACCAATCCGGTGACGTAATGCCGAGTTTTTTGGCTGGACCCACAACAGATGAAGCGGAAAGAATGGGTCTCATTGAGGCCCGCCCACTTGAAAGCACCGTCGACGGGATGCCAAACTTCTGGTACAGACTCACAACCTTGGGTCTGTCAGTCAAAGCCAAGCTGAAACCCGAAACCACAGAGGATTGAGTTAAATAGATGCGGAATAGTACCATTGTCTGGTGTGCCCCCGAAGCCGACCCCATTGAACTGGCACACATCAAGTCGGAACTGGAAAAAGCCAAGGGCGACCCTGAACACATTGTGGTGGTGGGGTCTGCTTTACACTGGGTTGAGGTCCCTGTGGGTGCTGTTATCAGCGTGTTTAAACCCGGAGGGATTAAAGCACAAAAGCAAGAGGTCGATTCTGTTAAAACAGAACTGGAAAAAGGTTTGAAAGACCCCAGCTATGTTGCTGTGGTCCCATATAGTATAAGTTGGACGGAGTTTGCTAGTCACGTCCGGTGTCCTCCCCCATGCGGCAAATGCGATAAGTAGACCGGCCGCCGTCAAAACAATCCCTCTTATTATAGGCCCCCTTTCTTTGTTCCGTACAGCCCCATCCTACGTTAAGGGTTCTATTATAGTTCAGGTGTGACTGCCTCGACCGGCAAACCACACCTGAACTAGTGAGAGACCCGTGTCAGAAGACCCCAGCTCACCATCAACAAATGCGGTGTTATCTGTGTTGGTAAAAAGCACAGAGGTTATGGCCACCATAACCGCAACTATAAGCTCTTACCAAAACGAGTCTGTCGTTAATAGACAGACGCTGCGAGAAGCTACAACCAATATAGTGGCTAAACTGGATAACCTGGACCGCTCAATCTCAGAATTAAAATTGATGTCAGAAGGTGCAGAGGTCACCAGACGAAATGAATTAGCCCGAATTTTCGAGTTACTAGGAGAAGAGAGAAAAGACCGCAAAGAGACAAATGCAGACGCAGGCAAAGAAGAAAGGGCACTGATACAAGAGATTATTCGGTCTGAACTGGGGGAAAGAAAGCAAGAACGGAGTTTAGTAGTACTGGGTGCTCAAGCCGTGTGGAATGTTGGTGGGAGGTACATAGTATTAGCTGTGTCACTGTTGTTTGCGGCTATAGTGATGAAAATCGCAGGGATAAGTTTAGCCGATATTATAGGGGTGGTGGGCAAATGAGAAAAACACCCCATCACTTGCTTTTAGTAGAAGACCGAAAGCAGGATGCCAGACAAGTTATCCGAGCACTGAACAAATTAGGGTGGGGACACATTCCGGTTGATGTAGTGGAGGACGGAGTGTCAGCACTGGATTACTTGTTTCAAAGAAATGTGTATTCCGGCGTTGAACGTCCGGATTTGATTTTGTTGGATTGGATGCTTCCTTTAAAGAATGGTATAGAGGTATTGAGAGAAATGAGAGCATCCCCACTTCTAATAAAAATACCAGTTATAGTGTTTACTACGTCGTCTAGTGACTCAGACGTAGACGAGGCCCACGCAGCAGGGTCAAATGCATATCTAAGAAAACCAATAGACCCCAAAGAGTTTGAGGATGTGATACACGCACTGGGTACATTCTGGATAGACCATGCTTTTTTGCCAAGGTCATGATTCAAGAATTAGAGTTCCATGACTGGGTGTTGCTATTTTTGTTGGTATTACCGTATTTTCTTTTTTGGCTTAAAAAAACAGAATATTACAAAAAATCTTTAGAGTACAAAAATCAAAAAGAACTACTGGACAAATGGTTTAACAGTTCTAGTGATTTGCATTGCACCGTCTCAAATGGTGTGTTCACATTTTTGTCTAAAGGGTGGGTTAAAACTATTGGGTACTCATTAGAGGAACTCAAGTCAAAACCACTTATTAACTTTGTACACCCACAAGACAGAGAGAAGACTATAAAAGAAGCTGTTGCGCTACAAAATATAGACCACCACACGATGGGATTTGTAAACAGATACATACGAAAAGACAAGGCAGAAGTATACCTGGAATGGACGGCTGCGTCTGATGGAACTCAGGTATATGCTACAGCAAGGGATATAAGCGAACACCACAAAAGGGACATAGACCTCAAGTACTGGTTATTAGTGGGGCTAGAGTTGGTTGCCACGACTCGACCCACTGATCTTGAGAAATGGTCTTTTGTAAGTAAGGGCCTCCAACAGCTATTGGGGCGGTCAGAACTAGAATTGACAAGTAGACCGTGGAAAGAATGGATAGAATTTGAGGAAGAATTTGAGGAAGAATTTGAGGAAGAGGAGGTGGACAGTTTTACAAAAATAACAAGAGCAAAAGCAAAAACACGAACAGCCAATGGTAACAGGGTACACTTATTGTGGAGTATAACCCGGGACCGCCAATCCGGGGGTATGTACATGAGCGCAACGAACCTGACTGAGTTTGTCAAACAACAAGAACACCTAAAAAACACCATACACGAGCTAGAACAGGCGAATGTTGCTTTATCTGGTTTTGCTAATGTGGCAGCACACCAATTAAGAAGTCCGCCTCGCAGCATCTTGGGTGCTGCGCAGATAATAGAGGAAGACTTTAAACTTCCAGATGGGATGCAAGAGTACATTACGGACATAAAACAAGATGCAGTACTGCTATCCGACATAATAGATGGTCTCCACAAGGTGTCTGACATACGAAAATTAAAAAATATGAAGGCGCTTCCAGTAGACCTGAACACCATACTCAGGCCTATGAGGCTGGCGTACTGTAGAGAAGCCTCAGATTGTTACATAAAAATAAGTTCAGACCTTCCTATGGTGTTGGGAGATCAAACACTTTTAACAGAGGCCTTCAACAATCTCATAGATAACGGTCTCAAATTTAACAAAAGTATTGTAAAAATGGTAAAAATACATGTCATCGCCGACCCACAAAGTTTTGCACCTGTTGTGGTAGTAGAAGATAACGGGGTGGGCATAGACCCTGTGTATCACAAAAAGTTGTTTTTGTTATTTGAGAGACTGACCACAGAATTTCCAGGTACTGGTGTTGGGCTGTACTTGACCAAAATGATAATAGAGAGACTTGGTGGCACCATAAGATTGGAATCAGAAGTTGACAGGGGGTCCAAATTTTTTATATCCCTTCCGACACATAAAAAAGAATCCTCTGTATAATGGTATAGAGGTGGTACAAATGCAAGAGAGACAGTTAACATTTTGGGTTGTTTATAACTGGGACACAAAATCCGTTGAACTGAGCAAGGACTTTCCAACACCACCAAAAGAGGGTGGAAGTGTCTCTTTGCACAGGGTAACAACTGATATTTCTAGGCTAAACCCCAATGACCAGGAAGTTCAGAAGATTGTCGGTAGGTCATTTGAAGAGTGGAACACCGCTGCAAAACGGGACTCGGATAGACCATTAACACACTATCTGGCTTCCAACATAATGTGCCAAGCTGCCTATTTGGTGCCACCACACTCATACGGACCCGAAATTGGCGCAGTAGGTTCTCATTGGGGCGCTGGCGGCTTGGGTACCGAACATGTAGACAAGCACATTACAAGAATAAAATTGCCCGGTGAGAAGACTATAAAAATTACGGTGGAGTATGAATAACCCGCATCCTGGTACTGTGTTGAGACAACAATTTTTGAAGCCTCTGGACTTGACGGAGTATTTGCTAGCTCAACATATCAAAATATCAGACAGACAGGCATGGCGAATAGTTAATGGGATGAGCCCCATGACCGCTAAGGTGGCTCTACGTTTGTCCAAGTTTCTCAAAGTACCAGCAGAATACTGGCTGGAACTGCAAAATAAGTATGACTTGGAAGTAACCGAGTCAACGTATCCCGATTTATTAAATAAAATAGAACCACACCCAAAGGTGTGATCAGGGTTTTGAAGAAGTGACCCAGGGGTCATCGGGTCCCAAGCCTCTGCACAAATGGTGGTCATTAATGGACCACTTGATTCTTTCCACACCCCTTTTGTTGTGCTTGAGAGCCATCTCTGCCCTTAGGGCCTCACTCCTGTTGCAATACGGACCGTAGAGGGCGCGGGGAACCCAAGGACGGGCCTTGAAGGTATACTTCCCGCCTCCCTTCTTGAGGCCGTTATGCTGACGTATTCTTCTTGTAGGATCAGTGGTTGACCCAACATAATAGAAGCCGGGGAGGGGATTACCGCGTTTCCCTCTCCGTTCTACCAGACTTTGAATCACATAAACCCACCAGACTGAATTGGGATTGTCCACTAAAATGTCTCCACAAGATTTCATCACAACTTTACATGTGGTGTGTGAGTGCAGCAGCACAGAACACATTTTGCAGTTTGTGCAGTTCGAGCCCGAAGAGGGGGAGCCCGAAGAGTGCTGTTACACAAGTGTACAACTGAACCCGTGCAATCCGTGGTATAAACGGGTTGTGATGGCCACCAAATACGTGTTTGGTCATCAATCGAGGTACGGTCATTGGGACTGCACCATTCTAGGTAAAAAAGAAGCTGAAAAATTGTATGTGTTCTTGGGGAAATTTCTAAATAAGGAGTAACTAAAGATGGCTCTTTATAACACTGGCGCCAACACTGACAAGCTTAACAAAGCCATTGGGGGATGGACGGTAGTCTCGGTGGTGCCCTGTACCAAAACAGAGGCCCAGTTTACCCTGAATTTGGCCATGGGCACTAAAAGAAAAAATGTGGATGTATATTCCACAGAACCTGGGTACTGGTTCAGAGAACATAGTCATAAATTTGTAGAGACAGGCGGCCCCTGTAATACCAAGTTATGATTGACCAGTGATTTACCATTGGGTAATTATACCCAGACATTACGTAGAAAGTATCCAACATGACTGTTTCCACCGTTGCTGTGACCACCACTTCGCATACGCCAGACGAACATTATAACTGGTTCTTGGAGCGGGTTAAGAACCACTACAACCTTAACTCGATGAGCGCGCCCGTGTTCACCACTAGCGTGTCAAATCTGTATGAGACATACCTGAACTCATTCAAAGACCCGGTTGAGCGGCAGGCCCACGCCTGCAATTGTTGTCGCAGATTTATCGAGCGATTCGGCGGATTGGTCACCATCGGTCCGGACGGTCGTACACATCCGGTCATGTGGGGTGGTAGCACGGTGTACGCGGACACAGATGAGGCCATGGCCCAAGCTGTGCGGAAAGCGTATGTCACCGGTGTATTTCTGTCGTCGGAGCCTGAGTGGGGCGTACCCAAAACTGGGCCGTGGACTCACTTCTCGGTTGTACCTAAGACGATTTTCAAGCACCCGACGCTCAATGCCGAACAAGTGATGGCTGAGAAGAAACAGGACTTCCAGAACGTCAGCCGTGCACTGGACGAGTTCAAACAGCCGCTTGTTGAAAAGGTTCTGGCCCTGCTGGAAGCGGAGCAGTTGTACCGCAGCGAGAAAGTACTTGGTCCCGCCAAGTGGCTACATGACCTACATGTGGCTCGGAGTCAGGCTAAGGGCAAGTTGCTGAAGGAGAATGTGGTGTGGCTGGCAATTGCCACGGCTCCGTCAGGATTCTGTCACCCGCGTACCTCAATGGTTGGAACCTTGCTGGTGGACGTAGCCAATGGCGTACCTTTCAGCACTGCGGCCAAACGGTTTGCAGACAAGATGCAGCCCGATCAATACCAGCGGCCTCAGGCTCCGCCCAAGGCGGGTAACATCGCGGCTGCTGAAAAAATCGTTGAGCAGCTTCAGTCCGCTGGTGCATTGGCCCGTCGCTATGCTCGACTCGAAGAGATTCAGGCTCTTTGGCGACCCACGCCCAAGTCAGAGACTAAGAACGGTTCTGGGGTGTTTGGACATCTGAAAGCCAAGGACACCTCTGTTCAAAGTGTTGTGACCGGTGCACCTGCAAAACCGATCACTTGGGTGAAATTCGAGAGTACCGTCTTGCACAAGGCGGGGAAAATCGAATTGCTGGTGCCTGGGCACGGCTCTTTTGCTGCGCTGACAACGGCTGTGAACTTCGATGCGCCTCCCATTCTGCAGTGGGATACGCCTGAGAAGCGGAATCCTGTTGCGTGGTATCAGTACACGTCTGGGTCGCCGGCCCACCAGTGGTTACTGAGTGCAGGTTCTTTCCGTACAGTTTCAGCAGTGACTCTGCAGCCATCAATGTGGAACGGCGGCATGGAACACCAGGGGGCCGGGGTCCTTTTTGTCCTGGAGGGGGCGAAAGACACCCATGATGCGGGGTCGTGCCTGTTCCCTGAGATTCTGAAGGCAGAGTATCGCGAAATCAGGTCGGTTATGGAGGCCCACTCCAAGTCGAGCAAGATGGAAGGGACTGAGGACCAGTCTGCATCGGGACTCATTTGTCAGAAGAGTGGTACGTGGAACGTAGTCCTGCGTGTTTGGGTTGGTAATATTGCCACAGACTACAAACTGGACCGATGGGACTGACCACGAACCCAATTACCAATGATTGTTCGGTTGCGGGCTGGACATCTTGATAGGAGCAGGAAATGGCTGAGTATGGCTACATTCTTAACGACATTTTGCGATTGGGCCCCGCGAAGCCGATGGGGTATGTACCTCAGCACACTATCACACACCTTTGTAGTCGAAGAATAGAAAGCGTGGTCAAAGAGTGTGAAGACCTGGGGTATCTTATAGAGATTGCGGCACAGGACGTGTGCAAAATTTTGTCAGGGGCTGTGTATGTCTGTAGTCCCACACACCTTCAGGCTCTATTAGACAAAAACCTCGGTACACTAGAAGAGGCAGGGTGGCCTGTCCACGCTTATGCCTTCATGTTGCGGGTTACCCAAGAATGGGTGGAACCGGGTGTTGCAATTCACGACTTGATCAGTAAAGCGTTTGGTGACCCGAACACTCCCAATAGTCCTGCCTCGCATACGACCCTTGCGAACGGGGACTAAACCCGTGGTCCAGGTTCTAATCCCTGCTAGAGAAATTCCGTACGGGGGCTGGTTCATCAAAAGGACCGGTACCAATGCCTACCTACGTCTATCCGACAGTTCGGTGAAGTACCACAAACTCAACTTGAATAGAGTGTATGGCGTGTCGCTGACAGGCAACATGACAAGTGTAGACCAGAATACGCTAGTACAACCGTCTACCTACGAAGCATACTTTCGGAACGTCCTGGCTACAGAAGAGTGGGAGCGCACGGTAGGAATTAAAAATGATTGAGTTGTTTGAGTCTGTGCCGCCTTGGGTGTACTTAATTGCTGCTGGTCTAGCCACCACCGTCTCTTCCAAAATGAGAGACTTTGTGTATCGGTTGTTTTCACATGTGATCGCAACTGATTACCTATCTCACCACCAAGTCAAAAGCAGCATAGCTGGGTACCTAAGGGCGCACGCAAAGCGAAGCCCATTTGGAGACCGGGTGTACGGCGCTGTGCACTTACGGGTGCATTCTAGAGATAGAGAACAGTATGTTGCCACTCTAGACCTGGGTGAGGGGAACCAGATATTTTGGCTCAAGTGGTGGCAACCAGTGTTTTTATCCAATACCGTAACTGGATCTGGCAAAGGCCCCCCTAGTAGTTCATCAGAAACCAAAACCAGAATACGGTACATCAGAGGCACACTAAACCTACCCAAAATTTTAAAAGAGACACTAGATTGTTTTGCAGACGAAGGGGCCTCGGTCAATTCCAACAGGTTCAGAGTAATCCGATGTTTTGGCTATGGAAGCCAAAATGACAAAAATGACTCAAATAGCCCTGGTGCGACGAAGACTATAGACGAAGTGGAATTTGAAACAATTCATTCCAAGTGGTCGTCTACTATCATCATAGGATACTCGCTAGAGGACATCATTCCCAAGACCGCAAGAACCGTAGCCAATTTGGTGATGTCACCCACAGCGTCTCAAGCCCTAGAAGAGATTCATTTCTGGAGAACCTCCAAAGACTGGTTCCGCGAAAGAGCAGTACCTTGGCGACGGGGATATTTGCTGCAAGGGCCTCCTGGAACAGGTAAAACGAGTTTTGTCAGAGCGGTGGCCATGGAATTGAAGATGCCTATATTCATGTTCGATTTAGCTTCCATGTCAAATGGCGAATTAAACCGAGCCTGGACCGGAGTTGTCAACAGCACTCCAGCTATCGCTCTGTTTGAAGATCTGGATTCTGTGTTTGATGGCCGGCGGAATGTAAATGCAGACAAGCATAAAGACACAGTAACCTTCGACTGCTTATTGAATTGTATAGACGGGGTACAGGAATCGTCTGGCATACTACTGTTTATAACCTCAAATCATGCAGAAATATTGGACCCCGCGTTAGGGTCTCAGCTAATAGATGGGGTGTGGCATCCCACTCGCCCTGGTCGCATCGATGGTGTCGTAGAATTTGGTGACCTGAATGAAGATGGGCGCATGAAGATGGGCGCTCGAATTCTCTGCGGAGTGGCGCAGTCAGTAATGGACGAAGTGGTGTCCCAAGGGCCATGCACCCCTGCCGTCATGCAAGAGCGCTGTTTTTCAGCGGCCATATCATGGCGAATGGCTCAATTCAAACCCAATTGACGGGGCATCTGGTCTGTGTAATAATCCTGTAGACCACGGTGATTGTAGAGTGGTCTCGTCGATTGGCTCCTTCTCAATCAATTCTTGACGCCTCCCGTGACAAGGAGGACTTCGTTACCTTTGCTGGTCTTTTGAGTAACGATGTTATAAGGCCAGGGTGCTCAACTTATAGTCTCGGGTTGAGAGTCCATAACGGCATTGTAACCGCAGCACAGTTCCCACGTTAGTGAAGAGCTAAGTGCTAGAGACTACAATTTCGATCAGGGCCTGTGGTGGGTCCTGTAACGGAACTCGGTGAGAGCAGGGTGGCCATAAACTACCCTGGGACGAGTAGCGAAGACAAGGGTGGTATCCGATTCCACACCAGTCACACCGCGAGTACTGGTTTCCCTCCCAGGTTCACAACCAGTACTCAAAAGCCGGGCTGACGGCACTGACTCCACTCCTTAAAAGTGGAGTCTAAAGAGGAAGCTGTTGACCTCATCAGCGGCCATCTAAAGATTGCGGGTGCGAGAGATGCCCAATCGCAACTCGTCTCAATTCAGGTTGAGCGCATCCGCCTTCAACTTCTTGATGGAGGGTTGGTGTAATGACACACCATCAAGAAGTTGTGGCGTCCGCTAGGTCTAGTCACTTAGCGTTCTAGGGCTTGCTTGCAGACCAAGTGCCAAACGTCTGCTTTCAATTCTGGCTCATGAGGAAAGCCCGTCAGAAGCTTGCTAGCAAATGCCTCATGATGACTCCAAGCAAAGACTTGGTGATGGTGGCTTAAATTGAACGTGACCAGGGTCGCCACTCGCTGCTGGTCTGATAGTGGGACAAGATAAAGTCTGAGGGATGCCCCACTGAAAGCCCCAGACAATTTCTCACAAAGACCCCAAGGTGCAGTCCGATGACCGACAAAGTGTCAGCTGTGTTACGTACTGTGGTGGCAATGCCTACAATAGTGCGAGACACGCCGAATGGCCTGGACTGGGGGTTTTACACACGTGAGGACCCACGAATGCACCTTCAGGTGGTGGCACCTAAGAACGTTCATCACAAGGTGTGGCTCGAAAACAAAGGTAAGAGGGTTTTCGAACCGGAGGGTAAGGTCTCAGCCAGTGTGCTAAACCCACTTAGGAGTTATCTAAAAGACCACCTATTTGAGGTGGAATCTGAGTGGGCCAACCTATTGTGGGAAACACAATGGTTCAAGCTCAAGTTTGTGGGTAATGGGGTTCATGCCATAGTCTATCCTGGAACCCATCAAGAGTTTAGGAGAGTGGTGAACCTTGCTGTTGAATTCCCCAACGGATACCAAGATATGTTGGCTGGTTCAGTAACGTTCAATCTCAAAACTTCGGCAATTGAGGTGTGGCCTAAGCGCGATGGGGCACTATGTAGAGATTGGACTGCATCCGGATTTCTTTGGGTGTGAATCACTGATTGACTGGACCAAGTGGTGGGTGAAATAGATAGAAGCAAGAAATGGCCCATCTCCAGTTAGGGCCCTTCCGGGGAACCGACTCGAAGCCCTCAAGGGGATCGGGCCGGTCAGTATAGCGTCCGCATCAACGACCAGGGGAGGTTCTGCTTCGTGTGGAACGACGGGGTGGAGGACCTTGAACTCGTGGACTACCACTCGTGACCCGCACGCTCTGCGTTCAGGAGATGAACCATGGATAGGCTTGATCCGATTCATCCTGGTGAGGTCCTCGATGAGGATTTCCTGAAGCCCCTGGCCATCAGCCAGTACAGGCTCTCCAAGGACATTGGTGTGCCGCCTGTGAGGATCAACGAGATCGTCCACGGCAAACGTGGCACCACGGCGGACACGGCCTTGCGTCTGGCTAAGTTCTTCGGAACGACGGCTGAGTTCTGGATGAGCCTGCAGACCCGCTTTGACCTGGAAGTCCAACGGGACGTGTCATCGGAGCAATTGGAACACATCAAGGTGTTCCAGGCCGATGGGTGAAACGATGCTCCCGAAGAACCGAATTCTTGTCAATCCGGGCGAAATGCTGCTCCAGGAGTTCCTGACCCCCTCGGACTGACGCAGGTGACAGGGTTATAACTGGCCCGCACTACAGGTTCAGCTATAATGACCCGGTTCTAACATTGCTGAAATCCTGACACCGGGGTGGTGCCACTCCCTAAATAATTGATTGGGATCTGTGAAAAATCAGGTGTGTAAGAGTGTAGGGACTTTTGCGCCCATAGCTCAAATGGTCAGAGCGGGGTGCTTGAGTTTAAGGGCTGCGCAAAAGGAAACTTTTGCGTGACAACTCCGTAAATTCGGGGAACGCTTAACAGGTTATGCTGATGCCAATCCCGAGCCAAGCCCTTTAAGCAAAGGGAAGGTGTAGAGACTAGACACGGAGAACCTAAATTCCGATAAAGGAACACGGTTAAGGGATAGTCCAGACCACAAATCTTTCAGCAACGGAAGAGCGGCGAAAGCCGAAGTGGATTGCATAACGCCACGGTTCCTGGTTCAAGTCCAGGTGGGCGCACGACTGTTCCTACACTCTTACACACTGATTTTCAAGGGCCTCACTAGCGGTCTTATTAAGCTCAAACGCAAAATGGTGTCTTTGACAACCCAATAGGGATACTTAATTGTGCAAGTGTCAATACTTGTGTTATAGTTCATGTGAACTACTACGAGGGTTCACATGGCTACACGTTTAGATGAGAGTCTTAGAGCCGAGTGCCTGCGTCTTAGGACTGATGAACGTAGGTCCCTTAATGAGATTAGGGGCCTGACTGGGGTTTCCAAGGGAGCACTTAGTGCACTATTGAGAGACCACCCACTCACTGAAACTGAGATAAAAAGCAAACACATCCCACATACAATCAGCAATAAAAAAGAACGTGGGACGGAATCTTGGCTCCACCAATCGATCGACCGAGCTAAATTAACTAGTCGTGACATTGGAAGCTTGTCAGAGTGTGCAGTTATGGCGCGGGCTTTGGCTAGAGGTATTGAGACATACAAGTCAGTGTTTGATTGTGCCACTGTGGACATAATAATGTTCCTACCCCAAACTAATAAGCTATGGAAAGTACAAGTTAAAACTGCTAGGTCAGACAAGGGACATGGTCAGCCAGCTATTAGATTGATCCATGCCCCAAGAGTTCTAGCCAAAACCAAGCTGATACAACCGGGTAAAAGATACCAATCCCATGAATTCGATTTTATTATTGCATACGATTTGTACACAGACACATGTTATATTTGGTCTTGGCAAGAAACATCTTTGTATAAGAACGCAATAACCATTTCCCCAGACGCAGCAGAGCGTTGGGACAAGATTCTTCAAACATAGTTTCTGTGGCCGCTTAACTCAGTTGGTTAGAGTGCCTCCCCTACACGGAGGATGTCGGGGGTCCGAGTCCCTCAGCGGCTACAATTTTCATCAAAGTTTGGGTTACAAGCAGGTATAAGCCTCCCGGTCCCCACGGTGTGGCCTACTTGTGGTAAGGCCGCGGCTCGATGGTCGATAGTCACATCACCGTCAACTCACTTGTAGCCCATTTTTCAATTCTTGGAGCAGAGAATGGAAACCACACCAGAATTAGACCAGTTATGGCTGAGGTATGACCATGGGGGGTGACCTGTCTGACATTGAACTCAATCAGTTGATCGACAGTATCAATTCTGGTGTTACTTTCCTATCAGCGCGGGGTGAGACGGGTGGTGTTTTGTATAAGGCCGAATCCGACCAAAGGACCTTATTAGACCTAAAGGCCCTTAGGACTAGAATTAGATGGACTAATGATGACCCTGATGGACCCATCCGTCCAAACCCACTTGAGTAACACTCAACTTTCTTTTGTTCCCTAGTAACTATTTTCAAATTGATTTTGTGTGCTAGTAGCTCAGCGGATAGAGCGCTCGCCTTTGAAATAGGAGCACCTAGATAGGAATGTCTAGTGTGAATGCCCTCAAATTCGGTGAACTCCCTGCTTCCTTCAAAAGAAGCGAGACAACGCCGAGCCAAGTTCCCTATTAAACGGGAAAAGGTGTAGAGACTTGACGGGGGCCACCCAGAACGGGTGAAGACAAAGTCCAGGCCACAAATCTCCACAAGAGAGTAACGAAAGTTATAGTGGTAAGCTAAGCGAGTGGTCGCAGGTTCGATCCCTGCCTAGCACGAATTTCTTTAATGTCCAAGAGGCCATGGTCAAATTCCCAGTGGTGGTTGGAACACAACAAAATCAGGTTGGATGGGTCATTTATCGCCGAGATAATAGTGTCTGGCGTGTGGTCTTTGATGGCTTTAACGTGACACACTTGCACGTGTAAAGAGTACTCACACACCGCACAGCATTTGACCCACCCCTGCTTGTCCACTACCACACGAGCATCATCTCGAATTTGTGAGTTGGACTGATACACTCGGCGTGCCTGTAGTGTACCCAGTGTTTCGTTTTTCCATCGCTTAGTATTTGATTTAAAGTGGTCTTGACATTTGGTGCAATAAGTTATTCTGCTGGGAATAATAACTTCACAACGTTTACATTTCTTCTTCATTGGGACATGGGGGCTTTAGTTTGTTGCCCCATGATGCCGAACACGAGTTAGAACAAAATCTTGGATTTGTGGTGGAGTCACCACAGTTAGTACAATTAGTGAGTTTCATTTCCAGGTCCACAAGCTGATAGGGGTTGAATAGAGTGAACTGTAAAAAGATTACCACTCTATTCGAGTCCCTCCTGGTGTGCTTTTTCAAAAGGGAAGACAGGTTAGTTTTCAAATGCGTACGCATCTTGGAGTGCCAACTTGTCGTAACGCGCCTTTTTAAAACTGAGGAGTGCTTCCTACGGGGCTGTTGATGTCTCCTAGTTCAGCCCACTAACCATCGTTTTTCGAAAGAGTTCCAGATGCTTAAGGTACAGATTTCAGGCGAGGCCGGTGAGGGTAAAACCACCATAGCCCTGATTATCAATGAGGCTTTAAAGGCCGCAGGGTTTGAGGTGGAACTGGTGGATGACAGCACCCCCTTCATGGCTCGCTTTCAGCATGCAGTCAAGTTGGCCGCACTGAAAGACAAGCCGGTGTTGGTTTCCACACTCTCACTGAGATCAAAAAGTGGGAACGGGGAGTGTAGATGGGGTGTAGAGCCTATGGAGAAGGTCTGAATACAGCCCCCTGAGGTCTAGGTTTTTATATCCACGGAGTCCCAGATGATAGAGAAGATTTTGGACGAGAAGGAACAACTAGACAAAAGGATCGCCAAGTTGTCCTTTCTCATCAACGATGAAATATTCTCCAAACTCAAGGAACACGAACGGGCGCGGATTGTACTCCAAATAACCCATATGACTGCGTACAGCGAGATCTTGAGGGAGCGAATAGACGCCTTCTCACATTGCAATGACACAAGAACTATGGAAACCAATGATTTGATTCGTGCTGAGGTGTCCAACCCCAAGCAGATGATCAGCAATCAAAGCGTCAAAAAAGCCTGGGAAAGGTTTGACCGGGCTGATCATTTATCGAACATAGAATTGGATGCCCTGATTGAAAGTGTCGCCACCGGTATTGCTTTCCTGGAAGCTCGTGGCGAGAGTGGTGGCGTGCTTTACAAGGCCAGGATCAATCAAATCAGCCTGCTAGGTTTCAAGCGCGCCAGAACTGCAAAGGTTTAGTTCCCCTAGGGACTGTCCCGTATAAAAGCCGGGACTAGGCAACTAAAAGGCCTACTCCGCTCACAGGAATCTGCTTAGTGGTTGATAGCAGAGCACCCTGCATTTGAGCCCCGCATGGGGTGTTCGGGCGGGTTGCAATAACCATGTTGGTGTTGGCAAGATTCGGTTTTTACGACCGAAAGGGAGTCACCCGCCCTCAGCACTAAAAGGTGCATCGGAAGACAAAGCCGTGGACTTCAACCTACGATGAAAAGTGGGATGCCATTTCCCATGAGACTTTCCGGCAGGACTACGTGGCGAAAGCCTAAGGCTCAAATGAGTGGCTATTGTGAACCGGTCCGCAGACCCGGTTCTCTGCCCTGTTAGCACAGCAGGTTCCACACCCTCCTGATGGCATGTGCTTCGCCATTGGGTACTTGACTTTAACGGCCTAGCTAGCTGTTTGAGTCACAGGTTCCAACTCTGGGCCTGACCAAATTCTCAAGTATGCACCTACAAGGCAGCTTGCTTGAGGAAGGGGTGACAGTCCGGAAAGTACGGACACTTTGTAACGCCTGGGCACTGGAGAAGTGCTGATTTTGAAGGCCTATTGTAAGACCGGTGCTCTGTGCCCCGCCAAGTGGTCATTAAGCGGTGCCCAACACTGGCCGCAGATTCTAGAGTCTGCGCTAGCAGCCACGATCAAAAGTGGTGTCCAGGTGGAAGTCCTGGGGCCTTCAAAATCAGCATTTCCAATTGCCATGTACAATTGTGTTTCTGCCGGGTTAGCCAAGCGGTCGACGGCACCGCCCTTGTAAGGCGGAATCCCACACCGTGGGTTCGAATCCCACACCCGGCTCCATTTTTCTCCAGGTGGTTTCTTTCAATGGCTTATTACAATCGAGGCAGCATGCCCAGATGTCTAATTTGTAGTCTCCCTCTTTTAATTAAAGAGGATGGCAAACCTGAGCCATGTCACAATCCAACCTGTTGCACACCCCTATGCTTCTGTGAGCATAACATATTCGGAGACTTGGTAAATGCGGACAGGTGCCCAGCACATAGTCCAATGCTACTATTTGGGGGCATCTAATTGAAACGCGAAATAAAACACTATAGGTACTACCATCAGGTACTTCGTCATATTGTCCATACTGCTCCTGTGTGGGGGTTGTATTACCAGGGTGTGGCCCACCAACTGTGCTTGGCAGGACTGGTCCACAAAAACAGAATTAGCGGCTCTTATCGTCCTACTGAGTTAGGCATACGCAAGCTAAATGAATTGGAAGACTGGAATCGGGCAAACCTACACTTGTCTGACCCTACTATATTCAGATTGTCAGATATAATTCCGTCATTGCCAAAACACATAGACTAATTGGGAGTACTGCAATGAATGCAGAAGTATACATAGGTAATGAGAGTGTCGGCACGCTGGCAGGGACCACACTCACGTTGTTCCCACCGTGGAATGCACTTGGCATCAGCAATGTCAAAATACGTCTACGACTGGAAAGTATTCCAGAGGTAGAAACCAGGATTACAAGCTGGAATTCTGCAACTCAGGTGGATGGTGCTGTAATTATTGGAGGGGTCAAGTTTCACGAATTCCCTGTAAAGGAAGTGGAAGAGACTACTACATTTATTAGTAAACTTCAACTGGAAAACATAAGGCTTGGGCCATTCGAAGTACTTGTTCATGCCATCAACAAGTCGCTGAAAGAATTACACATAAACGCAAAAAGTGAAATCACCCAATCACCATTTGGGATTACAATACGTGTGCAAAAGTGGTCGGTTAAAACTGTAGAAAGCGAACTGCAAAATGTCTAATACTGAGCAGTGACGAGAAGACCGCAAAGAGGCCTACAACTGGCTCATAGTTGTGGTAGTTGCGTTACTCGTACTGGCCCTCCTTGCCTTTGGGGCAAGAGGCCTGGGTCTGGTGTCCTTTAAGCTCTTCGGGGCTGCAGAAGAAGACACCCGGAGAGAGGTGTTCAAGAACTCTCAAGCTTTCCAGGACGGGGTTATATCAGAAATCAGGAACATGCAGATGTCATATGCGTCTTCTGCCGACCCTGACCACAAGGCTCTTCTCCGTTCAGAAATGATTCGTCGTGCGGACACTGTTCCCCATGATGCCATGCCCCCCGATCTAGCCTCTTTTGTCCTCAATCTTCGTAACTAAGGGAATAGTAGCCCATGAAGCGTTTTCTGATTTTGTCTGCAGGCCTTTCTCTTGTTGGTTGTCCTCGTGAAGAGGTTTCAAGTGACGTCCGTCAGAGACAGCAGCAAGAAAAGATCCTCTCCGAAGGCACATCCCAGGTGGGTATGCCTGGGATCAAAAATTTCCGTGAGCGGAAAATCGTCAAGACCCTTTTTGAACTCCGGGACCAGGAAGGGCTGACTACATATACCTATGTTTTCAGTCCCATGCTCGGCAAGTTCATCCTGGTTGGCAAGTCTTTGGGATTTGGTATCCCTGCTGCAACCCAGTTCACGAACCCTGAGAAGATTGCGGCAGAAAACTTAAACCAGGGGTATGCCATTCTGCCTCAGGCTGACCCCAATGGGTTGTTCAGCCCTGCGTCCGCTGACGCCACCTGGGTTCTCATGTTGAATCCTCTGACCAAAAAGGCAGAACCTCAGTACTTTGAGGAAAAAGATTACAGTGACTACTTTTCCTCTGCCTGACGGCATTGTGGTTAATCAGGCTTCAGACCTTCCGCAGTAGTTGACCCGCAGTAATACGACACGGATTATGGTGTGGGTACCGTAACACGGATTGTCTGACGATGGGTGCCAGAGTGACCCGTCGTCAGAGTGGAGTAGCGCCGCTGACTGCTACGGTAGTTACAGCCCATGTACCACACCCAATAACGAGGCAGTAGTCAAAGTGCTAATTCAATTTGAGACAATGAGTAAGGGACCTGACAGTCGGAAGCAGACTGTTGTCGCCGATTTCTTGGGCGCTGTTAGAGACAAGACCGATGGGATTCTGGTACACACTAACATAGGTACGTTTATGATGCTCCACAATACCGATTACAACAAGTTTATGGAGGGCATTGTGTTTGGCATTCAGAACAACAATGTGATGGTCAATTTTGTTTCTGCCAAGGAGTAACTCTATATGTTAAGAACAAATATGTATGGCGAACTCTGGTTTATTATTCACAACGCACCCGTTTATTCTTACAGAGTCAACCATGCCTTGGCTACACAACTATGTAATGCGGGGTGGGTTCGTAAAAATAGAGAGAATGGCTCTTACCGTCCTACTGAATCAGGCACCCGTTCGCTGAACAGGCACCTTACGGAGTGTCCAAATATAAACACGGACGAGTACATAGCAGAATAAGATTTTGTTGCAGAGGACCAATTTGTGGGTCAGCACTAGCGCCGTGTCACATGTGCTTGCTGTGAGTTGGTTCTGGAACATTGACGCCAGGGTGACAAGCACACGGCCCCTGGGCGTAGTAGGTCAAGCAAACTTCTCGGCTCTGCCTTTAACCGGGTACCCCTGAATAAGCCCAACCCTGCCTGCAACAATTTTCATAACTAAGGTATAAGGCCCATGTTTAAACTAGAAGCAAAATCTGTATTTAGTATGATCGAAGCGGCCAAAACGGCTGGCCCGTATTCAGGCCGTGTAGGCAAACCCATCACAAACAATTCGATTGGCAGTTTAGACAGCTACAACTACGTCGGATGGATCAACCTCAAAACCCATGTGTGGGTCTACGTCACCCCTGACACTGTAGAAAACATGGAGAGCCGGGAGTGGTCGGCTCCCTGGCAACAACTGGGCATTACTGACGTGCATGAAGCGCAAAAACTGATCTCCGCTGAAGAGAGCAGAATCAAGTTGTTTGGCCCCAAGGTTGATCTTGATTTCGGTGGCAACATTCTCGGACCTACAGGTAATTGAAGATGCTTGTACTAAGTGAGAAAGAAATTCTGGGCCTAAGGCGCCTATTCCAAAACATACCGTACGAGGAATCCTCATTTGAGGAGTGGCAGGACGTTCTGCTACCAGCAATTGCTTTGCGGGGTGCGGAATTTATTGACCGAAATGTTATATTTGGCCATAACTATCCAGTAGCAAAGACTATTCTGGAGTCCATCACCGACCCAGAGGCACTCAGATTTTTGGCTAAGTTGAGAGTGTTGTTCAGCACAGCAGACCTAAAAGACCTTCCACCCCTAGAGCACTGCTACTCGTGCGGACACGACCACGAGCGTAGTCCCCATCAACTGTCGCTGAGAATTGTGAAACCATTTAAAGCCATAGGCTGGGGTGCCACTTTCACTGAGAGTTCTTTCAGAATGGGCAAAGCTCGTGGGGCCCTACCTACCATAGAGAGTGGTACGGGGGCGTCCATGTGGATTGACAGGGCGGCCATTATAGACCCTGAGACCAATAAGCCCTGGGCACATGGCCTGGATGGTTTCTTCACGGATGCTGTAACCAAAGAAGAGATTACAAGTCTCGAAGACTACATTGTGGTGGAGTAGGTAATGGAGCCGTTTGCCTGGATCGGTATACACCCTAAAACATCAGAATTAGTCATCCATGGTCCAGAGGTTGCCACCCTGTCACAACGTGAGGCTATCTCAAAATTACTTTATAGCAAGCATTTCTTTGTTTTACACGATAGTCATGCAATTTTCCCAGGGGACAAGATTGAGAGTGTGGTATTCTATGGAAAGCCAAAACATGTAGATAGTTATGTTGTTGCTAATGTTTACAACGAAGTTGGCAGTCAAAGTCAATTACATGACTGTAAATTATTTGCTTATGCTAAGCAGTACTGGTCTGCAGACGGACTTCAACCAGAGGATTTCGGGGCTTTGCCCTTTTGGTTTATGCACGCTCTGACTATTAGAGACTACCCAATGGATGCAGCACCACTCAAGCTAGCCAATGAGGAATTGTTGGACCGAGTTAATGAGGTGTTGCATCCAGAAGGACTGCACATAACGGTGACGGCTGTAAAACACGTTGGTATTGAGCGGTTGTTTGTAGGAAACGTCAGTATAAAAGAAATTCAAACAGCGGCAGATTGACCTGCCAAACTCTCTGTGTAATAATAGTACCAACTGAGGATGTGACAACCCATGGACTCGCAAGAAATTAAGCCCAACAGACCGTGGCGAATAAAGTACAGGGACGAACAGAACCGACGCTGTACAGGGTGGATGGCCACCGATAGCCCGGCTATCATTGAAATGGTGGGTAAGAATTCTGATACGGTCACTGAAGTGAATCCCGTCACCGGTGAGCCTGTGGAACCCGACTCTAAGCTCCCGACCTAGTAAGGAGCGAGCCATACAGCAATCGGGCTGTATGGGGCTTTAAACAACGTGCTAGGCAACGTGTTGATGTTGTGCTTGGGCTGGCCACCAGACTTGGCTGTGACCGATTTTAGCCTCACAAGGTGAACTTCGAGCAGTAGTGAGACCCAGGCAACCTTTGAGATAGTGGGGTATCATCTAGCTGGCCCAGGATACCCGCCTTTGAAGCGGAGGACCGAGGTTCAAATCCTCGTACCCCAGCCAGCAATGTTTGTAATTAGACCAATTTTTGACACAGTCAATTCTTAGAGAGGAGGCTATCTTGTTAGTACTTTAACCACAAAAAGGATCTGTTAAATGTCTAGCAAGAAATCTGTCCTGCTGTCCAACCATGAGGGTCTCCAGTATGACCCTAGTTATGGTGTGCTCTGGTCTGATACCTGGGTGATGTTTAAGCTTCGGCGTAAAATCATCCGTCTGGCCCCCACGCTGATTTCGATGACTAGTGTGGACCGTGACCGTGAGATTTTTGGGTCTAATGCTGAGTATTATGGCTATGAAGAACCCAAACTTCCTGATTACAATTGGGACTTCTGCATGCCCTTCCCCATCGAGGATGGGGATGACCCCAACGTTCCCACGATTGTCGTCAATCAGCCTTGGGTGACCAAAAGCGGTACCGAGGGTGCCATCGGCTGGTACATCCGTCAGCGGTTCGGTGTGACGACCGATTTCCGGTTCCGCTGGAAAAACCACAAGCGGAAGTTCTTCATGGTTCCCGGGTGATGACAGTGTAAAGTAACAAGACAACACTTGTGTAGCATGGTCTCTTAGCCTAGCCAGGATCAGGCAGCCCTCCCCTAAAGGGCCTACGGGGGTTCGAATCCCTCAGAGACCGCCAGTGCAGTCTTCTAGTCGCAACAATCCATGGTCGAGTTCCCAATGGTGATTTGAACACAACACAATCAAGTTGGACGGGTCGTTGATCTTACTGATCAAGGCATCTTTTGGGAATGAACTAACAGCACAGATGTGGCAGACTTGGACATGGGCTACATACCCACATTTAGCACAACACATGGGTCTACCAGAGTTACGAATTACAAATCTTAAGGTAACAACTGCAGGGTACTCAAAATGTCAGAGGAATTCCATTTCTTTTGGGGCAGCAATTTCAGTCAGTGGGCGCCAAGTCCATTTGTGATTGGTGGTGTAGCCTACTGTTGTGCTGAGCAGTACATGATGGCCGAGAAAGCCCGTCTGTTTGGCGACATGGGTATTGAGGAAAGAATAATGGGTACAAGTGACCCCGCTGAGCACCAACGCCTCGGAAAGGCTGTGAGGGGCTTTAACGATAGTGTTTGGAAAGCCAAGGCCAAACAAATTGTGTGGAAAGGCTCTTGGGCCAAGTACACACAGAACGAAGACCTCAAAACAGAACTGCTGGCTACAGGCAACAAAACAATAGTAGAAGCCAGTGCGACCGATTGTTTGTGGGGTATCGGTTTAAAAGCATCTGACTCTAGAGCCCATAGTCGCAGTACATGGCGAGGAACCAACTGGTTAGGCGAAATTCTAACAGAAATTAGAAATCGTATCAGGTCTCTTGGGGCAGTTTGATTGCAATGTGCCTTGCTGAAGCGGGAGACAGCGGTGGAATTCAGGTTAACTTTTCAGTTGAGCCTGATTTGAGACTTTGCGGCATTTCTCCGTAGTGAGTCTCTGGCTTGTCCGTACAAGCGCGCTTTATTTTGGTCTTACGACCAGGGAGTTTTGAGGAACTGTTCCTATTTCTAAGGTATCGCTCTCTCAAAATTACCTTTGCTTCTTTTGGTGACGTTTTCAGCCCAATATTTTTATTCTCAGAACGTCTGAGAATATTGAACCCGCCAACAAAATCGGCATGAGCTTTTCGACCACATGATTTACAAGAAAATTTTATCCCGTTTCTGTTATTTTTATCAATGCACCCGCAACTTGGACATTGTTGAGAAGTGTAGGCCGGATTTATTTTCTCGATCACAGCCTTTCGGGCTAAAGAGCTTTGAAGAGCTTTGTAGGCAAAACGCTTTGAACCCTTACATCCTGAGAGGTCAAGATCTTCAACGACAAATGTGTGGTCTTTATATTTCTTGACAAGTTTATTAGCAATGGAACCAACAGCCGTTTTGATCTGACCACTTAAGCGTTGTTCTAGTTTCCAAAGTTTTAAAGAGTCATCCTTTAAACCCTGTCTTTGGCGATTTGCTCTTGCGTCTTGTACCCTCTTTTTTAAATACTCAAATTTCTTTTTAAATTTATACCCATGTAGTTCTCCACTGCTGGTAGCAGCTAAAGTATTTAAACCAACGTCTATTCCAACCTTACCCACTGAACCATCAAAAGTGGGTTCCTCAGATTTGTCAGTAAAGAGAAACTGCCACCCAATGCGCGTCTTTCTGACATAAACTGTAAGAGCAATGTTTGCCAAACCAACAAACCGATGGAGGTGTGGTGTGACTTTGAGGGGAATTGAAATCCGCTGTTTTGAAACCAGGGAAGAAAACTTTAACCACAAACCATTAAAATGAACGGTGTTTTTTGGTGGTTCAACAACAACCGTGTGCTCTGTCATCCTCATTGGGATTTTGTAAGTGATTCTTGGAGGATTGCCCACAATTTCGGGATTCCAAACCCAAGACCAATAAAGGTCAACTAATTTTTGGGAAACCTCAGCATTTCCAAATTTACCACCATGAGTAAGACGATATTTTCCGATCGTATAAAGTTGTTTAGCTTCTGAATCAATAAATTTTTGCTTTCCGATATACTTCCTTAAAATTCTAACATAAACACCAGCTACCCAACTGTTAACCAGTTGTATTGACTGCATTTGACAACTGGCTTTTATATTCACAGTCAATGTGCTGGAATTTGGAAAGTACAACATTCTTTCTGAGGGCTTTAGACTAAATACCTTGTCTTTAATCATCAACCCCACACAAACTTCCATGTACTTCAAATATTCCTGATACAGATTACTGAGTGCCTGGAGTTTGCCAGGATTAGTTGAAGATTCGGGAATAGTGCTTCTTGCTTTCAAATTCTTGTGTACGAAGTAACATAAAAGAATTAGTGTTAGGGCTGCCTACAGTACTCTGCAACAATGGCCATTCAAACTTGGAGTACAGATTAACCCGCCTTGTGTATAATTGCAATACTGGTATGCTCTGAACAGCCAAACGTAACAGGTCAGCGTGGGCCTCGAAAGCCCTCAGGCACAATGCAACCATTTCTTTTGAGGTACTAATTGAAAACAGACATAGTGTTAGACACCACAAAGCCTGACCACCTTGCCCAAGTTGGAGGCTGTACTTATACTAACTGCCGAAGAGCAGAACAACCTACCGTGGCGATTCGCTATCATAAGTGAGACAAGGGTAGTCTGTCCTGATGGTGTGTTATTTGACAATCTACCGATTGTAGGCGATGTTTATATAGGTACGAATCTTAGAATTGCCTGTGTCAATAGTGAAATTTGTGCGTACACACTTGCCGAAACGATGCACCATAAAGGACTAATTTGATGCTTTTACTCAACGGAATGGTGACTGTAATTGCCGGGTTCGCAGGCCACGGCAGGAGCAGCTATTTACTGAGCGAGTTGTACAAAAAGATAGTTTGCGGCCAGTCGGTGGTGCTGTTTACGGAAATGCCTGCAAGACAGGTAATGAACAAACTCATCACAATCCACAGCGGCCATCCGAAGTTTGAGGATAAAAGACGAGAACTTGGTATAATCGACTGTCTAGATTATAAAAGTATGTACACTTGGCAGTTACATTCGTACGAAGCGAAATTTTACGAGATAGTCAGGGCCGACTTCCCATCTGACGCAGTCCATGTGATAGTGGCTGATAACCCTGCAGACATTGAGACATTGGCCAAGGCTTACGACGGGCCTAGCATCATTGCTATCGACTGTGGTGCAAACTACGATTGCGAAAAAGCTAGGAAGCTTGCCGAAGAGACGGAAACAGCCGTTGTGATGACACATCAAATGAGCATGGATGCATACAAAAAGGCACTAGACAGTAGGTGTGGTTACAGCACCAGTGATTTCTCTGACAGCTTAAAATATCACGCCGTTCAACTGATTACTGTCTGGCATGAGGACCACCCATTTCTCCCGTCTTACAAAGTAGAAACTCTGTTTACCAAAGGGGTCTAGCATGCAAGACCTAAAAGACCTTATCGCCCTTATTGGTGACATGAAATCTGACACATTTATGGACCCACAAGGCCGCAAGCTGTGTCAAAAATTCGATCCTGAACTAGGCGACCCACTTCTTTTGCTCAGAAACCTACTCGACCTAACTGTGCGGTACTCATGGGCCTGTGGAAATATAGTTATGGTGTTACACACTATTCTTTCAAAGTATCCGGAGTCCGAGACAGACAAAGAGACACGACGCCGGGACCTATTAGTCCTTGGGTATTAGGCCATGCCAAAACTTGTAGAGTGTTCCTGCTGTAAAGGTACTGGAGAGTGTTCTGCACTTGACGATGACAATGATGGCAAACCTGTTGTTGTCACTGGTAGATGTAGAGCCTGCTCTGGTACTGGTAAAACAAACAGATTGTTAACTGGTTTGCCTGAGTTAGACAAGAGACTAGCCGAAGGTGTAACACCCGAGGTCATGTCTAAATTCAGAGTATAAAACAATGGAGAGGTGGCTGAGCGGCCTAAGGCTGCGGTCTTGAAAACCGTCGTAGAGTAAAATCTACCGTGGGTTCGATTCCCACCCTCTCCGCCAGTTTTGGCCCTATCTTCCAGCGGTTAGGAAACTGGCCTTTCAAGCCGGGAACACGGGTTCAAATCCCGTTAGGGTCACCAAGTTGGGGTGCAATTTGAAATGACAAAGTCTGAGTTTTTAAGGCAGTTAAGTGGCGCCATTAGCGCTGATGAATTAATGAAATTGCTTGTGGACACTATACTTGAAATGCTACCTGATGAGCCAACTTCAGAGGTACCACAAGAGTCCACTGCAACAGTAGATTCTTTAAATGTTCATGAAATGGCTAACTATTTTAGGGTCGATTCTACACCTATTGTTACAGTGTTCAAGCCCGTCGTGTCATCAACTATAGCAGATATATACACAGCAGTGGAAGCGTGTGGCGGGGAAGTCGAGAATTTGGTAGTACACCCAAGCACGCTTGGAGAAATGGACTTCGGACTAATTGCGGAACCGGTTGTTATACACAGTCTATTGAAACAGGGGGCCAAATTGCACGTGTGGGGCAGCCTTGTTTCAGTGAGCGAATCAGTACCAACGAACAAAATTTACATTTTGAGCACAGATAACGATCAGTACCACGCGGAGATAAAGTAATGCGCGATCTCATTCTCACAATTTACAGGGACCATGTGGTGTGTGAGGGGTCTGACCAAGCGATGTTTTATTGTGCCGACGATGCAGGCACCATAGTTCGCGTGGTACGCCCATCACAAATTTTGAGTCCTAATGGGGGACTAATTGCGGACAGCAGGAACACGCGTATAGTCCAGGGTGTGTTCATGGACTCGGAAGCGGTCGTGTCTGTGCTAAAAGAGGCTAGTGGTGGTGGCAGGGCATTTGTAATCCCGCTATCTAACGGGTCGACTGCATACTTTGCGTTGTCCACTTCAAACTAGGAGTAAATAAAATGGGAAGAGGTAATTGCTCTCTCACCTACAAAGGTTATGGTCGCATCTACGTACTCGACCCGGAACGGGTTAACGACGTAATAAAAATTATTGGAGAACTTGACGGGTATGAGTTGTCGTATATGCCTAAAGAAATGGTGGCTCCGTGGTCAGAGTACCCCAGGGTTGTATATACCGCCAAATTTGAGCCTGACACTGACGCGCTTACGGCCACGTGTTTCGCTAAAGGGATAGCCATATGGATCTTTGACTCCGGCAACAATCAATTCCCAGAGTCCAGGGTACATTCCGAGGGCGAGTCGTGAGTGGTGTAAACCGTCCATATCGCTCGCTCAGGTGCACCCAGGCCTGTGGTGCCGTCTCTGGTGCCGTCTTCTGGGGGGCCATCACGACCGGTGACGCGGCCCTCAATCTGATGCGTGGCCGTCCAGTCGTCGCTGCTCAGCGTGCTGCATCTATCCCGTTGGTGGTCGTCCTCGGTGCGGCTGCTGGCGCCTTGGGGTGGGCTCCGACGTGGAGTCCAGAAAGCTTATGGGAAACCGCTCGGGCGGTCGCCTTGCGTTTCAACAATAAGGTGACATAAAACATGGGTTCTATCATAGATGCCATTGCTGAGGACATAGAGCTTTACAAAGACTTATGTTCACACTACGGAGAAAAGTTTGTAGAGAACAGGGTATACACCGGCCACTACACATTTTTGAAGGGCATGTACAAACTCGGAATAGAACCGTACTCCGAAGCATTTGTAACACACAAACAGGCTGAGAGTGAGTCATGGGCGCAGACGGAGGCATAGGGTGGGTAAGAGTCAAGGACAGGGAGCTAAAACAGGTCTACATCGACTGGATTTTACCTTATGTTACCAATTCCTGTGCTTACGCCTACGGGGGCGAATTCGTCACACCAATAACTGACGAGCCGGATTGGGAAGACCGCATTGAAGGTGCATACGGCACTGATTGTAGCACTACACTAGGGGGCCTGTGCGAGTCTATTGAATTCATACTAGACAAAAGCGAGCATTGGTCTAGTTTATCTGGTTCCGATGAAATAAGAACCTATACATTTGCAGAATTAATACAGGCCATCCAAACAGACCCAGATCCAGAATTGAAATACAAGAGTTATTCGTTGTCCAATCCTTGGGCTCAAATCGAGCCATTATTCATGGTCGCCCGGGACATGGCTTTTGACGATCGGTACAAAATCATACCAGACGAGATACTGACGATGACACTCAAAGAGTGGGCCGCCAAAGCGTCAGAGGCTATCGACACGAGTTGCTGGTACTGTACGGAAACTTGGACCTGAAATAGTTCTTTGATTGACAGCCTCCCACACAGAGGTTGTTTGCAATGCCCACAATAGACTTAGAAAATAGACTAAAAGAATTAAGGTCATTAAGATCCTGTGTTGGTGATCGACCTACGGCATATCAGATTTTCAGGTCCCAATTATTACTGCGTCAGATTAATGACCCTAGCCTACCTAAGACACACGAGTCTATAAAAATTGTAGAAGAGGCTAAGTCTATTGTGGACTCTATGCTTCATCTAGATTCCAACATCGTCCATGGAGATTTTGACATACACAGAGCATCCATCAGGCTTGGATTGCCAGAGGACTGGATTCTAAAGGCTCTAACTTGTCCGGGGTGTGTGTCCTGCGGTGGAAGTGGAATAGGGCCAAACGAAAAGATACCAGCCTGCCCAGAGTGTGGCGGGATGGGTTATTAACACAGATGGGTTATAATAGAAGTACTGCATGAAGTACCATGGTATTGATATAAACCCTTTTTTCACAGGCCCCTTTGTCACTTTAGGGCAAGAGGTGTATGCAGTTTTCAGTGCATGGAACCACTGGTCTTTCGTCACACCTGTAAACGTGCACGAGATAGTGCTTATCCTGTCCAATAAAAATAATCCAAAGGAAAAGTCCAGATGGTTCGCTATTGGTGGGGAATACGAGCCCACCGACACCATTGCTATTCCGCCTGAGAACCTGGATGAGTGGGTGGTTGTAAACAGCTGGTACTGGGCAGACGAACCTCTAGCTGGACACGCCATTTACGACGAGGACGATGGTGTGTTTGTATCGTTTCAACGAGCGCTGGAGAGTGCCAAACCGTGGAAAGGCTGCAGAAAGGCTTTTCTAAGGAAGGCTTTGAAACAGCACCGTGATCACGTTTGTGGTTGGTTGACCAAAAATCACCTCAGTGTGGGGGCACCAGAGCCTGTTTTCAACCTCCCAGAGCGAAAAGTATGGGTGAGGCGGAAATGACAAACGAAGAGAAGCATATTAAAATCAAGGAAATGCTAGCCGACCCGGTCCAGCGCCAAGCAATTTTAGAAGCTATGGCAAAGGGCACTGAAAAGCGCTGCCAGTCTGAACCCCACACAGTTATTGACCCTAAGACGAGGGTCAAACAAACGGCAGGGAGTTGGCTCCAACGAGCAAAACACCTCCACCCCCGCAGTCGGTTGACAAGTGACTGACTGCGGGTTTCTTTTCAATTCTATACCTCAAACAGCGATTAACCACGTGATGTATAGAATGAATAATCCTACGAGGTGATGACCATTGAAATTGTGCCCGGTTGGCGAAACCGGTAGACGCAGCGGACTTAAGTAGGATGGAGACTACATCCAATTTGAGCACCTAGCCAGGAATGGCTAGAGTGAATGTCGTCAAATTCGGTGAACTCCCTGCTTCCTTCAAAAGAAGCGAGACAACGCCGAGCCAAGCCTCCCTGACAAGGAGGAAGGTGTAGAGACTTAACGGCGACCACCCAGAACGGGTGAAGACAAAGTCCAGCGCACAAATCTCCAGTAAAATGGAGAGCGAAGAAATTCGTAGAGCGAAGAAAATCCGCCGCTCGCAAGAGCGTGAGGGTCCGACTCCCTCACCGGGCACTTAATTTGTGAAAAGAGCGATGTGGCTGACGCTTACATTTCCCTTCTAAAGAAGGAGAATAAAGGTGTTCCACGGAAGTGGAAATAACATCCAGCCGCAACTTCTTCGACATTCGGGTGACCACATCACTATTGAGGGAAACTCTTTGAAAACACTGGGACAGATGATACATGACAACGAGCTTTCACCCGGTTTGTTACTGGAACTGGACCATGGTGAGAAGCTGTTAGTCGGTCATGTCAATTCTATGTTTGGTAGGTGTGACCACTGTCTGTCGTCACGCATTCTTGACGGAGTAAAAACATCAACCCAACTGGACTGGGATGATGATGACGGGTGGGTCGAGGGTCCTACAGCAAAGGACTACACACCAGGAAACCACATAGACGTGTTGTCATTTTTGTGTTTAATCAAAGCTGGCCATGTCGTAGAGATGGGCGACGGGTCCAGATTTGTAGTTGGTCACATTAATGCTCAAGGCGGAATGTGTGATGCTAGTTGGAAAGAATCCGAGGGTAACGGACCTGAGAATATGGTTTGTAGAGTCAAAAACCTGATCCCATAAGCAAGAGTTTACAGTGCATGATAAGCATAGTTGCAGTACCTCTCCCTGTGAAGAGTGTGATGGGATGCCTGAATCTAGAATCACTATTGTAACGCCAGACGACCCGAACACCAACAAAATCGGTTTTATGGTGTACGAGCGCGGCATCGATGATCAGACCCCAGACTACGATGCCGAGGTTCTGTCTTCAACTGATGCAGCCGACCAGTACCTTAATCACCATGGGCATCCGTTTAAAAGGTCTGACAGAACTGGTTACACCTCGGTTAAAGTGCTCACCGAATTGACAGGTCGGCCCTGGGACCAATATGCGTTGAACATGATTCAGTCTTGTCGTCCGTCTGCGCTCCGTGTTACCACCGGAGATGTCACCTCAGACAGTTTTCATTGGCGGGTGACAGTTTTCTTGTTTGAGGACAAACGAACCATTAGAGAAATTGTTCAAGAAGTGGAAGTTGGACTGACAGGTGCCAAACACGGACATGGTCTAAATAAGTATGCGTCAGGTGCCAGTCCTAAGCCCCAAAACGTGTTCTACAATGCCCGTGGCTTGAATAAGTTGAACTTAACGAAATGAAGAGAACCAACAGTCTTGTCAGTTTTTCGGCATCTGAAACTGTTGGTATGGTCCCTGCCAACATCAGGCCTACGGTCACCATGGATGAGGGCATGTTTCTAGAATTGATGGCTCTGCTTGGTGCTGAGATCGAGAGTTATTGTGAACGTGCAAACCTGCTCACCTCGCCCAGACTAGAAGATGTCAGGCAAATTGGGGTCAGGTACGGAGACGAGTCCACTGGAGATCGTTTGGTCCAAATGGTAAAAGCGGGATTTACTAGCCCGCCTAAATGATTGTTGTATAATGTACTTCTGACTGGTTCTTTTAAAGAGTTGCTGGACACCAATGCTGTCATAAGTGTGGTACTTCGAGCTACTAAACATACCGGATTGTCTCCGGAACACGCAGTTCCACTCGTGAGCAAGGTTGGTGTGTTTAGGAAGTACTTCCACGAAAAGCAGCACCGCTAGCTCCGGTGAAAAGTAGGAATGGTGGTCCTAGCCAGCAACTCTTTAAAGGAATTAGAAGATGAGAATTACACAGCATCGTTGTCAGCATTGTAAGACAGTATACTCTTTAAATAGTTATTCCAACTCCAACCTCCACAATGATGTACACTGTGAGTCCTGTTCCAGGGTCATCCAAACAGCCCTTTCTGTAGTCCCGCGCAAGTTTGAAAAAGTACTTGAGCCTATAGGTATTCCTCTGGACCTTGTGCTCAGTTGGTACAAGTTTGAGATGGAAGAGTTTGAAAAGGCCAAAACTAAATGTTTTCTCCCAGTTCGTCGTGTGGCTTTTCCATTATTTGACCTAACCGACCCAGAAAACCAGTATGTGACGGGGTGGGTTCGTGGACAGTACAAATGGTCAGATTATTATGTTTGTTTCGGGTACTGGACCAAACATGGCGAAACTCGCATTGTAGCCGAAATGGAAAAGAACCTGGAAACCGGTGAATTGAAACCATGGATAAACTACAGATGATACCCAATAAACTAACTGGTAAGAATCTGGGCGCATTGATACAGCAGGAATTTGGAAAAGAGGGGTTCAGTAATGTACCCCTAGAAGACTGCATAACTGAAACTGGAATCCTAGATAGAATCTTGAATAGAATCCTATCTGCACCCTGTCCGTGGTGTGATGGCAAGCGCATTGTAACAAGTTTAAAGTCTTTTACGGGTGAACAACACTGCGAGCCTATGAAAGAAGCGTGCCCCTGCTGTGACGGGTTTGGTGCCATAATACTAGTTCGCGGTATTGATCGGTCTCAAACTTATGCTTAATTCACGTGACATTGCAAGTATTGTTGTTTTGGGCCGAATAGCCGATTGCGGCGGTACTTGCAAAGATATGGACGCATTTACACGGTGGGCTGCCGGTATACCGTTTGATGAGGCGCAGTCTAGGATGCCCCTTGGCATGGAGTGGCATCAGTTCCCTATAGCAAATTCCATGTCTCCCTCGGCACTGGAGTACTCTCAAATGATTTACCGGCTTGCCTGTTATGCCTACGCACTGGAAGAGACTATCATTTACAATGCGCTCATTGGCGATACAGAAGGCAGGTACTATCGTCATGACAGCGGCCCATTCTGGACTTACGCGGAAGCTGCAGTGAAGGTAAAATCACTTTGCCACTATGCCCGCGTCGAAACTAAATCAATGCCTAGATGGAAAGCACTAGCTCTGGTCCAATAACCTTGTTACTGAACCACTCCTTGTTAGAGGATGGTACGGTTTCAAGCCCGGTAGTCAGAGGCGACGACCTTGCTCATCAGGTGAGATAATAGGAAGTCGGCAGTTGGATAGGGACCTGATCCTGATAAATCCAACGTAAGTCAGCTGGTGGGCCGGGAATTTTAGACTGAAGAGGATACAAAATGCACACACTGCCTGACGATGTTGTTAATGCTATGAGACAAGAGAATGAGTCTCTTAAAGAACAGCTTGACGCGGCCAACGCCAAACTTGCCGAAGAAAACACTGCTATTTGCAGGCTAATGGAACAGAGCGTAGAGTTGCGCTGCGAGCGTGATGTGGCTATTGCTCGCGCCGAGGGTGGCAAAGAGCATACCCAGGCCCTGGAAAAGTGGGCTTTGGAAGTTTGTGAGGCCCTACACAATCTGCTCAGCTTAGCACGCCCACATTCTTCCAACGACGGTGTGTGGCCTTATACCATCAAAGCTGCCGAAGCCGCTCTTGACAATGACGTTATAAGTTACAGGCAGATATAAATGACAGCCATTTATATCTGGGCCAGTTTTACGATTGGTTTAGTCGTAGGACCAATTATAATCTTTGCTGCCTACGGGCTGGAACCGCTGGCCACTTTCGCTGCTTTCGCAGCGGGAATTGTTGTTGGTACAATTCCCGTTCTTGTTCTAGATAACACGCGTTCCCTTTGGTGGGTTCGTAGAAAAATAGTACAAGACCAACGAAAAGTTCTTCTCGATCTAGCAGACCAAGTTGATCGTGGGGCGCTCGCAGCAAAAACAATTGAACCAGCACTACGCCTCGTCCGACATGCAGAGGTACTGCGCCGCCGTTCTATCGCAGTCCGGTTTGATGATCAGCCTCAAGAGTCGTACTTACTGGATCTGCAACCTCGAAAAGTCCCGGCCCGACCTAAAGGTATCTGATAACCAATTAACTACCTATATGTAGGTCTGAATTTATATCAGAGGTACCATAATGTCAAAAGCAGACCGCATTGCTATTCTCCAGGACACACTCAGTAAAGTGTCCAGTGAGCACTACTCTACTAACTCTACCATCATGGACTACACGGGTTGTGATCTACCCACCAATCCTGGGTCGCCGATTATTGAGGTGACTTCAGAGAAGACCCAGGATGCCATTTTAGGCTGTACTGATAAGACCACCATTCTAAATTTTGCGTCAGGCACACGTCCTGGTGGTGGGGCAAGAAATGGGGTACAAGCTCAGGAAGAGGACCTGTGCTTGTGCTCTGACTTGCTGCTTCATCTGGAAGCCCACCCGTCTCTCTATCAATCGAATAGAGCACCAAATGCTCCGCCAGAGTACCTGGACTGGATGATTGTTAGCCCAGAGATTACATTTATAAAAGACGGGCAATACCAGCCTACGCCGCCCATGCAGGTGAGTGTCATCACCTACCCAGCACCTAATACCAGGATAGCCCGGTGCAGGCCCGGGACGGTACTAGAGAGGCGTGCTGTGCACATCATCGATGCAGCGGTGGCCATGAGCACTGACACACTGGTCCTCGGGGCGTGGGGATGTGGTGTTTTTGGTAACAATCCAAAGTCTGTGGCACTTGCTTTTAAGAAGGCGATTTCAAGTCATAGCGGTTCTATAAAAAAAGTTATCTTTGCTATCTACGGCAATGACAACAACTTTAACGCATTTAGAACAGTCTTCGGTGATGGTAAAGATACTGGAGTCAACAAGGGACGCAAATGAACTTACTATTACAGTAAGGTTCAACATTAACGAAGCAGCATGCGTGCCAGTATTCATTCGTAACGAAGTATTTAGACATCTCCGCCAACAGCCCATAACAGAAATAGTAAACAGTTGCAACAGGCACACCGATTGTGCTGCTGCAGACGCCTTGGTCAAGTCCAGAGGTAAACTGTTCGGAGACATTCATTGCTACGAAAATTACTGTTCAGAGTGCAAGATGGGAATGTATGGGTAGGATAATTTACTACTTCGCATTAGCTACATTAGTGGGGGTACTGTCGGAGTATCTAACCACTCGCGTGCACATAGAAACAAAAAATTGGGACAAAGACGAAACCTACCTTGGTTTGGTAGTTTACCAGTACAACCAACACAGCACAAAATTAAAAAGACAGACTTTTATCGGTTGGGGTTACGACGACCGCTCCCCATTTAGCATTTTGCCTCAATTTTATGGAATTGCAAATAAAAGAACTGGGTGGAGATTCTCATTGGCAGGGCTCATTATAGAGACCCACAAAAGGTAGTATTGACGCACCATAAGCAATAAGTAATTATAGGGAAGGAGTTGGAATAGCCATGCACGACACAGAATTCGACCGTCTCACCACCAGTTACTTTGACGGCATGCGGCTTAAAAATAAGAGCATGGAAGAGTCCGTAGGTTTGCTTCGGTATATTGTAAAGGGTCAACTTGGGCCACTTTTGAGCCAAAATTTCGATTGGGACCAATTCGAAACAAATCTACGACTTAGCTTGGCCAAAGCGTTCGAGCAGGGTGTGTGGGCTGAGAGCGGTGAGCGGACCAAGGATGCACAGCAAGCTTCTTGGAATCTTCTGCGAGGTGTGTTGGCTGGCCACGCCCTGGGCAGCGGTGACCCGGAAGAGATCGCTCGCGCTAAAGAATTTTGCGGCGTAGAAAAGTCTCAAGCTCCCGGCGAGTGAAAAGAGTCCACCTCTCTCTTCAGTTTAACATTCCTCCTGTGGGTGTAAACCAACTTAGATGGCTCACAGTACGTAGTATCTTTGCTGAAATGGTACTGTTTGCAGTTCTCACAAACCACAGTTTCGTCATCTTCCATCAATACCACCCCAGAAATAGATTTCAACGTATCAATCCTGTGCTGATTGGCCAAACTGTCACAGGCGGCGTTGTATTGGATCATCTCTGATGGATTCAAACCGTATTCTTCTGCCATAGCCCTCAACCGGTCGTTAGGGGCTTTGAGGTGCGCCAACATGTGCCTAGCCACTATTTGGTGCTTCTTTTCTTTAATGACAGAATCCAATTCATCCCACAGGTCTGTATTGCTATTCTTCCCGTACTTTCCAGTCAAACACCGTACTGTAACTTCGGAGTCTGAGTATAAATGCACAACACAGGGCATAAGTATTCTTCTGATACCCTCTAAAACAGCCGTAAGTTCTGCCCTGTTATTGGTTGTAGAGAATAGCCCGCCACCAAATGTCTTGGTCTGATAAGTTCCAGCATTAGACTTGTAATATCGCATCAAGCAAGCCCATCCCCCCGGTCCACCAGGGTTTGGATAAACAGACCCATCTGTCCACAATTCAACCGTAGGTAGTGACATTTTTAATAACCGTTCTTTAAAGTGTTTCAATCAATGGACACACCACCGACAGTTACTATCCAAAAAGAGACGCTGGAAAACATAATATCCACGATTCAATTTTTGGAAAAACAAAACACGCAGCTTATTCACATTGTAAGGAACGCAGTTGTTATAAGCGTTGGAAATGGTGTTTTGTTGTGTAGAAGAGGGCCTAGGGTATGGAGCGCAATACACTCCGATAAAGCTAAGCCCAATAACAAATCCCAAAGGTTGAGCATAGAGTCGGCGTTGGTGTTAGCAGCACAAATGGGAGCTGAACCCGAGAGTCTCAATTTAGTCCAACTCAATATAGACCTGATTGACTAAGCAATACCATGTCTACAAGCATATTGTACAGTAGCAATGGAGAATACACATGGCAACAATAGGCAGGTGGTATCTTTGCCCAGTAGGCCTTCTAGATGCTGGTGTTTGTAAAGTAACAAGTGTAAGTGGTTCAGTATCAACTATCGAGTTATACACAAAAGACATAAACGGCGTTACAACAACCATATCGTCCTCTTTACTGTCCCCTATGGTGTCAAACCCTCGTGAAATGGTGCGGCTAGTTACACATGGGGACGTGTTGCTCCCTGACCTAGAATACACAAGACCGGAAATAGCATGTCATGACATTAATTGATAGAAGAACAAATGGATTTATAGTTGTGTGGATGTGCCTAATGTGTAAGAGCAAAAGTGCATACGGCATAATGAGCACACAAGCAGCGTCTAAGCTGGTAGAGAACCTGCAAGACACACTATTATGCGAAGAGTGTTCTACAGCGCCCACGCGTTGCAGCAGTGCAAGCAAGTCATAGTTTGTATATTTTGTGAGTGTTGTTAGAATAATGCTCAATTATAACCACAGGCTTCTTAGATTTTAGAAATTTGTCTACGCAGTTTTTGGTCCCGGGCGTGCTTCCAAATTTCCCACTGCAAAAGGCTAGCACAGCGTCGGAGTTCTCTTCGATTTTAATGTTTCTCCTGTGACCGGCAGACTTTCCATATTTACTCCAGTCTTCAGGAGTTACTTCGTACACATTTATAGGAATGTCAAGCTCTTTAGCCACCATCTCTGCCAACGAATCAGCACCCCTGGCACCGCCAGAGACCAACATGTCTATTCTGTGTTTGGAATTTAAGAAGCCACGGATGACGGTGGTCATCAGTGTTAAGTCATCAAAGGTTCTGCTACCAATTATTGCGAGTCTCATAACTGAAAATTATACAAATACAGGATTGACTCTGTCTCTCTGTGGATGAAGGACCCAGGAAGAGACAGCAATTAAAAACAAGGAGGAACTCAAAAATGGCTGACGCAGTCAAGACTATGGCCTATGCGATTTCTGGTGGTGTCCCGTGGCATGGTAAGGGCGTGCCTCTCACCGATGAGGAGTGCACTGATGGCGCACGGATGATGCAGGCCTCTCGGTTGGGCGGGTGGGGTCTGACCAAGATCCAGGCCGGTGCCAACGTCATGAATGCTGATGGCGAGGTGTCCTTCCTTCCTGCCGACGACAAGTATTGGGTCATGCGTACGGACGAAATCGACCCGGCGCAGGCGGACGAAGAAGCCAATGAGGCAGAGGATGGGATGGCGGTCCACGAAGGACCTAGCTATTCCCACCCCCTTTGGGGCCCGGTCACCAGCCGCTACGAGGTCCTCCAAAACGAAGAGGCCTTCGCCTTCTTCGAGCCTGCGGTCGAGGCCGGGCTGATCCGGTATGAGACGGCCATCGCCCTCCAGGATGGGCGCCGGGTGTGCATCATGGCGAAGGTGGTGAACAGCACCAAACTGGTGGTCCCCGGTGATGAGGTGGAGCTTTACCTTCTTCTTGGCACGGCCCACGACGGCTCGTCCAGCGTGTTCTTCAAGCCCACCGGCACTCGGGTGGTGTGTCAGAACACGCTGAATGCCGCGCTGAAGGAGAATTCCGAGCGGAACATCGGTATTCCCCACACCCGGAAGATGCGAGAGGCCCTTAAGTTCCTGTCGGAGCATGTGGTGAAGATTCACCAGCGGTTCGACAACGTGGTGGAGGTGTACCAAGCCATGGCGGCGACGCCCGTCACGGAAGAGAATGCCAAGCTGCTTCTCAATTTCCTCCGTCCTGACCCCGCTGGTGGTGGTTCTGCTGCCAAAGCCACGGAGTGGCGGGACGCGGTCATGGAACTGACGAGCACGTCCCCCGGTCACGAGACTGCTGAGGGTACGGCGTGGGGCCTTTACAACGGTGTCACTTACTACCTGACCCACCAGTACGGTCGTGATGAGGACACCCGGTTCATTGCCAATCACTGGAATGTGTCGGCCAAGGTTCGCCGGAACGCTTTCGAGGTGTTTGCCCGGGTGGCTCGTGGCGAGGACATCGAGCAGATCATCGCCTCCGAGCCCACCCCGGATACTGGGGATGACGCTGCTGCCGAGTAATACCGCGCTGTGGGCAGGACTGGAAACGGTACCTGCCCACAGCTGTATTTAGCGTTTTAATCCTGGGTGTACAATAAACACAAAGGATCATAACCAAAATGGCTAATTGGTGGCTGACGAGCGATGGTACTGACCAGTGGGTATTTGAGTCTTTAACCGACGAGGAGATCTGGGGTCTTCTAAAAGACTATGAAGTAGCCCGAAGAGACATTTGTCTCATAGACCACCCCACCGCACTAGCCTACGCGGCCCAACTTCCAGATTTAATTATCAAAGACAAAGAATACCAGAGTGAGCGGTATGCCGACGCTAGAAATGAACACGCGTATGCCACCGCCAACATGGTTAAACTGAGTAGACTGGATCAAAGATGAACAACAAATTAGAGCGCAGTATGTGGGTCGGGATGCAAGCCTGGGATTTAAAAGAGACTGATGTCGACGATTTGGAAATAGCACTAAGGTACGCCTTAGAAAACAAGGACAAAAGTAAAATTGTTGTCCTACCTGATGCGTACACAGGGACAATAGGTGAGTTGATGCACTTTGATGCAGGGAGTGTGGCACCGGGTGATATAGTTGGCATATCACCCATTGAGTCCAAATTGAGAAAATATGAAAACGGGGATACTCCTGTAGGAATAGTTGTGAAGAGTCCCACACACTGCCAAGCCACAGGTGCTGTAACTGTAGACGGTCTAGCGCGCAAGTTTATAGTGGACTATGTGTACCGCAATCAAAAGTATGGGTACCTGAATGGGAAAGCACCCCAACTTGGGGATGCTGTCTCATACTGTGAAAAAGAAGAGTACTGGCGCGTAGAGAACGGTGAAGACAGCTATGGCGGCGTTGTGACTGATGTGGTAACTGATCGGGAGATTAAAGTACTCATTAGGAGGGATTACCCCTATTACTACCCCAACGAGACGTCTGATTGGAAGGACGTGGTAATTACCGGGAACCTAGACTGTAATAATAGTACCTCCTATTTTATGGAAAATCGCGTAGAAGAATATGACGCTTTGGTGTCCAAACTTATGACATTTTTCAAGCTGCCAAAGGGGACACCAATTGGTGACATGATGGCTGAACTGGACAGAGCAATTGGGTACAAGCCTCAGTCTAAAACAGAGCACACAGGCAGTTCACCTCTGGAAATGCAAACGGGTACTTACATCGCACTAGATGGCAGAGTGTACAAACTAGGTGTAGAGAAAGTTATTGACCACAAGTGGGAGAAGAGGAAAGAGGATGGTAGATGTTTTGGTGTAGACCTTCCCTACGACGAGCCTGAGGACTGCTAATACTTATGAGAGGCCCTGGCTCTCTCCATGTCTTCTAGGGCCTCTTCAGAGCGGGTCCTGTCAGATACCGTACGCTGGCCCGCCTCATCCAGTCCGTGGGCACCACAGGCCGGACAGGCCCATCCCAGGGCACACCGGCACGAGTCCATCGGATACCCACAGCCACAGACGGGTACCTCATCCTCGGAGGTGTTTTGCGTGGCTGAGTCATCAGTTATCCTCTGCCCCTTGTTTCTAACGTCATTTACCCAACGCCAGAATTGGCCTATGTTGATGGCCGTGTGGAGCCCAACGTAAAACCCGGGCTTCTTGTACTGGGTCTTGTACGCCTGAACAGCGTGGTCAACTGAGTCCCATCCCACCATCACCTTATCTTCGTCGTATTTGCCAGTGTCGGGTGTGTGCTGATGGATTACGACCACTGTCGGGGAGTCGTGGTTAGGGCCAACATACACATCCAGCAAATCCCCATCAACACCCTCAGTGCCACGTATTTCCCCATAATGAGCTATGGTTTCGGCTTCCCATGAGTTGCCTTGAGGGTCTACGCCTGACCGTACATCGCCCGCCAGATTCTCAAGGTCGATGTCCAAACCCTGAAAGTCCACGTATCCCACGAAGTCTGGATGCTCTGATGGTTCTACTTCTACGGGGGACCAACTGTATGGGAACTCTTTGGTTATAAATTCGGCAGCAACTCGGGATGCCATGACCAGAGTGTTATCCAGGTCAGACCGACGATGGCGGACATGGAAGATTTTGTACCGCTGGGGACGGTATCGTCTCCGTACTCGGCCTCTGACCTCCATAACATGGCCCCGGCCTCTGCGCCACCTACGCTTATAAAACTTAGCCTTACGCCGAGAAGCTGGCGCCCGCATATAAAACTTCTTAACTCTCATTGCTGTCTTTTCCATATGAACAAAAGCAAACAAAAGGGTTAAGGAGCAGTAGAAACCTGTATAGCAACAGAGTATAAGTGTTTGGTCCGGTGCACTTTATTACGGAACTCAGCAGGTATCCATGCACGCCCTGCGTATGCTCCGTATAGTGCTCCCAGCATAGCTCCTACACTGTCTGTGTCGCCACCGCAGTTGATGGCATCTAGGATAGCCTGTGTAGGATTGGTACTGTTCAGAACATGCCGAAAGAAGCACCAAATTACAAATGAGAATGACTCTGGGGCATAACAACTGGTACCCAGAATCCTGGCTGCTTCAAATATTGTTGTTTGTTCGGGTAGGTCGTAGGCCAGCTGGAGCTTTAGGTGTACAGAGTCTGATAAACTAGAAGCCCTGTAGTGTATGTTATCTTGGTTTGAAGCAAATTCTACTAGCTCTCTAAACAATCTGTCCGGATAGGTGCCATGTGTTAGTATAAGTTTGTTTGAGCCCTCGCACCCCGTCATTAACTTATAAGTTAACCAAGTCATATACACCCCGGGCAAATAGCCTCTAGGGTCGTGGTGGGTAAGTCTACCGACTTTTTCAGTAAAATCCAGCACAGTTTTCAGGTCTAAACAACTGTCACCCCGTGTTGCCCAGGCAGCAATAATGGCAGTTTTCATACACACCCCGTTGCCTACACCCGTGCCACCACCTGCTTTAGCTGCTTGGTCCCACTCAACTCCCTTTTCCAGTTTCTGAATGGATAACTTGGTACTAGTACCCATTCCTTTGTCAGGGTACCTGTTGTATGCCCTGATTAATTCGTTGGTTTGATATCCAATAGACATGAAACCAGCCCGAACCAGCCCCAGAGCAGTGGCTATAGTGAGTATGGTATCATCTGTCCACTCATTTGGCGCCAAGTTTTTTAGTTGGTCATAAGAACCCTGGTACGGGCCGTAACCGGTGACGGGTGTAGTTATATTCTTCACCCCTTCGACCTGTTTTCCTATTGCATCGAAAACAGCCGTCCCATACACAATGCCAAGAGTGCGTTCTGAGTGGCTAATTTTTTCCATCAATCTATCCCAACAACCTTGTGTGGTGACTGCATTTTCAGCTATTAAAATCCTCTACACTCTTTGCACAGGGGTATGTAGGATTCCTTAGCTCCCTCAAGAATCCGGTCTGTGGAATCTGTGATTCTGTGAGTCCTGATGGCATCAGCGCCGCACTTATCGCAGCAAGCCTTACATCGAATAATTTTGTCTGACTCGGATACAGCCCGTATTGATGTTTCAAATGACTCACCAAGATAGTCTTGGTCCAACCCAGCCAGAAACACTCTATTTTTTGTTGATAGTTTACGAATCAGAGGAATCAGCACTGTGGTGTCTATAAATTGAATTTCGTCTATGCCCACGGTGGTGTTATTTAACAAGTGGGCATTATCTACCAGCCATTCCAACGATACCAAAATCACTTTGTCGCTTACCGGAGTGCCAGAATGCGTAACTGAATCACCACCATGTCTAGTGTCTTTAGTAGTGAGGTACACACTTCTTTTACCAAAGCAGTCTCTGTTTAATTTTGTGTGGAGTGTATCTGTTTTACCAGCAAACATACACCCAATGATTAAAGTTACCATTTGTCACCTATTTGTGTTTGTGGCCATAACCACAATACAAATAGGCTAGTGTTTATCGCGGTTATCCTGGATTTCGCGCACTTCCAATTCCCCATCAAATATTTTGCGAATTCTCATCCCGTGTTCTTTACGGGCATTTACTCTCGCTACAAAGTCCTTGAAATCTGTGGCATTCCCAGGTCTGAATGGTGCCTTGGGGTCTAAAAGCGACATGACCACCTTAGCACCCATGCCGCCTAAATTAGGTGGCAAACGCATTACATCAAGGGCTTGGTCAGCGATCTCTTTGTCCGTATATACATCGTGGGCCGACAGCACTCCGTTGTGTATGACCCCCACCCCGTCGATTTCGATGCCAAATTCGATGCCACCTTCTATCTCAAATCTAAATATGTACTTCAAGCAGCTGTACCCTTCTCATTGCAAAAATTAAGGTATGGTTGCCATACTTCTGGTATGGTGGGGAACGGAGACATCATTCTAATTTGTTCCACAAAACTTGGTTCTCGCGGTTTACGCTTAAGCACCATTCCTGATTCTTCCAGTGTCAAACATCCCTTCATCTGGTTACAAGCGAAACACGCAGTAATGCAATTCACCCAGACTGTTTTGCCACCTTTACATAGAGGTACTACATGGTCCATAGTCAAACTGGAAAATGGCATCACACCAGATGAAAGTATTTTAGTTTTGCACCCCATGTACTGACACATGTACCCGTCACGGGCAAGTACATTTTTACGGTTAGGGTGACTTCTGCGCTTCTTATTTCTACGGCCGCGCGATAACACAACCGCTGGGATCTGGATGGCCATATGTAAAGACCGTACCTCACGGTCGTAAGAACTGAGAACTGTAACCCGATTCTGAAACAGCTTAGTAATTGCTGCTTGCCACGGTATTATGTTGATAGGCATGAAATCCACACCTAGTACTAGTGTGTGCATTGTAGTTGCAATTCGGTGGCTGTTCTATGGTAGTTTATCACTTAAGAGGTAACTAAGTCACATGTCAAACAATACAAACGTGAGCCTATCAATTGTTTTACCAGACGCAGTATCCGGTCAATCGGGTGATTCGAGGCCACATGTCACTTTGTTGTACATCGGTAGTGTGCCTACCGAGAGGCTAAACGAGCTTACGGACATCTGCCAAAACAAAATATCCGAAGTAGGTGGGTCGGTAACCCTGCAGACCGAACAAGTAGAATACATCAACGACCCGCACAATAATAGAACGATAGTGTGGCAGTCTATTACTTCCAGTTATGATTTCTCACCGCTCAGAACGAATTTAGTGTATGATTTACTCATTGCTGGTTTCAGCGTAATGGACAAATCCCCCCTGGCGTATCATCCACACATGTTCGTAACGTATCTGGAAGGGTTGAATTCAAGACTGGACTCCAGTTATGTGTTACCAGCGTTTAGATGGACCATCAACAATGTGCAATTGTGGTATGGGGATACTCTAGTCGACTTAGCAATAAACAAAAGCGCAAAAAACAAAGCGGTACATGTTGCCTTAAAGCACATATCAGAAAAGACCAAAGAGATGCGATCATCCGCTCAAAGCCCGAGTAATCTGGGCTTTCAAGAATTTGTGGTATTTTGGGAAAAGGCAAGTCCCACACAAATAGCTGAGATGGAAAAATTTCTAAAAAATGACAATTTTAATGGGGCCTGGAGCCTGCTGCAAGAAGTTAGCGGGATGCCACTTGACCCTATTTCTCAGCCGCAGAGTGAATCAGCCAGGACACTAAACTAATAGCCAAAGGCACAGACTCCCGTTCCATACTTATACCCATCTCTTTAGACTCGATTATCCAACCGTTGTCAGACCTCAGTATAGACAACTGATACTTCTCTACCAGTTCCCATGCGACCGAGATATCGGATGAATAAGGCGGGGGCCACGAGTTGTTAATGTTCAAAATGCAATCGGGTGAACAGCCATCAACCATGCTGTGTACTACATGCACACCACCTGGGTATGGGGAGAGCAAGTATGAGGTGCAAGGTTTTTTGTTGAAAAGACTGGAAGCTATTTTGCGGTCTAGGGATAGCAGTTGTTCAGATCTGTCCATTCACAATTTTACAAGTCATCGTCATAGTATGAGAAGATGTCCGTCCCAAAGTACCTAGTGTTTTGGCGGTCTTTGGGGGTAATCACCCAGTCAGGTGTTGTGTATTCCTTGACAGGTTCAAACTGATAAGCGGCGTACTCTGCCCACATCTGTTTAAATGCCTGCAAATTTCTTGCAGAGTCCCTAAATCCACCCCTGAAGTCTGTAAGAGCTATCTCTTTACAGGGGTTTTGGTCCACCGACTTAAACAGGGTGTCAGTCACTTGTTTCTGCATGGCGCGCATAGCACTAGCAGTAATAGGTTCCCCAATGAAACCTTTCAGACTGTCCCTGACCATAGTGTTAATTTTTTCCGTGATTCTTTCTTGCACGTCAGGACGCCAGTGTTGATCCAGTACATCAGCTATTTCGTTGGCCAGTTTACTAGAGTCGTAAACAGCATACACAACATCCAACCGGTCAGTGACAATTGTCACTGTAGGGGTACCAACACTACGGACATCCATACGCAAAGGAAGAGTCTTACCATACCCCTTTACAGTGGTGATACCCCTATAGTGGTGGACCCTCTCCCATCCTTTTTTGAGGAGACATTCAAACAGTTCCTCCTCAAATCGGGCTAAGCTGCGGGGGGTTAGCCACCTTTCTATGTCGTGTGCAAATAGCTGCCTGCCATACTCAGTGTTGGGGTAATCGACTGTTATCCTGTCAATTGTTGTACTGAGTTTTGAGATTGTAATAGTATCGTACTGTGTAATGTAAGGCCCTGAAAGAGATTGATGCAGGGGCTTGGTCAAAGTAATGGTGCGACCACGATCATTAGTCACACTGACACGGGGATTAAGCCTGACTACATAATCTAAAGAGATCCACGTGAGATCCGATTCCATAGTTATTCCATCCCAGTCATTTTGTAAACCCGCCAGCGATTCTGATCCTGTGACAGTACTCTCATTGTACAGGCCTAGAGTCACCTATCTGGCTAGCTGTTTAAGTATCTAGCAGTGAAAGCGTCTACGATGCGGCACTCAGGGCAGGTACCAACCTTGTCACGCTCATGGTCGTGTATGGGTGGGCGTTGACCTCTACCCAAATCGTGTGCTTTACCGTCCTCAGTCCTTACAAAGGTAGAGTATTGACCGCACTCTCCGTCGTTTACAAATGGTAGTGGTTCTAACTTGGCTCTTGCCATCAGTGTGACGTCCTGCAGTCTCTGGAAAGAGGAATTGTTTGAAAAGAGGCCCCAGTAAAGCAGCCTCTTTCAATCTTTCCCTGAAGTATTCGTCCATTAAACGACCCCGTCCCAGTTCTCTACAATCAGCGGAAGGATGTCTCCACTTTTCCCAATCAGAGGAATGTCGATTGCGGGCCCCATAGCCGAATCGGTGTTTACACAGATCGTGGTGGCGCCATGGGCTTTAGCTACACTGGCGATCTGATTGGCTGGAAACACATTTCCAGATGTACCGACAATCAGAATGGTATGTTTAGGAGTAATCGACGAAAGAACACGGAAAAAGCCATCATGCACTTCTTCACCAAACCACACCACACCTGGACCTGTCAGAGACCCACAGGCTACACATTTAGGCACGGTGGTACCAGACAGTGCCTCATCCTTAGAAACACATCCACACGTCCTGCACTTGGTGGTCCAAATGGAGCCGTGCATTTCAATCGGGTAGGCGTACCCCGCTCGTTGGTGCAATCCGTCCACATTTTGTGTGAGTAGTGTGAACTCGTCTGTGTGACGAAGGGCCATTTCTGTCAAAGAGTGGTGGCCAGGGTTGGGCTGAGCCTGGGCGATGAGTCGCCTACGCCAGTAATACCAGTCCCAGACCAACTGAGGATTCTTCTCAAATGCTTCAGGTGTGGCAAGGTCTTCAGGTTTGTAACCTTGCCACAGAGAGTCTGGTGACCCACGGAAGGTGGGAATACCACTCTCAGCTGAGACTCCAGCACCAGTAGAGATAATGACAGGACCGGACTTGAGGGCCTTGACGGCATCATTGATTAGATTAGAGTTCAAAGTTTATGCCCATTTTCTATAACTGTTAAGGGATGGGTCGTTCTAGTCTCCAACCTACAAGTTCGGGCCAGCAATGGCAGCACATCAACCGTTCCCCACAAGTGTCGCAGTAATACCCACCATCCGTGACCTTGCGGATAGGAGACAAGAGCGGGGTCGTCTTCACCGGAGTAGGGAGCTTCATGCCGCAGTAGGGGCAGAAAGAGACAGGTACGGAGTGCCAATCAATCCGCGTTCCCTTCTCGTCGATGGTGAAGATGCCATAGTAAGAGTCCGCATCGTGGATGAACCACTGAGGCACAACCCCCGCGCTATCCCCTGTCTCTCGGTCGGGTGCTTGATACAGAACCACGGTCATCCTAGTCCGAGCCGGCTCGCAGCACGAAGGCGTGACGGCGTACCGATTAGGACTGCGGCGAATGTGTTCCACAACTAGTGTCCTACTGGTTGAGGTCGATAGAGAGAAGGAAGGAGGCTGCACTGGAGATGTCAACCTTGATCACTCGCTGAGCGACAAGGCCCGTGTGCCTGCCCACAGGCTTAAAAGTGAGGCGAGTGCGATCCTTGTTGAGTCGATACGGGATGCTGGCGATACCCTGAGAGGCAGCGAAAATGCGGACCTCCGAATCGCTGTTGTGGTACTCCAAAAAGACTGCGTCACCAGGGGCAACATTCAGCTTGGCCACAGCCAGATTGGAAACAGAGATGGTTCCGTCATTGTTCACCCGCGCTTCATCCTCGGCAAGAGGCGGAGCCCGGTGCTTGACCGGAGCCGGTGCGGGCTGGGCAGACGCCACCGTAGAAGTGGTGACAGGGGCATTCGGGTCCTGGTACAACGGAACATCCACCTCAAAGGGGTGCATACCCGCCGCATTGAGGTCGGGCCCATACACAAAGACCAGATGTCCATCACCCGTGTATCGGTCCACCTGGACCACAGCGCCCACGGAGGGGTACACGGGCATGGTTCCGCTGGTGTATGCATCCCGAAGGTAATGCCCGACACCACGAGCGGAGAACACCACGGAAGGCTCCCTGGTTCGGATCAAACGAGCAATCTCACCCGACGAGAAGGGGTGCTCTGCCTGGATCAGCGCTTGGACCAACTGGTCCACCGTCTGGCGCCAAGGGAGAGAGGAGTCAATGGCAAAAGGGAAGGAATCGAGGCTCATAATGAATACATCTCCTGGGTTGTTGTACCCTTTTTCACCCAGGTTCGATTCTTGTTAATTGCTATTTCAGAGATGTTGCAGACGCGGGAGCAGACGGGGCCATGAAAACATCGGGTCGAATCAAGGCCATGGAATCGTTGTCTGTGGTTTTATCTGAAAGTCCACGTTTTTTGATCAGAACATCAAGTTTGGCATTCAAGTCTTTGACTGGGTAACCAAGTTCTTGCTGTACCTGCTCCCGGAATTTCTGTACCTGCTCTGCAGTAATAGTCTTTTCTGGCTCATTCTGTCCAAGACTAGTGGCTGCAAACAACAGTAACACAACTAAAAGTAATTTTTTCATGTTATTGGCCTGTAAGCTTATCAAGTTTCTTTAATGCTTGTTCTATGTCCTTCTTTACACCAGCGAATTCCAGTCTCAATGAGACCAACTGGTCTGAGGTGGTTTTAGAAGCAGCTACCTGTTCTTTTAGTTGGTCCAGTTCTACTTTTATAACAGCATTGTTGGTGTTTACGTTCATTACCCAAACAATGACTGGTATCAAAATGAGGATAATGCCATCTTTTATGTATGGCCAAACCTTCTTAATAGATTCCATTTATACCCCCAACTGTGTAAAATGACTTTAACACAAAGGAGATACCGATGCACGATTTAGAATTTGCAACTGTCACCCGATTTGAAACACCAATAAGTGTGCGGCCTGAGGCAGAGCAATTTGATGCAAACAAACGGAGACACCTTGAGTGTGATGTAATACATAAGGTGATCCTCACTGTTCAGAGTGTTCTCAAACAAAACCCCGGGTACTCCTTAAAAATAACAGATGACCCACACAGACGCGAGTTTAATTTTATGGTGGGAAAGTGGGTGTGGCCTGTAAGACTAACAGACCTCAAAGGTAGTAGGTACAGTACCTATTTTGCATCACTCAAAGGCAGGTTTGAATTAGAAGATAAAATAAACGAGAGACTCCCTCTGTTGTAATTTATGTAGTAGCCCTGGGGTCTACAGGGCCAGTCACTTTTTCTACTGCAATACCGTTCTTTTCTAAGTATTCCAAACCATTCTCGCCAACATAACCGCCATCAATAACAATCACCTTGGTTATACCGGCATGGTGTATCAACTTGGAGCACAGGGAGCAGGGCTCTCCCGTAATTATAATCCATGCACCATCCGTTTTTACCCCAGAAGCAGCGCAATTACAGATAACATTCATCTCAGCGTGGTGACAGCCTTTTTCCATGTGAGTGCCTGAAACTACGCCTGGATGTTTGGCGAGCATCGTCTCAATCCAGGCCTCAGCTTTTTGCTCAACTGTAATAAGTTTTTGAGAAGAGCGACTTATATACTCAGCCATCTCTTCCACGGATAGCCGTCTGAGGGGGTCGTCAGTCAGATTGACTTCAGGCAGCTGAGACAGAATTGTCTCAAGTTGTGGGTTGTACGGAATTTCGTGGGCTAAAACACCATTAATGGTGATCGCCACCCGATGTTCATCAACTGGGTGAGAGCCCCCAATTGCTCCCGGTGTCCCACCCACCCACTGAGTGCGACGCACCTTCTTGTACTCAAAGTCTGTTCTTTTTAGACCGTTTCGCTCACAGAAATGGCCGCCACACAACTCGCCGCCACCCCTGGCAGCCCCATTGTAACCATCCATCAGTACGACATTCCTCACAGGGTCTAAAAGAAGAGCCCCAAATTTCCTCCTAGGGCAATTCGATGCTCTACTGAGAATCAAACACTGTTCGATTCGAATATCAAGGTGCTTTTGCTTCAAGGTGTATTACCCTCGGTCCACGTTAGGTGTACAGTCTAATTCTACATGATCTGTTCTTGACATTTTATAAGACAAGAGAATCACACTCGCATAGGGGCTAAACAAATGAATCTGTCTGCAAAACTGAGGTCGGTTGTAATTAACAAAATATCTTACGCCGGGAAATTACTAACTTGGTTCAAATTAGACTCAACAATCAGTTACAGTATTGTATCTATTGGCGGAAATGTTGAAGAACCAGAATGGGACAGCAACATTTTGATTGACTACAAAGAGAGAAAGTATCGTTTGGTTGGTAAAAATGGAAAAACATTAGTTTACTATGATGAGTTGGACACTACTCGCAAAATGAATGGAGTAGAGGTTAAAAACACTCTCCCTGGTTCGCCACACGAGATCGTTAGGACTGTGTGGTGGAAATACTTAGAAGAGATAGCCGGGAAAGAGGTAGCAAAACAATTCGTATTTCAAGAATCAAACCACAACGGCAAACTTTGGGTTTGGGATGGCCAGGGCGGGCTAAAAGAGGGGTGAGGCTACAACAGCGACCTTAGTCCATCCGACAACATCCAGGGTTGAAATGACTTGACCCTGTTCCAGTATGACTTGAATTGGGACAGGGACATTACAGTTGACGTCCCTATACCGAATTGTGCACCCGTCAGGTCTATTACCTGCGCCCCTACTTTAACTACCACGTGGCAAAAGTATTTCTGATGCGATGGGGTCGTGCCTAAAAAACCAAGTAAATTTTTAGAGGCATTTTTGCCCAGAGGCGGTTTCAACCCTATCCCTTGTATTAAGGAAGATTCTACGCCCCTACTCTTAAGAAAGTAGTGTAAGTCGCTGGATACTCCATCACACTTGCCGCTTACGCTTTCAGGCGAGTTGATGTCCATGTCAGGTACTATTAGCTCTAAGAATTCTTCAATGAGTTTGTTGAGATTTTGTGCCATAACACAGCATCCCGGATTAAAAGATGCTCAAGTTCCAGGCTTAGCTAGGTCATCATCGGGCCAGGACCTATTTGAATTTTTGTCCACCAGACCTGTCATACCTTGGGCAGGGTCGTCCACTCCAAGCTGATGTAATAACACCAACGAGTTCCACATAATATCATATATTTCGGCTATTGTTTTACTTTTGGCATTAGACTGAGCCAGTGGGCCATAACACCCGTCCATTTCCAGAGCATGTCGGGACAGTTCTCCTACTTCTGAATACAGAAACTTGATGCGCTGATCTAGAGTAGTAGAGCGTTGCCTAGCGTTCATTCCAGACAAAATCAAGCCCTGCAACTCATTCAGGTTTAGGTTATGGCTCATTGTAAATCCCCAGGTTACTTAAAATTACTTCTCTGTTGGAGCCTTCTAGGCCAGACAACTCTACCATTCTTGGTGTCATGGCTATAACTGACTGAGAGCCTATGTACGTGGTCCTCAGCCTAAACAGTCTAGTACCTTTAAGCCAACGTGAGGCATACTTAAGTGCCAGTCTTTCTGCACCCAGGGACAGTACAAAGTCCTGATTTTTCGGTAGATTTGACAACAACCCAAACAACTTCTCGTAGTCCATGGTGTCATATGGCTTTAAAACATCTGAGATAATGCCGGGCCATGGTGGGTCGCATACATACACAGTGTTGTCAGGATGGTGATTATGTTTCAAAACATCTATGGCAGACGCACAAAAAAGTGGTATACCCCCTAGCGATTTTCTTATTAGTTTGATGTTTTTCTTTGATGTTTTAGACTGTGTGATATCCAACAGCGTGCGGTGTAACAGTTCTGCACCATTTATAATGTGGTCCATGGTGTTGTGTATTACAGGGTTTATGTCATAGTAGGCGTGTATGCTGTGGGGGCCGCCCGAAAACACTGAGAAAAGTCTCAGAAATTCAGCGGTGCCACCACACAAGTCTACCACTGGCCTGTTTGTTTTCGACAAAAACCTTGCCACAAACTTAGCAGACCCACACCGGGGCCAACCAAACATCCTAATTCCTGGCACATCAGATGGGTGGCCAGTTGCAGTTTTGGGTTTGAAACAGGTAGTATTATATTTGGAGTGGTACTCCCTACAACGAGTACACAAAGTGGTAGAAGAAGCGTCGTCCAACTCAATGCCACAGTTCCCACAGCGCCCTTGAGCGAGTCTAACAACTCGTGCTGTCCTATCGTGCTGTTTGCATTGGTCACATTGCGTGCCACCAGTTGAGACCTTGTTTCCACACCCACCAGCACACAAATTATTAAGCTTGCGCCTAAGTATGTTCAGACCGTTGCGGATGTCTTGGCCCGATCTACCTGGAAGCAACGAAGAAAGTAGATGCGAGTATGGCTTACAATCGGCGTCAGGACCTAACAAAAACGAACGCAGTACCTCATTCTCCTGGTCGGTCCACCTCTTATAGCGACTACCGCGAGGCACCATCAAATTCCGCTTTCAAAATGGCTTCTTCTAGTTGGCCGATTGTACACCCGGCACAATGCAAATAATGGGTTTGAATGGTGTCTCCGGGTGCTCTATACTCTCCACATTCCGGACAGGATTCCGGAGGCTCAGAAGTGACCCACATTCTGTTCAGAATACTCTTAGCCACACATAGTGGGAGTGCGATGTGAGTATGGAAACAACTCTCATAAAAGTCTGTCAACAGTCTTACAAAGTGATCGGCCAAACCAGGAGGCATTCTAGATGCCATGCTCATAATAGCATCTTTAAGGGTGTGCATTTTAACGTCAATTCCCAGACATGCGGCCCTGGGGTCTGTCGTTGTCAGACGAGTCTCAGTTTTAAGGCCTTCCTGCTTCTTAAGAGTTTCGCAGGCGAAGTCGGTTAGAACTCTTATATGACACTTGGCCTTGTCATCAATACCAACACTAGCCCAGGCAAGTTGATTGTTAGCCCACGACAAAGCATCCAGTAGTTTAGTAGTAGATGTCATTCGTCCACCACAACCTGATTTTTCAGCAACTCTACCGTGTTTTTGTACGCGGTCATCAGAACCTCTGGGCCAATGTTAAACTCTCTAACCTGACCTGAACGACCCATACCTGCCATGACACAATCTGCTATAAGGTCTAGCACATCGATTAGGTTAACGTCCTCTGGCACACCGTCTGCCACCAAAAGATGGTGACGATTTACACGTCTGTGCCGGTCCCACCACCCAGTTTGCTTGAACCCGGTGAGAAAATCCTCATGGAAAGACTTGATATCCGTGAATTTATCAAAGTCATGAACTTGCATGGCTCTTAGAATCAGGCTTCTAAAAAAGCGCATAGCAAGGCCAATGTCGTTTATGTGCTGTCTGGAAGCCTCTAAAAGTTGGGCCTCCGACACCTGTGTGTAATCGCATGTACGGGTATCCGCAAAGCTACTTTTCCGAATGTGGATCTTGTCATCACTCATTTACAATTCGCTCCGATTGGGGACAAATCCGAGTACGGCACTATCAATTGTGGGTTGGTCATTCCCTATGACCCACTCCTCAAAGTTCTCTTTAGATGCCTTAAACTTACTGATAAAGTCTCCCAATTCTTTCCCGGCAAGTCCCGGTCTGAGTCCCATGATGTATCTGCCATTGAACTTGGCAGAAACTGCTTCTATGGTCTTTACCTGAGCCTCGAATTTACTTATTTTCTCTCTTAGGTTTGACCCAGGGAAGTACTTTTCCAAGTGTCCAATGGGGTCGTCTGTTTTAGCTCCCGAGTTGGGGCCAAAGTTTGACTTGACGAAGGCTACAAAGTCTATCATGCCTGTACGGGTCTTAATTCTGTTGGCTACGGGGCCGTCTTCTCTAAAGTATGGTTCAGACCGGAACCACATAGAATTGGTGGCCCAAATAAACGAGTCTCTCTGGGTTGCGAACCCCTTAGACCAAATGTCATAGTTCAAACAAAAGCATTCACATACTATTTCGAAGTTTTTAGTAAGATTAACTTCTCTCTTGAAATGGTCTCCCCATCTGAAGATGAAAGTAAGGCCGTCTCCACCCCACTTACAGTCAAATCTCTTGACCATTCTACCGATAATGTTACCCAACTCTCCGTATGACATGAAATTATACGAGGACTTGAGGTTATCGGGAGACACAATAAAGAAGTCTACCTGCAACCCACGATAGACTGTGGTATGCCCGGTGTGCAGACTATCAAACTGGGTGATGCCCAGATCGCGATGCAGGGTATCATAAAATTGTGGGTTTTTGACTAAAACATTCGAGGACAGTAGTACGTCCAAGTCTCCAAAGGTAGCTTTGTCCCCACAATACTCCGGAATTCTGTATTGACCCGGGGCTGCTTCGTCCAGGTATCGCCTCAGGTCGTCCTCTATGTCTAAGTAGGCAACACGTGCCATTCTGTCCAGCTTCCAGAAATTACCACCCATTTCAGCACTTCTCCTCGTTCATAACAGCTTTTGAAGGGGTTGGGAGCCAAGTCCACAACCAACCCTCGGGCCAGTTGTCCCCGATACCATTAGAAGCCATGGTATTTGACGGATGATTCCTCACGTCAACCCAATAAGTATTCTTAGTTTCAACATAGGCCGTAAACACTACGTCAGGAGGACACCACACAATGACAGTGGCTCGCTTACCAACCACGTGCCTAGGGTCATTGTTATACCACATTGTCTTGCTCCTGCCGCGCCCAGGCCATTTTAATTTCTTTTATTTTGTCTTGACGTTTACGATAAATGTTTGCACAATCACCTGGACGACCGTCAAACCATGATGGCTCGTCCATAGGATTTACCCAGGTGTGGTCCCAAGTAAAGTTGGGCGGAGGTGAGTCTCCAGGCTCTGTGCAGACACCACACCGCTTGCATCTCCATGTAAATGTACACCAATGAAAGCCACTATTTTTGGCCCCTGCTAAGGTGTGCGGGGTATCATCCCCCTCGTGCCACGTATGACCCTTGGTAACACACACCACTGTAGGCAGTATTTTAGTTGGGTTAGCAGACACATACTTGGGCCAAAATATGGCAATCAGCATAAGCAAAAAGATTGCCAACCCAAAAAGGGTCAAATACACAAAGACGGGAGGCATTTTGTACTCTATCAGTAAGACATTATGGTACAGTGTTACTTACACACGTATAACTGGTTAGTTAATAACTGATTTCAAATACAGCTGAGCCCCAGCGAGGAAAACTCAAAACTGGGGCTCAACACCAACTTAACAATAACTGATTTTATGTGTTAGAAGACATAACAGTCATGCCGCAAGCTTCTTGAAGAGCACTGCGAGCAGTCCAGTCCCCACCGTCTGCGTCGTTGGGGTCGTCCATAGGGAAAGTTGAGACATAATAATTACTGGGACCGTCGCTTGCTCCACAAAATACTGCAACCTTACCCTCGGGGCTTTTTAGCACAACAGCGTGACGCGGAGACTTTAAAAGGTACTTTAAAGCTGCGTCAAAAGACCAAGCCACAAACTTGGTTGGGGTTCCCATGTCGTGGTCGTTGGTTAAACACATAGAGCCGTCAATTTTACTACCAGCGGCAGAACGAAGTTGAGCAGAAAGTTTCTTGAAAGACATCTTTGGTTGTCCTCAGGTTGGCTGTAATCACAAAGGCCTATAAAACAATGACCAAGTGGGACCAGTGATCAGTGCTATTTAGTTCACAAACTTTTTCTTGTCTGTGTCATATTTGTATGTCTTAACCACATTATAGCTCTTGCCTTTTACCATAGCCATGGGCTGACCAGAAGGGTACTCTGATTCTCCAGGTTCTGCCCCATCTTCGTGCGGTTCTCCTGTGGCCCCCAGGTCAATGGCTTTGGAGTGGGGGTAAATGTCAGAAGTGGGAAGTACCTCAAAAATGGTATACTTTTCCTCGTCTGCGTCATAACCAGCCACGTCAGCTGCATCATCCAGGGTACTGAGCAGGGTAGTCCACCCGCTCACCTTGTACTCAGTCTTCGGCTCGTCCCCATCCTTGTCAAGGACAATGAACCAAGACCTGTAGTCTGCGGCGGCTTCACGGAGTTGGACAGAGAGTTTATTCATTTTACTAACTCCTATTTTTGCCAATAAAACATATTAAGGGGGTATTGTCTAGTGACTCTTTGATAGTTTATCAGTCATTGCAATTAGTCCTCCGACTCGCTGATGACTGACAATACCCACTCTCGAAACTCATCAGCATCACTGACATCGAGGCTGTGGACTAGACCGGTGACGTTAAAGTCTCGTTTGACGGTAGTAGTAGCGATCCTCTGGTACCCCGCACTTTTTTCAAAGATGTCCTCGAATGCCTGAGTGGCAGCTTGTTTCTTGTTTTTAAAACCTCGAATCGGATGCAAGAATAACGCAGCAAGCTGGTCATTTACCAAACGCTTTGCCTCGTTATCCCAGTGGGTGACCCACTCAGTAAGGCCATTTTTACGGGCCAGTTTAGCTTTATAGAATTCTCTGATAGCACCTGAGATGTACTCGTGGGCTCTGTCGATGAAGTCGCGACGGGAGAAAGCCATTGCATAGCGAAGTTGGTCTGAGAGTTTATCGGTCATTTTCGGACCCTCAGGTCATGATTAGCCTCAATGGCCAAACTGACCCAGTTTTTAAAGTCTTGGGCGTCTTGCTCGTCTAGGCCTGTCTGGAGACCCTGAACTTTAAAATCCTTCTTTACATCATTAGTGGCGACAGTTTGGTACCCATTGCTGCCAACCATGATATCACTAAGCGCCTGCAAAGCCGCAGACTTCGTGTCTTTAAATCCACGGATGGGGTGCAGAAATAGCAGAACAAGTTGTCTGTCAATCAACCGCTTAGACTCGTTATCCCAGTGTACAACCCACTTAGTAAAACCATTTTTCTTAGCGAGCTTAACCTTATAAAACTCTATGATGGCACCAGCAATGTACTCGTGGGCTCTGTCTATAAAATCTCTCCGGGAGAAAGCCATGGCAAAACGGAGTTGATCTGAGAGTTTATCGGTCATTTATAATAGTCCCTCGGAGTTATTTACCATAAGTTTATAGCGGGTCAATTACGACAGGTAGGCCAGGACCTCGTAGTTGTCCCGCTCTTTGATGTAGTGCCAGGACATGGCAAGCATCGAGTTGCCAATGGGGTCCGGAGAGAAAAGGGTCAGTAGTTTTAAAGGCGAGATGGAAAGAGCGGGTGCCGGACTCTTCACGAAAAGGTCCGCAGAGGTGATGTCGTCCAATTCTATGGAGACTTGGGTGCCATCACTCAGGGTGTAGGGCTTTTCAAGGATGCCATTGATGATGTTAATGGCCCTGCCTATAGTAGGGAAACGACCTTTGCCGTCCAATCCGGCCTTCTCGGCCCGATTGGCAAACTCCGTCTTGATCCGAGGAGTGATTTTATTTCTGAATATGTTTTTGAGTTTGGTAGAGAGTTTTTGCATAACATCAAAACCAAATTAAAAGGCTATTCTTTTATGTCTTCTGGGTCTACACAGACACACTGGTAAGACATGATTTGGCGGGCGAATACACCCTGCTTGGGTGCACACTTGCGGTCACAGTCGATGCTGGATGAGACTGTATACACCCCAACCCCAAGTGCGAATAGTACGGCTACAATCACGACCACAATTGAAACAATGTGGTCATCTGTGTCTTGCAGGGTTCTGTTAGGTCTATGTGCCATTTTCTCCTCACTTGTGAGTGATAGTGACAGTCCCGCCGAGGTCTTGTACAAAGGACTCGAACGAGTCGCCCCGCTGCACATTTGGGCCAGGACCTGTACCGTGAGACGGGTTGCCGCTTTTACTCGTGGCCCAGGCCAGGAAAAACAAGCCCCCAACAACCACTGAACTCCAAAGGATAACACTTCCCCAAGAAGGCGGGGTGCTGTCATCCCCGCCCCCGCCTTTGTGACAGGTCTCGTTGTCTGAGATGTAACTATCCCCACATGGCTTGGCGCCGGCCGCATTGGGCAAGATGAGGGCAGTGACCAGGGTTATTGTCAGGATGGTATTCAGGGTGTTCATTTGGCCACCTTGTGGTTGTTCTCCTGACAATAACCCGATGTGGTACAGTACAGCCCTTTCTTGCACTCCGAGTTGCTGGCACACACAGAACCAAGACGTCCCTTGGTCTTGGGCACTTTGCGGGCGGGGGCCGGGAGGTAGTATCCACCACCCTTGTGACAGACCTTGTTGTCCGCGATGTACCCGCGACCGCAGGGCTTGGCCTGAACGGCGCTGGGGGCAATGAGGGACGCGATCAGAAGGAATTTGAGGAAGGTGTTCATGGGATCAGTCCTTCGGTTCCCGCAGGCAGACGCCTGGGTCTGAGCAATACAGCCCATGGGCGCAGGAATTCTTCTCCACACATCTGTCCAGATACCAAGACAAACGACAGGTGCCAGAAAAAGAACACCTCTGGTTGTCGTCACAATCCCAATGGTTGAAGCAATCCTCTCCCAGACGGGAGCACCCACAGGCCAGGATGAAGGTGAGGATTAGGAGGGTATTCATGTTCAGCGGCAGTCTTTGTAAATGTAGATGACCTTTGGTGCATTCTCGGAATTGTCCTGGCAGAACCCCGAAGATGTGCAATACAGCCCGACGAAGCAGCCTGCACCACTCGTACACGTGGTGCCTCGACCACAGCCCGTAGCAAAAAGAAAGGTCATGGCGAGTTTCAGGAGGGTGTTCATTTGACCAGTCCTCCCGTATTGCCGTCTGCGAACCTACCCTTGGCAATGGCGACAAAGGCGTCATGCCTCTCACTCCAGGTCAGCTCAGCCCCAGAAGCCAACCCGAGTGATTTGATATGGGTATCCAGGGCCGCACTCGTGGTGAGATCACCATAACACGCTCGGACCTCCCCCTCATTCATTATGGCGAATTCACTAGCCTGCGCCTTGAGTCGTTCCTTGCAGTGATCTTTCCTATAGCGATGAAAGTAGGTAGCGCCCGAAAGCACGGCAACCACGGACAAGATGGTCAGAAGCCATTTTGAATAAGTGCTCATGGCATCAGTCCTTGCACGCAATGGCGGCGATCAGGATACCGAATGGTCCCAGGAAGAAACCGAGGATTGCTCCAAGGGCCTTCTTGCGGGTTCCCGCCATGGCATAGCCGAGGGCAGAGCAGACGAGCAGGATAACGATGATGACCATAGTATATACTCCAGTTGGTTAGGGCTTACAACTTATTCGTCACAAGAGGGGTAGGGTCAATCGAGACTTGTCAAGACTGAAGTTTGCTTTTCTAGACACTCTTGATGAGAAGTAAATAAGCGAACTTCTGTGCGTTCTGGTCGAATGTCACAATTTCGTCGTGGACAAAACCGCCTTGGTTCTTGGCACCACAAGCAAAGATAAAGTCGTTGTTCGGGAAGTCGTTGGGGCGGTGTTTATCCCAACAAGCTGAGAAATGGACATCAGCCTTACCCAAAGCCACTTCTTGAAGAAACATGTATGCCGCGGCATTCCCGCCACCATAAGCGGCTCCAGACATGCCGGTATAGTTCATGCTCTTGAGCGCACCATTAGTACCATCAGTGGGGTAAGGACCAACCGTTTTAACTCCAGCAACGAGGAAGTTAGGGGCGTGGTAGATCCCTTTTCCAAAGGCTTTGCCAGTTTGACTCACACCCCGCGGCAAATTCTCAGGCATCAAAAGACCCTGCTTGGATATCCCGATAGTGTTTTCGGCTTTCGTACCATGCCATGCCATGATTTTGCCAACTGCTCCAGGCTTTCGGGCTACCTTGTCGGCGTAGGCACTAAAAGTGGACTCCGTTCCGTTTCTGCAGTATTTGAAAACGTTAGCCACTCGCAGAGTGGATCGACCATTACGAAACCAGTTTGAGTTCTTCTGACTCTGGCCAGTGCTAAAGATCTCGACCACCCTGCGGAATTCGGGACTTGCTGGGTCCAAGTGCTCGATGGCACAATTCAACCCGTCGTACCAGACTGCCTCTTTGTCAGAGGAGGCAGTCTGTGCTCCTGCTGCCTGAAAGACTGCTTGCGTCAGATGCGCGTCTCTCAACAGTTGTAGGAATTCACGCTGAGCCTGGAGGCGCTCATAACTTGAGATGACCAGTCGATGAAGATTCTCACGACCACGCATTTCTCGCCCAATTTCCCTTGGAACATTGGACATAAATCGATTGGTCAGGTCGATCACTTTCGGACTGGGAGTGCCGTCTTTGGCGAGAGGGAAAGTGGTGGCTTTGTTGTTGGTGGACTCTCGACCGAATTCAGCTTCAAGAGCGAGTCCGATTTCATCCAAGATCGACCCACCAATGTCCAGTTGGCTATCGGAGAGGTTTCCGATGGGATTGCTAGCTGTAGCACCCGCCTGAGATGACAAACCGGCTCGAACTACTGTAGATGTAGCTCCATAAATCGTGGAGAGAAGCTTACCCACCTCAGGGTGGAAAATACGCTTGGGGGCTGGAGCAGCTGCAATGCCAGGAGCCACAGCCGCTACGATGCCCTTCGCTGCCTGCTTGGCGGCCTCTTCAGCATCATCCCGTACCTGAAGGCGGGTGTAACCCTTCTTTTCCTTCTCGGCCACTTTCGAATTGAGAATCTTGATGGCCTCAGCAAGTGAAATCCCCCTCTTGCTACCTTTGTCTGACCCAGGCTCTCCTGTAGGGCCCCACTTACACTCGAAGTCTGCAGTACCATTTCCGTGATCAACCACGTGGCCCTTCCAGAACTTATTGGAGCCAAGTGTTACACAGCCGGTCTTGTCGCCAGTCAGATCAGTGAAGTTGAGGACGACATTGTGCGCAATAGTTCCCACTTGAGACACTCCACACTACTAGTTATGGAGTACTTCCCATTATAAGTCGGACTGTCAATCGTTATATTTATTATCTGCTGCACGCATTTGGTTCATAACCTTATTAGCCCAGGACCTGCCCGGGTCTCCACCCCAAAGAAGCCACGCGACATAACCCCTGTCGTTCCAAGGGGTTTCTTTGTTTTCAGGCTCTATGGTTGCGTTCTTCTCATGACGTGAAAAGAAAGATACCATCTGGCGTATAACTTCTGGTGATACGCGGTCTCTGTTCTTTAAGTTTATGGCCCTTTGTACTCCGGACCCCAGACCATGCTTAGCAGCTTCTGCAGGAGTTAAGCCTCCTTTATTTGAGGGAGAGGCTCTTCTCCTGTATTCAAGCCCTTTGGCGGCGGCATCTGCTACCGACATAGGAGGCTTGAAGTCAATGTGCATGTATTTTTTAGGAACACTAGACTCACCACCAAGCACTGACTTCAGTAAAAGTACAGACAACTTTTCCATGCTCGTACATCTCCATTGCTTCTTGTGTGTACGAACACCAATAAAGAGCTATTTCAAATACAGCTGAGCCCCAGTGAGGAAAACTCAAAACTGGGGCTCAGTTACAGGGTTGCGTTACTTGTCACACACCACTTTTTATGTAGGCGTCTTGGCTTTCAAATATTTTCTCTGGAGATGGGATCAAATGATACCCCTCTTCTTGAGATATAGTTTTGTATGTGCTCTCAAGCATCAAACGCAGAGTCTCGGTCGTTTCGTTTATCAGCTATACCACATCTTCATTGTCGTAGTCAGATAACAAATCAAGACGGTCTGCTACTTCTATGGTGTAAATAGGAGGGCCATCTTTCCATGATTTTTCTATACCCCTAAAGTCCCCAGCTATACCATACCATGTATCTCGGTCTCGCAGGTCTACCCTTATGTCCCCCATGTCTATTGTTTCGGCTATATCATAAAACTTTAGAGCGGATCGGAGTTGAGCAGAAAGTTTCTTGAATGACATCTTTGGTTGCCCTCAGGTTGGTACAGGTACCAAGTCATAAAAAGTAACCAAAATCTTTAGTCAGCTGACTTTTCAGCGAAACTAAATGTCACTTTCCACTTACTACCAAAAGGAGTAAATAAGTCAGCGGTCTCCTGGCGAGTAATCCCAAGCTGGACAGAACCGCATCGGGGATTTGCAGAGGAGTATTGCCATGGAAGAGCTAAAGTAATTTTAGTGTTGTTCCATCCAGCTTGCCGCTCAGTCCCTGTTATGGTCCAAGCCTGTGGGCATTCTTCACCAGTACATTTTTCCATGTCAATATAATAAAAATCACCAGCTTTTAAATCGGCTGGGCACTCGGTGTAGTTCAGTTCAGCCTCGCCGGATGGTGTCTCCAGGCTGAATAGTTTGTTTTCCTCATCCGGTCCTTGTTTACTATTGCGGTAAACAGGGCGAAACGTTGCTGTTGTATGACCATCATAATGCTGGGTCAAGGCCATGCACCGGTATTTTGCGCGAACCATTGCCATGGGTAATCTCCAGTCAGTTATGTTACAACTTGGACGAGATTACCGCGCTGTTGGCCCAGGTCGCGGAAGCACTGGTATTTTCAGTATTTATAAAAGGGTTAGTCTTCAGTGGGCTCGTCTGGCAACCCGTACACTATTCTCCACACGTTAGCCATTGCCTGCTGTCTAGCAAGTCTGTATTTGTCTGATGGTTGTTCCACAAGTTTGTCTGGCATGCCATAAGGGAGGCCTTCGGCAAAATTCATGAACTTGGCCTCAGCACGAAGTGCTTTTACTTCTTCAGATTGACCATACAGCTGACCGAATAGAATATCCTTCATCTGGCGACGCTGTTCTGGGGTGACTTCTTCGATTGGGATTCCAAAGTGCTTAGCGGCTTCTACAAAATAAAGGTCTTGAGTGCGGTCTTTGAGATTTCCAACTGGGAGGCCCATGTGTAACCGTCGCATCAGATTTTCGTCAGCCATGATTGTGTTCAGCCTGAGCCAAGTTTTGCGGTCTGTTGATTCGAACCCAGGAAGGGCTACAACCTCGTCTCGTTTGAACCCAGACACTGTTTATGGCCTGTTTCCAAGTAGTAGTGCCCGGCTCTCTGGAGTCTGTAAAAAGTTCCGATCAGTTTGAGACAGACTTGTAACTGTAGTAACAACGTGTGTATGGAGGGTGTGCCAAACATCGTTACTATCAACAAAACCAAGCTTACCAAACATGGGATCGTCAAATACCAAACTTCCCACTTTCTTCATTGCACCGACCCAGGCCTCAACTGTTAGGTATGGCACTTCTAAGTATTCTGTAACAGGGGCTGCGGCATTTACACTGGGCTGACAAGCACGAACTGTATATTCTACATTAAATTTTGTGACAGACATTGTAATTAGTCCATTTCCAAGTGCTTGAACCGTTTAGATACGGGCGGTTTCTCCCCAAAAACTAGTGGGAAAGCCATGCGGATAGAATCTTCACTTACAATTCTGTCAACATCGCTGTTCAGTGTCTTCAGGTAAGTTCTTAGAGTGGATTCAGCAACGGGGCTGTATGGGATTTTAGTGGTCTTGCTGTAATAGCCGTTCGGCTGGTTTTTATACCTTATCGAGATTAGTGGGTGGGTGCCCACGTCTACAACATGGAGGTCAAATCTAAAAGTCTTAAGGTCATTTACAAACACAATCCAAATCTCTTTGTGCCACACAAACTTATGGGCTTGGGTCTTGTCCCACCCGTCAAGTTGGTCGCATAGCTTATGCATGGTTTCAGCAGTGAGTATGTTTTCTAGGTCCGCCGGGTCAGGAAAAGCAAAGAACTTCCACGTGGACTTCTCGTAGTATACAGGTACAGTCTTGGCGGACCACAGCACCTTACGATGCTCTATTAATTTAGCCTTAGAAGGTTCGTACTCACCAACCTTTTTAGTAGACATTAAAATATTCCTGGTGTAGAGAATGACACCCTAAATTCCTTATGTACGTTCACAGACAAGCCTGCCATGGGTACAGTACTCTCACCCAGTATCAGCTTACTGTTACCGGGGCACAGAAGCAATTGCCAGCCACCTGAAAGTGGCTTTTGGAATCCGGAAATAAACCCACTTTCGTTGGTAGTCCACTGCACTTGAGGTAGGTCGTTTATTTCAGACATAAAATCACCCGGAAGAAACCGGTCGATGATTATAGTGTCTCGATCTGCCCAGGCAAAGCCGTACCCGTGACTAATCCCGTCTGACACGAACATACTCAGATGTTCAAGTGCCATAGGCTTGACAATTATTCTATAGATCAGGTCCTGACTTACTGGCGTTTGCAACATTTTTAGGGCGTCGCCCCAAGTCAGTCTTTTTGCTTCTATTTCTTTTAGTACAAACCTCAAATGGCTAGTTAAGCAAGTCGTAAATCCCAATCCAGTTAGGTACTCGTTTACTACCTCAGAACCGGCAAGCCCATTACTACCCACCAAAGAGGCGAGTGCAGCGAGTTTGCCGACTGGACTATCATGGGCATTGATCGGGATCTTTGCCAAGTACTCTTGTTCGTTTAGTTGTTCAACAACTACTCCGCCAAGAGACTTAATTATAACCCTAGTGGTGGGGTATTCAGTATCTGCTGACATGTATTTCACACTCCGGGGTATTTCAATCCGGAGTACATACAGTTAAGTAGGCTTCTTAGAGAAAGTTATAACCGACCCAGAGGTAACCACAATAGGCTTGGAAGTATAACCAGACACAAACACCTTGGTCGGTGCATTTACATCCTTAAAGTCCTGGTTCCTTATGTGCTCAAATTCTTTATCGTTTGGGTCAGCTTTTTCAGAGTTTAGCAGTCTGTCGAAGTTTGTGGCTATTCTAGACTCAAACAAGGTTCCTTTAGCCACAGACCACAAACAACCAGGGTTTCTACAGGGTGGGGAACCCTTACAGAAACCCTGCCTCAATACCTGTATGGTTGCTGCAGCATCTACGGACTTAACGTCTTCTAGGCACTGTCTAGTTAGGTCTTTCAATTCAACACACCAACCAAATGATGCTTGTCTACGTTCTCTTTGAACAGGTTGTAGTCAATCTTAATCCCCTCAGATTCGTCAAAAATCACATTCCCTACAGAATCATAAACAACCAGGGGCTCTGAACCCTGGGATGCATTCACAGCAGTAAACAATAGCTGTGCCGTGCGTTTACTCAGCGGGCTTGCCAGTTTGTATCTAATAACACCGGACTGTAGCATAACAGGTACTGGTCGAGGTTCCTCTTTGGGCTGTAGTACTTTAAGGGTGGCGTGGCTACTTATTTTGGATGTTTCTGCATCTATGTCCTCTTGGCTGACCCCCCACTCTTTTGGAACTACCTGCCTGCCACACTTTCCACACTCGTAATCTTTCTTGGACTCTGCGGGAATCCCATCCTTGCAGTTCTCACACGGGGGTTTGTGTATGGACTCCCACTTGTATTTGGCAGTCCAGTCCATGCCGATAGCGGGCTCAATAACAAGTGGGACAACCCACCCCCACAGTTTCATTAGGATATTCTTCATCTCCATACACTCAACGATAACAGGGATAACTTTGTGCAGCCACTTCAGGTTGATTTCAAATAGTATCTCGTCGTGAACGTTGTGCAACATAGCCACAATGTCCATACTCCAACCTTCTTTTTTAAATCTATTCCTTAATAGAGACATAGCCAACTTGATAATGTCTGCTGCGGTGCCCTGGACAACAGTATTGATTGACGTTCTTACCCCATACGCGTAAATCTTGCGGAACTCACGCTCGTCTGCTACATCCGGGAACATCTGCGGAACTAATCTGACGCGCTTTGCAGCTGTAACTACAAATCCAAGCTGCTTCGCCACGCTCTCCTGACGCTTTTGCCACGCGGCAATTCCTGGGAGACCGGATTCGAGCTTGCCTGCTAGGCGCCAGCCCTCACTTGCGTCCGCAGCCCCCACTGCGCGGGCTATGGCGGGGCCACCTCCACCATATAATTTGGCAAAATTGGTTCTCTTACCTGCCTGTCTCTGAGACTTGGTAGGTGTGCCATTGTCACCCAGGTCGTATAGAATTCTAGCCGTAATAGAGTGTAGATCCCCAGTACCCTCCAGAAACTCTTTGATCCATTTCTCTTCTCTAGATAGGTTTGCGGCAATCCTCAGTTCTTCACCACTAAAATCGGCAGAACAGAGTATGTACCCCTCTCTAGGGACGACCATACTCTTAAGGTCATTCACTTCTTGAGGAGAGAGTTCATCCGGAGACGGGATGGCGTGCCACTGTACTTCAGAGTATCCATCAACTAGGTAATTACCTGACCTTGCAGCGAGACGACCGGTATCTACAGACCAGGGGCTATACGATATTCTGGCCTCCCCATTGGGATCAACTGACTGAAGAACAGGCTCGTAATAAGACATCAGAGCCTTGTCTAAGGCTCTGTAGTCAAGTATTTTTTGCAGTATTGTTATGTTTTTATTTTTAGGATTTTCTTTAATCAAGTCGGCCAGAATTGCAGCATCCGTAGAAGCAGTGGCGTCCACTGCTGCCTTATTCCCCGCTCCTGGGCCCGTTGTTCCTGCAAAGTTTTCCAGGGGTTTAAAACCCAAGTTATGGTATATTAAAACAGACAGGTCCCTAGCAGACCTCAAACTGCAATACCACGGGTTAGGTTCTGACTCTATACGGACCAGAGCCTTTTCCCCTAATTCAGAAAGAATTTCTCGTTCAATCTTAGCAAGTTTTACAATTATGTTGGCCTTGTTTTGCTCCAACATAGGTATGTTAAGTTTGACTCTGCGCCTCTCAGTATCTCTAATGGCGTCTACCAGTCTGTGTTCTATTGACAGCAGGTCTCTCTGGAAAACAAAGAGATTGACCCACTCCCCGTGCTGCTTTTCATTATTAATAGGATTTTCTAAAGACTGAACCAAATTTTTAAAGCTGTCTACCTCTTTAACCCGCATGGAGCCGTTTGGGTGCGAAAAATGAGAGTGCTGATCTATCCGTGTGCCCCTCTTAATCCAGCAGTGGTAGTCTAAAAATTTATCCAAGCGGTATGTAACAATGACGTCACTGCACCCGTACTCTTCAATCTCTTCAGGGAAAAGATTTTGAACTTCTACCCGTTCTTTCTTCCCTTTTCCTACAGCATGAGGAAATAAGTCTTCCAACTCAATCATCGACATGTCCAACAAATCTTTAGCCAGTCCCTTAAGACCATGGCGTTTAGCGTTGGAATTTAGAACATAATGTTTTATCATGGTATCGTGCAAACTGATACCAGACATGGGTATACCTAGGTCATACTCCATAACCTCATTATCATATTTAGAGTGGTGTTCTACAATGGTAGCGTTGGCGTACAACTTTTTTAGTATTTCCACAGTCTGTGGAATTGGCAAGTTGGAGCAATTTGCATCCCAAGGTCTGTGACGCAGGGGTATATAGTACCCCCGTATGCCATTCGGTGATAAACCAATGCCACAAACTTTATCTATAGTGGTGTGCCCTACTTTGTGTACCCATTCTATTTCACTAGGAGACCACTCTCTATATTGGATGGGCTTCTCTCTACGTATTTTTTCTATTATGTCAAGCTGGTCTGCTCTGTATACCCTGGCGTCCAGACCCGTGGTCTCTATGTCTGAGGCAACACAAGGCTTAGGTTGAGATAAGACCTCGTCCACCAAATCCGACAGTTCCTGTAATGACCCGACCACCCTGGTTTTGCATTCGTCCAACCAGTCGGGACGCGCTATAGCGCGAGACAAAGAAAACATGTCCATATTAGTGGCTCCTCATGCAAACGTTACGATTACGTGGTGTTTTTCTTTCCAAGCCATTAACACTTCTCTAAGCTGAAAAGTGTCAGACTCGAAACAGACAGGTGCAGTCACAAAAAGTGTGCACTTTTGTTGTGCCACGTCACACTGTTGTGTTATTCTACAGCACCTATATTCTGCTGGTACTTTTCTGTAGTACTGACCTTTTTCCATTCTTATATAGGTTTGTAGTTTGTTAGTGTTCCTGTACCGTGTAGCCTCCAACCACACGTCTTCCGGGACCATCGGTATAAGGTCTCTAAGCCAGTCAGTGTTCAGTATTTGACTGTATAATTGAGCCCACTGAGGCTCTATAACCCCGTTTTCCATCCGAATGACTAAAAATTTTTCATAAACTCCGTTAAAGTTTATCTTTGTATAGTTAGACACTTCAATAAATAACACCGTGTTTATTTGTAAACCGGGACTCTGTGTCTGTATTGAGTTTAGTCACGAAAGCGTATTTCTCTTTACATGACTTACACATGGCACTTTTAGACTGAGAGACGGTTATAAGGACTCGAATTCCCCTGCCACACCTGCAACATCGACAATCAACAAACTCTTCGTTCATACAGTTCTTTCATCCTATCTGTAATTTTGACCAGTATTGCTTTAAGCTTATCTGTGTCTGCGTCTGGTAAATGGTTGTCATATGACACCATGTCCAAAGCTTTAAATATTTTTAAATAGGTGTTTAGCGATGCTACACCCTTATTCCTTATCAAATTTTTCTTAAGAGCGTATATTATATCTTCGATCTTAACTTCTTCTACTTCTTCTACTTCTTCTTTTTCTTCCCCTATAAAAGGAAGACTGTACCTAAACTCTAAAATCCTGAGTGCAGAGAAATACGTGGTGTTGGACAGTTGGGATTCCAAGCCAACCAAGTCGTGCGATTTTTTACACTTAAAGCAATAAAACGTGTTACTGTGGTAGTACACCATAGCAGAAGGTCTGTTGTCATACCCATGAAAGGGGCACTTGCATGGGGAGTCGTCACCATACTCAGGACCATTTCTCACTTCAAGCCCATGGTGCTTGATCACATCATGTATTTTGGCACACTCTTTAATACGTGCTATTCTTTTAGCAAGGTTTTCTTTACGTCGTAATTCGTCTTGTGCTTCTTTAAGGACCGCCGAGGAGGACATCGATGTCTAAGTCCTTCACGCCTGCTGTTTCAAATGATTTGTTGGCAGATAGGGGTGAGTTGATCATTAGGGACTCCAACTTACGTTGCCCCCATTCAACTCTCATTCTAGCTTCAGAAAAGATGCTATTATCTCTGTTTTTCATATTGCCTATAATGGCCTCGTTTGTAGCACGAAGGTCATCATCAACATAGGTGTATGTAACATAATCGGCGGCATTCTTTAGTTCGTTTGCCCAAGAAAGGTGAGACAAATCGTATACACCACCTTTCTTTTCTTCCTTAGCTTCCATTTTCTTCTGGGCGTGTTTGTAGCCTTCGTTATTGATCTGCCACAGGCCTATCACCGCTATCCCTGCACCACCATTGAAATTCATGGCGAGGTGCTTACCTGCGCGGGCTACTTCATTTTGCCGTTCTGTAGTTGACCTTAAAGACTTATCCGAAGACTGTACTAATTGCAAGTAGTCTATAAATATAACAGAGAGAGGTGTCTTCTTATGCTGGGCCTCGGCTACAAATCTAAGGTCTGCTATAGTTACTTCACGGTCGGGTTTGACTACGTGTATTGCCCCATGTAACTCTTGATTTGAAAGGTCCTTGGATATGTACTTAAGGCGCTCTAACTCAATTGGGGTTAGTTTGCCATCTCGCACTTTCTTATATTCTAGTGGTTCCCACCCGAGACCACCCTCAGAAGGTGCATCAGTAAACTTCCAATGAGTAGAATGCATCACCTTTAGTATGCGTCTAACCTGTTTGTATGGCATTTCCAGGCTAAAATACTCAGCATTCTTCCTAAGAAACACAGCAGTAAAGTATGCCCAGTTTAAAGCAAAAGTAGTGTTGTGGGTAACAAAGCCGTCTACAACAAAGTTCTCGTTAGACGGCACAGACAGGTCATATGTCATCTCCTCACCAGTACACACTATCGAGCGGACCTGTTCCCAGTTTAAATGGTCACTCAACAGTGTATTGATACTAGGGTCATTCAGCACAGAAGCAAATTGTAGTGCCACAGTTCTAGACACTTTTTTTTGCTTCTTGGTTATAGAACCAATGTAAACAGGGGTCTTGCCTGTTTTGTTTACAGCCCGAAGTGGAATCTTGACATTCTTAAATACAGACAGAGGTATGTGGTCATCACATGTATCACGCTGGGTCTCAAGCGCTTCAATAGCAAGACGACAAGCTTCAGTCTTGCCAATCACCACAATGTCTGTTAAGAATTTGAATTTAGCCGAATGGCCTATAACTGCTATTGTCCAATACAGTCTTCGTTCTCCTTTGTATTTAACCCAGTGCCGGTCCAACGAGGTACGAATCCCCAAACGTTGCAAGACTAATTGTAAATCTGCCCCCAGTTGTCTACTTTTGGTGGTGTACTTAATTTTGACTGATGGTACCCTTTTACCCTTACCATTGCGCCACACAGAGAGGTGGCCATCAGTGGACCACATGGCCCCAACCAGTAATTTTAACTGATGATCCGACATAGACCACAGCTGATTTGGAATAAATTTGGTGGACGCAATTTTACCCATTAGCCCCAAAGATTGTAATAACAGTAACAATGGGGAAGCACAATAACGTTTAGTACTACGAGCAGAATGGCCCATACGTAATGTGGGCACTCTAGTTTTGGGAAATGTGGACCGAAAATGTGGGTGTAATGGGGTAGCTTTTCCTTCTACATACCCCATAGTAACCAGTTGCTCAATAAAATCTGTTCTAATGGCGTCAGACACAGTAACAAAAGTCAGACCTTTGTTCATGTATCCGCCCCCCAGCATATAGCCAATCAATTTTGCATGAGCATCAGTAAATTGATTGGTTGCACTGAGTGGGATTGGAAGACGAGATGGAACTGCAATCCAATCTCCAATCTTAAGGTCCTTAAGTTCTACGTACCCATTAGGTGTAAGAAATGGGTGGTTGTCTGAGACCCCTGTCTGTCGGCCTTGAGAGCTTTCAAGTACAAATACAGGTCGAACTCCGTTTTCTTGTATGTGGCTAACGCCAGCCAATTCGATTTGTCCAGTGGCGTGGTTTAATGAGTGGGTGTACAGACCTACGGCACCATTCTGGTATACATCTCGGGCTTCACGTAAAATGCCTACTCTGCTATCAAAAATACGTGACCCCCCACTAATACATTTCAACCCCCCGCTGTATGCAGCGTGTGCCCAGAATTCAGAGGGTTTTACCCCCATACACCCTTCATCAACCTGGATTATACCAGTAAGGCACCCATAAGCTTCTTCTGGGTGCGAGTGGGTGTACTCAACTTCTTCTATAAAGTCGTCATGGTCCTGGGTCACATCGCCAGACAATCTGACGCCGTTATTCATCACAAGTAGAGAGTCGGCTCCACCGGTGAAATGACGAATGGCATCATTGACTCCCTTTAGCTCTACTTTGCCTATTTTTAAGCCATGTGATGCTATGTGCGCTGACTCTTTGGCCAAAATATGGATTTTGGCTATTCTTTGCTTCTCCAGTTCTCCCATAACCAAAGCTTCAAAAGAACTGCGGACGTAACAAGGTTCTTTCGAAATTTCATCTAAAACTAAAATGGCCCCAGGATTCTTTTCTAACTCAAATGCATCACGCAAGTCTTGAATAGTAGGGGTTTCTCTATAGGTAGAAAAGTGGTTCTTTATTTTATTAAAGATCTCTTTCTCTTCATCTTCAGTAAAGTCTATTCTATATACTAAAACCTGTTCAAAATTCCTAGCTGCATTCTCTTGGTCGGGCTTGTCATTAAGTACAAGCAAACTGCGTAGTATTTTATTGATTCCTTCGGACATTGTTGTTAAACCTTCGAAATATCCGAGAAATATCCGTCATTAGGTATACCAGATGTACCTGAAGTGTCTGGAGCAACACCGGGCTTTGGCTTGGGTATTTTTTTGGCCCCTTTAGCAAGGGTGGTTTGAGGAAAGCTGGAGAGTATCTCAGCGTTTTTAGGAGACCAGCAGGGGTGTGTCTGGTCAAAGTCGTCTGATATACCTAGTACAACCCAAGTGGGTTTGTTGTACATTTTTCTAAATAACAGAGCATCAGACACTTGTTCAGATAACCCATTGTGTTTGTATGTAATAAACCCTAATCTTAGAATCAACAGCGGTGGTTTTCTTACCAAATCTGTACTAGACTGCCGTTCCCTGGTGATGCCCATGCCCTCTAGCAAATCACTTTTACCCAACCAAGCATCAACCAACTCTCTGTCTGTAACTTCCCCGTATACCCAGTCAGGGGTTTTTAGCACCGCATTTTTAAGCAAAACGTCAAACATGCTGTACTGGTCTGAGTAGTTGGTGTCACGTATAACCAAATTAGAACTTAAAAATTTAAGTATAGGGTTAGACTCTGTGGTGTCTTGCAACAGAGTCGGTGCATTTTCCAGCCTGCCCAAATTAGCCAAACTGGCTGTAGTAGGGTGGCACAGTTCACATCTTTTAAAGACACGGCGGCCCAATTCGTCTTTATGAGTCTTGTAGTGGCCACGCCCCCCACACTTAGTACAGTTAGGGTTTAAATTGGTCATTGTGCTGCCAGTTCTTCTCTGGCAAGACGAATCAAATCTTTATTCGACACAACATCATCTTTGTCTATGTCTAAAACTGTAGAAGACTGAGCCATAGCCGCTTCGATCAAGCTCTTTTTGGACATGATCCTTGCTATCTTGATGTAATCAATAGTAGGGACAGAATCCGAAGGACAGAGTCGTTTAGATGGAGACGCAATCTTTCCCATCTTATGAATTGAGGGTATACTGGCTGCTATATGATACACCGTAACGCCCTCATAAGGAGACCCAATTCTCACTGCTCTACCTAGAATCTGTAGATAGTCACCCCAGGACCAGGGGGTGTCGTATAGTATGATGACCGATGCTTGTTGTAAGTTAATAGCCTCAGACCCAGCGGTGGTAATACATATAGTGTCATACCTATCCCCCTGAAATCCCTTCTTGGCTGCTTCCCGTTCTTTTTCTTTGTCAGACCCGGTTATCCTGCATGGCTTCCTTCCTATTTTGGTTAACCGGGGCACCATGGTGTCTATCATGGTGCGTAACTGACTAAAAATAATAACTTTGTCGCCGCTTAGCTCATTCTCTAGTAAGTCTAGTATTGTCTCTAACTTGGGGTCTTCAGTTACAGTGAAACCTAGCAAATGGGGGCTATTTACCACAGCTTGGGCATACCCATTCTGAGTCAAGTCTGTAAGCTCTAGGACTTCTCCGTTGGGTTTAGTAAGTGTGTTGTTTATATATATCTCTTTATATAGGTCTATTTGCTGTTTAGACATAGAACAGTCTATTATTCTTGTTATTATCTTAGGCAACTCTTTGGCAACATCATACTTTAGCCTGCCTATAAAATATGGGTCGATGGCCTGTCTAAAGTTATGAATCTGAATCTTAGAATGGCCAACCACTATGGGTACTTGTCTGTTTCCAGGGACTTTCTGCATTTTAACGATGCAATACTCGTCTAAAAACTTATAATAAGTAGAAAATACGTCAGGCTTAACTATCCTGTAAACACCAAAACCCTCTTCCAATCTGTTCTTAAGTAATGTGGCTGTAAGTCCGACTACCCTGGCTACATTTTTGTTATTTGCTAAAGCAAAGCATATTTTATGTGTTTTGGACTTTGGATTTTTTAAATTAGCCACTTCGTCCAGTACCAGGGCGTATCTTATCCCCTTTATGGCTGATAGTAGGTAGGCATAATCTTGAATCAACAGGTGGTAGTGTAGTATAAGGACTCGACTGTCATCTTTGGCAAACGCCTCATACACTTCTCTACGTGCTTGTGGCTTACCCTCTACAACTTTAACCTTGTCACCCTGGTTGGTGAATTTGTAAAACTCGTCCCACCACTGTCTCTTAGCCGATTTGGTGGTAACAACTATGGTCTTTAGAGACTCACGTTCCCATATGTAACATAAAGCAAAAATGCTACTCAGGGTCTTTCCGAGTCCAGTGTCATCTCCAAGTACCATCCTAGGGGTTAGTAGTATATGAAGTATACCTATCTTCTGGTAGTTTCTAGCTTCTAGTGGTGTGTCAGTTCCAGGCAGAGTCTTGTTTATAAACTGTGAAGGCTTAATCTCTAAATCAGTCTTTGAGCGGATTGATTTTAGTTTGTCGTATACTGTGTTATCCATGTGTAACAATACAAGAGTTAAAAAATACTAAACGCCACACCTAGACCGCCATACAGGTCAATTTGAGTGTACCATCCATTACCCAATACTACACTCAAAGCCATATGAGGTACCAGACGATACTGAGTTCCAAATCCGTATGACTGAATGCCTGTGTACACTATTGGTGAGAATGAATTCCACTCAAAAAGTGGGTACGCTAAAGAAATGTCAAAATTTTCTATTACAGGCCCAGATTTGTAAACTCCGAATGGGTACAACAAAAACTGAAATTCCAAGTCAAATTTGGACTCTGACTTCGAAGTTTGGATTTTATGTATGTCTACCTTAGGTTCCCACTCAAGGTCTACGGTAAAATCCGCCCATCTAAGAGTGCCTTTTGCCTTGGTATTCTTTACGTACGTTCTACCGAACTGGTCCTCTACAATGTATACTGGGTCTAGCTCTATACTGGGGGTACTTTTTTCAAGTCTATCTAACTTCTCCAACAGAGGGCGTATTTGCGCGGACCACATTGTGTGGTTTATACAAACATCCTCTGTTGGAGGGGTGATAGGACTCACCAGCTGTGCTAATACAAGTATCACTTAGGAAATGACACCCCTGGAAATCTTTCCACCATCATGGCCTTAATTTTAGGCGTTTCTATGCTGTAAAGCTGTAAAAGAACATCGGGACGGTCAGCAAACTGCTTTCTCATGTCTCCAATTCTCTTCATAGGATTGGCACTAAGGTCCCACTCCAATTCTGTAGGAGCGGCCTGGACTGGTGCCTTAACTGTTGGACGGGCAACAGAGGGTCTAGATGCACGCTCAACCACCCGAGAAGGAGCAGTGTCTCTGTTTATGTTAGCAATTTCTGCTTCGCTGTAGCCACTATTTATTCTTTTACCCTCATCCACAGATAAAATGGGCTTGCCGGTATTCAAGTCCACAGTCTTACCAGTTTCTGTGTTAAATGAGGTCTTAAGAGGGGTGCTTATTGTAGCTACAACTCTGTCCCCACGAGAGACAGGAGCACTCACCGAATCACCAACAAAGTTGAGTTCTGATGCCGTACGAACTGCAGGAGCGGGCTGACGGTCTTTCCCTATGTTACCACTCGGGTTTTTAGCGGCAGCGCGGATGCCATCAACAGTACCCACCACCCGCTCGTCTTCAAATCTCTCCACAGTCATTTCCATCATACCTTTAGCCCGGTTTTCAGGAAGTGCAGCAGAGATCTTTATGTTGGCCCTGGGTGCTTGTAACGCAACCTTAGGGCTTCCCAGTCTGGTGGCCCACCCGTGTTTGATGGCGCCTCTAATTCTTTGTGACGTAGTCTCTTCATTACCAATACGAAGTATTGTCCCGTCGTACTCGAATTCGTCACCTACACTGAACCGCATGTCCTGTTGGCCATCAGTAAACACACTGCGCACCACATAAGTAAAAAACACGCCGCGTTCGTATTCAATCTCTGACATTGGTTTTCCTGTGTTGTTATTACACGTCAGCTATAATTATACAACGAACACGGGTTTCGTTATGGTTCCACTCTTCTATGACTTTCGGGCTTCAAGTGGGGGTATTCATCTTTATGAAACTTAGTTTCTGGATCAAGGTTTAAGTGTATGTCAAGCTTCACAGAAATTTTAGATTGGTCCTGGTGGCCAATGAAAGTATCTGCTTCCAACGTGTGCAATTGGTACACAACAGCAGCAGAAATGCCCCTGCCACAGTCTATGGTCCCAGGAAAGTTTTCATCGTCGTTCTCTATAGTGTGCTCAACTATTTTCTCTAGCTGGTCCTCTTCATGCAAAATAGCATACAGAAACTTAATTATGTCACTTACTGCTTCGTGTTCAACCGAACCCGGTACCTCTGGGATGTCGATAGTATAACTTAACTTCAAGAGACACCTAGAGGGTACACCGGGTACTTTTATGTCTTCGTATCCATCAACCCTACCGTGGCCGAGGTCTATATGTTCTTTTTTTGTAATAGAGACTGAGACTGGTAACTCTTCAAATATTTGGGTATGCAGGTTTATAAGTACTTGGTCCAAAATGTTTCTGGACCGTTTTGGGTCCTTAAGGTAGGTTGTAATTTTATTTGTGTATTTTTCAAGTATGTTGTCTGGTGTCATTTTCAATCCTCAAGTAAATTTATAACATCTCCAATAGGAATGTTATCTATTACAATGTCGTCAGACTTGAACACAACATCCGGAATTTTCTTCCAGGAGTACCCACCACCAGTCTCGTACACCCTGGGTGGTATGTCCACTGAGTAGGCCTCGGCATTATTCATAACGATTAACCACGAGTGGTCGTCCCCATCTTGCCCACCCTCGTGCACTTCCACGTCTTCTATGGCGTTGACAACTACGCTAGCCAGTGCGTCAGAAATGCGGTCACAAATACCACCAGAGCCAAATTTTGGGTCGTCCCCATCTTCATCCTGGTCCCAAGAGTCATACACCTCTTGAGCAGCGTGAGCCATCTCTGTTCTGATGGATCTCAGTTTATTCAAAAGAGACATGTTGTGGCTTATCGATGTATGTAAACGTCAGGGACTGATACTGAATGATACGTAACAGTAACTGGTTTATTGAGAACAATTATAACTTTGTCTTCGTGCAGGCTTTGAACGGTACCAACATGCCCATTGTAGTTGCCACCAACAATCTTAACATGGTCACCAACTTTAGGGTTGTACCTATTGGTGTACACAGTGTTCTTGACATCACGGGACATGTCTTTAGGGAACATCTTATGCAGAACGTCTGTGGCTAGGGATTCAGACGTTCTGTGGTCTCTTAGATACCGTACAACGGCTGGAAAACGTTCAAGACCAGGGTTGTCACTGATCTTCATCTCTTCAGTAATTTTGTCTATTATAACTTGCAGCCTGTCAACAGGTTTATCAGCAGAGATTTGTAAAACCGAAGCTACTCTTAAAATGGCATCTGCAATGGTAGTCATGGTAAAACCTATGTAGTTAAACTAACACGGGCATAAAAAGGGTAAAAGAATAGTTAACGTGAAATTTTAGTGCAAACAATACAAAATTTGCACGTGTTATTTGCACTGTCATCAATAAAAGGATTGCTACACCGCAAACACTGTTTAGTTCTGGTCTTTACCTTACAATCATCACAACGAGTATTTTTAGTTCCATTAAGCAGAAATGGCTGTTTACACAGCATACATTTACTGCGTTGACGACCAATAACGAGATCCTTAGGGGGCACATCAGCAGTTGCACCTGAACGTATGCGTTTTTCGGCACCTCGATGTTCAGGTGAACAAAAATGCATACCCTGAAACTTAGAGGTGTCTACAAATTCAGTGTTGCAATGTCTATACTGACAAACTCGTTTCCGATCGTCTAAATCAGATTGATTCTTACACTGATCACATTTAGTAGGCCACCCACCTGTTGCTGGGACTTCCCATTCGTTCTCACAAATTTGACATTTGGCTGTGCGAGTTGTTTTAGCAGGAACTGTTTTTCGATATTCACGTCTGCGGTATTTTTTATAACAGGCTTCAGTACAGTATTGATGAGTAAGATTTTCGGCTTGAAACGGGTTTGAACAAAATTTGCAAATTTTCTTGGGGTTATGAGGTAAAACAGAACAGTCAGAACATACATGACCCAAAAGATTAGATTTTAGTTTATAAAATCCACAAGACCTACACTTATCTGTAATAGAACGGGTATACTCGTCCAATGCCCAAAATTTGGCTGTGTCAGATTGCAATTTAGAATTATGACGATGTCCTTTTACTCGACACAAAGTAGAGCAAAATTGTTTGCCGGCTCTAGCTTCAAAATCACCACCACAGTGCTGACACTTGACTTTAGGTCTAGTATGGAATGGAAGTACAACCCCAGATTCTTTCTGCCATATTAAAACCGACTCAAAATTTTCTACACCATAAGAAGCCATGTCATATTTAAAAATTGATATTGGAGAGCCGCACCCAACTTGAGTCGCAATTCGTTGAGTATCCTCTACTAAGTTGTAAGTTTCCTTATTTAAATTAAAATCGTCTACATTCAAAATCATGTGGCCACCAGCATTGAGTTTCTTCCAAGAATTCTCAATCAACGGTTTCAAAAATCGATCCAACCAGTCAGAATAAGTAGTATACCTAATACTAGATTGGGTTGGTTCGTCTGAATAAATTTCTTTTTTCCAGTATGGAGGGGAGGTCAGAATAAGGTCTATGCCATCCGGAACTATGAAGTCCTCTATTGGGGTGTTGTGCAAATGAACGCGATTGTTGGCATTTACCCCGTGCTCTTGCAACCAATTGGTCAGTTCATTTAAACCATTAAAAGTAGCAGAGCTAGGCTCACAGGCCACATAATTGACCCTCTGTTCAGATAGCAATACACCTAAAAGTCTGCCACCCCACCCTGCACAGGGGTCAAATACAGTACCGCCAGAAACGCAATACTTATCTACCAACACACGGGCAGCTGCTGGGCGAAAATTGTATAAGCCTGAACGGCGATATGAACGCAAAGAACTTCTAATTGCACCAGCTGTAACAGACTTCTTTTCATTTAAAGATTTGACAATAACGGTTTTAAACATGTGATCATCATCAAAAATCTCTTTAATAGAGTAAGTAGAATCAATGGGTTTTTGACCCCAAATGTGGGGCATGAAAGCTTGACATATACTTTGCCCAACTTGGCAAGCTTTGATCGTATCTTCGTCTAAAATCTGATAGTCTTCTAAACCAACGATGGTTTGAAGCTCTTCTGATTTAGGAGTCTGAAAAGGAAAACCAACTTCTCTCCACCCAAGAAAAACGTTATTTGTGTGCTCTGCTTGTTCTGCCTCAGTCATTGTGAGCCAAGACTTAGACTTCTTCTGCAGGTCATTAGATACCTGAAGCTCCTCTCTGGTAACCTTGTATTTAGGTAAGTCGATTTTAATAGGCCAAAATTTTTTAGGGATCTTGTGGGCAACATCTGGAGTAGCAAACTCAGCTACTAACTCAAATAGTCTATCACTAGACTCTGCTCTGAACTGAAGAACATGGCAATTGGGTAAAGATCGTGGAGAAAGATACGTTTTAAGACCAAAGGCTGTGTCTAATCCAACAATAGCGTTGTCTACATCAGTCAAAGTAGCCAGTCCCATCGCAATACTAGGATAGTCTTCATAGTGACCATCGTCAAAATACCACATAGCTAAAGAGACAGGCTTCAAACTAGCAATTACATCCAATGGAAAAACTTTGATTCCATCTGGGTACAAAATAGAACGAAGCTCCTTTACCCATGAGTGTGGAGAGGTCACGAAAGTGAACCCATAAGTCAAGTATTCTCTAAATCTATCTCCTTCAAAGTATTGCAATCGTTTAGAAATATTTGCAACTACACCGTGTTTGAATTTGATGTAATTCATTTGAGCCGCAGAGTGATCTAACTTTAAACATCCTGACGCAGTAATGTGGCCATCTCCCAAAGATGTTCCAATAATTACGGCTTTCTGAAAATCAGTAAGTTCGTCTGTTGGGTTAATTCTCTTCTCATAACTGACGGCTGCAATGCCATATCGCTGTCTAAGCTTGGCTATACCCTGTTTACTGATGTTATAAATTTTGGCAATTTGAGTGTCTCCAAAATTGGTATGTAACTCCAGAAACTTCTCTTTAGTGAGTCCAGAAATGTCTGGTATACCTTTGCCCAGGTCTCTACGCTGACGAAAGGTTAGAGTCTTCACGCCCCATTTTTTACGCCAATAAGCCACCACATGTTCCGGGACTATCTGGTCAAACACAGAAGCCTGGGCTGCCAATTCCACATCTGTGTGCTTTAGGTACAGTTCATGGATAGTACCCGGAGTAATGCCTGCAGCAATTAACAATTGTTGGTAATCAGTCATTTTTGTTTATTTCCTATGCTGTGTTACAACATTATACAAGATCGGGGCTGCTCAGCGCAATATAAAAAATAAACAATAGTACAGACAGTACCCACAAAATAATTATTGGTCTTGTTGTCTTTGGAGAGATAAAATAATTTGTACTAAGTTTAAATAGGCATACGGCCTAGTAACACTCAGAACAATAACAAAGAACTAACACCGAGTTGGGGACATATAACCTAGTAACAAGAAAGTGTCTTTAAACAACATAATAGACATATAGCCAAGATTGGTATAAAGTACTAACAAGAATCCCAAATACACATCAACCCGAGGAACTTTAACGGGCTCCTCGGGTTGATTATGAACGAAAAACGGTCTGGAAGACCGCTGAGATTAACCGCGCTGTACCACGAGACGGGTGACGCCAGCGGGGTTATACACGCCAATGCCAATCTCTTCGAAGACCGAGAAGCCTATCATACGGCGTCTAGGGTCATCAGCGGATATTACGGTGAGTTCTGTGCGTACTGGCATTCTCCCCAAGTACAGCGGCTCGCAGACGATATAAACGAAGCCCTGGGGGACCAGTCGGCTGATCATGATCTGCGCGCCCCAAAGCTGCGCCATCAGACCGGTCTTCAGCAGGACGGCCTGGGACTCGATGTCCAGGATGTCTCTGCCGAACTTGCGGACGTCGCTGTAGTCCTTCGCATTGAAGAACATCCGGCTGACCTGGAGGTCGTTCTGCTCAATCTCCGAGAAGGCCTCAGCAAGAACGCTGGGGGAGATGGGAGCAATGACCTGAACGTCACGTGCAGCCGAGCCCGACACATTGTCGTAGCCGTCAACAGCAACCGAATCCAGGGTAGCAAAGTACCGCTGGTCTTCAGCAGCCTGAATCTGGCTTCTGGCCGCGTCCTGCGACCGGTCGATCACGTCGAACCGGCGCTGGCGGATCTGAGACAGGGGAATCTCAGGGTTGGCAGCAATCTCGAAGGTCGGGAAATGAACCCGGCGAGGCTTCTGCACAGCAACGATGTTATCACCCTCTTCCGACACGATGTAGGCGACGACGTCCACATCCTTGTCATAAATCGGGAGCGCACCATCGGGAAGCTGCTCGACGTGGAGTGACTTACGCCCTACAGCGAAATAGTCACGACGGGACCGAAGGGGCTGAATCATTGAACGGGCGATAATGTCACGGCCGCCCTGAGATCCAATGAGTTCAGCAATCTTCTGCTGCTTCACTGCGTTACTTACTGACATTTTCTTTTACCTCTACTGATTAAGATTAAGCGACCGTACGGTACTTGAACAAGCGCATGTCAAAACAGACCTCTGGCAAAGCCGCAGTAGGCCCGAACTTAGTGGTTCCCATGATGGACACTGACGGAGCGGCCACTGCTCCACCGGCTGCATCAGTAAGTCCATTACCGGCATCATTCAGTACGCCAGTGGAATAGGACTCCAGAGCATCACGAACAAGGTTGGTGACAAGTCCGTTTATAGACCCGTACACATACTGACCACTGCCCCAAGAGACAGCCGCCCCAGCCCCGCCACGGGCCCAGTCAATTTGCTGCCGGGTCTCGTAGACCTGGACGCCCACCGACCCAACGGGACCAGAAAGATACGCAATCTTACCCGATGCAACGCCTGCCTGATTGTCGAAGCTCTGGTTGCCCATTGCATCGTTGATAAACAGGCCAATTACGTGCGTCCGTGCATCTTCTGCGTGGGCGTTGGTGCCATCTACGGCCTGTTCAGCGTTAGCGGCCCCGATGCTGGAACCACCACGACGACGAGGGCCACCTACCATGTTATCCACAGCCACGTTGCCTGATGTGGAAGGACGAGTGAAAGCTACCGAACCAGAAAGCACACCACGCTTCGTAACACCCGTCAAGGTGCTGGAAGTGGGGGTGGCTTCATCTGATACGATGGCCTGACCCGGGTTAGCCTGGGTGTAGGCGTCATCCACCAGGACTGCCATGCAGTTGCCATGGCCCCGATAAAGGATGCGAAGCCGACCGGCTAGCCCCTTAAAATCCTGATTTGAGATTCCAAAGTAGCTCATGTGACCTCCAATTAAACGTGAAGGTCGAGCGTAACCTCAGCAATTGCCGAAGTCGGGCCCATAAGAACCACGCCCATCACGGTGCCAGTGGCAGGAGACATGCTGTGAGCAGCAACCCGCTCCAGGGTGTTGTTGGCGTTGTCCAGCGTGGTGATGAGACCATTGCGGGAGCAATAAACCAGAACACCACTGGTCCAAGACGGCGAAAGTGCGGCGCCAGTGTTTAGAATCTTGGATTCGTACAACTGGCATCCATACTGGCCACCGCCGTGGAGGTAAGCAGTCTTTTCCGATGCAACGCCCGGGTCGTTCTCATTCGGGAGGCCATTGGCGTCACGACGGAAGAGACCGAGGGGGCGGAAGTTGCCTTCGAGAGCCTCATTTGACGGAGGGCCACCAATGTAGCCACCACCAGCATCCGGACGGGTGACAGCCACCGAGGAGCCAAGAACACCAGTCTTGGTGATTCCGGTCAGGGTGCTGCTGGCAACTCCAGCAAGCGCCGCAATCGGAGGGTTGGTGTTAGTGTAAGCATCTTCCGTTAGCTTCGAACTAGAATTCGAGTGGCCTCGATACAAAATTCGAAGTCGATCGCTGCTTCCCTTGAAATCAGCATTAGACTGACCTGCCATTTTTGATTCTCCTTAAACTACAAGTACGGTATGAACACCTAACACCTAACATTTGATTTAAGGTTTAACGAGGTTTGGGCCAACTTTGATATCCAAATACGGCTGAGGCCAACTTCCTTGTTACGGAAAGTTGGCCTCAGCTGCTAGCTATGATTGAGTTCTATTTAGTCTTTGATGCTGATGGGGGTCCCAAAGTGGGCTGACACGTCGGGCTCTGAACTCCAAAGGGCCGAAAGGTCAGCTGACGCTCTGTTTGCGTCCCCAGAGGCCATTCTCGCTCTGGGCGCCGCACCCAGCCGCTGCGGCGTAGCAGGGGCCTGGGGCTGTTGGGAAGCTGTCCGAGTAACCGAGGCCGCACGCACTACGGGGGCGGGTAGTGCCTGCTCAAACAGTGCTGCTATAATTGGGTCTACACCCTCGGCCGGGTCTTCAAGGCCAAGATCACAAGAGGGCAGTTCTATACCATTATCTCCGCCCTGACCTTCTTCTGTACCAGCAAAAAGTGCTGCTTCTAATTCTGCGTCAAAGTCCATTGAGGCATTCACAGGAGCGGGAGCCTCGGGAGCGGGTGCCACAACCTCGGGAGCGGGAGCCTCGGGAGCGGGTGCCTCTTCCTTGGCATACTTAACCAGACCAGCATTACGCTGAACTTCTCTCAGCCCTGCAAGAGCCGTGTCCGGGAGGTACATCAGATGTCCGGCTGAGGCCACAACAACCTCGTCGGAGGTGCCACCAGGAAGCATAGACTCTGCAATCATAGTTGCGAGCTTTGCTCTCTTCAGGTGATACTGAAAAATGGTGGGGTCTACGGGGGGAGGAGTAGTTGCCGCTGTTGCCGCTTTCTGGGCAGCAACACGGGCAGCTTCCTCTACCTGCAGCGCGGAATCTATCACGTTAGAGTGCGGCACAGGCTGGCCGATCTCATTACGTGTCTCATTCTTCCACATGTTGCTGTGGTCCACATCTTCACCCCAAGTTGACGGGTCCCCATTTGCATAGGCATCCTCACTGGGCTGAACGCGAGTCTGGTTCATTGTGAACGGGTCGGCCTGACGATTGGTTGCAGCCGCCCGGCTCCAGGTGGAACGATTACGATCAGACATGGTCTACTCCACACCCTTCACGGGCGTCTAATTCCAGACGGTTGTCTGGAGGTGTGCACTGCACCAATCTTTGATGCTAAGGCTTGTATGTACTTAGTGGTATGCACATCATTTTCAGATTTAAACAAAACTGAGGCTACTCTACCACGATTTATGTGCTTCAATGCTACAGTAGCAAACAGATTGTTATCTTGGTTAGGATCAGGGACGTACTCTTTTTTATTTTTGTCTGTGAGTTCGTCTACAACCTGCTCCAGGAGCGTCTGACGAAGAGCGTCTTTGGCATCCTGTATGTCCAACTCAACGGGGGACCTGTCTTCAACAGGCTCTGGCTCTGGCTCAGCCACAGGAGGGTCTACAGACTCCTCCTGCTGCGGGGCAATATCTTCAGGAGGAGGTGCTGGTTCCTCTTTAGTGGATGGGTCTGATTCCTCAGGCTCCTCCACAACGGGTTCAGCAGGAGGGGCAGTTTTTTGTGGGTATAACTTTTTAAGAGCATCGGGCCGAGTGTCTTGTCCTTTTTGAGGAGTACCATCGGCCATAACATTTCCAACAAGTAGGGGCCACATTAAGTTAGCAACTCGGGCCGACCGAGTGGCCGTTAAAGAGGCTACCCTTAGTTCGGGAAATGTGATAGGGACACCAGAGGAGGAGTTTACCTCAAGTGGGGTCAAAATTTTGCGTTTTACAGCGCCTTTAAAGGCTGGATTGCGAACCCATGACGACTCAAAAAATACACAAGAATTGGGGTCGGACCAGTGGCCTATTAGCTCAGCCACGATCCTGCGAATGTCGTTGTCAGTGTAATAACTGAGCTTATAGCCCTGAGACACGCAATCACAGACGTCCGTGTCTTCTATAGCAACGTTTCCACATCTAGTACAAATAGCAAAGGAAGCGTTACACCCCATACTTGCTGTATTAAGCACATCCGACTCAAGGTCTTCTGTTATATATGTGTGCTTACGATCAGTTGCTTTCAACAGGTCGATGTAAATTGTGTCCCCGACATCGCGAGCGACAGCATCTACTATTATGCCCTTATTTAATTCCGGGACCTGTAAGTGTTCATAATAGTTTGCCCCGCCTATAAAGGTCTTGTACGCAGAGAGTAAAAGCTTCCGTTCCCAACAGTCACCGTTGCCATTCACGTACTTAGAGTGTTCAGGCTTAACTAAAAAATCTGAGAAATTGCGATTAGTTATGCCGTAGCCGGGTAGAAACTTAGTTAGCGAAGAAGACTTTATTTTTGAAGAGTTGAATTTACCTAACGGTAGTGGAGACTCTTCCACATCAACAGAACACATTATTGTTAGATGAGATAACAAATACTTGCTAGGGTCAAAGTGCCTAAATTCTTCATTAACGGAGGCCAAACGGTCATTGCCGCCCTGGTCTTTTGCCTCGTCACGAATACGACCCCACTGCTCACGAGTCCAGCCCGTGTGTATGACAGCAGCTTCAGCCGTTCGTATAAACCCCATTAACTCACCGTTATATTATCCATTTGGAGTAAAGGCAATTTGCTTCTAAAGACTTCGCCATGGACGTGTGCGACCAATTCTTGCATTTCAACAAATGAATTGGAAGGTAAAACACGCCCAAGCACATCAGTTATCTGTTTTGAAGAAAGCCCCGCTGAGAAAGCCCTTTTAATAAAGGAGACTACAGGGCTGTATGTACGAAACATGTGCTTCGAAACAACACTGCTAACTCTTGGGTGAGCGTAGCTATACCCAGAATTAACCCCATCTAGATATCTAGACATAGAGGTGTCCCATGTTTCCATGGAAGTGTTCAGCGTAGCGGGGGCATAAAATATGGAGTCCTTAGGTACTTTCCACACTTCTACAATGGAAATCCGCTCATTTCCTGTAGGAAACTCTACGTCTACAAATCCAATTTTACGGAGAACGGCGGTGATTACGCCAACTACGTCAGTGATACCGCCATCAGGTAATTGTCTAGCTACAAAATCACCCACATTATAATGGTTCCCCAATTCTCTGGAATCGGGATGGTACTCATCATTGGGTGCGGGTGTTTCCACTTTAGTACCTACTCAACCTTTGGACGCAAAATTCCCACCATTACCACTAACAGCGGCGGGCGGTATGGCAGCCTCGTCTTGATTCTTAAAGTCTGCCATGAACTCGTCCCAATTCATGAGTCCATCTATAACACCATCTTCAGAAAAAGAGTCCATGTAAGACTCGTCTGGGTCGCGGTTTAACACCCCAGAAACTCTGGCCTTAAATGACTCTTTCCCAAGGTACTTAATTTCAATAGCATCAGATATTAAATCGATTTTTGATGCCATCTTAACACCTTGGTCTGCTGTGAGACCAAGATCAGCAAACTTTTTTTCGCACATAGAGGCGCAGCGATCCAGTCTGCTGATCCAATTTCTGGCCTGTTCAATATTTGATGGCATTAGTTTACCTTTTGAAGTGCGGTCTACAACCACTTAAGCAGTGTTGACAACCACTGAGTGGTTGAACTCAACCAAATATAGAAGATTTAACGCAGGGAGTGTCTTAGGAGTGAAGAGACTTTTTCCATGTTATAACCACTGTGAGAGGGCCTAGTAATTTTAAAACCATTATCCAATAATATTTTTTGCATGTTTGGGTTAACTGCGTCTGCTTGCAATACTAAGTCTGGGACTGCTTCTCGGTTTGATTCGTACTCATCTATAACCACTTTTACCAAGTCACTTGCTAAACCAAGCCTTCTGTATTCTGGGTCTACCACAATATCAAAACTCATTGTGTCACCAGACACTCCACAAAAGAGAGCAGAAACTACTTTTCTTTTGCCGTTCACATGGCCGCACAAAAAGTCGTGTACATTAGATGGTCTGATGTCACACGCCTGAGCTAACCTATACGGGTCATCGTCAAAATCGTCATCATCAAAAACTAAAACTAACTTAGACTCCGAAGCGATTATCTCTTTTGACCCTGTTTCTGGCTCTGTGGGGTCAATTACAATTTCTCTTCTGACATCCCTTCTGACATTTCTAAATTTAGGTGCAGGGCGTACCAGACGACGGGCCTCTTTATCTTCTTTTTGGGCTGGAGTGAGGTTTACACCAGTCCCTAAAGAATTAGGGTCTTTGTCGGTAGCAAATTGATACTTCATGGGTGCCCTTACTTGAACCTGTTATCTTCTTCTGACCCTTCTTTTGCTATAGGCTTCAAAGAAAGGTATTCTGACGTTTTGGCTACAGCATTAGACTGTTCCACCAAAGCTCTACCAATTTCTCCATACAGGGAGCGGAGTACCTCGTTGAAGTTGGGGTCATTTACTGTAAACAGGTCTTGTTCCAACTGTTTTCTGGCGTATCTAGGCTCAATGTTAAGCAAGTCTAAAATCACACTAATTGGAATGGAGCCCTTTTGGTACAGGTTATAAAGCTTGTCATATGCATCCTGAGAATCAGTGAGTGCCATACGTGTGAACCCAATAGTGGGGTACACCGCTATCTCATCACCGTCCTCGTCAATGTATACAAATCCCTTTTTTCTGGCTATGGGCTCAAATAAATAGTCGTGAACATACTCTTGAATGTGTTCACGCAAAAGCATGTACTTGGTGTTGATTGCCTCTATGGGCATACGGTCACCGGAGTAGGTGGCCTCTCCGGTGATCAGTCCCTCAGTAATACCGAGTCCAGCCACCAGTCTTTTATTTGCGGATTCGTCTTCCGATGCTAAGTCTAAAAGACGGTCTCTAGCCCCTAACTCCTCCCAGTTGACTTGATAGTTGGTGATAATACTAAAATCAGGGTCCATCAGGGACATGTCCACCTGATCCCGAAGGTCTTCCAACTGTTCTGGGCTTAGGTCTTCCGCCCAAATCAGTCTCTTAGGGGTCATAGCTCTGGAAGCGATCTGAGTTTGGGCCTGACGTAACTTATCCCTATAAATTAACGTTTTCAGGCATCGCCTAAGTACAGGTACTCCACGTTCTTGATAATCAGATTTTGCCCTGGCTAGGTGATAAACAAACGACCCCTTATTCGGGTCGGTACCAAGTGGAATCCTATCTGATTCTGTCAAATAGGGTCTAAGTTCTTGGGGTATTGCATCGTATGCCTGAGCGGAAACCGGGTCTATGTCAGCCCTGTTAACCAAAGCCCGCGTCTGGTCATCGTGTAGTATGGTTATTGAAGAAAAATTAGAAAACGGAAACGTTTTTATTTCTACACACTCAGGTGGGAGAGTGGTAATTTTGTCCCAACCCTTGTAATGTTTTTTGTACCACTCTACTTCTCTAGTGTCCGCATCGTCTCTAACAATGTGTTCTTCTACAGGTTTTCCGTAGTCATTTATGTATCTTTCGGTTGTGTGCCGCACGTCTAACGGCATAGAGTCAGCACTGTCCTCCGCCCATACAACTGCCTCACCATGGAGATTATAATCAAATAGTATAGAAACCAGACGTTTAAACAATTTTATACGTTTACACATTTTAAAAAAAAATCTGTAAGACTTCTCAGACAACTCGACATCAGGGCACTCAGCTTGCTCTAGCCTAATTTTTGAAAGAGGCAGCTGAGTGTGCATATCGATGGCAGCACCAACATACTCGTCATACTCATAAAAGTGTCTGATTACAGCGGCTTCGTTTTGCCCCGGTTGAGGCAATTCGAGCATGTCCGCAGACATGATAGTATCATAGAACTGAGAATTCTGCGCCATAGAGATGTTGGCAGCTAGCCTGTTTTTACGAGACGGTTTGCCAACTTTCACATTACTTGTTAGTATGGTGCGGACGACGCGCCCTTCTTGATCTGTACTTTTAGGCACGAGTCAGCCCCTTCCATATCTTTTCAATTTCTACTTCAGAAGTTTTGTTTTTGCTGTATGCTATTCTTCTGGCTTCTACCCAAAACATTTTGTCTCTGGCATTTTTTACATAATTGGGTACATTTATGGGAGAGATTTTGTGGCGACTAAGTTTAGACAAGCCACTTAACATTGCAGACAGCATTCTTACGTACATATTTGTTTGTATTACAGTAGTGGCATCATCAGATGCTTTGGCCTCGGCCAAAAGTACCCTAGACAAAGTTAGGGCCTTGGCAGACATGTCATTTATACTTGCCAAGATGTTGTTTAATTCTTGGATGTTACTCATGTGACAAAACATCCTTAACAATATTCTTAAGTTTTTTTACAGATTCTTCATTAGCCTTCAACACCTCGGCCCACTTTCCACCATCGTCTTTAAACAACTGGTCAACCTGATTGACCTGAGAGTCAGACATGGTTCTGCGAGCGATTTGCATAATTATGTCTGTTTTAATACTCATCTGCCAAACCTTGAAAGTGGTACCATCCTGGGATTCCTAGGACCAAAGGCTAATTTTCTTTTGTGAGCGGCAAGAGTACTGTGGTGATTCCCAGAGTTAGCTATGATTCTGGGTGCAGAGATTGATGAAGTACCAACGTGATCAGAAGCCAGCCACACTGATCTCATAATGGCATCTGACATGTCGTCGTGCTTCCCAGCAAGCTTTGGATGACCAACCTGCACAATGGAGTAACTTTTTCTCTCAGCTTCAAGTTCCAACAGTTCGTTAATGTACTTACAAAATTTCTGTGGTTGGCCATCCAGGCTATCTTGTAGTGGAAAATTGAGTAGATCAATTTTTTTGTCATACATAAAGAGCTTAAATCTCTGGTACATTTTAGAGCGCAATTCTTGGGTAATGTGTTCAACTTTAAGTTGTTTTAGTTTCTTTTGGTGTAAGAACTGTTCTAGAAGGTACCCATTAAACTGGTCAAAAAGACCAGATACTACCATAAACCGGTCACATAAATCAGCAATAATGGGGTATATGTCTTCCTCTACGTCCAGTCTTTCTCTATGCTCGTATCTGCCCAGGCCTGCAGTAATTTCGATCACTTCGTCCAAAACTATAATGTCCCCGTCCACATGGGACACCGCAATACCAGTACCATCTTGAAACGCACTCAAGCCTAAGTCTAGGCCCAGGTAGTGTGGCACTCGGACCGCACCGCGGTGGGTAGGTTTTCTACTTGGGTCTTTAATGCAGTCTACTAAGTCTGCTTCTCTTTCTATCCACCCCTTTACTCGTGTAGAGAACTCACCACCCCACTCGCACCAAAAGGCGGGGCCCATTTTGTGACGTTCACTTATGTACTCTTTAGGTGGTATGGTTGGGTTGACCTCCCACGTAGGGGTTTGGACCACAAGGGTATCAGGGTCACCCTTCATTCCATCTTCATATAATTCATAAAGTTTGCCAGCTTTGTTCATAGGGGATGAGATGCATATAATACGGCCATCCGATGGGCCTATAGGTATTCTGGCGTCCTCAGGATCTTTAGGAGCAAAAGTTTTAGTAGCTGGTGTTACTGCTGTCCAGACCTTATCGGGGCTCGAACCGCCTTCTGCTTCCCAAAAGGCTAATTCGTCCAGTATTACTACTATGTACCCCTTACCACGCAAGGATTTGGCGTTGCAAGCTCTAAAAGAGACCTTTATAGACGCTCTCGCTCTGGGTCCCCGTTTATCGATGTCGGCCTGCGTCCTAAATTTCATAAATGTTAAAGTCTGAGAAACTATGTACGGCTTAAAATATGGGTTCCCTTCAAAACGAGCGGCGGCGCGGGCAAAGATAGTTGCCGCCTGTTCCTTTTCGGTGGCCACAACAATAATTTCTATAAATTCACCCGGGGGCAGACCATAATACTTCTGGGGGTCATTCTTTTGGAGTAGCTTCCAAGTTTCGTAGACAGCACAAAGTGCTGCTATTTCACTGTTATGATTTATAAATCCGCCCGCTGAGTAGTCATGCCCATCAGGAACTTCAATGTCACATAAATGAGCTTCACTATGAGAAGTCTCAGTAATTGTGTCCCAATATAAATCCGATTCAAGCAGATGTTCAAAGTGGGCCCTAACTTCCAAATCCCTACATTTATCTAACCATCCCTCTGACACTGCTTTGTGCAACTTAGTGTACGACACATTTTCTGTACTAGATGCTTTTAAGCTATTCCCTAAAATCTTACGCAGCTTAGACTTTTCCCATCCTAGTTTATTGGTGGTAGTGCCACTGGGTATTCCAGCCAGTTCGTGTGATGACGGTATGGAATCACGCCACCGTTGCAACCAAATTTTTTGGAAAGGAACGGCTTCAATACTCCCATTCGAGTCTTGATGATAATTTACATTTATGCTTAAACCATCATCCTTGCATGGAGTAGCAAAACCAATCTCATCAGCAAAAATTCTGCGACTACGACGACCCATCAACTTAACAGTGTAGTAGTCTTTGCCTTTATACCTGTTTCCAACATAAAGTCTGCTTATAACCCCAAAGTTCAACAACAACATTTGAACTTCGTGAGCTAACTGCCATGACGCAGAAGTGAACCCTACTTTTCTACCCGAACAATAGCCATCTGCTTCAAACAATCCTCTAAGAAAAGCAGCCACTATTGCCTTAGGCGATTGCATAATGACCCAGGGCACGTGTTTAGTATTAGGCTTAGAATTCCAGGTATAACCCAACCTGTTTAAAAATTCACGAATAGGCTTAGAGTGTACTCTGATATCTGAACAGTTTCTGTCGGTGTATGCCTTGACAGTGCATCGTCCGAAAAGCTTATAACACAATGCAGCAGCAGACCCAATCATCTGTCCCGAAGTAGTTATTTGTAACCATGACTTGCGGGTCCAAGTGCCGTCTCCAACCAAATACCCCAGCAACAGACCCCAGTCTTCATCTAGGTATTGAGGGACACTAGACCGGATGTTATCTGAACGCCAAATCGGGTGGTGTGGCGTTAAATCTACTCCAGGGCCCCATAGATCTGGTCCTCGATGAACGCCGACCCTGTCTCCAACTTGTAAGTCTTGGAAACACTTCCAATCAATTTTGCCATCTGGGTATAACACCTTAACACGATGAGATTCAGAACCACCCAAAACATACCCACAGTGTGTTTTGACGTCTATGGTTTTAAGAATACCGGGATTGTAGAAATTAGATGTTTTAGCAGTATTTCTGTTTTGTTTAACTACAGTAATGTTTAGTGGCTGAACTTCTGGTCCTGACAAATCACCAAAAGAACCGATAGGTAAAATACCATGATCAGTATAAATTAGTGTTTCAGGTCGTAGACATTTGGTGCCTCGGCGGCCAATCGGGAGCACTAGTATGTTTCTTTTGCCCCCACCAGTGTTTTTTATATTAGTTCTTTTACTACTAAATAAGTGATCCAGATACCCTTGTTCTGAGTACCATTCTTTTACTTGTCCCGTAAAAGGATCAGGTATTGGTATAGTTTTTTCTGTGTTGTCTAACGGTTCATCATAAAACAACTTAAGAATAAAACGCTGCCCTGGAAACAGTCTATAATTTAGCCCCCAAGAGGACTCAACAAATTCCACCACAGATTCTTGTTTTTGTTCTATTACTACAGACGATTTAGACTTTGAAACTATGTCTCTAATTAAATCCGAAAAGACATCCATGTAATGTCACTCTGTCTTCTTTATTCTCTCAACAACATCTTCTTGCCAATCGGCAAGATTAGTGGCGAAAGAACCAGATATTTTGTCTACCATGTTTGAGTGAACACCGCACTCATGTAGGGTGGACAGCATTCTTTCCATCCAAACCCTAAATATAGCTTGTACTGTAGGGGAGTTAAAATCAAATGCAGTGCCTCTAGTGTCAAACTTTGCTATAGTATCATACAACAGCTTAAGGGATTTTACCCTGATAGAGACAACCTCAGATGGGTCTTTAAGATTTGTGGTTATGTGTTGTCTTCTATCTTTAAGAACAGCACACTCTTCTGCCATCTGAATGAGTATGGTTTTCTGTAGTTCTGGACCAGAGGCATCTGCCTCAATCATGGATACCAGTTCATCGGCCGAAAAATCTTTGTATAAAGCAGGGAAGTCCAGTATTTCTGCTTTACTCGTCTTGTCTGGCTGCATAACCACGTACGGGACAGTCAGAATTGTATCAGCCATTTAGGTTCTCACATTGTGTTGCCACGCATTTTAATTTCAAGAGGCAGCGTGTTTACCTCTTGATTCAATTCTATACTTAGAGTAGATTGCAAGTCAAATGCGTGTACAGGGTTCAGTATAGGGGCAGACTGAACCGTAATCGATTCGTTGGTACGAGCAGATGGCTCAGACACCAGTCTTCTGTTGTATCTAGTGCAATCGCCCAGTGCATTTTTCATGGTGCAACCGGTGCATTTCTCTTGCTCCAGTACCAACAGGGCTTTACGATTTTGGTGCTGGGCGGGGCCAACCTTACAAACACCATAATCGGGGTATGCAGCAGGGTCGATGTAATTAACACCTAGATTGCCACTTAGTTTTACCAAGGGCAAAATGTCGCTCTTGGCTGCAACTACCACATCTTTGTCTAGTTTAGAAATAAACTCCATCAGGGCGTGACCGTGGAGCCCGTTGTTTATGGCTACCCTAACTTTAGTAACAGTACTAGACACGTCAGCAGCGGAAATAACTTTTTTAGTGTTGGTTACACCACTAAAAGCCACGCCAGAGTTCAAAGAAATAGGAGTCTGGCGTGGGGCGGGGTCATTCCTGGTGACAAATGTCTTAATGGCACCTTCTATAGATGGCCCCGCCTCTACTGAAGCTACCCGGCTTGCTTTGACTGACTTTACGTCGCTAGAAATCACACCCAGTACTTCAGGTGTGTACGGGGTAGATGACAGTTTGGCTCTAAAGGCAGAACATGTCCCAACCCTGTTAAGCACACAGCCACCACAGGCTTCTGAAGCCACCACGGTCACTATTGCTGCTGACCCTGTTTTGGTCAAAAAATCATTAGTTCTCTTACACTCAGAGGCAGAGTTCCTTGAGTGTACGTAGTGCTTGCCTATGATGCCCCAGTCCTCCAGTATTCTAGATTCCTTCAGAATACTGTCTGTATCTCTGTCAGGGAATTTACTGGCAGTCTTATTCAATCCATCCGAGACTGAAATACCGCGGGCTGACAGCATAGTGGCATAGCTTATCACGGGTTCATTTATTTTGGAAACAAACACTTGATGGGCGCGCGTGTTGTTGTTGTCGATAGATTCTAGAGAAGACTCTATCACTCTATCAGCCTCTGTAAGTGTAACCGGCGTATTTATTATCTCAGGCGAAGCGAACTTCTGTGCCTTTATTGACTCTGCGACACTTAAAAATTTTGACAGAATCTGCAAGGACGTAAATTTGGTAATACCAAGGAGACTAGCTGCTTTTTTCCCTAACTGTTCGCTTTTGTATCCGTGGTTTATAGCAGCGTCAATAGTTGTTCTTACAGCCTCAAAGGAGTCAGGGTATGGTTGGGTTTTGTCATCATGAATATACAGGTTTGTTTTGTTACAGACAGCAACATCACCACACTTGCATATAGACTTAGCAATGAATGGAGCGAAATTTTTGGAGTTCCTCAAAGAATGTGCAGCAGACGTACAATCCTTGAAAGACTGAGACCCAATCATATGATGAATGTGTAGCGAGTCTAACTCGTATGCTACTTTGTTGTATTCACCCTTTATAGGGATGCTGCCCAGACATGCCTTTTGATACAAAACAGTGGTTAGCCGATCGTTGTCACTGTTTTTGACAGCTTGGGGAGCTTCTATTGAGTCTAGGAATTCGTCAGCCTGTGCGGCTGATACGCTTACTGGTTTGTTAATGAGAAAAGGAGTGTGTGAGGTTTTTACTACAGGTGCTGGGTCCAGGTGAGAAACAATGGCGGCACGGATATCCGAAACAGGGTTGGACACACCCAACTCTGATAAAAGTTGATTATCAAGTGATAACGAGGAATGTAGACTCATTCCAGACGGATTGCACTTGTTATTTTGCTTGAAAATACAGTCAGTACACTTGTCTTTAGCCAAAAGACGCGTAGCCTTAATCCCTACAGATTTAGAAAACTTAAAAATTTCCCCAGACTCGCACTTACTAAAATCACTTGCGTATAGGTATAATTTCCCTAACAGTCCAAGCTCAGAAGCAATTATGTTGGATAGTGTGTCTTTAAATGCGGTGTATTTTTCGTCATGTGGCGTAGAGGCTATGCGCGAGTGGCTAGACACAAAGTCAGGGGCAAATTGGTTTATGATACTAGCGATTCTGTTGTATAAGTCAGCACCCTTGTGCCCAGCGGCTATACTAAGTCTGGTGTATTTAAATACAGCTTCCGGATTAAAACCAGCTGTCCTGCCGGCCGGGGGGGCATACAATATAGAGGTGTTGACAGGCGGCGCATGACTGGCGTCTGGGCCATTCCACAGCCCACTCAGCTGGTCGACAACATCATTCTGTCGAGGTAGTTGTGTGTGTTCCCTATAACTTTCCGGGTCCACATCAAGCCAATCCAAATTAGACATAGAAACGTCTACAAAACCATCTAAATTAATGACACCGCCAAGGTTTATTTTAAGGTCTTTGTTCATGCCCACTATCCTTAGGCCCAACGGAATTTAGAACTTCTTCTGCATACTCAGACTCGGCAACTGCTTCTAATCCGTTGGACAGCAGCTGGTCACTTTCTTCAAGAATTTTCTGAGTATCTTTGGGCTGATTCTTCCAATGAGGCCCATTTGTCTCGTCGTGGATGGTATCTGTTATAGTTGATAATTTTTCAACAATCTCAGCCAAGTCTTTACGAATGTTACTGATGCCCATAACATATCCATACCCACCCAACTTACCATCTGGAGACATAGAGGTGGATTTTATTTTACTGATAGTACTATACCCGCTAAGTACATGACCCAGTGCAACCAAGAGTTGCCACTGGGCTTTAGCCAAGTGCTTTAGTGACAGTTGGTCACCGTTAAAAGAATCGGGTATGGCCCTGCCAGTGCCACCAGTAGCAGACGAAGCGACTCTGAATACGTGGTTTGTGGCGACTGTCTTGTATAGGTCTGACATCACACAACCCTGTATGGATTACCATGGTAATCATAAATTTGGCTGGTCACACTAGCACTGCGCTGAACCAATAGCCTGGATGAAGTCATAGCGACCATTGAAGTAAGTCTGTGTAACTTAGATGCCCCCGGCGTAGACACTGGGTCGCCTGTGGCACCCAAGCCATACTTATTCAAATCGATCTGACTGCCGGGTACCTGGATAATACTCGATGCACCCCACACCTTTTTAAGTATGTCCAACTTGTCACTGGCTATTGCAAAATCAAACGGGCCCCGTTTAGCCACAACTCCACCATGCAAACCTGTAGCTATCACATAGTATTTTTCAGAGTTGAGACCGGCTGTTTTAGTAGTACCTATTTGTATTGGTCCCTCAGAGTCATCAAACAATCTTTTAATAACATACTTTCCATCAATTGTGGGTTCCACAGCCCATAAGTCTCTTTCAGACATTCTAACTAGCGTGTCAGTAGCAGACAGCCGAGCAAACGGCCCTATGTTAGACTGTCTAGCCATTTCGGGCTTAATAAAGAAAAAATTCTGTTCTCTGCTCAGAGCCTGATCTATGCCCGAGTACTGCGGGGTAAAAATGTCCATTACGGTATCTCTTTCGTTTTCCCACTTACAGGTACAAACGTGGTTTGGTTTGTGTTTGCATCAAACACAAACTTACCCACCGGGATTTTGTAAGTGACAGGTCCCGTTTCAGTGTCGTGTAAAATACTTACAACAACTTGTTCGGACATTCCACCCTCAAACTGATTCCCGCTAAAAGACACACTAAGTTTATTTATTACGGATGCTAATACACTAGGAGTTTCAAGTTCAAATCCACGAGCGTGCACAATCTTGGTATCCATGCCATTAGCAAATATACCTAATGACTTCAAACCAGTAGAAATACTGTTTGCAAAACCATTTGGAAGGTTACCAGCAGTCTTGACACTGGCAGTTTTTTGTGTGTTTTCTACGATTTGTTTCAGCTTAGCAAACCAACCTACAGGTCTCTTATTTGGTCTCCCAATGTACCAAATTGCACCATTAAACGGGTCCATAGCCGCAAATCCAAATTCACCGCCCGGCTGGTCCGCCCGCTGTTGGGTCCTGACATTCAACGTCCACTTATCTCCACTCTGGGTTCTACGTGGATTGGAAAAATTGCCGCTGTAATAGTTAGGGGACCTTTGTCCTGGCTTTTTATCTAGGTATTCCTGCACAGCCTCCATACGGCTAGGCTTATTTTCAGGATTCCTGGTGTATATTATTTCGATAGGCCCATGTGGGGGTGCGTCGTATGATTTAGTGGGCTTAGTTAAGCCACTGTTGGCCTTCATACCACCATGGAACAAAACCTTGTTCCCATCACTAAGTTCTACCACTACATCCTGGCCCTGAACGTCGATAACTATTCCCTCTTTACCGTTGTGTGTTTGGTACTCTGGGCAGTCTGCTATGGGATAGTCTTTTGCCTTGTGCTTTTCTATGTTTACAGTTACGGGGTCTTCTATACTAAATCTGGCTACTCCCGCCTTGCTCGGCAGGGCATCCAAGACCTCTACGCCAAATTCGGCTTTGAGGTATTCTTCTATTTCATTAGGTGAGATGGGGCTGGTGCGAGTAGCAAACACATACTCAGCAAAGTCGTCTACAGTCCCCTCTCGTGCTATCACAAACTGATTGGCAACAACACTGGCCAAATTTGTTATACGCTGTATCATTTTAGTGCCTTAAGTACGGCGTTCACCAATTTATGCAAATCAGCCGATCGTGTGGTCACAGACGTGGAGTTTTCTCCATAGGAGGACACGGTAATCCCCCCACCACACCTAGCAATGAATGTGCTGGTGTTACTGTCTAATACACTGATAACCGTATTTGTAGGGTGCGGAAATGTAGTTTCGTGCTCGGCCTGCAAACTCTGCACAAAAGAGTCTGCAACAGACTTTGCCATAAGGACTCTACGTGACATAGTATATCCTGATCAATTGTTATCAACTTGTGCTTATCGAGAATCTAACGATTAAAATAAGATGCAATCAGGTACAAAAAACTGTGGATAACTTATGTCTCTAAGTATATTTACGTGCCTAGACATTTTTTCGAAGGTCTCTAAAATCCGCCTCACATCCGGGTCTACTTCATGTTGGGCACTACACCTAATCCTTTCCATAGACCTAAAAAATCTGTGTCTAACTTTGCCCTGAGTTATTTCATGAGTTCTAGCAACAAAAGATTGACATGTAGTTTTGTACATACCAACTAAAATTTCTAAGTCCAGGTCCACCATAACACCATTATGGCAAATCCTGTCTTTATCTCTACCATTGCATAATATTGGGCTCAACTTTAAACGAATCAGGTCTTCGTCCACAGCATCAGGTAAAGTAAGCAGAAATTTTAGTCTTTTTACACCTTTAGAAAGTCTGTATGACACATCCGCTTGCGTACGTTGAAAAATGGCTGCGATGTCGTCCTGCCGCTTACCACACATAAAGTAGAGATGTATATAATCGGCTTCTATTGGTGGTATCCTACTTAATAAAGATAAAATACGGTCTTTTTGACCCTCGTCCACCGGACCTCTAAAGTCTATATGGTACCACAAAGACTTTTCTGAAGAGATTCGGGTTTCTATGTTATGGGGGTCGAATGACTGCAGATACGACATTTTTAGTCCTACAAATTTAAATGCACACATAAATTTACAACAAATAGCTACCCTTCTACAAGTTTAATGCCACCCAGTGGGACCGTAGCAAGGATTGTTTTAGATTTAACTTCCCGTATTTTGATTATGGCTTCGTTATCAATTATAACTACCACATCTCCGCTCAGGCCAGAGTAAAGACCTGATAGTATTTGCACTTTACTGTTGTCTGATATTTTATTTCCGATGATGTCAGCCAGTTGGCGACGCATCCTGTCAATTTTGTCGTCAGATATGATAGCCGGTACTAATTGGCCTCTTTTAAGTTCAGACAAAACAGATATTACTATACTACACCTCTGTAACTTGTACAAAGCAAAATCCGGAACGTGTTTTATAAAGGCATACCCCTCACACAATACTGTTGTTATTACTTGACCATTTACGTCTACTTCTTCAGTTATAGGGACGAATATTTCGCTGTTTGGACAAGATTTTGATAGTGCATACTTTATGTCCGACAAACGCATGCCTGCAGAAGACGAGGACAATTCTACAGACAGCCACCCCATGTGTTATTCTCCGACAATTCTGGTATAAAATGTTTTAAATTCAGATATTGGCATAGGTCGATCTTTGTCTGGTAAATTTAAACCAGAGAGTACAGGCAAAGTCAAGCTGGGCTTGTCTTCTTGCACTGTCCTGGTAGTCTTATTAGGCAACAAGTGGGCCAGCGGACCCTCTTGCAACTTACGGCGCTGTCCAACAGCACCTATACTGACAAGTGGAACAGGCACACTTGGAAGGGTCTGTTGTGTTGTGTTTACAACAACTTGTTCTGCACTGTGTACTAAAAAATGTGACCTAACCACATCACAAATGAGAGAGTGCTCTGTAAATGATGTTCTTTTAGTGATTAAGTCATAGGTCTCAACAACACCCTTGGTAATGGCACCACTTCTTATGGCACCACTAATCTCGTTCATCCAAGACTGATAAATGGATTCTGCGCTTACTGATTCCAAATTGGAATCTACAAACTCCAACACACCATTTAAATCCATGTTCAAAATAGAGTCCACAATGTTTATACTGTAAACTCTGAGGTATTGTCTAACGTTGTCCTCAGTGATTGGCCCGGCTAAAGATAAGGCATAAGCAGTGTTAAAGCAAGACCTGGGATGGTTATTTTTGGTTTTACATATCACACTTAAGGCAGCGGGGGTAAACTGCACCTCATTTTCATTACAAATACTTTGTAGTCTGTTTATTATGTCTTCTTCGTTTGGTTTCAGTACTTTAAACTCTAAACACCTGGACCTAAGCGCATCGGGCATGGATTTCACATGCGTAGTGCAGTACATGCACAAAAGCCGCTTTTCCCCAGTTATGTCATCCTCTTCTACTGATTTCAGCAAGGCTGACTTGGCAGCTAAGGATAAGCGGTGGGCCTCGTCAACAGTGTAAATCTTTTTAGGGCCAGAGTGCAGGTACTGGGTGGACTCGATAATTCTCTGCATGTCTTCCTTGGAAGACTCGTTAGCACCGTCAATTTCAGTGTAATGGATGGAAGTGTCAGTGTCTATACCAACACACGAGTCACACAAATTGCATGGCTCCATGTCGGAAGAGACACTTTCACATGACATTACCTTAGCCCACACTCTAGCTAGGGTGGTTTTACCAGTACCAAATGGCCCAGAGAATATGTATGATGAGGAGTATTGACTATTATTAGACTTGATACCCTTTAGTATTTTAATAATGTGCTGCTGACCCAAAACCTCATTAAAAAGTTTTGGCCTATATCTAGTTGCCCAATCTCTCAAAGTAGTACCTCATGTTACCAAACACGTTACAGCAGGTGTGCTATCTTCTTTTTGATCAGATAGTCGCCACCGTATTCCCAAACCGCTCCGGGGTCTTTACACCCAGGAACCCCTACAATGCTATCATTGTAGCAATAAAGGCCCCTCTTTGTGGCACGAGGCTCAAGTTCTGAATACCCACTAGTGCCCCCCTCGTCAGCGTCAAATACACAATGAACTTCTGAACATACTCTAGCAAGTCCCTCAACCTGGGTATCAGCTACCTGTGCCCCCAAAGAACATAGGGTATTTTTGGCATGTCTTTGTATGGGAAAAAAGTCAAATGGGCCTTCTACAATGTTAGCTTTATTTTTGGCCCATATATGCTCAACAGCCTGTTTAGCACCTATGAAGAATGGACTCCACTTGCCCCTACTGGTTACAAATATGGAGTATTCTTTAGCGGTTATAGACCGGGTGTGTATTCCAACAATGGACCCAGCAAAATCGGTGATTGGAATAACAACGGTGCCACATAGTCTTTTTAGCCCCAGGGTAAATTTTAAAAACCGGTCAAAGTCCGGACCGGCTCCAACAAGGTCAAAATTTATATTAGGGACAAAGCCTAAGTCAAACTCATCAATTTGATCTTCAGAAACCCCACGTTTAGACAAGTAGTCGTAGGCTAAATCAACATTTGAGTGTGCAAACTTTACTATGTCACTCAAAAAGTCTGTATCAAATGAATGCATACACCAAACTCGGCTCAGGCAAAACAAATCCAACTAAGTCACCAGACCGAATAAGAAGGCCTGCCTTTGGTATCAACAAACCAAATGGTCCTAAGTCAGGATAATATACAACAGATAAGTTTAGTATGTCTTTAGTACTCTCAAGACCAGCAAATGACTCATTCCCCGTAAAAACAACTGCGTCGTGGATTTCACGGTCAAGATACTGATCCCTGATTGTGAGTTCTGTGTCAGTATCAAGTTTTATCACATTTGTGCCAAGTAGTGGAGCAATGGCATCGTAGTATTCTGTTATGGTTTTTGCCTTATGCAAGCCGAGACGTATCACACTTTCATGGGTATTATGTCTTGCAATCGCTGTTTTGTTGACTCCACTAATAATATACTTATCTTCTACATTAAAGAAAGCATTAGTTGGCAGTTCAAAGGCTAGGGTAGACTCAGATGGTCCTTTTACGGTATAAGACCTAAGAGCCGTTTCCAAGAAAATCGGTGGTGCTGTTCTTGTGGTTCTTGGTCCATTTTTGACAGTACCCATTTCAGTGCTCTAATTTCTGGGTAGTGTATAGACAATTGGTCTGGGTCCGACAGTATGGCTTCGTATTCTGCATTAAGATCCCCAGTTGTTTTGTATTTAGTAAAAGAGGGGCATTTTATTGCTGTATTCAGGTCATCGCACAATACCTGGATTGGAGCGTTTTGCAGCGAGCAAACATGAGTCTTTACGCAGAAACCATTCATACCCACTGTGGCCTCTGCGTTATATGCACAATTTTGTGGGGCACGTTCTGTTCTAGAGTTAATGTATATTTCTCTGTGCAGTTTTATTACTTTATCAAGTTGGTTGCGTATGTCTTCAGTCATGTTCTAAACTCTGCTGTTTTTATTATCTTATACCCAGAAGAGTCTTTTTGAACTTGGAAATTCAAATCGGCATTTTCAGAAAATGCTGGCTTGTGTGTAACTAATAACACATCCACAGATGACGTTTTACAAAACTCTTTTATAAATTGAACAGTAGCGGGGATGTACTCATCCGAAACAGCCCCCAAAGATTCGTCTAGAGCCAAAAACTTTTTTAGTGAGGGGGACTTAATTAAAGCATATAGACGTAACACCATGTCAACTATGGCAGCAACACCACCACCAAAAGAAGTGAGTATGTCTCCTTCTGTTTCCCCATCGACACATACTTCTTTTACTCTAAATTCTACTTGTACTCTACTTTGTTGCTTTTCTACAATTGGGACACACACCAAATTTTGGTCATGAAATATTGCTTGCAGCCCCACGGTGACTGTGTCAGCTATGGATTTAACACAAGTAGTAATAAGTTGGTCATACAACTCTTGAAGTATAAGTATGGCCTGACGAGTTTTTTCTACTTCGTGTGTGTCTTTGCGTATACTTGCTTCTATACTTGCTTTTTCTGCAATGAGATCATCGTAGATAGAAAGAGCCCTGTTCGCACGGTTTTTTATGTCTAGAAAGTCCATGTTCATCGTTTCTTGGCAAAAACTATAGACCCGCAAGAAGTCCCCAGGGTAGCAACAACTTGTACCCAGTTGGACTTGACTTTATCTCTGTAAGTAACCAAAAACACATCCGGAGTGCCCAACTGAGAGATGGCCTGTTTCAGGTATAAGTAGTTTATGTCAAATACCAATTCATTAGACAAGTTAGAGGGCCTTGTACACGACACCACAGTAGACGAGGTTTCGCCTGAAGTGGTGGTGGAAAGCTTAATTTTAGAATCTCCAGAGCCCACAAACACAGACATTCTGTTTTCTGTATCAGATAGCGGGACTGTGATAATTTTTATTGCCTTTATTAAATCTTGTGAGTTTATCTGAAGAATGTCAGCATCCGGGTCTGTAGTGCTGGGCATGGACGCTAGGTAACTTACAAGACTCGGATAAAACCCTATTGGACTCTGTCTAAACACAAATACGCCAAATTTGGATTTTATACCTATACATGTGGAGTTGTTGTGTATTTCCAACATGTAGTCGGGGGGCAATTTTTTCAAAAGAGAAATACACTTACTAATGTGTGCAGCTTCTATTCTAAATGGAAAAGACAGACTAGGGTCTGAAAAGACAGACTGGCATGCCATGTCTAGAGCCAACATGGCGTGGTCATCAACACTGTTAGGGACCTGGGGGTCTGCCTTTCTGCTCCTAGTCTCGGCCACCATTGCGTTGGGCTTAGACGGGTCTTTGCCTATGTATGACTTACATAACTCTAAAGCCTGTCTTAGAACTAAAACAGGCAGGTCACCCACTCTGGAGTTAGGAACGGCATCAATAAGTTTGGGGAATCCCTTAGGATTTACAATAGGTAACTTTACATCACTAGATAAAAACTGAAGAGAAACAGAGGTACCAGTGCTAATGGTTATAAATTCGTCGTCGTCTGTTGTGTCTATGGCCTTCTTCAGAGATTCTATGGATATAGCTACAGGGTCAAAGGAGGGGGAGACTACTTGAAGGGGTAATACAAATATGCCAAAGCGGTCCATGGTTTTCATAGCAGCATGCGCAAGTACCTCAGTGGGATTGTGGTACTTAAATACCACTGAGTTGTACAGCGGGGCGTCATCCTTGTCCTCCTGAACCAAGGAAGCCAAGTCTAGAGTGTTGGATAAATCTGCAGCTTTAACGACGATTTGCACTTATGGCCTCTTCAATCCGAGTGAGTTCTCTGTTTGCATTTTGCAACTCACTCTCAATGGTGGCTAGCTGCACAGACAACTGGCTCTCTTCTAATTTAATAGTATCCCCCAGCGTTGTCGGCTCGTAGCCCTTGGCCTTAATCTCGTCTATAATCTGTCTTAACCGGTCTTTGCTAGCATCAATCTGTCCAACTAGAGTGGCTCTTCTAGTGGTAAGGGTTTTACTCTGGCCACGCAGCTTGAGTATCCTGTCGGTTAATTCTGACATTATAAGTCTATCGCTCCACTTGACGAGAAGGTATTAACAACTTTTTTAGCACAGAGTCGTGCACTGCAGTCTGTGTACTGGCACATTCTACACGTATTTACTGAGGGGGTGGGGTCGAATTTACCAGAATGTATGGACCTAATGGTATTGTACAGCCTGGACTTAAACAGCAAGATACTGTCCATGGTAAAGTCCAGCCACAACAAAGAATCGTCACCAGTAAATCTAAAAAATACCCAACCCAGTCCATCTGGCGGTACCCCGTGTAGGTTACAGTATAACAAGGCATACGACAATAGTTGGTCCGGGTCCGTATATTTTTCTCTTTTAGGAGATCCTTTACCATCTAAGATGAAGGTTTTTCCCTTCTGCGTGTATATCAGGTCCGCTTTACCGGTTATCTCCCACTCCCCACATCCATCTATTTCAGAAGTAATGCTCATCTTAACTTCTGACTTAGCATACATACCTAAAAGAGAGTTGCGTTGGATTGTCCTTACCATTTCTGGTATGTGAGAGTTTATATCAGCTATTACTTGGTTTCTGTCTAGTTTAGCTTTCGGGTAGTCTATGTCTTTATTTTTAAATTCAACCTGAGCTACGTCTTTGTCTACAAAATTCAATAATGTTTGAACAACAGTGCTGGTGTTTCTCCACATTTCCTGATTATAAAATCTTTCGAGCATCCTACCCATTACCGACCCATACACCGTACCAGCTTTATTTTCAGGGTCCTCAGGTTTTTTTTGGTCAATGTACTGCCACTTGTATCTAAGTGGGCAGTCATTATAAACAGACATGCCTGTGTAGCTTAGGTATCTGGACATTTTACTTTGCAGCGTTAGTTAGGTATTTTACTACTAAGTCTATAATCTCAGGAGACAAGTCTTTTCTATTTTTTATGGCATCAACAGGAGAAGTACTCTGGATGAATGACTCAGAAGTAAGTTTGGTGACAAAGTCTGCTATCCTAGACCTAATATTTACAGTCTCAGCATGTTGTTCCATGTTGAAAACAGAGTCTGAGGGTGGCACAGGCAGTGTGTGTGTTTTAACATTGGCATTAACACAGCCACCAATTCTGTCGATAGTTATAACACCGATGCGGGGCGTTCTGCCAATGTTGTCATGAGATAATGACCCTCTGGCTATAGACCCAAGATAGACAAACCACTTGTTATTGTGCAACGCGGCCCCCTGGTCTCTGTGCCAGTGACCACCAAAAAATACGTCAGGTTCAAATTCGGATAATTGGTCCCACGACATAATTGGCTCGGTTTCGTACTCACCCTTCCATGCAAAAGTTCCATCTTTTGCAACCATGGCGTGCGTAACACAAATGAGTATGTCTTCGTCCTTTTTCTTTATATTGAAGTCAGCCAAAGATGGTTTTGGACTATATGGTACACCCACCACCCGCACTTTTATACCATCTTTTATTAAAACAAATTCGTTATCCCCCCACAGAGGCAATACAGTCTTAGACGCAAACATCACACCTAACGGTTGCTTATTTAGGGAATCGTAAGACCCCATCTGCAGGTCGTGATTTCCAGGCAGTACATAGGTGGGTATGTCCCACTCTCTGTGCACTTCTATGGCTCTTTTCACCAGAGCATGAGTGTTTCTAGACGCAGCTGGGACGTGAAACAAATCACCAGCGTCTAAGATGGCATCTGCTTCCAATGAGGCGGCCATTTTGAATATTGTGGTGAGCTTATTAAACATAGCCTCTTTGTAGTCGTCAGTCCTGGATTTAGGACTAACATCTGACAAATGGACGTCGCTTCTAGTTACTAGCGTGATCATGTATTATTGTTCCACACACGTCGCACATAGACATGGAGGCCAACAGTGTGTCTAATTCGACATCCGTGTCGGCTATTTGGTTGTCTATGACTTTTAGTTCAGCAGTAAGACTGTTTATTGTAGTTACCAAAGAGCTTAATTGGCCATTCACCACACGCAGACCGTCTAGTTTGGTGGACTTGTCAAACAAGTCGTCTGGCACATGTGGTACCTCGGGAGCGGACAGATCCGAAACATAACAAAGACTGACAAACTCTTTGTTTACCTTAATTAGTGTGTCTCTGTCGTTTTGCTTCTGTAACAACTCATCAAGGTCCACCTCGGGTAAGTCTAAAACACAAAAGTTACTCAGACGGTGGTACAAGTGGTACTTGTTGTGCAAGTCCACAAGGATGTTTATGTGGTCTGTGCTTATGTTTACATCGGGTATGTTCACCAGTTTTATACTTTTGTTGTGTATACAAACTAGTGCTTCTACATCAATCTTGTCTTTGTATTCTTTAAGTTGTGAAAGTGCAGACCTTTTGGCGTTGGCTGTCTCCACTAAGCCTTCGATCCCGACAACTATATCTCTGAAAGGGTCTATGCCATCAAAGCCTACGAGTCTCCCAGTTGTAGACTCTAAATTAGACTTGAGAAGATTAAGACCCTTATTAAAAGAAGATAAATCGGCATTTGCCAATTGAATGGCGTCTATCAGAACTGCCAAGCCGGTAAAGCCAGACACCAAATCAGCCAGCAGGAATCCTGATTTGGACAATATAAACAGCGGAGACCATTGTGCCCCTATTTGCACATCCAGGTTTTGACCGTTTACTTCTAGTTGTCTGTACCCGTTATTGGTTATTTCGTCGGGTACGTCTCTGCCTGTTTTTTCATACGTAGTTTGGTTTACGGTATACTTAGATACAGATTTGCCTTTTTCCCACCCAAAAGTAAAATTGCCATCTGAGATTTGAACCTGCGCCGAGGTAGTTCCTCTTCTCACATATCCAGCGGGAGGCTTGTTGGTGATGCAAGACTGTATGGCACGTATAACAGACGATTTCCCAACATTAGACCTTCCTACTAATGTCGTAAAACCAGATACTTCTAGTACGGCCTCAGTTATGGCTTGAAAATTCTTGATCCTAATTGTAATCATGACCAGTGTGCCTACTCTATGTCATCATCCCCGATCAAATCAGCAATATCTGGGACGTTTTCATCTGCCTCTAAATCTTCTTGACCACCCACGGTTTGGGACTCAAGCTCTTCACCTTCCACCATTTCGGAACTTATTTCCTGCACACCAGTAGACAAGTATTCCATCACCCTAGACAGGATATCCTTGAACACAGATGGGTTATTTATGATGAACGCTCTACATTGTTCAATGCCATTTTTGGAGCCAGCCATGGGGGACCAAGTACCATCGTCAGCGGGCCTACCGAATGACACCTCTGGAGAACTGCCTACATACTCAAGGTATGTTTTGTTGTACTTTGTTATAATCTTGCGCATAATGGCTATGTCCATTATGCTCCTATAATTGTCGATGCCATGTCCGTATCTTATGTTCATAAGTGCGGTATGGTTTTGTCTAGAATCTATCTTGTTCTTAACCCCAGTCACCTGGATGACGTTTGATATGGCCTGCTTGCTAGAATCTCCAGTAAGGGGGTCCCTGACCATAGCCGATTCGATGGATTTTCTCCTAAGCTTTATTCTTAGTGTTGCATAAAACTTAAGAGCGCGGCCACCGCTGGTGTCCTCATTGGGACCGGTGTCGTACTTACTGGTCTTGATTTTGTCACGAACCTGATTCACAAAGAAAATGGTGGTAATCAGCCCGCACTTTCTTTGTAGTTGGACCACCCTTTTCAAATTCTGGGACATCAACTTAGGTAACGAGTCTACCTGTTGACCGGTGCCTAATTCGGCCTCAAACACAGCTTTAGGGATCAATCCGGACACCGAGTCTATGATGACTGCATCAACCTTTGCTTCAACCATAACTTCTATAATATTAAATGCGTCCTCAAATGTATACGGTTGCAACAAAATAAATCTATCGCTGTGTATGTCGATGCCCATGTTTTTCGCGTACCCATGCGAAAATGCATTCTCCAGGTCTACATAACAAACAGACCCACCTGCAGCCAAAATCTGGGCACAGTAGTGCATGGCTACTGTAGACTTACCAGAACTCTCATGCCCGTAACACTCTACGATTTTGCCCTTGGGCCACCCGGGACACACTCTCTTGTTGCCGTCTATCCGGGTGCCGCCTATAAGGTTGTCAAGAATTATACTTCCAGTAGGTATGTGTGGTACTTGTTTTTGTTCGGAAATCTCTGTGTATGAGGTGTCATATACATCTTTATACTTCTTTTTTAAAAAAGAAAGGCCAACCTGAGCGGATGTCATAGCCATGGGTCACTCCTCAAAACTTAAGTCATGGCGCGAAAATCGAAAAAATCTTACGTTTTCTCTAAAAATCGCACCAGTTTTTAAAATCTGTCCAGCATTTTTACCTTTTGTGGGTTGCTTAATCCCCGCAAAAGATTTTTGTTCAGATGGGCCAAGGTCCCCAACACTTATTCGGCCATCGTACAGTTGCCAAAACCTATCTGCAAAGTACCCAGCCAAGTAGGCGTCTGCCTCATCTGAAGACTTAAAATTGTTATTAGAAAGTTGGGTGGCAACCTGTATCATCTCAGGTTTGTCCATAGTTATAAAAGGTTTTATTTCTGGGTCTACGGCCCATTTCTCTTTTGAGAGACACTTTAGGGTAGTGGGGTCAAAGAGTACAACGTCACACCCCTTTTGCCACAACACTTCCATTGTGTGTGTGTACAGGGCATACAACCCCTCGGATTGAGTGCCTTCAAAGGCTACGCTCTCAATGCCTACAACAGAGTTAGGCTCTATGATGGAACCCAACTCTGTTTTTATGTGCCAGTGCCTATGGACAAATTGGTTTTTAGGCGAAGTGTGGATTCTGCCGCTATTTGCAAACAGCCCAGAACCATTCAGCTTCGCCCAACCAAATCCATTTAGGGATGGGTCAAGCCCGTAGATCAAGGAGCCAGTAGGTCGTCGTAGTCCGTGGGGACGTCGCCACCAGCTGCCTTGCTGCCCGCGGTAAGGTCGTCCAGGTCAATAGCATCTGCTACGAGGTCGGCAACATTGCCAGACGACCCGGGTCCCTTACCCAACTTCTCCAGAATCCACTGGTCCGACCGAATTGTGCCCAACTGCTTTAAGAGTTCTTCCTCTTTAAAAGTAGCAGCGGCTGAAAGAATATTCTTGCTGAGTTTGGGATTGCGCCACAAAGCCTCATTGCACGAAATAAACTTGAAATTCTGGAATTCGGAATTCTCGCACGACGCCAGAATGTCATGAGTCTGGAACGGGCTCTGCTTGTGGTACTTCATGAGTTCGTCAAAGCGCTGCTTTGCCATAACCCACGGTATAACTTCCCACCCGCGCTCAGGCGAAATGGCACCCTTGATGAGATTGCCATCCTTGTCGGTCAAGTATTTCACTACCAGGGTGATTACTCTACCCTTGGAATCGCCTATGGCGCTCTTAATAAACTCGTTGTCCCCCTCGTATATTACGAATCCGAGGCCCGAGTCTTTCTTATATGCAACATTTGCACCCTTGAACTTGGGGCGTGTATCCGTGGCATACCGACTTTCTATAGGGTCTTTTTCAGAAGTACCCGGTATCTGGTTATACCAAATAAAAGAAAGTCTGTTGGTGTAGTTCTTGATACCCTTGTAGGTCTCAGTTCTACCCCCTGTCAGGGACTTGTTGGCTTTGCTGTCGCCATCTTCAAGGTCTAAGTCTACGAATCCAGCACCCATTTTGATTTCTCCGGCTTATGGGAGGCCATCTGAAAGATCTGGTACCACCAGAAGTCAGTACGCCACACTTGTGCACTACCACTATACAACAAAAAATCACCACACTCAATCGCCTATAAGACCGGCCAAGTCATAGCTGTCAACTGCAACTATGTCTTTTTTGGGGGGTATTTGCACCTGATTCAACAAGGCTAAAACGTTATCGTCATCCGTGGGGCTGGGACTGGACACTGGCTTCGCTACTGAAGGACTGGACACATTTGCAAGTATCTCATCGATATCAAATGCATCTGAATTTTTGTTAGAGACCGGGGCAGGGATGTCCGATGTCAGCAGTACAGAGACGTCAATGCAGTCTATGTCTTCTGTAGTGACGGCAGAGGCGGGCGAGTCGATTACTGCGTGACCAAAGTCTGTAGGGGTTTCGTCGCCCGAAATCAGGTCATCAACCGAGACATTTTCTGGGACAGTAACTACGACTTTTCCTGGTAGAGTGGGATCTTTGTGTTCTGACCCATAGTACGCACCAGAGTGCTTATCATCCACCAATAACCGGTGCATCGTTTTCAGGTCCATAATGATACCCTTTAGGTCGTTCATTTTTGACCTGATTATGGTCCTGGCAGAGTTATTACTGAACAACTCTGCCTCGTGTGCTGCTATCTCGGCAATAAGGGGTTTTAGTAATTGATTAACTGCAGCACGTCTGTCTAGAATGTTCGGCAGGTGTTTAATGTCGTGGTCTGTTAATAATGAATCTGACTGAATTTCATACTGGGACTTCTTGTTATTGAGCAGTATACTGACTATGTGTATGTTTTTCAGTGTCTCCCTCATATACCTTTCTGACTCTGACATAAATGCCCTGGCTTGGGATATCAACTGAGCCAAGCCATCATACCCAACTTCAACAGGGTCAGGTGGCAAGGTCAAGTTCATAGTGTCTAGTCTACCACATATGTACTCAAATCTTTCAGGTTTCATTTGAATCAGTCTTTGTTTGTTCTGGTTTTTTGTTAGGATTAGACAGTGCGTCTATGTTGCTAAGCACCAGTCTAAGTTCATTTAGGCCATCAGGTTTAGAGATATGGCCTTTGGATATGGCGTCTGTCATCAATCTTTTGTATAGGTTTTTAGAGGCTATAGCGTGGGCGGCTGCCATATCCATAAGCGGGATAGGACTCCTGGGTGACACAGTCATGGAGATAAATGTGTCACCCCCTCTGTATGTACGCGAAACAAATTTACCTGACACGGTAAAACTAGTAACCAACAAATCCTCAGGTTTCACTTCCGACATCAACAGTCTCTTTTGTGTCAGTATTTTTTGTGCTGTCGTACACAGACCTTAGTACTTTAGCCAACTTAGTGTTTCTCTTGTTGGCGTCGTTGTTCTCTATGGCTCTGGTAACTGCTTGCCTGTCACCAAGTATTAGAACACGAGATCTGGCCCTGGTTATTGCTGTGTATATCAAGTTACGATACAGCATGCGGCCATTGTCACGAGTCAGTATAATAATGACTGTGTCCCAAGCGTTACCCTGAGAATTCCATCCACAAAACCCATTCTGAAGAAATTGATGCCCATCGGGAACTTCTACACAAACCGACTCACACTCTGTGGGAATCATAGATTTAACAAACTGATAATTGTATCCCAACTTATCTACAAGTATGCTGTGTATGTCAGACTGGGGGTCTAATTTAGAAAGCACACCATTTAAAAAGTATTTACTCCATGTACCACGTTTAAGCCATTCTTTGTTTCGCAGATTTTTGGGTAGTCTGACAATAGCGTGCTTTCTACACTCTTGGATTTCGGCTGCCGAAACTGGTATCGGGGTGTGCCATTCTGCCCCTGCAGGCAATTTAGACCTGCGGTCTTTTTCGTATGTTATAAATCCAATTTCCTTACCAAACACAAGTGCTTGTTGGCCATAAATTGCCAAAATAGGGGTAGTTTTTGATTTTATACAACTAACTGCTATACCCAGTCTCAGTAGTAAGGTATACACTTGATACCGTAAGTGTGGGTTGTGAATGGCAATTTGTATATGGTCTAAAATGTTCCTACCACGTCTAAGGTGTACGGACCCATCCTCAAAAAAAGCCTTACAGAACTTACGTTGCACCGCAGTGCCGGATTCCATTACACAATCGGGTACATACTTGTTGTTTGGGTGAATACCCCCAATTTGTCTTAACCAAGCAACGAGGTATGTCGAATTGACTTCTACATGGTGAGCACCCAAAGTAAAGAATCTTTTTGGTTCAACTCCAAATATACTGCGGCACAATGCGTCAAATCGATCAGCTACTTCTACATGTTCTTTTGCCAGTCTAAAACCAGCATCATAAACTGTCCCATCTGCCACCATCAGTCCTAAAAATTCTGCCACATCGTGCGTAACTTGAACGGGGATGTTATGTAACATGGCGGAAGAATGTACCGAAACTGAGGGTGGGAGTGTAACATAAGAGGTGCGGTCAGTTACACACCCCAATTTGAGTCGTGTTAGTGCCCCCGGCCGTATATCTTGAAACAATTGCTTAGTAAACGAGGTTCCGTCCCACACGTCTAAACCATGATTTGGCGTAGCCGTAAGTGTATATCCATCCTCAGTTTCCAATTGCAGTGCAGGGGCTTCGCCATACTTGTGTACCTGGGTATAAGGCTTAGTGCCAGAGTGGGACGATATGGACCCAGAACTGTTTAGTATACCGATAGGGTACAACCCACCATTAACTTCTGTGTATGTTGATGGGTGGACACATTTATGGATGGACACACAATAAGCCAGAGTAAGCATATCGTGAGCTTCGTTAGTCTCCATAGTGACGTATTTATCTGGGTCTCCAAATACTTTTATAGTTACAGTGTTGGATGCCTTGTTTATGGTGTCTACTTTGCCCATGTCCCCATTAAAAACACCCAGGTCGTAGTCATTGGCAGTAACCATGATTCTGTCATTGACTCTAAATTTTTTAGTTTGCAAATCCCCAGGAGACAGAGGGTTGAGGGCGTCTCTAAGCAGGGTATTTAACTCATGAATGCCTGTTTGGCCTTTGTACATTGGGGCCAAAACCTGAAAAGAACCAAAATCTCCGTTAAACAACCTGATAGCGACTTCTTTGGTCGATTCTCGAATCTTATCGTGGTCTGGGCAATTCGAAGAATCTACAATCTCGACAACTCTAAAATCGGAACCCTTTTTACCAAAGTCTGGCACTTTACCATAGTATATGTCGTGAGCAGCGGTAATGATACCAGACAACTCGCCCTGTCTATAAATCTTTGTAAACCTGACCACAGGTATGATGTTGCTATTTATAAGGTCAAACAACACATTGCCGGGGCCAACAGATGGCAATTGTGCGTGATCGCCTACAAACACTATCACAGCGGAATCTGGTAGTGCTGCTAAAAGTTTCTCAAGCAACACCACGTCAACCATAGACGATTCGTCTATGATTGCAGCACTGCAGTCCAGTTTGTTGTCTTCATTGAAGCTAAACTCGTCGTCCCCCATGTATCCAAGAGTGCGGTGAATAGTGAAAGCCGCTGCTCCGGGGATGGCAGATTCCATTCTTTTGGCTGCTACCCCCGTGGGGGCCATCAGACATATACGTTTGCCCATGTCCTTTAATAATTCGTACACAACCCGTGTAACAGTGGTTTTGCCAGTGCCCGGAAGACCTGTGATAACTGCACACCCAAATGTGTATACTAATTCTATTGACTTCTTTTGGTCCTCAGACAGACCATAACCAATTTTACCTTCTTGACGTGCAATGAAATTGGGTAGGTAATCTAAGTCTACATTTTCGTTAGTGGATATATGCTTTACTAAGAATTCAGCACTTCTTTGTTCAGCCCAGTGGAGTTTGGGAGATGCTACTGTCACTGCCCCATCGCTGTCTTTATCGGTGATAAGCTTTTTGGCGTCACGCAACAGCTTTATATTCTCTAAAATTTTAACTCGGGTGACGTGGTCGCCTAAATAGTCCAGCATCCTGGACAGAAGAGGGTCTACGTAGGTGTATGTGTTGCCCCCAGCAAAACAAACCTCATCAATACAATGGTTCAAACAGGCCTGAATTCTGCAATTGGAATCAGGGGGAAACCCTGTTTTGGTTGCAATCATGTCTGCTTTGGTAAACCCTATGCCAGGAACATCCATAAGTCTATATGGGTTTTCAGTGAGTATTATTTGAGTATCAGAGCCAAGCTTGGCCCAGACTTTACTCACAAGCCCAGGAGTGACTCCCAAGTCGTGCAGAAATAGGGCAACATCTCTATACCTAGCTAAGTTGAACCAGTTTTCTTTAATTTGACGTCTTTGTTCTGTGGTTAAGAACTCACAGTCATCAAGTACATCTATGTTATCGTTTAGAATCTTTACGGTGTCTGCCCCGAATTTTGAGGCTATATTTTTGGCTGCCGCAGGCCCAATACTCTTAAAGTTATGTTGAAGAAACATAACGATGCCGTACTCAGATTCGAGTACTTCAGACATTTTTATAAAATCAAATTGCTCACCATATTTAGGGTGGCTAGTAAAATTACCTGTTGCAGTAAATACTAGGTCTGGGTGTGGCTCAACCGAGTGGGCATAGCCCTTAAATGATAGGCGTGTGCCTTTTTTGTGGGTGTCTAAAAGAGTGGCATAAAATATGAAGAAGCGCTCATTCGGAGTAGAAAATGTGACGCGGTCGATCCGCGCTTTTACAGTTATTTCCATGGTACAAACAATACAGCAGCGACAGGATTACTTAGCAACAAGGAGGCCCGGCAGTTGTCAACATGGCCAAGAACTCGTCTCTGGTTATGATTTTAACGCCGTACTTTCTAGCCTGTTCGGCTTTACCAGAAACAGAGGCCAGATCTTCCGCCACCAAGAAACTAGTGTCTTTGGAGCAAGAACTGGCTATACGGGCCCCCTCAGCAGAGGCTATCTCTACTAAGTCTCTACTTCCAGTAAAGCATATTTTGAGTCCAGTAAATTTACCAGTTTTTGGCGGTGCTACCTTGATCCCTGCCACCAGTAGTCGTCTACCGATGGGGGCAGTGGAGATTAGCCCATCCACCAATTTTTGAGCGGTGTGAGCGCCCATCTTAGGGATAGAAGCCAACTTGGGCACGGTGGCGACCAATAGGCTATCGTATGTTTTGAACCCAGAGTCTATAGCTAACTGGACCGTTGAACGGTCTACCCCCGTAATACCTAGGCCTGCAACGAATGTGGCTAAATCCACTTCTTTCACAGCCTTGAGGTTTTGAATTGCAGTCCTGGCCGAATCACCAAACCTGGATTTACTATCAGGCTTAAGCAACTCAGCGACGGCATCCGCTTTCAGTTTGTAAAGGTCATCCGGGGAAGAAACCAAGTTCTCTCTAACCAGAGCAGTAATCAACGCCCCACCAAACTGCTTGACACCAAGTGTGTCTATCCAACGTTCAATCTTGCCATAAACTCTGGCGAAACACTTGATGTTGGTGCACCAAAGATGAGCGCCCACGCCGTCTTTGGTAGTTTTGTAATCAACTACCGCGCCGCACTCGGGGCAAAAAGCTGGGGGTGAAGAAACACCGCTTGGGCCAGGGGTAACCACAGACACTACCTGCGGAATTACGTCTCCTGCTCGTTTAATTACGACGATTGCGCCATCGCCTATGGCGTGGTCTTTAACCCACTTTGCATTGTGAAGAGAAGCCCTGGAAATACTGGTACCACCTAAGCTGATGGGAGGGTTAAAGTTGGCACAGGGGGTGATTGTGCCACCCTGACCGACTTCCCATGTAACCATATTGTTAGTTCCGATGGCGGTTTCTGCTTCAAACTTCCAGGCTCTTGCATACCTCGGCCTATTGTCAGGGCCCATGCCGAGTTTGTTGCAGTCTTGGAAATTATATACCTCTACTACCACACCATCAATATCAAAGTCCAAAAGGGGACGACGCAGGGTTTCGTCATTCATAAACCCAATTATGGCGTCAATACCACCAGTGATGTATGTGAACGTGTTGAAACCTAAGGACCTAAGGACCTTGTATTCCATCTCTCTGTCTACTAGTCCGTTCACACCACCAACAACAGCATACGCGATAAAAGTAAGGTAGGAACAAAGCTTGGATTTAGACCTATCTGTCGGGTCACCAGCTTTCCCAGCCCCCACTGCTCCATTCCTATTGTTCGCGTATGCCTCACTACGAAGACCGTCTTCCACCATCTTTAGCCGCTGAGAATTGGTAAGGATCACCTCCCCACGAATCTCAGTGGTTAAAGGGTGAGGTAAACGCTGGGGCACTCCAGCAAACAAAATGGCATTATGGTAAATGTTTTCCCCGCGGTCTCCCTCCCCACGAGTGCCAGCACACACCAAAACACCTTTTTCATACATTAAAGACAGAGCAAAACCATCACCCTTGTACGAGGCCCTAAACGTGTTAGAGCCTGTCTTGGTTGCCCAGTCTCTGAACTCAGGTTCTGTGTGCACTTTGTGCAGAGAACCCATAACAGTGGTATACCTAACTTCCGGCCATCGGGAGGTGGCTGGTACAGGAGCGCCAACTGCATTGAGATACGGGTGACCAGGGGCAGCTAGGTATACTTCTCTTTTGACAGCGTCATACACATCGTCACTAACGGCGGGGGTGCCCATGGTGTAGGCGGCATCCCAGGCCTGAAGCTTGGTTACCAGTTCTTCAATGTAATTTGTAGACATAGACATCACCTGTACGTGGTTGTTACTAGTATTGATGACTACGGTATTACAGTCAATCAGGTTGTATCGCTAATAGACTTAAATAACTGGACCATAACATCATTGGGTGGCACGGCACTTGTTGTCAGCATGTTATCTGCCGTACACATGTAGTGCAGCACCTTTACAATCTTTTCAGTAGAGGTCTTTTCAGAAATTCCAACCCAATTTAGCGACAAAAGAAACTTTGGTATACCTAAAGTCTTGGAAATATTATCCAAGCTTTCTTTCTTAGAAAGCATGTCGCTCAGCATGGAAAGTTTGAAAACGAGATTGTACATACCCGCTAAAACAGCAGGGGCTGAGTCTTCTTCCAATAACTGTAAAAGCTGACGTACAGCTGTGTCTTTGTCTGAACCGAACAAAGACATCACAGGGTCCCACATGCCTAGTGTAGACCTACATTCTATCAATAACTTTATGTCATCTGTTGTAATAGTGTCGTCGGGCTTATAGTATTTGATTTTTTCTAATTCTGATTGGACTGAGTGCAAGTCTGGGGTTACATACCTACAAAAAAGGTCGTTGGCCTCTGGAGAAAATAGCAGTCCATTTGCACGAATAAGTCTATTTACCCACGGTTTAAATTCATTGTTGTTTTCATAAGTTTTTAGCCCGTTAAATTCCATTACTTTCATACCAGAAACAGATTCTAACTTCTTGTTTCTTTGGTCAGAAGAAGCATGAAAAATAACTACATGAGGCCTATCACACTCCAAAGCAGCCTTCATGTGCTCGTCTGGTTTTATTTTCTCTGCGTCTAAAACCACAAGAAGCTTGTTGGTTGGGTTGAATATACTCTCTTCCTCTATATACTCTATAAAATCATCGTCTGACCGCAGTACTTTCATGTCAAGCTGCTTGTTTTTATTTTTGATAGTGTGTACACAAGCAGTTTTTCTGTAAGAATCAGTACCGGTTACAAAATAAGTTTCCATTGTTAGGCCGCTGCCATCGTTAAATACACTG